CTGTATCTTCGTTTACTTGGAAAGTATTGGATTGAATGACTTCTTCACTCTCTAAAGTCTCGGCAGGTGCTTTAATAGTAACGCAGGCAGAAAGGACGAAGGATAAAAGAATAATAGATTGTTTCATGATAGATTTCCTTATTTAAGATTGAGTTAATTTGTTTAAATAATTGTTAGACCTGTCGATAAAGTCTCTTAAGAAACTTCCCGTGATCTCATCATTCTTAATAGCCAAAAAATTGATAATACCATTGAACAAATCATGGTGAGACATGTCATTAGTGATTTCACCATTGAAGTATTCACTTAGGTTGAATCCAGAACGAGTTTCTTTAGATCTTATTAACTTCAGATCTCTTTCGATTGATAGAACCGGACTGTACCGAGTATTAAGTTCCATCTTGGTTTCGAATACGAAATCAGAAATGCTTAGATAGTCAGGATTAGTTGTATCATGGTCAACTAGGTAAATTACATAAGCATTACCATGATGGTGAACTAAACCTGCTGTTTTAACTCGTTCATCGAAATGTAAGTTGTGACGAACAAAATTACTATTTTGATCTGGAACTGGAATCTTATTGTATTCATTTGGTTTGAGATTCTTAACAACTAGAACATAAAGATCCATAGACATTTGAATTGCCATAATAGTATTTCCTTTATAAAATTAGATAGATTACTACACTATAATAGTATAGATTTGAAATAATATACACTCTCCTCTCCCTATTACAGGAGAGGAGAGGTAATGTATTATTATACTACAAAACTAATATAGAGTCTCGTATCGCCAAAGAAGTAATGGGATTCATTGAACTTATGAATACTTCGATTATTAGGAATAACACCTTCATAATCTGAAGATTGAATACGGGTAATACCACGCCTGTTATCCTTGTAATCCGTGTCATCAATTAACCATTGATCTTTTACAATGCGATATCCTTTCTCTTGATTGAGACTATTATCGTAATAAGGAGAAGAGCCTAATAGATAACTAATGTCTTCATCAGTAACACCATCATTACTCAACTTATCAGCAATATGTGCACGAATAGCTGCTAAGAGTAAAGTAGCTTTAGCAAAGTTACTTTTGAAAGAAACACCATAGATCATTAAATCCATATATAATCCACTGGTACCAGAGGGTCTAATCTTAAAGACGATTTCTTCATCTTCAGGGAAGATAGATCGATAAGCATCATTCGTGCGATAGATGTAACGACCATTCTCTTTTCTAATCGAATCATTTGTATTGTAATCATCTAAATATTTTAAGATAATCGCAATACGTGTCGTTTGTAAAATGTTAAAGTGATAGTCTCGATTATTACCCGTTAACTTCACCTTATTACACCTCACGATGATAGGAGAGTGAATATCATTATCCACACCATTTTCAATGATATTTCTATCTACTAGTGTCGCAATATCTGACTCACCAGTGATTCTTTTTAGATTCTCTTTCTTATTAAAAGAGAAAGGTTGATCTCGATAAGGTCTACCGATACCTAAGAATGTCGTTAAAGCATTCGCATACTCTTTGGTTTCTGGATCTTGTAAAGACACCCTCATTCCTATCCTCTCACTAGGATTGGCATTATAGATTTCATCACTCTTAACAAATGAATGCTGATAAACTTTTCCTTCTACTCTTTGTTTATAAGGGATTACCACAGCAGTGATTTCTTTACTAACGCCTTTGTCCACGAGAGTAATACGAGTAGTTTCTTTAACTCCGCTGTTAATTAGCTGTGCACCAGGTACACCTAAAGCAGAGATATAATAAACATCATCTTCAAAGATAGGTTCGTTAGTATAATCGATAATGATATTCAGAGGGTATCTCTTCCTACCGTAATAACAAGGAGAAGCTAGGTGAGGAATAACTTCTAATTCAGTATAGTCCTCATTTACAGTTACTCTAAAAGGATACTTAGGATCGTGAGAGAGGTTAGGATTACTATTCACTATAGTGGCTAAGAGTTTTAAATCGGCATCTCCTCTATCTCGACTCAATACTTTATTTTTGGTCTCGTCGTAAGTAAAAGTAAAACCAGTATCGTTATTCCAACCTACTGGCATTCTATTGTATACGGTTGTAGCAAAGACTTTTTTCTCTTTACGATGGGTAGGTGATCCATGTATTAAGTGCATTTGTAATTGAGTATTATATTGTTTACCTTTTACTACTCTATTCTCTTCAATAATGGAGATGGATTCAAAATCTCGTCTTCTCTCTATACCAATTCCTGCTTCTTCTAAAAGACGATTTAAGTTTTCCGTTTGAGTCAAACGAGAATCTACTTTAATTCCCATTTTATATTTCCTTTCTAAATAGTCAATCACAATAAAGCAAGACATTAAGTAATACTCTCTACTCCTTTTTAGGGAGTAGAGAGTATTATTCGTTATTTAGCGTACTGCAACTGTATTAAAGAATAACCAAGGTCACGGTAATTACAGAAAACATCATTCTCTCTTACTAAGAAGTACATTCCGATACCAAAGTCATTCTCTGCTTCGGACGGGGAAAGATAATGCATACTTTGTCTTACTTTATCTATATCTAAATATTGATAAGGATAATCAGGAACATATTTCTTCATCAATCTAATGAACTCTTCGTTAGAAACATTCATTAAAAGCTGAGGAGAATAGTCATCTTTATTTACCTCTGTAAAGATACGATTACCAGGTAAGAAGTTATAAGCGGAAAGTTTAGGATACTGGAATGCTAGATGATCAGTATAACCGTCATGTTCAACTTTAACGTATTTAATACCATTAGAATGATTATCTACAATAATACCATCTACTGTATCTAATCGTAGGCCACGAGAGGTTATAGTACGACTAACATCTAGGCTTACTGTGTCTGTAGTAGTAATAGAAGGATCGTTACTCAGCATCTGATTATTAAAGGTTTCCTTATCAAATGGACTCGTAGAAATATTCAATGACTGGATATGATTCATCAGGATTTCTTTAAAGTAATCAGGATCTTCAAAAAGTCTCTGTCTCTTCTCAGGTGTATTGTAAGTATCATTACTCAACAAGTTCACATTACGAACTGGATTACCTTTCTCAGCCACAAAAGTTAAATCATAGTCGACAAACAAACTGGCTTGACGAATGTTAGGATCACCACTGTGGTAGGTAGTGAAACGATCAGTAATAGTCTCCCAAACATGGTTACCACCAGCAGATTGTAGTAAGATGCTTGAGTCAGCAGTAGACATACCTAGTTTTTGTAACTTACGTAGACAGTGTTCACGAATGAATCGCATTAAATGATTAAAACGATCGTAATCACCATACTTGTTAATAGCTGTGTGAGGACCTGTAGTGTTGGTGTAATCTGTAACGTTTAACATTCTTATAGTCAATTCGTTATCAGTTCTACTAGAGACGGTTGTAAAGGCCAGTTCTTCTTCAGGATAATGCTCACGATAAGTTTCATCCGTAGTAACAATATATTTATATAAGTCCCCATCTACATTCTCAAAAATAGGATCACCTGGCTCATTACTTGAAATCAGATTATACAGAATGTCAGATACTTTGGTTTTCAGAATCTTGAATTTATAATCATGATTATCTTTTACAACAGAAATCGTAGTACTACCAGAGATATGGTCATTAGTTAACCATTCTTCAGTCAAAGGCTCTACAACATCTTTAATATCTTCAGACAGGATTCTAAGAGAATTCTTTTGTTCTTCTGTCAATACTTCACCGTTGTAAGGATCGCCTAAGAAAGTAAAGGAAGTATACTTAGAATCATCAATCAAGTTACTAGGAGAGTCTTTTAACAAACGATATCGATTACTACCACCTTGTTGACCTAGATTCAGTTTATAATTCTTACCTTCAATACGAGTACGGTAAGGTAGTACTAAGACACGAACATATTGAGTTCGTCCAGTCGCATCTTGCACTCCTAGATTAATAAAATCTTGTCTTCCGTCACTCGTCCATTTAGAATCAAAAAATCCCATGTTAGAAACCACATAAGTCACTGGTTCGAAAATCTTAATCAGACGAGGATCTAACATGACTTTCAATGCATATTCTTTACCTCCTACGTAACAAGGAGAATCTAGATGTGGTATTACTTCAATGCGAGTATAGTCAGTATTAACTTTAATTTTAAAAGGATATTTCTCATCTTGAGAGAAATACTTACTTTCATTAATCAGACGAGTCAAAATAGTAACGTCTTCTTCACTACCGTCTTTTTTCAAAGGTGTACTTACGGTATTATCGTAAGTAAAGACGTAAGCATTATCACCTATCCATCCTGGTTGAATTCGGTTAAAAGCCGTTGCTAGAGGCTCATCTTCCTCTGATTGAGAGTGAAGTTTAATAGACAGTTTGGTATTGTATTGCACTTCATTTACTGTCTTCGCTTCTGGTGTGACCGACATCGATTTAATGTCTTGCAACTTCTCCTTGGATACACCATTACTCTGTAGCAACTTCATCAGGTTTTCAGATTGAGAAATCTTAGGATCTACTCTTGTATTCATTTGTAAGATCTTTCTTTTAATTACAATAGAATAATAAAAGATCGTGTAAAAATAATTAAGCTAGGCCCCAGTGAAGGAACCTAGCTTAATCATTAAAGTATCAATCTATTGCTAGATTAGAGAAGTACTTCACCGAAACCGTCGAGATCTTCGTTCACATGGAATTTACCGATAACGAAGTCAGCAACAAAGTATACGGCACCTTCAACGTAGTTTTCGTAGCCTTCAGCAGCTACCAGTTTGAAAGTAACACTGTCTTTATCGTAAACTACACCACCGTTTTCAGGATCTTGGTAAACCAGTTTGAATGCAGGGTTTTGTTTCAGGTATGCTTCACCGATCATGCGTTCAAATTCAGTTTTCAGAGATTCGCGACCTTCTGGAGTGTCGACGTTCATTTTGGTTTCTTGTTCAGAATCATCGAACTTAAAGTGCAAAGTAGCGTCTTTGTCGCGTTCACCCAGTGATTCTACCAATTTTTTAGCTTCACGGAAGTAACCTGTTTCACGTTCACGATGGTAGAATTGATCAATAATAGATTTGGCTTTCAGAGGCACTACGTAGAAACCAATGTTGGTTTCAACAGCAGTTGCATTGTCGTTCAAGTCTGCATTGGTTTCAACTTTAACCAGTTTGTCAACGTTAGCGATCAGTTTGCTACCAAATTCAGCATCCTGATTAACAACTTCACCAGCTTTGAAGCTCAATTGTTTACCCAGTTCTTGACGAGCAGGAACATCAGAGTAAGCTTTAGAGAAATAAGCAGCTTTCAGTTTGTCAGCCTGACCTACTTCAGCCAAGTCAATACTGATACCGAACACTTCGTTAGGTTTGGCATTGCCACCAGTTTTAGAAGTTTTAGAAGACAAGAAGATGTTAGCCAAGCCTTCTTTAGGATCCAATTGCTCAGATTTAGTTTCGAAAGCAGTCATCGGAGCAGATGGGTCAACCAGAGTGTCAGCAACATCCAGTTTAGGGAACAGGATGACTTGGTTACCGCGAGTCATGTCTGCACGCAGACGTACAGCGATGGTCGCATCTTCACGGTTTTTAACGAAAGTCAGGGCAGCTTCTTCGGTGTAAGAGTAACCATATTGGTTCAAACCGTATTGAGCACCAGTTTGACCAGAAGGAGGAGTAATAGTAGCTTGATCAATAGAACCAGCTACACCACCTGGAGGAGTTTTAATGGCAGCGCTGATTTGAGCATTGTCAGCTTGAGTCATGTCTACGTAGTTACCATTTTCATCAGAGTCAGTAACTTTGATGATGCCTTTGGCAGACAGAGGGTCTACACGACGGTAATTGTGTTTGATGACTTTAACGAGAGTAGCTTTTACAGAACCATCGGCGTCAGTAGTGGCAGTAGGAACAGTAGAAAGATCTACAGAATCATTGGTCAAACGTTCAGCAAGTTCTTTATCTGCAGTACCCACATACAGTTCAGTATTACCTTGATTGTCTACTTTTTTATTGGTATAAACAGTTACTTTTTCCAACTCTTTACGTGGATAACCAGCATCTACCAACAGTTCTTTTACATTATCAAGACCTGTTTTGGTAAAGTCAACTTTGATTTTATCATGCATGTTAATGTTTTCCTAAATTAGGATAAAATGAATATTAAGGATATTTATACTTCAAGTAAAGTGTCTTTGATAATAAACTAAAAACACTAAATCTATCCGTATTTTCCCTAAAGGTAAGTTTCCATCGTAACGACACTATTATAATAAAGATGGTTCGTTCATAGACATATCATTACCTTAGACTACGGATACACTGTGTATTACGATGAAACAACTATAAGTACTTTTAAGAACATTGTAATTAGATGTATGATCTTGATCACCTAATTACAATCTGGTTGGCCATGGGTCATTGGTTAAATAGGTTACCGTAGAGAAACGTAGGTTATTGATCGTATTTTTATAAAGGTCATTATTATTCAATTCCAAACGAAATTGATTAGCGTCATTGACCCCACCTAACTTCCACACACCTATTGGATTACTGGCATCATCCTTATAAACAGGACCGATAATTGAATTTGGTGATCTAAAACCATTAGGAATAGCATCTGTACCAGGATAACACAAGTAAACACAAGAAATATCAGTTTTAGGGTTTCGTTGGATAGTTGCCCTTGGTGGTTTACCTGTCCAGAGTGCGTCATTCCATCCAACTATGCCAAATAAATCGTAAGCCAAACCTCCGAACCACCAGAATACTTGATCATTTACACGTCTTACCTTGATAAAAGATCTATCAGTCTTACTGTTAACGTATTTAAGATTTACCCATCCTGTATCACCCTGGGTTACTTTCCAACCAGTATTTCCAGTAGCTGAGGTTTTAGTCCACTGTACAGCACCATTAGTGACATCATTATCTGTGTATACAGTACCTTTAGATGCGGTAATTTTACCTTCTGGAGAACCATTACCAGAAAGTGATTTTTGTAAACTACTAAGCTCTTTGTCCTTCTCACCAATAAATTTAGCAAAATCTAGGAATAGGCTCTTTAATTTAGAATCATCCATTTTAAAAAAAAAAACCCTTCATTAATAGGTACAGATAGATGTACAATAAATATATCCACTCGCACCTATTTCCTAGTTACTGGTGATTAACCGCGAGCAGTTGTATAAGCTTGTCTCAAAGCTTCGAGAGTCAGGCTAGATACATCAGTTTGTTTTGCAGAGCCTTCCAGAGTCGTAACTTTGGTTTGCAATGCTTCAATAGCTGCTTTGTTTGCTTTAGACAAAGTATCAGCGGCTTCGGCTTTGCTAGTGGTAACTGGCAGTTGTGCAATAGATTGTTCTACTGATTCCGCTTTAGCTTTTGCTGCATTAGCAGTACCTTCTACAGCAGTAACTTTTTCAGCCAGACTATCTTTCTCTTGGGACAGAGTCGTGATTCGACCTTCAATTGCAGTGAATTTACTCAAAATCGCTTCAGGAGTGTTACCTTGAGTATCTTTCAAGTTTTTCAATTCAGCTACGATTTCACGAATCGTATCCAATTCTGCATCGACCTCACCACCCATGATTTGGGTACGCAAAGATTCAATACGACCAGTCAAGTCTTCAAATAAGCCTTTGTCTTTTTCACCCAAGAAAGAGGCAAAGTCATTCAAAATGTTTAACAATACGTTTTCAGTTGCAGCCATTTCTTTATTATCCTTTTTGAAATGTATTACTTAATATTTAATTATCGACGAGCTTCTTCGTAATGTGCACGCAAGTCACTTAAGACAGAAGGTGCGGCATCACTACGAATACCAGCGGTTCCGCCATCTTGATCTTGGTCAGTAACAACCTCAGCAAAACCATTCAGGTTCAAACTGACTGTAATCTTAGGCAGAACAACTTCGTCTTTGGTAGTGTAAGTTACGTAAGCACGCAACTCACCACCTACGTAGTCGGAGATACTACGGGCAGGCAATACAGAAATCTCGATACGAGAATCTGTGGAACTATTTCGTTCAATTTCTACTAAATCAGCATAAATGCCGAAGAAGCGACGAATCAAAGAACGAGCGGATTCAAACGCTTTTTGAGCATCATCATGTTTACCCAATTGGATGTCGAAACGAGAACCATCACCAGTATCGGAAGCCAATACAAACGATTTCACTTTGATACCGCTTTCACGGTATTTAGATTCTTGTTCTACATCAACCTCGAACTTACCAGATTCTACTACCAGTTTAGAGATGTCAGATACGCCCACTATCATGCGGATGTTACCGTATACACGGGAGTGCTTATCTTTCTCTTGATCTGCAGAGAGACGATAGAGAACAGAGGAAAGGTAGTTCTTGGCTGCTAATTTCTCAATCTCTTGTTCAGGATTAGCAGGGTTAGCAATTTCAGCACGGAAAGTAGAAGAACGAACGATATTTAAACTTTCTGCTTGAATTTCTTCCAAGACAGCACGAGCACGACGTTCGCCGTAAGTTTCTACTAAGTAACGATTCAAGATTTTGCTATCAGTTTCTTTAGAAGTCTTACCAGGAATAACGGCTAGCTCATTGTACATGCTTTTCTTAGAGATCGTGTCCTGAGTCAAGAACGGGTTAACCGTAGTAACCAGTTTAGTCATCTTCTTACTCAAGTCAGCCAAGTATTGAATGCACAATTGTGCAGTACCTGCCAAACCGTAAGAATCACGACGAGGAGTAATCTCTAATTTATTGGTACCGTATTTCAGTGTACCATCTTTCAATTCATACGTCAAACGCTCACCAATAAATGGATAACCTTCTTTAGTGAAACGGTTTTTCACATAGGTTACGATGTCTAAGTTATCCAGTTCACTGTCAAGCAGAACCATTACTTTGTTTTTCCAGTGATAAGGAATGGGCAAAGTACGATTATAGAAGTGAACATTGCCGTATTTACCACCAGTCAGACTGACCAACTCACCAGAATAGTTAACTTCTATTGCGGTGTTACCTGATTTCTCAGTATAGCTGGCATAGCGTTCATCATTAGAAGGGCGTACGGCAACAATTTCGATATCATCCAGATATTCTTTAGGATAGCCACAATCCATCAGAACCTGGTTGAGGTTCTCTCGACCACTACGTGTTGCGTAGTAATTGTGTTGTTTGTAATCAGCCATTTTAAAGAGCCTATTTTCCAAAATAAAATATTCAGTCTTAGTTTAAGTTAACACAATAGGATAACTCTGTTTGATTTTTAGTAGGCCAAACATAATTAATCTTTTCGTGTCTAAAGGTAACAACATCTGCTTTAGATAAAGCTTTCAAGAAATCAATTTGCTCTTGAGTAGGATTAGGATTATCATTAATCACTGGAACGTACCAAAGTTTTCCATTGATTCCCATAGAGGAAAGATTTTTTTCCTCACCATTGAAAGACAATCTAACGATAGACATTGCACTCAAAGTATTGATTGTAAGTTTCTTATCCCTACATGTTAAGATCAGAGCAATTTTGGCATCTTTACCCAACTTGTACTTAATTCTTCCATTCCCTTTATCCATACGTTTCCATGACACTGCTTCATGAGAGGCTCTATTGTCCTGGACGGAGGATTCGTGAATACTAAAGACATGTGCCAATAAAACGAAGCACAAAATACTGAGAAAAAAGAGTAAAGCCGCTGTGAGTTTATCTTGTAAGAATATCTGTCTGAGTATTCTTCTCATTTAAAAATTACCTAAAAAGAAAGTATAATCTAACTGCATTTCAAAACATAAGAGACAAAAATACCAGCTACACTCACTACATGTAGTGAGTGTAGTAGATATAATAAAAAATTCTCTCTTAGCCCTCTAAGGAGAATGAAATCGGATCATGACTTTGGTAACCAATAAGTTTAAAGTCTTCTAAACTAATGTCTCCTGACAAGATACGTTGAATAGTAAGATCAGGTTTGACATATAATTTAGGTAAAGTCAAAGGTTCTCTATTTAGCATCTCTTCGGCTTTCTCAACATGTGAAAGATAGACATGAGAATCATGTACGGTATGTCGATGAGACAGGGGTAATACTCTCAATGCATTAGCTATCATAATGTTCAACAAAGCATACTGAGCAATATTGTGTGGTTTACCTACCATCACATCATTAGACCGCATCACAAGCATAGATTCGATACCATAGTCAAATGCTTTTACTTCTTTCTCAATAACAAATGCTTTATTTTGTTCTAATTGATATTGGATAGAAGCTTCTTTTTGTTCTTCTGTTAGAGGACGTAGAGAAACATAGAAGACCTGATGACAAGTATCCAAAGCCATATTGCCACGCTCTACATTGTCAATAGGAGATAAATATTCTTCTGGACGAAGACCTAAAGCGATGTTAGAGAGGTAATGTCGACGAGAGAAGATGTTTCTTTCTATATCATCTCGTAAGCCATTAATTAAAGCAGCGATTTGATCAATATAGATAATCCCATTGAACATATTGATTTCTTCACTTTTCTCACCACGTACTGACATGACTTCTGGTTTCTTTCTCCAGAGTAATGGATACATCGGACCAATGGTATTGGTTTCAGGACTAGTCCATTTATCCCAGAAAGGTACTTTATGCTCTTTTAAGAAAGAAACATCAGGATCTCCTTTAATAAACCAAATCAATTCTAATATGGTTTTATTTAGCCAAACTTTCCGAGTAGTAATTAAAGGAAAATCACCATTTTCTAAAGGATATTTTTCAGAAGTACCAATTAGAGAAATCGTTCCCGTACCAGATCGATCATTCTCAATACGAGTACCTTCATTCAGAATCTCTTTCAATGTTTCTAGATATTGTTTCATTATAGTTCCTTTAAGATAAAATACGGTAAAAAAGAAATAAGAGTATTCCTTTATAAAATAAAGGAATACTCGATTAATTTACAGCTTCGCAGAAGAGAGGCTAAAGAGACGAGCTGCAATATGGTTGTACTCTTTAGTGAACACATTCTTACGAGAGTAAACCAAGTAGAAAGTACGAATGATTTTTTCGTCTTTTTCAGTAAACTCATGATGAATAGAGAAGTAAGCTTTATTGTTCAATTTATTTCGCACTGATTGAGAGAATTCAGAAATGCGAGAATAGACTTCTTTGTAATTCACTTTTTCCAAAGTGATACAACCAGCAGTCAGGTAATTGGCAATATGACTGGTTTGTTGACAAACAGTCAAAAGCTGCTCTTCAGTATAAGGTGCGTCATCCATCAAATGGCGGAAGAGACCTTTATTCAAAAGGTTAGTTGTATAAATCTTTTCACCAAATCGTAAAACTTTCAAATCAAAGACTTCGTTCTGGTTATAGAATTTTACTTTAGGTAATTGAGAAGACAATTTAAACATCAAGTCTAAGTTATCCATCAAGGCTACTGTTTCATCTACCAAATGGTCTTGTGTAGCAGGTACCAGGTTTTCTTCAGGGATAAGATGAGTCTCATTAGTAGGGAATTCATCTTCACGCAAGTAAGTCGTGGAAGGTTTATAATCTTCAGGTACGGACTCTGCGGTTTGTTTTTTATCCCGAAGCGGTTTTCCGTGATGTTTGTGTTTTCTGAATGGGGTTTGTTTTTTGTGAGTTTCAGGAGTATGCATGGTATATAATAACCCTTATTTAAGATTTCAAGGAAAAAGAAATTACTTTGGTAACAATATATAGTATACATATCGTCATATTTAGGGTTATTAAAACACTCGTAAACACGGCATAAATCCCTCTACTCTCCTAGGAGAGTAGAGGAGTCTATTACTCTTTAGTTAGATCTTTAGTTAAACCATAAGTACCATCTTCTTTCTTCAAGATAGACCAACTAGGTACTTTCTCCATTTCACGTGCCGTGATTTGATTTTGCAAGAAGATTACGTAGTCGTGAGGGCTATACATGCGGAACTCATCTACGATCTCTTCAAGTGCTTCAATACCGTGATTCTTTACTACGACTTCCAATACAGCTTGGTAGCCAGCTACCTTAACCAACAAATCATAATCTTGTTTACTGATTGCTTCAGACATTTCAATTTCCTTTTAGATTAAAAATAAGCACTTCTTTGGACAAATAAACCATATTGTCCATTCTCTCGAGTATCAACTAACCAATAAGGTACATCGTTTAATTGCTTAGCTAATAATTGATTCTGAAAAAAGACATTATAACAATGTGGTTTCTTCTCTTTTAATGTATTTACCAATTCTTCTAATGCTTTATGTCCAAACTTCGTTTCAATAAAGGCCAATACCCATTGATAAGCTTCTACATTTAAAAACTCATGTTTGGTAGATTCACTTAGATTTACAATAGAATCTCCTTGTTGTTTTAATTCTTCTTTACGAAGATTTAAAGATTGAACTGTTGTCATTTTCATCATTTATTTCCTTTTAGTAATCCATTCAAATTAGAAACAAACATAGAAGAAATCCTCTACTCCTCTTTACAGGAGTAGAGGAATCTTATTAGACTGAATTACAAACAAGGTAAGCTGCTGGAGGATCGATTATGAATTTTAACTACGTAAGTCGTACCACTAGGTACACTAAAGGTAAATTCATGTGCTTTATTCATCTCTTTCAAAATGGCTTTATAATCCCCATTAGCAGGATATAGATTACCACCAAATAAGATGTCTTTTACGGGAATACCAGAAGCGCGACCAAAAGTAAAATACGCACCTGAATCAAACTTCGCTAAGGTGCCATCTGGTTTACAACGATAGGTGAAATAACGACGATAACCATTAGTAGATTTTTGTGTGTTGTAAAGACCCACCATGATATCACCATTATTTTCTTTAGTCAAACCAAAAGAAGCATTGATCAAAATCGGTTTATCTTCTTTAGGTAACTGCGGGGTACCACTCGGTGGAGGCGGTGGGATATCACCAACAGAAACAGGAATAGGTTCTGAAGAATCTAAGGTGTGGATATTACCTCTCTCGATACTTGCATTTTTCAATTCTGTTTCGACACGAGTAGTATTAGTGAAATAATTAGCAGTTAAGAAAATAACCAGTCCCAGTAGTAAGATAATTACCCCAGTAGTTAATCCATTTTTGAGTTTTACTCTCATTTTATTTTATTATCCTTAGTGCGTAAATTCAATGTCTATTTTTGGTAAAGTATCTTCCGAAGAGATAGGAGTAGTAGTCGGTTGACTATTGTGGTTTTCATGAGTATCCGAAGCAAGATGATTAGGTTCATTATGTTCATCATCTGTTTCTTCTACAAAGTCAAAACCACCTGAATTATGGGTTACTAGAATTCTAGCTTCTGGTTGTGGTTTAGGAGCTGGTTTAGGATGAGGTTCTCCACAGCCACAACTACTGTTAGATTTATAATGCTCGCTATAATCAGGACGTTTAGGTTCGGCATCTTTAATACCCCAATACTCTTTATTAAAGTATTGAGTATTACCATCTGCATCTTGATATTGGAATGCACGAATAGTTAACAATTCTTCTAGGTAATTACGTTTACCAGTTAAACCTAAAGCACGGAAATAGGTTTTATTTACCAGTACTTCTACTTTGTCAGAAGAGAGCATGTAAGAAGGACCACCAATTGCCACCATGACTTTAGCGGTATCGGTAGAATGGTTAAACCAACTTTTAATAGTAGAAGAGTTGATTTCTTCGGCAACAAAACGCAAACCATTACGAGAGGTTTTAACTGTGTTATAATACACTTCAGTATTGTCATAGACCTTACGACGGAAAGTATTGTCTTGAGAAGGTAAATCTTTCAACATTAAAGATTTCAAGCTATGCAATAATTGTTCTACAGTCTGAATAGGACAAGGTGAGCCAGCTAGTACAGCCATACCATCTTCAGATTGATACCAAGTAGGACGACAGATAGAGTCGTATAAGAGTTTGTCTTTAGGTAATTCTTCCAGATCTCGAATCAAACGATAAAGTTCCATTGAGGGTTTTCCTTTAGTCTTTGAAATAAATCAAAAAAAGAGTACTCAGTAACAGCAGTACTCTTTTTGTAATTTCTCATAGGGTTAGATGTTACCTATTCTACTCCGACATCTCTATAGTACTCTTTGTTCTCTAGGATACCCAGGATATCTTTAGTGGTTTCTTCCACTGTTGTAGAAGGTATAACAAAGAAGTTATGAACATCAGGATTGAAGCAAGCACAATCTTCTGCGAAGAAGACTAAGTAATCACGATATTTACGTGACATGATTTTATCTAACTCAATAGACATTTGGTCAAATGCTTTATCGGATTCATCGTTGGCTTTGACTTCTTTAGCACGACGGGCACGCTCTTCTACCGGACACTCGATAAAAATCGGAATGACAGGAGCTTGCGTTAAAGCAAAGAACTTCAGGAGATTGTGTGTTGTATTGATACGTGCTAAAGTACCTATTAAGGTATCACGTTCTGAAGTATAGGTATCTGTTCGGAACTGATAGTCTTTAGGATTATTAGCCATGTGGATTACATCAACCGGACTATAGACTAAAGTAGAACCAATGAAGCGATCGACAATAATCGTGACTTCTTGATCGAATAAATTCACTAAGTCGACTAATGCTTTTAACTGTGAAGTTTTAGCAGTTAGAATACCATTAACATCGTTAAAGAGAACTAGGTAAGAAATATCAATACCTTCTTTATTGATGCGAAGATAATCATCTACAGTAGATTGCTTTGGAAAATCTTTTTTCTTAACACGTTCGTGAATATTATCGAAATAAACACTTATTCGTTCTTTTGCTTCTTTCAATTCATTCAATAAAGATTTGACCAGTATAATTTTAGCATTATCCTTCTCAGGATCTAAAGTATCGACTTTAGCAATGAAGTATTCTTCAATTTCCCCTAAGTCGTTTTTATTCGGTGTATTGAGTACCAATACTTTGTGATCCAATTTCTTTTTCAATTCATTGATCACAGAAGTTTTACCACAATGAGATAAACCTTCCACAATAACAATTTGTTTTAACATTTCAATTCCTTTACTATTTAGATTAAAAAGAAAGACTACTCCTGTTTAGGGAGTAGCCTCTTTTGAACATAAGTGATTAATTCAAATCACAAATGTTTCCATTTTTGAAATACTTCTCCGCAGCAGGATCGCTAATTACTGCAGGTACGTTGTACTTGTAAGAGAAGGTGTTGTTTTTGACATGTTCTTGAAGTGCGTTACCTTTAAAGAGACTCTTCAATTCACCTTCGTAAGTTTGAGGATCTTTGATGTACGATTGATAAACCGCATTGTAGTGAGACATGTCAGTAACAGTTTCCGTAAAGGCCAGACCTTGTATAGCCAGACGGTTGCCTAATTCACCATTCACCATACGACGAGGGTCAGTATAGGTGATCAGTCTACCGGTTTGGTCATCGGTAATCCAGCCTGTGTTTACTTCTCCTAACAGAGTTAAGTTTGGAGAAACATATTGAGTGGTCCCTCCGGTAGTTGTATTTGCTATGCGATTACCAGACTTATCAAAAGTAGGGTACTTACCTTCAGGTTTTTCTACAAAACCATTACGGAGGTATTGTCCTTGATTGGTAATCATATAGTCGTACGGATGAGGAATAGAATAATGACTATTGATAGCATCGCCGCCGATTGCGAATCCGCTACCTAAAGACCCGTTGCCGCAAGAATAAACTAACGAAAACTGCTGGCCATCGTCATTCATTCCGGTATACCTCCAAATAGGCCCAAACTTCTGAACATAATCGTAGAATTCTGGATCACGAGTGGCGGAACTATGGAATTCCCAACCGTTCCTAAATACTTCATCGAATTGGAGATTAGTAGGTTCTGGGTCGCCATAACCCAGATCTTCTTCAGACAACTCTGGCGTCTCAGAAGCCATGGCTTCTTCAATAGTAACAGAAGAACCAGCCTCTGAAGCAATTCTTGCAGCCTCTTTAGCTTCTTCGCTTTCGCAACCAGTAATAGCCGCGAGTACCAACAAAGAGATTAACAATTTTTTCATGATATTTCCTTTATAAAATTAGAATAGAGAATTACTAGTTTTCAGTACCGAGTACAGAACGAATCAAATCAAGTTTATGTTCCAACTCTTTAACTCGTTCACCATCGACGGTCTTGTGCATTACAAGACTTCTAGATTCTTCAGACATAGGGATTACATCTGCTAAAGTGATTCCTAGAAATTTGCAAATCAAATAAGCGAAGTCAATGCAAAGAACATATGTTCGTCTGTTCTCTGACAGCACGGAGCTAAGCACTACTTGGTTTATACCAAGGTGTTCAGCTACCTCTCTGATACTACTACCTTTGACATAGATAGCATTCTTTAGATTCTGTTTTAATGCTACATTGAATTTATATAAGTCATGTCCCTTTGTGGATTGAATACGAGCTGGCATGATGAAATTTCCTTTTATAAAAGTTAGAATAGAAAGATATAAATGATACTGATTGCGGTGGTTAGGCATCCGTATCTCACGTTAATAATATAGGTTTGAAATAAATTATAATAAAAAATAAAATACTCTCTACTCCTTAGTTGGAGTAGAGAGTGATTCTTTTACTTCACCGTTAAGCCTGAAGCTTTAGATTCTTTTTCATAGTTACGTTTTTCAGATTCTTCAGTCGTAAACTTCTCAGCATAACGAGCTTTCAGTTTCTTAATATTCGCTTCCATGATTTCTTTCAGCGTATAAGTAATGACTTCTGATTCCAAATAACCAGTAACGATAATCCATCTTAAGATATTAACACATACCTCACTCATCAACCTTACATGTTTCTCATGATCCAGTTCTTGTTTATAGAAGTAATGTTTCTTAAATGCATCTAAAGCTTGAGCAGCTTTCTCTAGAATGACTTCTACGAAACCAGACAAGTGTCCAGAATGTTTGAAGTTACTGACGATGTGTTGAAAGCCTAGTTTTGTTAATTCCGATAAAGCCAGGCTACTTTCTTTACCTACTAACAAGTCATTAAAGACACCTCTGTTTATCATTACGTCCAAAGAATCTTCAATACCTTTATCTCTAAAGATTTCTGTTGCATCGTAATAGAGAGCAATATGCCAAAGAATATCACCCAATTCAGAAACATAGGCTTCGTATTCAGAAGAAGTACAGACCCCTTCTTTATCATATTTACGATAGATCTCTACTGCTTCAGATAACTCACCGACTAATCCTACCATGGAATGTAAGATACGAGTAGAAACATCAGAATGATAAGTCGCATCTGTACGAATCGCTAACTTCACATAGTCTTTAAAATCTTTGATTTCGATATTTTCTACTCTTTTGAGTAAAAAAGGATCAGTAGTTTCAATAATGAAGTAAGGTTTCCCTTGCTTACTGTTTAAAGACTGAAGTTCGGCAAATGCTGCGAATGCATCAAGATTAGTCTTACTGATATAATTTACTACCGAAGAAAGAACACCAATACCTTGAGATTCGTATACTGCATTGATAAACTCGCCATAATTGCGAGTAGAATCGTTGACTTTATTTTTCAATCCAGAGATAGAAATAAGTTTAATATTGCGTTCTTCACCAGGAAGATGGTAATTACACGGCATAATAGTTTCCTTTAAAGTTTACGGGTAAGTTCTTCACCGTTATCTAGATTAGAACCTGGAGGTATGGATCGTAGTACTGAAGGATTACTTCTAGCAGTGTTGTGGACAGTGGGTTGCTCTGAACGAGTTCCACGACCGAATTCGTTATTTACTTTGGGTCCTTCAATTACAGTACTTGGATACGTAGATCTTACATTAGGTCTTTGTAACTTAGGGTCTGGTGGCGTACTAAATATAGGATCTGGAGGCATAGTAATATAAAGTTCCTCGAAGAGTGTTTCAGGATGAACATGAGGTTGTAAATTTGGGTTGATGTTACCACTTACTACATCCATCTGACCAGTTGCTTGTAATGAATGTCTAAAGTTACTAGACATTTGACTCGTCATTTGTTGATGCATTTGAGATTTAGGTTCCCGTGCATACTCGAAATCAGGACAAACATTCGTTCGATAGTTTCGAGACGTATAGGGAGATGGTTTATTTAAATACTTTTTCATGTAGTACTGGTCTGCAATGATTCGTGGGTTCATGTTTAATGCTAAATCACGAGCCTTGAATAACAAGTCAGGTAATTCACGAGCCAATACGTAAATGTGCATCAGTTCTTCATCTGGATAAACATGAGCATCGTACTCATCCATGAGTAAATTAATCATATCGAATACCAATTTAAATGAATCTACTTCAGCACCACGGTAAGAAGTACAATGACCGTGTTCTTTATTGTACAGCTCCCACTCTTTAATGAAGCGATTGCTATTTTGAAGAAAGTCATTATGAAGTTTGATATAGTCTTGATTAGGAGCTACAATGAAATCCATACCGTCTTCGTAATTGGCTTCAATATACTCTTCCATCCTAAACAAATGATAACGAATTTGTTGAATGAGCCTATGCAGAACAGAACGCTTAGAATGAATTTCTTGTACTGTAGCGTTAGCAATATTTAAAGACTTAACATAGAGATCCATTGGAATCTTACCTTCTGTGAATTCTTTAGTAAGACCTACAATAGATTCGTAGAGTTTCTCTTCATCGCTCAATACTAGAAGATAACATTCTTCGAATTGACGATTTAATTCATCCATTTTCAATTTCCTTTACAAGTTAGTGTTAAAATAAGGTTCTAGTTTCTACATTCCCTACAGTGCGTACATTACTAAAGATATAATGTCTTACCGATCCATCTGCGAAGAATCGTAATGTAAAAATATCGCGATTCTTCTCTTCAGTTAAGCCAGTTTTTATCAATTCTCCTCTTATTACATCAGAGTTATTTTTAATAGACCGTTTAAAGTATTCAGAGATAAATGGGTGATCTTGTATTAATTCTACTAACATATTCCAAGAATCACTATTTTCAAAACTTAAGAATTCCTCAGTATAAGGAATTTCTTTTTTGTTAATCTCTATAGAATTGTGATGTTCATGTTTGACACCTTCCAATTGCTTTACATAACGATTGACTTTATCTAATGCTTTCTTTAAGGCATTAAGTTCTTCACGCATGTCTAAAATTGATACAACCATTTCAAAATCTTCCTTCGTACGAGTTAGTTTAACGTATAGGTACCTAAGTCCTATACCATTATAATAATATAGGTCTAAACATAATTAGATTACTCTCCTCTCCCTTTAAGAGGAGAGGAGAGGATAATCTTTTTACATTCTACGTATAGCGTAATTCATCAAGACCAATAAAATCGGTAAGTAATAGTATTGCTCTAACTCACCCCAATTCAAACAGTCTTTGACTAGCTCTTCAACAATCTCCACATCTAAAGTACTGTCTTCTAGATACTTCTTCAATTCCAACTCTAAATGAGATTGTCCTTCATCAGAATCACGATAGAATTCTTGACTTAAAACATAACTTCTATTAGGTAGTACTTGATTGATCAAGAGTATATCATTCACGACTTTAAATTGACGAGGATTCACCGTCTCAATCATGGCGAAAGCATCACCAATAACTTCATCATTCTTAATATAGAGTTCATTCGAATAAGCCATGCCATATGGTGCAACAATTGCTTTAAATCCAGAATAACGAATAGACGTGAAATTAGGATCATTCGTAAAATGATTTAAAGTAATCGCACAAGCTTTAGTAAATGATTCTTTTAAGAGATAAGGATCTCTTTCTGTAATCGCATCCCAAATCGAAGTCGTATGCAACAAAGGATACTCGTCATCCGTATAAACTCTAAAATGTACCATTTCAGGATATCGTTGAGAAGAGAACCATTTCTGAATTGCTCTCATGAAGAATCCATCGTAAATCAAAGTCTTCTGATTAGGTACCAGACAGGTTTCGTAGAAACGGTGATAATACTTTCTAAACCAATATCGAGCTAATCGGTCATATTCCTTTCTTAAGTAATCAAAAGCATCAGCTTTCTTAGGCGTGAGTAAAGGATTCTGACCTGCTTTTAAATAGTCTAGAGAGTACTTCAAGACTTCTATGGTTTTCTGATTAATGTTAATCATACGAGGATCATTGATTTGATCTTTAATCTCGTAAGCCATAGAGAATTGAATTTCGTATACTGTGTTTCGACGATGGGTTAAACGACGTACATCATTGATGTTGAACCAACCTAATGTATTGCGACCAATGTCCATTAACATGACATCGCCTTTATTAGGGATCACTGGTGGTAAGACATGGGCTTCACCACTAATTCCTGTGGTTTTTAATTCTGTAGTGGTTTGAGAAGTGGCTAATGATCCTTGTAAGAGAATCTCTAACCCATCAATCCTTTCGTATTGCTGTACCACACCTCCAGCATCTAAAGAGAACTGAGTAATAGAATCATTCTTAGAAAGTCGTTGTCTAAAGTAAGTAACTTTCTGACGTGAACCTTCTGAATACTGAATTAAAGTATCTAGTCTTTCTTCTTTATTATCAACTACAGCAGTTTTGAAGTCTTGAGGAACGATTCTAGGTTTTTCAATTAACTCATGAACAGGTGAATGTTGTTCAGGTTTAAATGTGCTGTTCACTAACTTCGGCATAGCGAGGTGATCCTTCTGATTGACTTCTATCACGATAGTTAACGAGATAGAAGGTTTGTACCGTTTTAATATTGCTGACATTCATGCGATTATAATCGCGTCCCCAGTTGTCGTTATTGTTACTATCCCTACCACCTTTCAAGTAATCAATCACACGCTTGTAGAGATCAGAGTAATAATTATTGAATAATGAATTCTCAGGATGATATCTATTGGACATTGGATGTTCAGTTTGATATTCACTAGGCAATTGATGGTCAGAGTATTGTTTACCAGACATTGATTGATCAAAGTAATGTTTATTTCTGTTAAACAATGGATTATCAGTGTGATAATTGTTATACTTAGGATTAAGTCTCAATTCCTCTAACCAATAACGTAATCGATTGATGGCATCTGGAGATAAGGATTTCCAGTCGTAATAAATAGCAATGCGAATATTGTAAGTATGTCTTAGATCGATTTTTTGGTTCAAGTAAATACAACCATCTTTATCTATCTTTAAGGCATTGCGAGACATCATCTGGTCATTCTGATACAATAGTATCTGGAATAACGACTGTCCTGTATCTAACATGTAGTCTTTTTCAGAAATAATGAATTTCAATAATTCAGGCTCAATCTTAAATTCATTACATTCATCATTTAAGTTTAAAAGTAAGCAACCTATATCGTCATCATCTTCAAACAGTACTAATTGATCAACAAATCGCTCAGTACCACGAATAGAATAATCTTGAGATGGTTGGAATTCATTCCAATGAGGAACAACAACACCTTTATATTGATCCCATGCGGACATATCGACTTCTGAGGAGAATCTAGCTAAATGATAGGCTGAATCTGTATAAACAACATGGTCATCCGGATAAGTAGCTTGACTATTTGGCATGACTTCTCTTTGGGTATTGGTACCCATTAAGACATCTGGTACAACTTGATTATAAACTACTCTAGGATAATATATAGAAAGAGAAGTTGGTTTCATGTACCGAACTAGATAAGGAAAAGTACAAATCCACCCAGGTGTGTCATCTATCTTTTCGCCTTCTTCAATCATCCCATCCGTATCGTAGTGACCTAAAATATTGGATTGTACTTCAGTTACCGCAAAATCCTTATTCACACCTGCCGAATCCGAAATCATACCAAATCGATGCGTAAAGTGTTCTTGCAACCAATCAGATAAGGGTTTAATATTAGGATTCTTTTTCTTAATGAGTTTGTAGACTTCCGAGAGAATATAGATTGCTCTCTCATCAACAATATAATGGTATTCTAGGTGATGAGGAAAAGTATCAGTAAACATTCTCATTTTAGACTTTACTGAGTTTAACCAAGCACGAGCAGCATGTTTTGATTGTGCTCTGTAAGTAATGTTAAACTTCATGGTAATGTGAGAATAATAAGGAGTAATGTGAGTTTGTGTATTGGGTTCAAAAAAGATAGGCATGAATTCTTGAGACCAATCTTGATATTGTAAAAGAGATTGTTCTCCATACTCTTCTTCTACTTGGACTTGTATAGTCTCTGAACCAGCATCAATAATCCCTTCTTGACCTTGTTCTTCTGTAGAGGTACCTACTTCTTTACGAACACCTTCTTCATCTAGAATGATAATAGTTGGATTATCGAAGATCTTCATCTGAAGATATTTCTTTAAATCATTCACGATTTTAAAAGCAATCGGACGAACAATCGTCTGCTTTTCGCTTTTAATGGGGAAATTAAAAATCATGTAAATCTCCTATAGATAACTTATCATACGAAAAGATTTAATATTGAAAACAAAAAAAGAAAATACTCCTCTATCCACTACAGATAGAGGAGTACTCTTTACTTGATATTAAAATAGTTCTTGTGGAAAGCAACAATACTGTCGTACCATCTTAAGTATTCGTCGTCTTCCGCTAAGACTTCGTCTTCAATCAAGAATTCTCTTAATTTCTCGGCCGTATTAGCATGAGGACAACATGACCAGATATCTGCCTTAGTAGAAGCAGTAAGAGAACGACCATAGGATACCGGAGGTTTATATACGACATAATCTTCACTATCATTAATGTCAAAACGAATGACTGCGCCATTTTTGATATAGGCTTTAGGTCCGACTACTGCATCACATACAGTTGAACCATGTTCAATCATGGAGTCTTCTTTAACGATAGATTTATAAATGACTGCTGAGCTTTCGGTCACTAAAGAGTCGATTACTCTAGACTGATCACAGACTATAGAATGTTCGTCGATACGTGAACCTTTCTCAACGATAGCGTCATCTGAAATTTCAGAATAGCCAGTGACTGTAGAGGAGTCTTTAACGACGGCATTATCAATTACTCTGGATCCTTTGCACACAATAGAATCATCGTAGATCCAGCAGTTACTTGTTTGGCTAAGATTCTCTTCTGATTCTACATATCCACCATACTGTCCTTTCTTCACATCGGAAAAATCTTTCAAGGCACGAATACGATACATAGGCCTGAAGTAGAACTTAACATTGGTTTCAGGTACTAACTCGTACTTTTTATCTTCCATAATAGTTCCTTTAATAGTTAGGGTTAGTCTTCTAGATCTTTACTATCGATTAAGTTATTGTTAAATTCATTAATGATCTCTATTCCGCCTTTTATATAAGAGAATACAAAAACTTTACGAGTTTCACCATGTACATTTCTTGTATTCATCTCACGATATTTAACATTTTTGTAATCGTTGTTTAAAGAAGGATAAAGAGGATGAGGTTCTTTAGTCAATTCTTCAATATATTCAGGAATAGGCCCAATGTGTTTTAAATTGGTTAAGAGTTCGCTCCAAGCTGTAGGTGTTTTAAAACTTAATACTTTCAGATAGAGTCGATTACCTTCATCAAGCTTCATGACACTTGGTAATTCTTGAAAATACACATCAGGATTCTGAACAAACTTAATCACCAGGTCATCTAAGTCTTTAAAGAGACATTCGATGAATTCTGTTTCTGTTTTCTTCATCATTGTTCCTTAGCAATATAGAGTTACATCTGCTTCTTTATCTTGAACAATCTCTATTTCATTATTCAAAATAGCATTAGTCAATACCCCTACTAAAGTAGATTCTTCTTCACCACCATAAAGTTCTCCGTTGGTATAAGCGAATATAGAATCGCGAATAACTTCATCTACTGGCTTATCATGTAAAGCGAAATAACAATAATGTTTATTGTCTTTTGTGGAGATATAAGAACATACTTCGACAGCATCTTCATGTGGGTACTTAGTCACAAAGATATCATTAATTTCCTCAGGTACGTCACCTAAAGAAGACAATGACTTCTTAGAACCAGTAAGAATAGATTTGATCTCAGACATGTTAGTTCCTTATAATTTAGTCAGTTTAGTAGAAGAACCATATAGATTCCCTACTGGGTTAGAAAAGAAAGTATCCATGCTTTTCACATGTATGGGTAAAGTAGGTGAAATATAGTTAGAAGCATAAGTCTCTAAGTATTGCTCAAAGGTTTCGTCTTCTGGACGAGTCAAACTTTCGTGTTGCCATAATTGTTTTAATGCAGTTAACATGCCTTCGTGAATTAATTCGCGGATATTAGATTCTTTGGTCAATTCACGATCGAATACAACTGATCGAGCACATTTAAATACTATCTTGATATTCAATGTACCTGTCTTTCTTTCAGACAAGTAAATAACATGAATACCTGGAAATAAGGAATTCGATTCTACAGTCCTCAAGTACTTTTTCAAAGCAGGATGATTGGGTTTGTGTTTCAATTGCTCAATCTTCATTAAACATTTCCTTTTAAATAAGTTAGATGTTATTCAAGTTAATAATATAGGTTTGAAATAATATACACTCTCCTACCTTTTTACAGGTAGGAGAGTGTATATTATTTTCGTATAAAAACAAATAAAGCAGAAACAGTGGCGTATTGGTTAGAAACTACAGAGCCAGAAGTGGCATGAGTATAATGGTGTGCTTTAATCACGATACCTTCTAACATGACTTGTCGATTAACATTAGAGTCGGTATAATGTACTCTAACAACACTACCTGGCTTCACCAGATCGGCTTGACTATTGTTCCAAACCAACCCAATCAATTTTCCATCTCTGGCTTCTACTTGAGAGACTTGTTCGTAGATATTTGTGTCTTTCTGATCAGTGTTAAAAGGAGCATTTATTACACCATTCTTCGATTCATTCAGAACAACTTCAGAGATATTATTAGCACGAGAGATGATCGCTTTATTATTTGCTACTTTTACAGAGCTATCAGTAGTCTGTAAATCAGGATTCATGACCCTTATACCATTACCCTTATTCAAGGTATTGGCAGAGGTCGAAATGTCCTTAGAATCGCCTTCTAGAGCCGCTATAATGTATAAATCATTTCCTTCTCTCGTCCAAGTATTCTCAGCATATTTTAAAAAGTCTTTAGGAGAAATAAAAATGTTAATAAAACGAGTTTTATCATCATTTCTCTTAGTACGAGATTTAGGATAGATGTACCACATACCTGTTTGGACATAATGTCCCATTCCTTGTTTATAGACACCATAGAGTTTCTTTTGCAGATATAAAGGTAAATCTAATAACTTAGTCCCGTGGGGAATAGGGATATTGTCATAAACCGTTTCATTATCTGCTTTCACCATATCCACACCTTTTAACATGTCAGTATTGTCTAAACCTTGTAGTTTAGAAGCTTCACCCATGAGTAAGGAAGATAGAGCATCGGTAACATTAGAATTTACAACATTCGTTCCAATTTGCAAAGTAAGAAGCTTTTCCATTAGTAGAGGTACTAATTGAAATTCTACTCGTATAATATCCATCCTGTCAATAGTTTCGGTATTGACATTTTGCAAACGAGAGTCTGTTTTTCTAAAATTGACCATTGTTTTACAATAAGCCTTATAACGAGAAACACTAACTGGTGCTCTAAAATTAACAGGTTCTGCAATAATAGATATTTCTAAATTCTCGACAAAAGGCATAATGTAATCAGACCATGTACCAGGAGAAACAGCTAATTCACAGTTAATTACATCAGCTAGGTTATGTTCGTAGTCTCGTTCAATATCAATCCCTAATACTTTAATGGGTTGATAAGCTAGGTCTTTTCCTACGATATGGATTAAAGCAGAATAGGCATACCTAATTAAACCTTGTCTAGAATGAGAGATTTTGATTAACTCTTCAGTAATGGGTGAACCATCTAACATTAGAATCTCCTATTGGTAAAGATTTGATCTAAGATAGCGGTATCCGAACGATGTGGATCTCTTTCTGATTTCTTCTCTCCTTTAGTAGGATCTTTCTTCAAGAGATCAGAAATACCAAATGAAGTTGGTACATAGTCAAATCTATTTTTCAAACGTAACATTTCAGGATCAATATCTTTCGTACGATCTCGTACTTGATAGATTGCAGAAGCAAATTCAGAAAGATCCATTAAGTCATCAAATGGTACCATGTTTAAAGAAATGGTTTGCTCTGCATACTCTCGCCATTCTTTAATATGTTTATAGATAATCTCGTACATAGTACGATCATCTGTTCTGTTGGTTAAGTAGAAAGGGATTTGATCCTTATAGAGTTTTACTAACTGAGGAATCGTCATCCCTACTGTGATTCTTTCGTAAGCATTTTTCTTATCGTCTTCAGGATCATCTGTCGCAATTGTACCGTATCTTTGAATTTCATTAATATCCATTAGATTGATGTAATCTACTGTAACAATAAAAATACGATCGAATAGTTGATTTACAGTACTTTCTAATTCTTCTTTAGTTACATAACCTAAGAATTCCATTTTATTTCCTTTTTAAATCAAAAAAAGAATCTACGTAATGTAGATTCTTTTTCTAGTGTGTTAGTTAGATATCAGTAGTGATAATTTTCTTATCATACTGACGTATGCCGCCTGCTCTCCTAAAGATTGCTTCGATTTTATCACCATACTTACGATCACACATGTTGGTATATAATACTTTTTTGGTATATATTGCTTCTTCGTAGCATTTCTGGTATAACCAACCAAGTTTGGCTACATTGTTACCAATGTGGAAAGATGTAGCTTCTTGATCGTTACCAAAATCTTGACCCTCTGTTACGCGATAAGCAAAGTTTTCAAATCCCTTACCACCTAATCGGCAGAAATAATATTCCTGGCAGTATTTCTCACTTTCACCATAGTAGAGTTCTTCGTACAAAGAGCTTGTTGATGAACCATTACGATAGGCATCTGCTTGCTCAGCGAGTATTGATAAAGTGGTATTAAGTTCAGCACAACCAGTCATAGTTGTTGCCAATACTGCAGCCATAATGATAGATTTGATTTTCATGATATTTCCTTTAATGAAGTTAGATTAGAAAGGCAGTAATGAAGGGATTCATTACAGACTACACAATAATGTTATATATCTGAAATAAACTAAAAAAAAGAAAATACTCTCTACCCCGTAAGGAGTAGAGAGTAATGTTTCTATCTATTACAAACCATATTGCTTTTTATGGTACTCCACTAAATTACAATAGTATTCAGTAGAAGCAGGATAATTCTTTTCTACATACTGAATCAACTTTTCACCCGTACCGCGGAAATTATAAACACTCCAAATATCTTCTTTGGTAGAAGCAACGAGATATTCGTAAACATTATATTTATCGAAGTCTGGGTTTTGTTCGTCAATCAGTTCAGTAGTGCGATAAGCTGCAATACCTTTATTACCATTGACATCGAAAGTAACGTAGTATTGACCACACAAATGAATAATGCCAGTAAGCTTAGCATTTTCTACAACTACCGTACCATTCAGGAAAATATGCCCATCCAAAACAGAATCACCACGTACTTGACACTCACCGTGGATACAGACATATCCATTCGTAGTAGAATTACCACCAATAGACACATAACCTTTCATCTGGGTAGCGCCATCTAAGACAGCATTACCCCAAACGTAGGCGTTAGTTGCTAAACAAGAATAACCTTTAACAACGGCGTTGTCTTTTACCAATGAACGACCAACCAGACGAGCATTTCCCTCTACTCGCGCATTGTCCCGTACTTCAGCTTCTTCGAAGATCCAACAACCACCCTCATGAGATAAGTTCTCTTCTTTCTCTACGTAGCCACCCAGATCACCTTTCTTAACCAGAGTTTGGTCTAAAATCTCACCATCTGGATTGAGTTTATAAGGACAAGTAAATTCTCTTAATGCGCGAATCTGATAAAGCGTGATTTCCTCACCATTGCTGTTATAAGCAATCTTAGTATTCTCTTTTACCAATTCGAATTTCTTTTCCATAATAGATTTCCTTTAATATTAATTAAAATTTCACTTGTTTTTGAACAAGATAATCGTTTAAGTCTACAGTAATATTACGAACACCTTTCAAGAAAACAAATCGTCGATGACTTGCTTTAGCAGGTGATCGAGCAGTTTGGAAACTAAACACTTTAAGTTTAGTCTCTTCAATTTCGGGATGCTGGCAAATGGCGTAATAAGAATCTGGGAATTGACCAACATCCATTTGTTTTTCAAACTCCTTTAATGAATCAGAGATCTTGTCAAATTCATCTTCAAATAAGACAATCAGATCGCTTTTAAAATCATCACCAAAGACAATACGGAATTCTATGTTGTCATTTTTGTTTGATTTTAAGCTTTCAACAAAGTCTTCGATTTGGTTGATTAATGATTGTTGCATTTTATAGTCCTTAGTAAGATTATAATCCAGTACGGTAGGCGAAATTATAATAGAGTGAATATTTGTCGGTATTTAATATAATGACATAGAATCTGGTTTCTTTATCTTTGTAAAATTCTATAGATTGTTGCTGTGTATATCCGACTAATCTATCCTTTATAGCCAATTCATCAATCTCGACGAGCTTATAAATAAACTCATTCCACATGTCGGAATCATTAGTACAAACATTTATACGATGTCGTTCTTTATCTTTAAATACACCATCATCGACTATAACGATTACTCGTTTTTTATCTCTAACATCCTCGACTAGTCCGTCTAATTTTTCTTGTATATAACCAAGATGACTAGCCTTAATTTCTTTAATTGCTTCATTCATCATTTTACATTTCCTCTACAAACGTCGTTTACTGCGATTTTTCCAGGAATTTTAGGTTTATTGTAAGAGAACTTAAATCTTAAGATATCTCCTTTCTCTAAGTAAGGTGATGCTATAGGATCGGCACTGAATTCAAATTGAAAGTATATATTGTCCTCTTCATTTCTCTTAACTTTTTCTATTAGATTCAGTACTGTTTGATAATCGTTCTTTGTAACAAATACAGTATTAATATTCTTGATGATTCTTTCGAATTCATGAATATCACTGAACTCAATATGTTGATAAGGAATCTTGTAACCATCGGATGTATGGTGTATACCATTAATTACCTTAAACCCCTTAGATTCTTCTTCCCTTAAAGAACGAAAGAGTTCTGTAAGAAAACCATGTTTCCATTTGTTAGTACACCGGAACAACTCTGGTTCTCCTGGATCTTTACGGTAGTTAAGATCGGTCATGAATGTTTGTACTTCCATAATAGTTTCCTTTAAAAGTTAGAACATGTTAACCATTATAATAGTATAGGTTTGAAATAATAAGAAATACTCTCCTACCCCAATAGGGAGTAGGAGAGTAATCTCTATCTTTATTTCCAATCGTCACAAGACTCCACATTAAACTCACGATGTCCTTCTTGGAACTTAGACATCTCGGCTAATGTATTTAGAGTCGGTACGTATTGTACTACTTGTTGTGTCTCACTAGGGGCTTCAGATTCACCTTGAGTGACTTCTACAGGAGCAGGTGTGGTTTCAAGATGAGTAATAGACTCAGGAGCACCAAATCCTTCTTGAGAGACTAACACATCTACATTAATACCTAAACCCAATAGGTATTTTCTGTTTTCTTGTGTTACTTCTTCGTCATCTTCTTTGGATCCTTCTGACTTGTCATCGTTTCCTTTGGAGTCTTCTGGTTTCTCTTCATTACCTGATTCTTCAGATTCTCCACTAGATTCTTCACCTTCAGTTTCAGTTTCAGAATCTGCATTGTCTTCTTCGGTATCATCCTCTTCGCCTTCCTCAGGACCTTCGGTTTCTTCTCGTTTATCCACAATTTGTTCAGAACGAGTTTCTACTTTATCGGCTACGTCTTTCTCGTCAGTGATATTATCTACCGACATGACTTCTTTACCAGTCGTTTCTTCTGGTTTCTCTTCTTCCTCTTCAGGCTCATCGTCATCGATTTCACCTTCTAATTCAGTTAGAGAGTTTCCTTCCCCGTCTTTCACGTAAGGATTACCAGAAGTAAAGAAACGTTCCATAATGGGCTTGGTTTTCTCATCATATTCTTCTTGAGAGAGTTTACCCAATTCTGGAGGTAAGATTAATTCTTCAACTTCTAAAGGCAATTCAGGGACATTCTTGTCATTCAGATCGTCTACTTCAATCTCACAACGTGCCCATGGGTAGTAAGATCCATTACCGTCCGGTACAACATCTACTTCCCATTTCTTATCGTCTCCTTTAACCTTGAAGGTATAACGATGTTTGAGCATGGATACAGACGAAAGAACTTTAAATTGAATAAAATTCTCTTTAGAAGTCGGTACGGTCACTTCAATGTTGTCACCAATATCCATTTTGTTTTTTGTGGTAAGTTCGTAGCGAGAACGACCATTTCGTGCGGTAATCTTACGAATACGAATAGCGCCTTGTCCAGCATTCTCTTCCGTTTTGTCAATTGGAATAATATACTGTTCTTGAATCTCCGCACGATTGGCTTTTTTCAATTGAGAAAAGTTTAAGATACGAGCAAATACCGTAAACTCTTTTTCTCGAATGGCTTTACCTCGATTTTCTAACTTGGATAAACCATCATTCTTTGGTTTGGGTTGATCGGCTTCTTCTACAACAGGGGTGCCTGCCTCAGCAGAAAGCGCTAATAGATTTTTAACCATAGTTAATCTATTCCTTTTATCTAAAATACTATTCAATAGTCGGTTTAGAACCAATAGCCATGTCGAGGACTTTCTTGACAATAGACATAAAAGAATTAATCACGCCATTGGAGTCAATATCGTTTGTCATGATACCCATGGTTACCACACCACCAATGGTCATGACAAAAAGAATCAGGCAAGCGAAACCAAACCATTTGAACAAAGACAACTTCAGGTTATTGACTTTACGACCATATTCTTCTACGTCGTCAATGTCTCCAGTCGATACCATGTAACGATAGATAACTTTCAGTCGATCTTTAAATTCTAATTTGTTAATCAATTGTTTTAGTTCGGCACCACTGATATCTTCTTCTATATCTTCGTAATTAGAGCGTTTATCGCTAATCTCTCGATAATCTTTAATCAGGCTATTGAGTCCTTCATCTGTTTCTTTACGGTTAGCCAACAACATGTTATCATCAATCGCTTTTAGTCCTTCAATGACTAACGGATCAAGTACATTGTTAGTAACTCTTGTTTTTTTAACCATTATCTTAAGGCTCTTGATCATCTAAATAATTATGCTTATCCGTGCCTTTGATAATATCCTGTAGTTTCGTATTGATTTCCAGATAAGATCGATTAGAGTTATTAAGACGTTTTACATCGTTATTGAGTTTTAAAATTTCAAAGGCCAGTACAGCATTCGTCACGACCAGTAAGAAAGTCACAAAGACTAAAAAACCATTCATGATCCGCTTGGGTTGTTTTTTGTATTTGATTAAGGTTCTTATTAACTTAATCTTTTTTACACTAAGTTGTTTATCTAATTTGTTTATAATTCTTGCTGTATCCAGACTCATGTCTTTACCTATTTAAATTTAAGACATAATTCAAATACCCATAATGACCGATTGCTAAAGCATCGATAGAATGCTCATCTAATTCTAGAGGGTTATTTCTCAATCGTAAACGATCTTTAATCTCTAAAATTGCTTGCGTCATTTCATCTTTCTTTGCATTCCCTTTAGCCCCTACTGCTCTTTTTGCAGTAGGTGGGTCTACTTTAAAGAAAGGGATTTGATAGTTATATTCCCAAATAGTATCTTGGATGAGATTAACCACTTCTATCAAAATAGCATAGGCATTTGGTGTAAAAGAATTGAAGAAGGGAGATTCGCAGACAATAACCGAAGGACGATATTCTCGAAAGACATTCGCTAACTCCGATTTCATGGCTTGTAATCTGGCGATCTTATCACCAAATTCATTACTGGTATTCCTACTGTAGAAATTAGTGTCTTTAGCCGAAATCGTAAAAGCAAATGATTCCTTAATGGCTAGAGTACTAAAATCTAATTTATAAATCGAAATACCCAGGTTGCTAGAACCTGGGTCGATACCGAGTAATGTGAATTCCCATTGGTTAGTATTTGGAAACTTCATCTTACATTACTTTTAATAAATTAAGTATTTTGTAAAGACACAGAACCTTGGGACAGATTGTAAATAGGTTCGTTCACACCTAAGTTAAAGATGGAGTCGAAACCATCATTCACAGCTGCTAAGTACTGAATAGTTGCATTGATGTGGGCAATCTGTGCAGCAATCACCTCGTTAAACTGAGATCGGCCTGATGAAGTGACGACTTCAACGAGTTTATCAACACCAGAAACCAAACCAATTTCAGTAATCAGAGCGCGATTAGGATCGCCGTGTCTAATATTGAAAACGTTTTTCAATTCAGCTACGTCTTCACGACTGATACTCACACTCACCTGAGCAATAGAACGACCATATTTGGCTTTCAAGATATTCTCACGATCTACAGAGAGTTCCTGGGCTACCGGATTCAAGTTAGTAGTAGTCGGAACATAGTCTTCTTCAGTCAGATTACCATCATCACCTACAGTAATGATCTTAGTTTCTACACTGGTTTTAGAAAGATCTAAACGTTTTAAGTAATAAGAATAATACTTCACGTTTTTATACGTTTCCACTACACGCAATGCATAACGCGTACGTTCTTGAGCAGTTAAGTCATTATTAAATTCACGCATGACAAAAGGTACAGGTTTAAAGAGACCCGTATCTTCAGCAGTATGTTGGAAGATTTTAGGAATAGGGAAGGCGTCAGAATCATTAGTACAGTTTTGCAATGAAATGCCACCATAACCAATACAGAAATAACCAATCGTAGGAATAGTCGTTGTAGGCGGTACGACCGATTGGTTAATACCCAAAAGTTGATTCAGTGTGGTATTCGGTTTGACCGTATAAGGGAGTCCTAACTCACGAATGATTTGGTTTTCGTTACCAATCAACGTACGTACTGATTCAAAGGCAGTGCGCTTATTAGGAATAACTGGTTTCGCCATGATTAATATCCTTTTAATATATTTAAGAGAATTAGATTCAATGTATCGTCATAAAGATCGTGGTAGGGGTATTTATTACCCCTACCATGATATCGGTCTAGTGGTAGGGTATTTATTACCCCTACTTCGACCTTATTTATTGTAATCGAAACCATCGATGGTATTCGTTTGGAAATTCCATCCAATGTCTTCTTTTGGTGTTTCGACATTATCTGGGAATGGTTCCCAATCCAGAGAAGCACCAATGTAGTCTATGGCTTTTCTTCTTTCTTTTAGTGGTAAAGAGAGAAAAGCTTTCATACCTGGGATAGGTGGTAAATTACCAGGATTCTCTATTCCTGTTAAGTCATCTGCAGGCATGGTGCAATAAGTACCGGTATTGACTTGATGGATTAAATGAATACCATTGCCAGGCATTTTAATATTCTTCACGTCTACAGAAATATCCACATGTGCAGAACCACGAATTCTAGGTTCCGTGTAAATCTTATTATCTGTATAATCGTGATCTAATGCACTCTGATGTGATTTTGTTTCCGTATCAACAACAGAAATAGAGGTACCTTCGTTTAGATTACCCGTATAACGAGCACGTTTACGACCACCTCCATCTAAACGTAAAGCCCTCATGTTCGTGTACGTAATTGGAAATTCATTAATCTCACGAATATAATGTACGGAATAAGAAGAGAGTTTCGTTAAGAGTTGTATCATCGCTTTATGCGTATTATACAAAGAATTCGTTTTAACGTTATTTAAGCCAGTAACCCGTTTATAAATATCTTCAGCTATCTTTAAGTAGTCATTTTTGTTTACTACGTCTCTTAAATTCACGGAAATCGAATCTAAGAACTGAGTAAAGTTTTGAATCTTAGGTGTTCTGAAAGAGACTACTTTAGTTGCGTAAAGACGATAAAACATCATTTCTTTATAAGCACGACCATCTAAGTGTTCATCTTCATTTACTGCATTAATCCCGTCATTAAATCGTTTAAACAATTCATGTGCTTGCTCGTAAAAAGAGAAGGTATCAATAATAGGTTTAATTTTCAGGTATTGAGATTCAATGAAATTTTTAAATCGTTCATCCACTAGAGCAGGATCAGGTACAGACTTCTCTAATTCTTCACGAGTCGGTTGTTCTAAACGAGGAATAATACCAATGGTATAATCAGGAATACAATTATCCTTAATCCCGTAGTATTTATAAATACAATAAGTATAAAGAATCAATGCATCTTTTCCTGATAGAGGAATCAATTCACCCGTTAAAGGATGATTAACCATTATATAGGCTTTATACAAACCACGATGAGCCATCTCGATCCAAGTATCGATCAGAGTTCTTTCTAATGTGAATTGCTCAGAACCAGAATAGTCAATCACTTTAGATTGTAATATTTTTGTCTTAGTGAAGGAATCTAAAGAACCAGAAGTATTCTTATAAGCAATCGATTCTAAGTTATCCCTCTCTTTGGGATTATAAGGTGCTAGAGGGTCTTCCTTATCCAATACATTCTTCAATGATAAAGTATCTAATTCTGGATTAAAGTATTCCAAACCGTTCAAAGGGATTTTTTCAAATACGGGTGTTACTTTAGCCGTATCTACAATATCACTGTCTCGCTGAAGCATATTGTATTCGGACAATGGTATATTACGCATGGTCAATATCTTTTCAATCAACCATTTTTGTGTGTGTTTCTGACCAACGTATCGTTCTACCCATCGAATGTTCTTATAAAAGATAATGGTTTGTTTAGGTGTTAACTGGTCTAAGTAGAAGTCTAAGAAACCATGAGAGGCTAAGAATCGTCTGTAATGATAAGAGTGTGCTTCATTGGTTAAACACAACTCCATTCGAATGGTCATTAATGCTTCGACTAACTTAGGATAGAAAGTACCCCAAAAAGCAATATTAAAGTATTTGTTATTAATATTATATTGCCTTTGATACCACCGACTATACATACCGTAAATCCAATCTTGTAAACGTTCCATTAAGGAGTATTCATTGGATTCTACGAAGGATTTATCGTAAGAGAGAATCGTACCTTCTTTAGCTTCTATAGCGACTTGAATGTCGCATGGGTTTAGTATCCCTTTAATCAATAGTTCTTTATCAGGATAACGTTCTACTAACTCTTCGTATTTCTTTGTCCCGTAAGAGTATTCTTTACGAGTAGTACGGTGAGTTTTTAGATTCTCTTTATTGAATATGATTGTTTCCGTAGTGTCCATAGACACTACTGTCATCGGTGTATCAGTCTCGTGATATTCACCTGCGATGTGTTTGTAATAGACCCATGTTTCTGGACGATATTCGTCTACAGCATTCATGTTTCTAGTCTTGACACGAACAGCGTCATTCATGTCCTGCGCTTGATATTCAGACTTGATAATCATCGTGGAAACCAAGCCTATATTCTTATCAATATAAACGCTATAATGATAATCGAAATCAGATAACATAGCCTTTAAACCTTTTGCTAAATTAACCACTGTTAAGGATCGATAACAATGGACAACCAATTACTTAAAAATATTGCTCTGCAATTAAAAAATAAAAGCAGTGCTAGAGATTTAGATGAGTCAGACATTAAAGGGAATCCGGCAGTCTATGCCCTATTGTCTAAATTGAACTCTTCACGTCAGGAGGAATCCTTTAAGAACAATGGTGATTTGTCTAATACTACTCCTGATTTAGATTACATGTTAGGCATCTCTTCTGAAAAAGCTCAGGAGATTGATGATAACGAAACCATCATGCAATTGCTTCCCGATATGGAAAGAGCGGCTCAGATTCTTTGTAGCTACATCTTATCACCGAAGTACTTGATGAAGCCTGAATTACAATTCAAACCACCTAAGAATTTATTTCCTCAGAATACTATCACCATTATTACAAGTGAGATTAAGAAGTACTTTAAGAAACATCACGATATTGAAAGCAAACTCTATAAAATTCTTTACAACATTCTTTTTTTAAAAGGTGCTCATGTTACGGCCATCATTCCAGAGGCATCTCTGGATGAAATCATTAATGGTGATTTAGTGGAACAATCTAAAGAATCTTATTCGGTTCGTTTATCTCAAGAATCTTTGTCTCATGTTGAGCAACTCTTATTAAATAGTAATCGTCCTTCGCGTGGATTCTTAGGTCAACCTAATTATAAAGAAAACCACACCAAACCGTTTACTCGTAAACCTATGGTTTCTCGCGAATCTGTGGAAGTCCACTTTGGTAATACAGAAGATGGTTTTGAACCTAAAGTTTCTAAATCTACAGAGAATTATAATACTTCTATTCGCGTACCTGAGAACATAGAATTTGAGTTACCAAAAGAGTATGCCAAAACTCATAAAGATGCGGTAGATAAAACCATTGAAATTTCCGAAGAAGGTGTATGGAATATTAAGTTTGATTCCTCTAAACTTGATACCTTGATTGAGGTATCTGACGACTTATCTATCTTGAGACAATCTTTTATCCGTAAGGAAATGATTTCTCAAGAATCTGCACGAGCATCAGGTATCCCTACAGGATTTAAGCCTACTTCCTTAGAACGTGAAACTTTCTCAGATAGAAATATTATTGATAAAATCTTTAGAAAGATTGACGACATCAATAGCTACAATACTGACGTGCTGGAATTGAAAAAACTAAAGAGTGACAGTCAAACCACGCGTGAGAACTTAGATGAACCTATTTTTATTAATTACCCTGTAGAAGCAGTCATTCCTATTTTTAAACCAGGCTCTCCTTCTGAACACGTAGGATACTTAGCTTTGCATGATGAAGAGGGTAATCCTTTATCTAAAGCGAAACCAGTAAACTATTATCGTGAATTAGCGAATGGTTACAATAGTCGTGTGACGGTGAATACCATGGCATCTTCCTTGATTCAGCAAGGTAAAACCATGTTTGAAGGTTTCTCTAATAAGTTAGATGAAGCACGTCAATTGGAGATGCTCTCTCGTATTCACTCTAATGCCATTATTAAAGACATCTTAGATCGATTAAAAAATGGATTGTATGGTAAGAATTTAGATGTAGGTGATTCTGCTGAAGTATCCCGAATTATGTTCTACCGTGCTTTGCGTGGTCAAAGAACACGTGTACTATTTATCCCTAAAGAAGTTATGTCCTACATGGCGTTTGATCACGATAATCGTGGCTTTGGTATTTCCTTATTGGATAACATGAAAGTCTTGATTTCTCTTCGTATTCAATTCATGTTGGCACAGTTACGTGCAGGGATTATGAATTCGATTCCTGAGACTCTAGTAACATTAAGAATTGATGAGAAAGATCCAGATCCTCGTAAGACGATTCAAATTGCCAATGTTATGGCATTGCAGTCTCGTTCTAATTCAGGTTTGATTATTGGTGCTTCTAATGTACAAACGATTGAAGATCGTGTTAATCAATCTAATATTAGAATGGCCATTGAATCAGACAATCCTAAGATTCCTCAGATTGGTCATGATGTTACCAAAACCACGGCAGATATTCCTACGCCAGATAACGAAGTAGCCGAAGGTATTAAACGCGATACCATTATGGGTACTGGTTTGACACCAGACATGGTGGATAACTCTTTGTCTACTGAGTTTGCCGCAAATGTTCTACAAGGTAACTTTATTACCAGTTTGATTGCATTCCAAAAACAAGATCGCTTCAATCCTTTGTTAACTGAGTTTGTTCGTAAAGTGATTTCGGTATCACCTTACTTACATAAACGAATGCGTGAAATTATTCGTGATAACTTGGATGAGATTATTGATAATATCAAAGAAGCTTCTGGCGATAAGACGTTATCAGTTAAAGGATTGGCTTCTTCTGCCATAGAAGTATTAGTTGATGGTATTATTGATAAGTTTACTTCTTCCTTCGAAGTGAACTTGCCTGCACCTCCTAATGACAATCATGAATCTAAAGCAGAACAATTACAACAATACGAAGAACGTGTAGATAAAGCCATTGAGTTTGTAATCTCTCAAGACATCATTCCGGAATCTTTGATTTCTGAAGATGGTACAGATATGGTTAATCAATACGCTAAGATTGTAAAAGGTGATCTATTACGTGACTGGATGTTAGAGAATAACTACATGCCTGAAATCATGAATTACATTACCGTATCGGATGAAGGTGTTCAAACCTACGAGAAGAATAAAGCTATTCGTGAGTTGACTATTAAAACAGTTAAAGCCATGACTGAATTCTTTAAAGAAGGTAAGAACATTGCAGATTCGACTTCTGCTGTATTGAAAGCCAATGATATGGTAATTGAGGACGGTTATTCTTCTAGCAGTAGTGCTGAATCAGATTCAGATTCTTCTGGTGGCGATATGGAAGATCCATTTGGAGGTATGGGCGATACCGGTGGTGAAGATCCATTCTCTGAAGAATCTTCTGAAAAAGATGGTCAGGAAGGTGAACAAGAAGGTGATTCCAACATGAGTGGTAATGAAGCCCAAGACGGTCCTGCTGACTAAAAAAGAAGTAATCTAAACTAAAAATAGCTTATACCCTAGGGAGACCAAAAGGCCTCCCTAGGGATATATGTTCGCTATTTTGTTAAACCCTAAATTGTGTAGTTAGTTTATTTACTTTCTACTTGCAAATTGTTACAACAAATAGTACAAATATTTCTTACATAGTAATCCTTATTGGAATATTAAACCATCGATTTGCTATTTTGGTTTTATAAGTTTTAGTAAATAGGATCAGTACTTGAGTTACCAATCCTTCTTTATAGGTTTTTAAATCGGTCACAAACCCTTTAGGATGAGATCCCAATACCGCGGTCAAGAACATAATGTCAAATGACTCTTTCAAAATGGTTACGACCGCTTGTAATTGCTCATTGATCTTTCCTAACAAAGTATTAAACTGCTGATACTTCGTATACTTAGATAAGAATGGGGTATCAAAATGAATGATTCGGTTAGCGGGGTAAGGAGTAGTGTCATTACCAATTCCATCTAACTTTACTAACTCATCCATGTAATATATCGCTTCTTTAATGTGGCGGCATACTTGGTTGAATTCTAATACCACATCTTTATACTCACTCTTACGGTTTTCTGGATTCTCACTTAATTGCTTGAAAAACTCAGTATCTTTAAATCGTAAGTTGTGATCTTGGATCAATTGAACAATTTCTGTTTGCTCTTTCAGGGATATTGTGCTATTCAGGTGCATGGTGATATTTTCATTGAGTATAGGGGTGGATAGGGTAATTAGGAGTAATACCTAAATTCACTAGATATTACTCCTTACTTCTTATTTAGCAAGCAATTCGGACATATACCTTATCTGCTTTCGCATTGGTATTGTATCCTTTAATGGCTTCGATCAACACACCATCTTTGGTGATTAAGTAGAACTCTTTGGAGTGATGTTTATTGCGTTCCATGAGATTGACTAAGAATGTATTCAATTCTACATGGTCTTTAATAGCCAGTTCATACCAGCTGCTACGCTCATCTCTACCAGTAGGGCTTACCAACCCCTCAAACTCATTTAATTCCTTATCTACGACGACTACAGAGCCAGTAACTGGTATTACTGACATGTATTTAGACTCAGGATCATCAGTTGATGTCAAAATGTTTTCTCCCATGAATTCTTCAGACAAGAAATCTTGGAACATTTCTTTCAGAGCAACACGGTATTGTTCTTTTCGCAGTGGGTGATTATTAAACTGCGTATTTTCTACTGCAGGATAAATATCAACTACACAAGTCACTTTTACATTCGGCAAACCACATTTCACCAGAAGACGAGCATAAGCTTTATCCAGGACATCGCTTAAACGTCTAGCTAATACAGGCTCAGCTTTCTTCAAAGGTGTATAGATGTTTTCGTAGAACTCTTCCATTGTTGTGCAATGTTTGATTTCTTTTAACAATTCATCTTGATTGGTTCTTGAAAATGCCAGGTTACTGCTTACAATACGGAATACGGCTGCTTTAGCATTTGGGTTATTCAACTGATGTTTCAGTAAACAATTATTCACAATTTCTTGATCATTGATTACTTCTCGTGTAATACCATCGTACTCTACGTTAGCATACTCTCTTTCAGATTCTTCAAGTTTAGCTAATTGTTCTTGCAATTCTTCTTCAGAGAGCAATAAGTTATCGGCCGCTTTCAGTAATGATTCATCGTTATGTCCTTCGGAATAAGGATTACCATTACTCATGAAACGAGTATCAGGTTTGGTATTCGGAATAATATGGCGTCCGCGCTCCATTCTTTCTTCCTCGGTTAATCGGTAAGTGAATTGAACGGGGTAATCGAATCGGTCTAAATCGAAACGATATCCTGTCTCAGTATATTTGGTCATGGTCCAAACAGGCCAAGAAGGATTACGGAAGGCGACGACTTCACGATAGTAACGATCCTCTGCTTTATAGTTCAGATAACCTACTTCTTCACCCTCTTCTTCTACCCATTCAATCTCATGGTCATACACCGGATACATTTCACGTGGTGCATAATCGTGACGATGTTCATCGAGTTCTGCATTACCTTCAGTCCAAACATCTAATCCTTTTTCAGGAATAGCCATCCAGCTATTATTAATCACACGACGTGGTTTGCGTTTAACGACACGTACAGGCACGTTTTCAGCAGGCGGCTCGGTAGTGCCTTGAGTACGGATGATTCGGTCTTCTTCGCTCTCTACTGGCTCTTCTTGAACAGGTTGATGTTCTACATGAGCTGGGGCAACATACGGCTTGGTTGAATAGATATCGTCCATCACTAAGGTTTGACCATCCCAATCCTTAGCGTATTGTTGCTCTTCTTCTTGTTCTCGACGTTCAATTTCTGCTAAAGCCGCTTTAGCATTATTTTCGTCTGCCAATTGGTGATAGAAGTAGCGTTTCTCTTCAGGTGTTTTAGCACTCATGTCTTCAATGAAGTCTTCAAAGTCATCACCTGAATGAATCTCAGACGTTTGAATGGTGACTTCTTGTTGTGCTTCTAATTCAGCATAACTACGAGCAGCATCTTCAAGAAAACGCTTACGTTTACGCTCGAAATCAGCCTGCATTTGCTCACGCACTTTTTTAGTGTTACGTTCTTTAACTTCTTCAATCTCTTCATCAGACAAGCCAGTATTAGTATAATAACTAAATGGAGAACCATTATCGTTACCATCGCTATTACTATTGCTACCGCGATTACCAAAGTTAAAATAGGATCTTTGGATCTCTTGATCAGATGCTTGTTTAGTCGAAGATGATTGAGTAGAAGCATTACCCATCAGATTCATGTTCATGTTGGCCGTATTAGTACTACCAGCATTGCTCGCCACTAAAGAGAAACCACCACCAAATTGATTTTGAGGCATTTGGTTAAATCCCATTTGATTCATTTGCGGCATTTGTCCAAAACCCTGCATAGACATGGTATTGCCCATGAATTGATTTTGTTGAACAAAAGGTTGTTGCATGGGTTGGCGAGCTTGGTTCTGATAGTAACTTACCAGGAACCGCATGACGCCATCACGTGTATTCACGTAATCCATTGCGGCTTGTTGAATGCTTTGGCGATTCTGATAGTTAATTGCTCCTGCTGGAAGATTTTGTTCACCCAGATTATTCGCCATGTATGCCACGTAGTTATTGAAGATACTATATACCGCACCATTTAATGCATTACCATCTTGAGGATTCAAACGTCCCTGAATGGTTTCTGCTTCCACGAAATGGATAATGGTATTATAGACTTCTTGAAAGTACTGTGGTTGATTTTGAATCACTTGACGTACAACTTGTCGTAATACTGTATCAGCATTAGTGATATGTTGGTTCAAGAGTTGTTGAATAGCAGAATGGGCAAACTGCGTATTTTGGGTGTAGGAGATTTGTTGTAACATAATTAGGATTTCCTATAATAGTTAGTCTTGTCCGAATTTGTCTCTTAACTCAGACATAATCGGTTCTAGTTTAGGATTAGGGGTAATCGTAAGATCATCCGACAGATTAACGAAAAGATTAATACGATTACGACCAGATGGATCTGCTTTAGCCATGTCTAAGGCAGCACCCGCTTCAATCAAGGAAGCATTCAGTTTATTCTCTGGAGAATTAACATCAAAAGAAGTCTTGGCTGTACGCAACTTATCCGATTTCTCTTGAGGGACAACAATCCTGCCTAATTTCAATAAAGGCAAATCAGTAGGATCTTCCACAGGAATAATTTCTGCATGTTCTTTGATACGCATGATTTCTTCAGGACGGATATTGTTCAAGATCTTACGAATATCTTCATCCTTAATATTCTTGTTTGGATCACGTTCTTGCTCAATGCGTAAACTATTCAATTCAAAATAGCAACGATTGATCGCTTTGACGATATTGAATAATAGGAATTGTAAAACTTGCAATTGCTTTCCGTAGAAAGAATTAGAAGTTGCAATCTTATTGACTTCAGATACCATCAAATTGAAATTTTGCACAATAAAGATAAAGAGTTTATATACCGAATCAATCTGAGCAAAACCAATACGTTTAAAATCATCGTGTACCATTTCATCCACATATTCGTCTAACGAGATCATGTGTTTATCCATGGCGTTTTTAATTACTGCATAATGCTCATCGGATGAACGAATAGATTCACCTAACATCAATCTCCATGCATCGATGTTATTGACCGTATCTGGATTCATTCTTCGTGGTGAAGGGAAATGTTCTAAGATATAGATCAATGTACCCATGACTGATGGAGAAGTAGAAATGGTTTCGTATTGGTTACGTGGTACTAAGAAGAGATATTGCATGGGTGTGTAGAGCATATACGAATAAGTACGTGCTGGTTTCTTACCCGTAGATTCAATGACTACCCAATCCTCACGAGGATATCTATCTGGGTTTTGTTTGAATTCCTGAATATCAACCATTTGTACATTGGTTAAACCAAAGAGTTCTAATGTTTTAGTTAAACCGTATTTACAGCAAAGATAGTGTACCAGAGTAGGCTTCATCTTGATCATGCGACCACCGGTACTACCATCGGATTCTTTGTGGTGAATCTTAGAGAAGTAAATGGGTACATATTCACGCACACCATCTACCACAATCTGAGAAACGAATCGTTCAAACCACAATTTTGTTTTGATGAGTTTCACGAATATGCTGTTCGGTTTAATGGTCATGATACCATCTGCGACTACAGGTGAAACCACATACTTTACCCCATTCATGTACATGAATCCATGTCGAGAAATGAAAGGTAAGTAAATGTACTTAGACATGGGTGTACCATTGAACTCAAAATCGAATACATACATCCTGATGTCATTACGATTGATGTCGTAACGACGAATGTTATTCAAAGGTCGAGTTTGATATTTATAGCCCTCTAAAGGAGTGGCTTTTCGTAATCCTTTGTAGACCATGCCTTTTGGAAATGAGGCAGAATTAATTCGCAATACCCGATCAATGAAAGCTGGGATTTTACTAGATTCACTATACGAGATGCCGTCACCGATCCTAGGATCGATGACAGGCGTCTTATCTTTAATGAAGTTATTCAATGCAGGATTCATTGTGTTTTCCTTTAACAGTTTGGGTTAGAAAGAGTCAATATAATATTGCACTACCAATATTTTATTTTACTTTTAACCAAACATACCTTTTACTTGGTTAAGGGTCTGTGGATTAACCGCAGCTAATGCCTGTAATACCGTACCTGCTTTAGAAACCGTTTGGTTGCCTGTGGCTGCGCCAAATATCTTACAAAATGTACCGATAATTGAAGAAATACCTACAATACCCGTTACCCAATTACTACTAACCTGTTTGTTATGTTCCAGTTGTTTTTGCTCCATTTTAGATTGTAGTTCCATCATCTTTAACTTCAGAGCCAGCTCGGCATTCTGAAGATCATTCATTTTCATATAACGCTTATGTTCATTATCAGCGACCCTATCTTGTTGAGCGTATTCCCGATCATGAATTCTCTCTTCTTGATCCATTACTCTTTCCCAGAGTTTATATCGTCTATCATCTAGTTTCTCATTAAAAGCCTGATCGCGAGTCTCGATTTTCTCTCTGTGTTCCATTTCTCGAATAACTCGTTTATGCACAGTATCCTGAACAAACTCTTTTAACTTTAATGATAATTCGACATTCTTGATTCTTGCTAATTCTTCTTTATGTTTAGCTTCTTGAATCGTCATCTCTTTCTTCATTTCCATGACCTCTAACTCATACTGAGTTTTGGCTTTAACCAGTTCTACATCTGAATTAAAATTACGCGCTTCATCGTAAGTACGGAAAATATAGAATTCAGATAAACGATTTCTATCGTTTAAATCAATGGACTCATTAATGGTGTACTCTTCTCCGTTTTCATCGATTGCTTCACCAAGGTAATAGAGTCCTTCTTCCTCTCCATTAACAGGTGGTTTGGAAACAATCTTTTGGATATGTTTTCCTATTTTACGATACATGGTAATCGACTTGAATGAGGCCAGTCTAATCGTATCTAATTGATCAATATCACTTAAAGATTCTTTAATTACTTTATTGATTTCAGAAGGAATGGGATTAGAATCCAATACTGAAGGATGATAAATCCTTTTATGGGAAATATCGTCGAAAGATAAGGAAATATCCAAAGCAGAATCGTATAATACTTTCTGATTACGAATATCTTCTTCAGTAATAAAGAATACTAGGTCATCAGTAACCTCACCATCTAATAAACTCTCGTACCCTCTGGCTGGAATTCTTTCTGAAAAATAAGGCGCCCAACGATCTTGAATCCGATGATAGAATTCCTTAAGAATAGGGTTATTCTCAAAGAATTCTTCCTTTTCGTTTTCTTCCATATCTTCAAATACTTTACAATATTCGAAGATATGCCTGGCATTCCAACCATTGGTATTGAATCGCAATAATACATAAACCCCTCTACCATTAACTGGAGAGATCTTATATCGTTCTGCTACATATTCCGGTGTGGGGTATAAAGGTACGACCAGTCCTGTTCTATCTGAAACCAATACAGTTTCTGAAGTACAATTTAAGTATTCCTTTGTGACTCTAAAACGACCTAGCAATCCATTTCGTTTATCCCTTACATGAGTAGAAGAAATCGTTAAGTCGTAACCGACTGCGTTATCATACCCGCAATAGATACGTTTAGCATAATGTCCTTTTGAAATATTATTTAAAGATATATTCATTTATTTTCCTTAAAAATAAACTTATAGCTATAAGCCTCTATTGGCTAGAGGACAGGGGATCCAATATAATAATATAGGTTTGTATTTCGTTTAATTTTTAAAGAAAACATAAATAAAATATTCCTCCTACCCTTTTACAGGTAGGAGGAATAGATTATCTAATCAATGAAGATTAAGCTTCGTAGCTGTCGATACCAGAGCGGATTAAAGAACCCAATTGGCTGATCTCGCCGACCATGTAAGAGCAGAAAGAAGCACCTGGTTCACGCAGGATACTCAGAGCACTACGTACCCATTTCAGTACAGCAGACAGTACTTTTTGGATGGCGCTGCCAGTGAACTTAGCTTTAACAGCCATGTAGTTTTTAGCCATAGTCAGTTTACGTTGAACTTTTTTGTAGAAAGCAGCAGTGCTATCCAGATGTTTCTTCAGTTTAGCACAGTTGTCACACAGCTCAACCAGACCTTCAGCAGCAGTAATCAATTCGTTCATTTTAGGAACTTTGATTTCCATGTTGTTGTCGTGTTTGACGTCCAGTTTGACCATTTTGTATTCAAGACGAGGAATGCCACCAACAGCGTCTTTTACTTGGTTTTGGAATGCACCCAAGAAACCTTTGACTTTGTTGTCAGACATCAGAGCACCGGCAATGGTACCAATGTTCAAGAATGGTACAGAACCTGCGGCTTTACCGAATTCTTGTGGGTTAGGATAAACCAGAACGATTACGCGGTTACCAGGAAGAATTTTACTACCTTTAGCAGCTTCAGAAGGACGAACTTCTACACCGTAGAGACGCATTTTTTCTTTGTCCAAATCACGGTCAATGAAAGGAGTAGAGCTGGTGGCGAAATCGGCGATGGCAGTAACAGCGTCTTTAACGAAGTTCAGGCTGCCAGATTTAATACCTTCGGCAATTGCTTTGATGTCGATGTCACGCGGGTTAAAGTTTTTCACCTTATTCACGGCATCGTTAACAGCATCTTTAGCTTTGTTGAATTTCTCAGTAGCGGCGTCTTTAACAGCATTGGCAGCATCTTTAGCAGATTGTACTGCGCCATTGGCGACAACATGACCAGCACCATCACCAATCGCCTCAGCAGCTTTGATAATACCGCCGTTCAGGTTAGCATTCAAACCGTCGATCAGTTCTTCAACTTGAGCTTGAATTTTCATTGGCAACCAGTTGTTAACCAACTCGTTAGTAGTTTCTTTCAGGGCACCAATAGCAGGCAGAAGACCAGCGTCAGCTTTTTCACCATGTACAGCTTTAACCGCAGGAGTAGTGATCTTCTCGTGACCTTCTTTCAGTTTAGTAGAACCAGATTTAGTATTAGCGTAGTCCAAGAGTTTACGAGCAGTATCACCCATTTTTTCGAAAGAGCTGAACAATTTGTTCCAAATGTTCACACCTTGTTGAATCACCCAGTTTACACCTTCGATGATGGACTGAACAATTTTCAACAACATGTTTTTAGCAGCTTGCAGAATGGACTCTTGGGTCAGAGACAAAGCACCAACTGTAGAGAAAGATTCCATAGAGTAGTCAAGCTGAGGAATGTCACGACGGCTCCAACCCAGTTGTTTACCGATGTATTGTACGTGTTCGTGTACCAGTTCAGCATGGGCAGGAGTAATACCACCATTAGCTTTAGTGTACATCAGGTTGTGAATCAAAGATTCAGTAGCAACAGCAGCTTCTTCGGCTTCGTCGATTTGATCTTCAACATCGTCTACTTTAGCTTGATCTTCGGCTACTTCTTCAGCATCGCCGGAAGCTTCCAAAAGTTCAGTTTCCAATTCAGAAGATTCTACTACTTCTTCACCTTCAGGAGTTTCAGTAGTTTCTACTTCTTCAGTTACTTCTTCAGCAGCAGGAGCTTCAACTTGAGCTTCTTCTTGAGTTTCTTCAGCGGGAGTTTCGTCAGCTACCGCAGCAACATTATCTTCAGTAGCATCCAGGTTAGTGATGGATACGCCAGCGCGCATCAGATCGTATAAAGACATTTTGTAATCCTTATTTTAAAAATTGTTTAATGAAAAGCTTTTGATTAAAAAATCTTAAAATAGCTATTACAGATATTTTAAGAGCATTTTACCATATAATAGAGAGGAGAAATCCCCTCTCTATTTAGATAAAAAGATTTAGAAACCGAATACTTTTTTCGCTTTATTGTACAGGTGTTCCAGTACTTTAGCAAAACGTTTGTATTGATCTTCTTTGGTGTGTACTTTACTGTGGTTGTTAGCCGCACCGACCATGAAGAACTTAGTCCAGAAACCAGACTTGTCTTTGTGTTTATCCATCAAATCGTTAATCTCATCACAGAAAGCACGCCAGAGCTTGCGATCGGTCATCGGGATATCGATACGTACGTAATAGCCATTACCAGTAGAATTTTGATCCGTTGGAGAATTCTTCCATGAACGGAAACTCAATGGATAGATTTTTAATTCTCCACCATCGAGCATATTTTTCAAGTTATCGCGGAGTGTTTGGACCAATGTGTCTTCGTCATCTACTTTAATAGCTTTAAAATAGCTCACATCACGAGCTTCAAATGGAAGATACACCATTTGCTTTTTTGTCAAATCGTTCCAAAAGGCTTCGCCAAGACTCTCAGCAGATTTATTAGAAATCGCTACTTGACCCAGAGTCATGATTTCTTCGGTAGAGAGTTCTGGATGCATTGCTTCTTGAGAGACAGAAGCCACGCGTGCTTTAATACGAGCTACGCGATTGTCTTGGATCATTTGCACATTTTTCAAGAGTGAGTGGATTTGTCCTTCTACAGACAGAACCAATTCTTGAACCATTTTGGTACGAGTATCCAAAGTTTGATGAGACTCGATAGACAATACCAAAGGAGCAGGTTCTTTCAAACCTTGAGAAGCATAAGCTTTAGAAATATCACGATAAGCCGCTACTAAAGACTCATGGTCAATTGCGATACCTTGTTTTACGAATTGATTCAAAGTCAGGTTAACAGCTTCCAAAGAAGAAACCACTTCCAAAGCTTTGCCAATCAGAGCATCTTCAGCACCTTCTACATCAGTACTGGTTTCGTCAGATTTCTCTTCTTTACCATTTTGTACACCGCCATCAGCCGGTACGTTTTCAGGTTGTTCCTGTTCCATGTCTTCAGGTTCACCATAAGGAGTATTAGTAATGGTGTGTTCCTCATTACTAACCAAATCCAGTAAACTAGCCATGTTAACTATTTCCTTTCGTTTACTATTAATTAAGTGTTTCCATCAGTTTGGTATTGATGGCAGTGATACGAGCAATGACTTCCTTGTATCCTTCGTCTTGTCCAAAGAGATCAGCAAAAGATTCTTGAGACAAATGAATCGGCAAAGGTTCTTCTAAATTACCTTGCTTAAATGCCAATGCGATACGTTGATTGAACGTATTCAAAGTTTCATGAGTCAGTTTAATCCCTTCTTCCTTCATGGCTAAAACATGATCTTTAAAATTCTCTAGGGATTCAACCACGTCCAAAAGTGTTTTCACTGATTCTGCATTTTCTCGGTTCTCAGAAAGATCAGTATCGATCGTTTCTTTTACTTCAGTAGGCGTATTTTCTACAGAAGGATGTAACTGAGGTGTTTCTTCATAATCACACGACTCAGTAGAGAGGTTAGAGAGGTCTAATAGACTTTTCATTTCTTTTCTACCTTCTTAATAAAGAGTCTTGTTCCTAATAATATTACTTCTCCATCCACGATTATACCTCTTTACGAATAATCAAAGAGCCATACATGGCATTTAAGTAAGTGATCAACAGCCCTACTCCGCCTTTGACTAAGCATTGACGAATAAAGTTAATGGTGTTTTCTTCACCTGGTTGACCAAATACGTATTTAGAGAAATCTGTTGAAGAAATACCTTCATGAAAGAATTGTTCTTTCTTAGGAGATAAAGACCCGTCACCGACTTGTCTATTATACTTATCAGTAATATAGTCTTTCATGACTTCTAGATGATAAGCCAATGGGAACATAGGTTTGTCACCTGCATTAGCTTTAATCCCGACATCTAAGAGGATGTCTCGAATCATTCCCCAGACATGTTTGTTGGTGTAACCATCTTGATAAGCTTTTCTGAATAAAGAGTAGTAGTCTTTACCCATGTGGTTTAAAGCCAGATTAATAACAGAATCGAGATTTTTAAAAGCCGCCTCAGAACTGCCCTCAAACCATTCAGGATGATCTAGATACATACCGTAGACATAATCCACATCTTCAGAACCTACTGCCAATCCTACTGTGTGGGTAGGAGCGTTAGATACCGTATTCACGGTCCTAATACCAAAGTTGTCGACTTGCCAAACATCAGGTAAACCCAAACGTTTGAACGGAGAGTTATAAACAAAACCAAAGTGTTTAGAAGGAGTAGCCTTACAAATGCCATACTGGAGCTGAATATCAGCAGGGTGAGGTGTAGTATCGCCTTTGTAAGGAATATCAAGAACTGCTTCCGAATAAATATTCATCATCTTAATATTCCTTCCCTAATTAGTAACGAGAACCCAAAGCGCGTTCTTCGTATTTGTTGATTTCGTATTCCAATTTAGACATACGCTCAATAGATTTCTCTTTTTGTTTCTCTAGATAAGCATCCCCTTGACCACTGGAGAGTACAGAATTCATGTAATCCAATTCAATGCGAATAGACTCTAATTCTTCTTTAGAGAGTTTATAACGATAGTTTTGGTAGTCTACCCAAGCCATTTGGATATAGTAAAGCAAATTACCGGTAGTCGTAAACCGTTGCAATGCACCAGTAGGGTCTAATTTAGATGGTTGGAACATCTTCTTCTCGGAACCATCTTCAGATACGACAACTTCAGGAATACCACGGATTTGACGCTCTAGATTCTTAATATCGGCTTTACCAATCGAATCAATAGAACGATAGAAATCCATCATGTGCTGTTTAATGTATTCTTCTTGAGGACGAGAAATACTTTTGTTCATCGGAATATTTGCTACTTGTTGCAAATGATCAGCAATGAAATAACGAATATACTTAGGTACAAAACCTACTAAGAAGTCTACACTTTCACCTAAAGCCATAATCTGGGCTAAAGGATAGGTCACTGAATTACGGTCAGTTTTCTCAGGGAAGTATTTAGAAACCAATTTGATCAATTCATTGATAATGGTTTCACAATGCAACAGGATGTTACCCAGAGCTTCAAACAAACCTTGTTTTTCAGTGTGGTTGCCATAATGGCGACGAATGTTCGCCAAAACCATATTGTAAGTTTTGTTATTAGAGTAATCAATTTTGTTAGCATCTTCAATCGCAATAGACACAGCCGGAATGGCTGAGTCACGCAAGCGATTACGAGTATCTTCTAAGATATCGGAAATATCACTAGATTTAAAAAAGTTAGTAATACCATCAAAGATGGCAGAGAAGCTGAAACCTTCTCTTGAGAGTTCTTGATTCATGATTAACCTCTGATGGAATTAGATAATAGGTGCGGATCCTTGGGACATCAATTTAAAGACATCCATGTCAAAGTTAGGAGAATCGGATTTCTTCTTCAAGTATTGCATGGTGATTTCAGACACATCGTCCAAACCGTGGTTATACAAGAATACACGTTGATAATCTGGGTTATAAACAATCAAAGTCATGCAACCTGATTCAGACATGAATTTGTCACGAGCACGTTTGTTAGACAAACGAGAACCAATAGTGGCTTCAATACGCGCAGCAGTCATGTCAGAAATGATCCAAGTATTGGCTACTGTACCAACAGAGAATTCACCGGTTAACAAAGAAGAAATTTGATTGTTTTTATTCTTCTTATAAGTCTGTTCGTAATAACCTGTGGTATCTTCTACCAAATGACGACGGTGAGCTTCCACTAAGTCACGACAAGAAATCCAGTCCCATGCGGATTGAATTTGGTCACGATCCCAGAAGGCAATCCAACGTTCACGGAAAGAAGTCGGTTTCTTAGAGATACCTGCAATTGCTGCAATCGAAGTAGAACGAAGACCTACTAAAGTCGGTTTCAACAACATGGTGATATCGGCTTTAACATTGTCACGAGACAAAGAAACATTCAAGAGTTTACCGACTGCCAAGTTTTGCATGTCATTGATGTCTTTAGCATTAGACTGAGCATTGTTACCAACAAGTTCAGATTCTTTCTTCTCTTCTTCTTTTTCACTCAATCCTAAAACATCGTCTACATGTTTATCTAGATATTGTTTACCTTTATTAATCGCATAGCCAAGTGCTGCAGAACCAATTGTAGCGGCTACAGTAGCAGCTTCTGTACCATACTCTACTTCCAATTCAGCTTGTTGATAAGCATTATGTACAGTTTCTGTACCATACTCCAAAGCCAGAGCATCGTAATGCTCCAGAGAAGCAATCACATCACCCAAAGATTCTTGAGAAAGTGCATAAATACTATTGAATCGCTTAGGCAAATCAGGAATAAAGGCTTCTACAGACAACTTACGAGAAGCCAAAGTATTCTTATTAATCTCTTTAGCAAGCTGCGGTAAGTATGACTGATGGGAAACAATTAAACCATCTGCTGCAGCGCCTAATCCTTGTCCAAGGATATTAGAGGCATTATTATAAGCAGAGCGATTAGGTGAATATTTACCCACCATACGACCTACAGAGATGCCATTAATTGTGTTGTCAATAGACAATGCCAAAATGTAATAGGCAGCGTAGTTAGACATGGCAGTTTGTACCAGTGTCTGCATGTTCTGATCATTCAGAATCTCGCGCTCAATCGCAATGGTCGGGCGAAGTTGCAATTCTTGAGAATACTCGCTTAATGACTTAGCGGACATGTTATTCGCATCCGCCATCAAAAGGCGAGCAGCATTGCTCTTCATCACATCACCAATGTGTCGGACTGCGGTTAAGCCGGAATCGACTACATTAATCATTTTGTTTTCCTTTTTAATTTAAACGATAAAACTAATTTCAAAGAAAGTCTAATCATGGCCAAAAATAATGCAAAAATCGCCAGAAATAATGTAAAAATCGGAGATTCTACTTTCAGTATCAATGATATTTTAAAAGACAATTATTCAGGCCCAATTCGGGAGATGATAGACAATCTGACTAAAGTAAAGCATGGATTCACATTAAGCGAATCCATGACCAATACCTTTAAGGGACCGAACATCATCAGCAATACCCCGATGTTAAAACCCAATACCAATTTACCAGGATATGTCTTTACCGTCAGACCAGATTTAAACTTTTCTACGGCTAACCTTAGGATAGAACGAAAGATGTCACCTTTACTGACTGACAAAGCCAATTCCATCATGAGGGCCATTCGTTGTATTTTAGCACCTCAATGCATGATGCCTATGCACCAAGCAGGATTTCCTAATCGTGCAGGAAGAATGCCTTATCTAGAATGTCCTCTGGTTGATAAGAACTATCCTTTTATCGCCATTTCTGATAACAATGTTAAATCATTAACAGGGTGGCCTTCTGGGCAACTAGGTATTAGAAGCACACCTGCTGGGATTCTAAAAGAAGTCCATTTAATGGCAGATGGTCCTTCGACCTATAAAGGTGAATTTTCTCTTAACATGAGTTTAAACTCAATGAAAGGGAATCCATTAATGTATTTGTATTATTACTGGATTCTTTATATTGGTATGGTTTACACACAGAGCTATGGTTTGATGCCATGGCCTGAATATTTGTCAAACGGACGCATGGATTATACCACGCGTATCTATCGACTCATAATGGATGAAACGAAGACTTACGTCACTGAGGCCGCTATGACTGGATACGCCATCCCGAGAAGTATTGACATTGGTCCTTATTTCGATTACCAAGCCGATAACTATCGTCCTTATATTGAAAGAACCACCGAAGTTGAATTTGCTTGTTCAGGTGTAGAATACCTAGATGAAATCATTATTAAACAATTTAACCGCACTGTGGAAATCTTCCAACCTTTAATGGGTGATAAGTATCGTGCAAAACGATTGATAAAAGTCGATAAGAAATATCAAAAGATCATGAATAATAAAGTCTATCCTTGGATCAATCCTATCTCTCGTGAACTAGAATGGTGGTGTACACCAAGCAATTGGAAAGCATCTTCTAATCTCATCAAACTTGCCAATATTAGTGCAGCATATTAGGAATATTTAAAATGGCTGAAAATACAACTTCCTTAATCATTAAGAATATGGAAAAGTATGGTGGTAGTCCCGCCATGCTCATGCGTGACTCTTTACAAACCCTAAGAAATGTATTAGGGAATAACCATGGGATTATTTCAGCAGAAAACCCCGTGGCGTTATTATTAGAGATGTCCGCAACCCAAACGGCTGGTTCAATTGGTAAGAACTGGTTGTTAAACAGACGGCAGTATCCTGTTGCTGCTCGTACTCATGAAGACTTGTGGTATCACTTAAGTGACTTGGATTGGGTAGGAGTCTTTGCATTACCAAGTGATGCGACATTTGTTTTGGCATTTGACTATATCGAATTAGAACAAATGATGCGTCCTTTAGCGAATGATGACGATGGTAAATTACTGCGTATTCCTAAAGGCATGAGAATTACTGTAGGTAATGTAGACTTCATGTTAGATTATCCGATCAACATTCGTCAGTTACGACATGGTGGTTTCCGTGTCACTTACGATACGACTGAGAAATCTCCCATTCAACAACTAGAAAGTAATATTGTTGAACACTCTATAGTCAATATCTCTGGTGTGAAACACTTTGTAATTCGTGCTCGTTTTATTCAGGTAACTGAAACTATTGTGGAAGATTCAATAACGAATAATACGACCATTACCATTAAGAAGAACTTTGACGATCAATACTACTATGCTCGCGTCTTTACAGGAAATGATGAGTCAGGATGGAAGGAGTTATCCACTACTCATGCTCCTGACATCTACGATGTGAATAAACCTACTGCGGTACTGAAAGTAATCGAGAATACCAACGACAGTACCCTAACCGTTACGATTCCTAAACTCTATAATGCAACTTACACCTCTACTAATGGTTTAATCAGTAATACGCTAGGTAGTCGTATTCGTGTTGAGATCTATTCCACTTTGGGTGAGATCTCCATGAAACTGGATGAATATACACCAAGTCAATTTAGTTACGATTTCTTCCCACAAGGTGAAAGAAAACGAGACTATTCTAGTATTGGTAATTATTCTGCTGCTTTGAAATCGATTCGTAGCATGTCTATCTGGTCTGATACATTTGTCTCTCAAGGTCGAGACGCATTAACATTCGAAGAGTTAAGGGAACGAGTGATTAATAATACAGTTGGTCCTAATGAAGTTCCGGTATCGAATAACGCGATTGAAGATAAGATTCAAGACTATCGCTTTAATATCACTAAAGCAGTAGACTATGTGACTTCTCGTACTTATTGGGCAGTTAGAGACATGCCCAATCCTGAGTCTTCTAAATTGATTACACCTGCGGCTTCTTCCGTTGAAACTTTAAATACCTCGATTTCAGCATTAGTCGGTACAGGTACAGTAGTTGATAATGGTGCTCGAGTAACGATCATGCCTGAGTCTGTTTATACCATGAAAAATGGTAAACTCTCCATGTTACTCAAATCAGACATTGACCGTATTAAGGAGATGAACTCTGAGAACAAGGCAAAGGCAGTTAATGAAAATGAGATGTTCTTCTCTCCTTTCCATTATGTTGTTGACACCAATCATGACACTATCAGATTGCGTCCTTATTACTTAGACAAACCTGTTGCTAAGACTAAGTCCTTTGTTACAGCAAACAATAAGATTGATATTGCTCTAGGGATTGATACTTACGCGATCGAGAGATCGCCTAATGGTTATCGCTTAATCGTTACGATGCAGAGCAACGATGTCTATCGTAAGCTACGAGATGATGATTACTGGGCACAACTGTTGATCCATCCTTACAAAGATAAAGGTTATGTTTATCTAGCAGGTAAGTTCATCGGAAGGACACCTGATGAAGAACCGATGTTCCAGTTCGACTTAGATACTAAATTCGACTTAGACGAAAACCATAACTTGATTGTGAAGAATATGTCTTTACAAGGTTTTGGTGAATTGGATACCCCAATTCCATTGGAAGCTAAGTGGGAATTGATCTTTGGTTTCTACGGTAAAATGGATAACTGGTCTCGTATTAAGTTGGATGATATTGTGGGTTTACACTTAGTGAATCCAGATGCGAAATCTTGTCTGATGGAATCTTTAGATGTTCGCTTAGGTCATCATTTGGAATATTTGTGGACTCGTGCGCGTACTCACGCAACTGAATTGTCTTATAAGCGATACGATAAAAACATTCCTCTGACGTATAAAGAAGACATTTACGATAAAGACGAATCTACTGGTTCGATTGTTAATATTGTCAATGGTGAAGTCCAATACAATCTGCGCCATCGTAAAGGTGATCAAGTAGTTGATAAAAGTGGTCAACCGGTATGGTTACATCGTGAAGGCGATGTCATGCTAGATGAGAATGGTCGCCCTATTATCAAAGAACCTCGTAAAGTTAGTCGTCGTTTAGAATTGATGTTGGTGGATGCGACCTATCTCTTTGCTACTGATGAGATTGCTAAATCTTATCGAGAGGAGATTGTGGAAACCTTCTTAGACTGGATTATCGATGATTTACGTCCAATTAACGATAAGACTCTAGAACAAACCCGTATTCTTTATTACCCCTCTTCTACCATGGGTGAATTTAAAGTAATGTATAATGAAGGTATTGAGACCTATATCAATGCTGCTCAATCCCTACAGATATCTTTAACAGTCAATAAACAAGTCTATATTGACTACGACATCCAAGAGAAGATTAAGAATGCTTCAGTTAGGGTCATCTACGAAGAATTGAAGAAAAATACGGTTTCTATTTCTTCTATTATAGCCGCTTTAGTAAAAGAACATGGTAAAGATGTATTAGGTATTAAAGTACGTAACTTAGGAAATAATGATGACATTGTTTCCTTTACCGTTTTAGATGAAGGTAAGCGGGCTACTTTACGTAAGAAATTAATTGTACAAAGTGACGATACTTTAGCGGTATCTGAAGACGTTACATTTAACTTCATCTTACACGAATCTGAATCTACTTCAGCCTAAACATAGTTCATTACTCTCTCCTCCCTTTACAGGAGGAGAGAGTAATTTCACTTATGCTTTAATAGCCATGACCGGTTGAGAAAAGATTTGCACTGCTTTGAATGCGTTATCTACAATGAGTTGTGCTTTATCGTATACAACATCTGGGAATTCTTCAGAATGTTTAATCCAAGAAAGTACCACGTCACCAAGAGTATTGAAGGTTAACTGATAACCAGCCATAACTCCTAAGAAATAATTGCGTTTAGCTACGTAAACGGTAACATCTTTCAGAAGAGTCAAAGTTAGACAATCAATGAGTTTCTGCATGTTGTTGTAAAGATTAGTAATGATTGCTTCTTCCTTATTGTTCAAGATATCTTTACGAGTGCGGATATAATTATCCAATGATGGCAAGAGATCATCACAATAGAAGTTGATGTAGTTACCAATACGAGTAAACTGGCGATGCAAGAAATGTGTATTGTTAATCAGGCATTCTGAAATATCAGAAGTAGAAGAATTCAACACATCCACGAATGGATTATAATCCTTTGGTTCTGTATCTTGATAGGCAGATGCAATATTGAATACTTCGACATCACTATTCGTATTGATATAATCCTCTAAAGCGGTCTTACCATTATAGGTAGTCTCTTCAGGTGCTTCTTCACCAGCCAGTAATGCATTAGCCGTATCGGTAATCCATTGGTTGATTTCATCTAACTGATGACAAACACGATGTTGCGCTTTTTGCTCATGAGTTTCCGTGATATTATACACACGACGATCTGTTACGTAGTCAGCCAATACTTTACCAATGTTAACGAATTCACTTAACTCTTCACCAAATAAGCGTGTTTGCGTTGTAGGGGAAAGATAGTCTTTAAACCAAGCTAAGAGTGCCTGATCATCAGTAACTGTGTTATAAACGCCTTCTAGGGTACCTATCTGCGATTCTATTGCTTGTTTCACATTCGCGTCAGTTGAACCTACTAAAGAAAGATCAGATTTGGCTCTTTCAATACTTTCTTGAATAGTTTGTGCAAAATCAACAATCGCTTCTTTAACAGAGTGAATCGCTTGGTCACGACGATAACCACCGTCACCGACTTGAGCAATCATTTCATTAACGTATATCGCTACATCTTCTAAAGGAGCATTAGGTTTGCCAGCAAATAAAGACTGAGCAGAAACCAAACGACTACGACCACGAGTCGCAGCCATCAGTACTTCATTCATGCTGATTTCATTACGTACCGCAACTTCGGTTTCTACGACTTGTACGGAAGAAGGTACAGTCGTGTACATGTTCGCTGACTCTAAAGAAATTTTAGGTGCAATTTCCACCAGAGAGCGATGAGTCTCTGTAGATACTTTACCAGTTTGCTGAATGTGTTTATAAATCTGTTTTAAAGACTCTTGGGCAGTTTCTAATGCTTCCAAATTGTCTTCTACTGCTTCGGTTTCTTTTAAGACTTTATAGTCTTTATTGATGGCTTCCTGAGGAACATTTAAGATGTCCTCAATCTCGATAGTAGGTGTCGCTCGTTCATCAACGACATTAGTGGGTGTTTCTACTGATGCGCATTCAGTAGTTTCTTCATCCCATCCGTATTTAGACATGTCTAAATTCCTTTCTTAAATTTAAGAATATAATGAAATATAGCTATGGATTTCACTCATAGTCTTATGAAATATTTGTATTGTTTATCAATTAGAAAGCGTCTCTATGAAATTATCTGAACTACTCCATCAGAAAGACGATCCCTGTAGTTATGTTAATGGTGAGCATTTTATTCCTGTTCACATTGGTCTACCTGCAGAAGATCAGAAAAAGCTAGACGAATTACGTATTAACTATTTGTCTGAAAAAACAGGGAAAGACCCAAAGGAAATAAACTTAAAAGAATTAGGTTTAAAATAAAAAAATACTCCTCTCCTCTCCTTTTTACGGGAGAGGAGAGTGTAGTATTTAATCCGCATCTTGAGTATGGGTTTGCTCTTTAGCAGAGGTATCTTTAGCTTTATCTTCACCCAAAGCTAAGTTGTAAGCAATACGAGCAATTTCCTTTACGCCACGCCCAGTAGCCTTGGCTAAATCAACCATGCCTTCAGCAAGATCATGAACAGCTTGATTGCGATTCTCGCGTTTACGTTCTGACTCTGCTTCTTGTTTAGCTAATTTCTCATCCATTTCACGATTAAGTTCTTCACGAGTCTTTTTATCTACCGTCATGGTAACCGATGCATTTCGAGCTTCTTTCTCAATCGCATCTTTTACATCACTCATGTAGCCTAGACCCCATTCCTGAGAAACTTCTTTCTTAGTAGAATCTAGATCCAGTAAAGACATGATTTATACCTCGTTAGATGCTTCAGCAGTATATTTTTCTTGAAGAGCTTCACAAGTCTTCAAGATAGCTTCACGATTCTGAGCAAAAATACTTTTCTCTTCATCAGTAAACTGTTCAGACAGATTAGTTAGGACATCTGATACTGAACCACTTACATTGCGAATAGAGAAAGGCTGTGTGCGTAAGGTATACAAGCCTACAAAAGTGTGTTGGAATACAGAAAGTGCTGTACGTACGTTAAATACAACAGAACTGTTGATTTCTGAGATATCTCCAGAGTACAAGTCTTTTACTTTTTGTTCAAAAACATCTTGAGCATTCAAGCCTTCAGTATTCTCAACACGATTGGCAGCAATAACGCCGTAGAACAAACCTACTGCAAAAGCAAAGCCTTGTGAACGACCTTCACCAGGAAAATGTTCCTGAGCAAGATTTCGATAAACAACCATATCTGACATGTTTAATTTCCTTTTCTATAAATTACAAATTTCTCAAATCATAGGCATGAACAAATAAGTCATTATTACCTAATGATTCTAATTGACGATAGAATTCTGATTGTACATTAATACGACGACGAGAAGGGATAATGAAATCCATGACATAACCAAATACTGATTTATAATCATTATAGGTTTTCAGGATGTTATCAATCCGTTTAATGTCCAAACGAATACGATCCCCTATTGCTCGATCAATCTTCTTGTCTTTTAACATAGAAATCAAATCTTCACGAATCCGTTTATAACGATTGACTTCAGTATCGTAAGTACCATCGGATACATTAGAGATACCTAAAGTATTCAGTACAATGATAAAACCAATACCACCTAAGATTGAACAAAGTATTTCACCGGCAATCACAGAAGGTAATACATACATTGCTCCAAATGCTGCTAATAAGATTTCAATAAAAATAAATCCTGTTAGCGTCGATTTAGAACGAGCACCTACGTAAGTATAGACTTTATCTAACATACTGACGACATGAGCACCACCACCGAAACGGGCTGCAAACTTATCGGCTAAGTATTCAGAGTTGATGTAATCGTATTCATTGTGTTTGGCAATAGACTTAGAATCACGAACATGATTACTCACTATAGCCGTAACAATAGTTTCTTTCTTCTTATCCGCTAGTTCTTTCACATCTACTTTAGTTAAAGTAGTCGGTTCATCATTCCATTTTTCTAACACATAAACTAATTCTTCAGTCGTGTTAGTTTTCATGATTCTGTTTGCCATACCTAACATCGGTATGACCGTGGTGAAAGTATAGACAGAAGCCACGAAGAAGGTGAACATGTGTCCGACTTCGTGTAATACAGCAGCAGCTAAGTTTTCATTCGTCATGCCTAAGTCACGATGGTAAATAAACATAGGCGAAATAAAAAGCTTCACTGGAATCTTAGAGAAGTCTCCAGAGACACGATAGTTTTTCAAATCTACCATGGCTTTCAATTTACCACTGGCAGTACGAAAGTCTCCATTGTCGTAATATTTACGTACTTCTGGACGAGCGAGGATGTTGTTTTTATTGATATCGGGAGGAATCGTAGCAAACTGATCATACTCATCGCTCAATACAGCATTGATGCCTGTATGTTTTCGAATGATCTTGTTAAACCCTTCGGCAACTCGTGGTTCGCGATAGATATCGTTGGGTTTCACATATTCTCGAATCCACTCGAAATGAGCAATCAATTCAGGAAAGAAGTCAGAATCAATCTTCGTCCAATTCAACTCATTACCCATAACTTCATGAGAGACTTCAGGTATATCTGGCGTCCCTAATTGGTTTAATTCATGTAGTCTCATTTTCAATTATTCTTTATACAAATTGGCTTTAAAATAATTATGTCAAAGACAAAAGGATATGAAAATTTATCTTTAAACATAAATGGCTTAATCTCATAGAGTAAGGATTGAACTCATGGCAGAACTAAAAGGAACACAATGTCGTAATGTTGTGTATTGTAAAAATCCTAAACATTTAGATTACGACTTACACTTAGTAAAAGTAACCGATTACTATACTGATGGTACAAAAGAACCTAAGGTAAAACTAGTGAAAGATTTTAATAAGACATTCTGGGTAGCAAATAGAAAGAATCGACATTATAAACAAAAGAAAGAAAGATTTCCTTTAACAGAATGCGACGAGATCAAAGCACCTCGTCGTAGAATGGCTGAAGAAGCTGCAAGAGCATTAGACATCAAGTTCTTACCACCTAATCCTAATGAGATCTTAAAAGATCCTTATGTTTTTGGTACGGACTTAACCTCTTCTGCAGAATTAAAGTTTAAATATAATCAATCCAAGTATGCTCGTGAAACAGAAGAATTGGCCGATGTGGCTGCCTTTGACGTAGAGACCAATATCCGAGATAAGAAAAGATGGCAATGGATTGAAATGGCTACATTGTCTTTTAAAGATGTGGTCATTACGGTTGTGGATAAGTACTTTATTCAAGAGAAGTATCCGAATAAGACGAAAGAGCAAATCTTAGAAGATCTTTATAAGTACGATAACATCTATCTTAAAGAGATCAACGAAGAGAGAAAGATTAAACAAGAGTTCTATGTCGTAGATTCTGAAATTGAAGTATTGACGACTTTATTTAAAAGAGCACATGAATTGAAACCTGATTTCATTTCTGCTTGGAATATGGACTTTGATATCTCTCGTTTGATTGAAGCTTGTTCTCGTGCTAATATGGATCCTGCTGACTTATTATCCGATCCTTCAGTGCCTCGTGATTTTAGATTCTTTAGATATAATCCTGGTCGAGAATCAGGTATGTCTCAGAAAGGGGTTTGGAAGACTTTTGCGAACTACGAGAAATGGCCTCAAGTCTTTTGTCCAAGTTCTTTTGTCTTTGCAGACTCCATGTGTTTCTACTATGGTTCTCGTAAACACAAAGGTAAATTACCTAAGTACTCTTTAGATTATATTTTGTCTCGTGAATTTCCTGATGAGATTAAACCAGGGATGAGTGAGAAAGATATTGAGAAAAGAAAAAAGAACAGTCGGATTCGTAAGTTGAAATTTGAAGAATCGAATCACTTAGCGGGTACTCCAGATTGGCATATCTTCATGCAATCTAAGTATCCTTACGAATATGTCATCTATAACAAGTTCGACTGTGTGGCTTTAGAGTATCTAGATGAGCAAACTTTGGATCTTTGCCATACCTTAGTTTCTTCATGCGAATACAGTGATTATAAGGATTTTGAATCTGAACCTAAACGTTTGGCTAACCACATGCACTGGTTTAATCTAGGACATGGCTATGCTTACGGAACAGGCGGTCAGAACTGTGTGATTCCTCTAGACAGTAAACTGATTGGACGTGACGATTGGATTATTACATTACGAGCAGATTTGTTGGTAGAATCTGGGATGAATAATTTAATTGATGCACCATTATTACACACGAATGTTCATCAGGATAGTGGGGACATTGACGTGACGTCTTCTTATCCTTATTCGAATCTGACAATGAATACTTCTGTTGAAACGATGACAAAAGAATTGATCAGTATTGAAGAAGTCGACGAGATAGACAGAAGACAAGCAGGTATTAACTTCAGTGGTGGATTTATTAACTCTGTAGAGAATGCTTGTAAACTCTTTCACGCAAGTAATATGTCTGATGTCTTAAAAGCTTATCGAACACAGAGACAAAACTAAAAAAAATAGTCTAGGGAGTAATCTCTAGACTATTTACCTATTATGCTGTATTAAAACAAAAAAAAGAAAGAACGACCCAAGGGAGAAAAGTCGTTCTTTCAAAAAGGGCAGGTATAAAAGGGGAAAATACCTGCCGGTCCTATCTCGGTGTAATTACACCGAGGTCACCACACCCAGTTTATGATTCTAATTTAAGAAAGTAACACGTTGGCTACTTTCTCAAGACTATCCGAAGTCGAAGCTTCGGCATCAATGATGACTGGTTGTTCACCAATTACATCATTTGGATGAGCCAGAATGACATCATTGTTGTCAATAATGTTGCGTTCCGTTTCTTCACGAGCTTTGCGCCTGGCAATTGATTCATTTAGCGCATTTCCGAACGCAGCTGCGGCTGCCAACACTACACCACCAACTACCATAGTTGCTAAGAAACCACCAGGACTGGTCACGAAATCGTGAATGTCACGGGTGGTGATACGTTTGATGCTTTTAACGTTGAATTTCATTTTTGTTTCCTTTTTACAAAAGTTAATTAGAATACGAAGTATGCTACGACAGCAGCAACTTCTACTACGACAGCTATTACACATGCTGCCTTGATAAACAGGTTTTTACGAGCTGCTTTTTTATCAGCAGCTTCGATAGCTTGTACATCAAATTTGTTCAGAGTAGGGAGCAGAGCTTCCATTTCTTCTGGGCTGATAGTACGTTCAGTTACGATGATATCGTTATTCATGATGGACGATCCTTATACAAAAGATTGAAATTGGTTAAATAGTTTAAGGTAGGGAATGATTTCTCTACCTATTTCACCTTAATAGTATATATCTGAGATTTTCTAGAATATAAAAAATAAACAACCTATATTTAATATATGAAGAGTTTTCTGTAAAAAGAGAGACAATGCTGTGAACATCGTCTCTCTGTGACATACGTACTGAAGCTCTTGTAAACGATAATATTCCATTATCGTTACGCCTTTGTTCTAATATAATAAAGAAGACTACTCCCTACTCCCGTAAAAAGGAGTAGGGAGTTTTCTTTTCTGTTTACTACGATATGAGGAATTCTTACTAAAAAAGAAAGAGTGGTAATGTTACCGCATTACCACTCTATTAGTCTATTTAATAATTGTTATCCAACCAATCATCAAATAGATCGTTAGTTCTGCTTGTTAACTCACGAAGAAGTAATTCTTCCTCTTTCGTCAAAACAAAACCGTTCATCTGCTTCCATTGAAGCATCTGTAGACGATATTGATCCATTTTATTGGAATACCTTTTTGTCTAATATAATAAATGAGCACTCTTATAGCGTTCTTTATAATACTATATGTTTAAATTATATTAGATTTAAAGGTAAAAAAGAAAACTACTCTCTACTCCCGTAAAAAGGAGTAGAGAGTAATATTCTTTTCTATGTCTATACTTCTAAAACGATATGGGAATCAAAATCTATTACTGGTAATAGTTTACCTTTAAAGATTCTATTCTTCTTGTCCAAGTGATACTTCGTGTGTGCTGTAATATCATCACAAACGAAATATACAAAGTCATGTAAAGCACCTTCATTAGGGAGCTTACGTAAACGACCTTGTACTTGAATATTGGTTTGTTCCGATCCGATTGCTACCGTCATGAATACTGCGGCTAATTTAGGAATGTCTAATCCTGTACCTGATGACTGATGTGTGGATACACAAATCGTCGAATTAAAAGCATTAGAATCTGGATCATCTTCTACAAAGGAATTGACTTCTAAATCAGGATAACATCCTTTTAAGTAAGCTGCTAATTCACGAGCCATTTTAATAGAGGCTACGACAATCAAACACTTGTATTCTGGATCTACAGGTAATCGAGATAAGAAGCGATTAAATACCAGATTATCAATCATGCCAAAATACTGCTTGGTTAAACCTTTTCTCTTTAAGATGGATTTCTCAAAATTGATGTGGTTATAACCTCTAAAACCTTCTGAACGAATCATGTAGGGTTTATTGAACTTAAAGTGAAAAGCAGTAGGTTGTACATGAGGAGTAACATTCTTTTGCTGATATCGATTAATGACTGGATAAGCATAAGCTGCCATTTTATTCACAAAAGCATCAGAAGACTTAATCGTACCCGTAGCACCTACCATTTTGTTTACACCTAGGTAGGATACTAATTTACATTGGAAGTGAGAGTCTTGGTGTACTTCATCGACGAATACAGTATCTACACCTAATATCTTGCCTAATTCCATAGGTGTGGCATTAAAACCCATATCCTTAAATTCTTCTTCAGAATACTGTTCGTAATACTTAAAGTAGAATTGTAAAGTCTTATTAGAGATTAAGATGACTTTGTAACGTAATTCGTTATTCAAAGCGAGATTAATAATCGACTTCAATTCTTTGTTACCCGATACTGTACAGATTTCATGCGGTTCTACTTTCGTAGACTTAGCAAACTCTTTAATCCATCCCGAGATAGAATCCTCAGTTTGTTCACCATGATACCCTGGACGCATGATACAAACCATTCTCTGCTTGAGTTTTTGACAGATCATTATCGCCGACAACGATTTTCCGGCACCTACATTAAGGGTCATTAGATAACAACCATTATGGGTTTTCGTGATAAAATCAATCAAATCTTGCTGTTCTCCACGAGGCTTAATAAAATCTTTCACCTCAGGATACATGTTCTCGACTAGCTGAATATCTAAAGACTTCTCTTCGATGATAAAATCTTTACCTTCTACTTTTCTTGCTAGATTCAAATAAGCAATGAAATCTGGTAACATGGTTCTCATTGCTCTGATTTGACTTCTATCTTGATTAAAGAAGACATAAGCTGCTACTGCTGTGGTCACCTTAGTCTTTCTTCGCTTATCCCAATAGTGATTCACTCTGATGAAGTTTTTACACCAAGGACGAACCAGTTCTATATCTTGTTGATTTCTAGGATAAATAATAAACTGTAAGGGATAAGCTTCTATTCTCATGGGTTCCATTAATTATCCTTTCTTAGAATTGAAACTTAATATTTTTCTGGATGTAAATAACGATCTTTAAAGAAATAGAATCGAGAATCAACATAGTGATTACCTTTCTCGAAATCTTCCTCTAAATATTTCAGGATCTTTTCTTGATATTCTACTGTAAAACCACCTTTGACTTCTCCGTTTAGAACATGGACAAGTTCTGATCTTAAGAATAACATGTCGTCAGAATCATCCAAAATAAAGAAACGAGTATCGGTATCATCAGGTTGATTTACTAACCAATCTAAAATTTCCCATGCTCTAAAATGGAGTTGTTTTTCTTTCTCCATTCTTTCGTATTCTTTTAGGTAATGGGATCCGTCTTTAGGTCGATATCTAGGTTCGGTAAAGGACTCTAGATATCTCATGTATTTGAAATAATCTTGGTAAATAGGCTGTACATGGTTCTTAGTTTTCCAACGTTCGTGTAATTCTAATTCGTATCCAGATTGCTTAAAGAGATCTTCAAATTCTGATTTTGTTTTATTTCCTCTCCAGCTACTAGAGATTACAATTTTCACTTCAGGATGTTTTTCTTGAATCTCTTTTAAGAGTAAGAGGCAATTAGGATCAACTCTCCAATTATAATTCCAATTTCTTCTTATACAATATCGACGATAAGCATCGTGTTGTAATACACCATCAATGTCTAAAAAGATAATGGTTTCTTGTTTTCTTTCCATAATAGTATTCCTTTAAAAATAGATAATAAAAAATAAAGAGACTCCTGATTAGGAGTCTCTCTACTTTATTTAGACATTATACCTTTCGGTATTGTAGATCCATAAGATCTGGTACAAACAATTCATCCATAGGAGAATCCGTTCTATTGGTATAATAAAACGCATCAGTAGATGAAAGGATTTGTGCTTGTTTTTCATACAGTAGTGCTGCTGACAAAGAACGTCCGATCAACAAGTGATCCATGGTACCTACCGCATGGTTTGTATGGGGTTTAGGTAATGAGTAATCCTTACGAGAAGGATCCGTACACATCATGGTATATGCGACAATCTGTAGAATAGATAGATTAATCTCTAGTTTCGTATTGATTACATCAACCAACTCCATTAAGAAGGATTCTGGCGTCACTTCTGTATTACGTCTCTTGATGTCTTTTACAGAAGATTTCAGAATCTTCTCAATACCACGAGAATACGCAAACATGTCAAATTGTTTAGGTGTGATTTCGATTATGGATTTTTCCGGATCGTACTGAGTGATGTCAATCTCAATATTACCATCATTATCCACAGACCAACCTAATGTCTTCATGTGTTTCAACATATCAGCCGATAAGTATCCTTCGTCACGTATCGAGACTACATCGAGTACTTCTTCAACAACATTATCTTTCTTATCGATGATTCTCAATAAGATACGATTGACATGAGAAGTACGACGAGGAGAAAGTATATTGGTATCTTCTACTTCACGAATATCAGATAAACCTTCAAAAACAACTTCAGGTAATACCAAATGAATGGATTTATATTTACCCAAGATATCTGGTTTAATTCCGATACCTAATCCATCTTGAATCGCTCGCAAGTAATTCAACGCATTGTCATGCAATTGAACTACCGATGCAGTAGCTGAAGAGATGTGGTGTTTTGTAGACAATACCATTTGGGTAATGATTTGGGTAAAGGCAATAACACAATAATGTCCTAGATTACGATATCGGGCAATATTACGAGAAGCTTCACCAAAACAAGTCGAACATACACCATTTGGATCTTTATGTTGACAACCTAATACCGTACGAACTTTAATACGCTTACCAATCAGGTGAGTATCGCTTCTACGTACAGGACGATACTTACCTGTTTCTTCATCTAGGTAGTTCATGCCTTCTAACAAACGTAAGTCAGACATGACTGAACCTTGTCGTTCACCACGTACTTGGATTTCTAAATGATGTTTAGATCCACAATCGCCATGATGTAGTCGAGATAACTCCATGCCGACTAATTGCACGCGGCGAGATAAGTACTCAGTAAACTTTAAAGGACCAGATTGGTTATTCAGTGCCAATGCAGCCGTACGTGATTCAATCAATACATGATAAATGTCTTTCAATCCATGTAAAAATCCTGTATCGATTGGATGTTTGAAAATGGATGAGTCCATATCGGTTAGAGAACCACGTGGACCCATACATTGATATAACTGCTGAGCTTTAATCGAACCTGAACGTAATAGAATAGAAATATTGTTCTGACGGAATCTGTCTTGATCCAATACTTTCTTCTTACGCGAGTAAATACCAGGCACATAACCTGGATCAATTACCGTTTCATGATTGACTGGATATTTCTTTTCAATATCGAGTATCTCTTTATCTAACATGATGTCGAGAATATCTTCAATATTCAAAGTCGCATGATTTGTTGCACCACAAGTCATGACGTCGTTAAAGATGGCATTATTGATATCCATGAAAGTTTGCCACAGTACATCCTGCATGTGGTTAATGGTCTGTGAATCATTATTACGATAATACACATCCCAAATATCTGTCATGATACTACTATTCAGGTTTAGAATTGTACTCGGTTTAAAATCCGTATCCTCTTTCATGAATGTAGAGATGTGATGTCGAGCATACAAACCTACATTAGGAAACTTCTTATTTAATTCCCAGGCATATCGAGACATAGCTAATTGCATACCAGTAGATTGAATTACCATACCGTCATCGAAGACTAATTCGAATTTTCCACGAAAGTTCTTCAATACATCTACTGGGGATGCATTAAGTATTGCACGAGCTGAATATCTTTCCATGATGTTTTCATCTCTTTCTTTTAGTCTTCATCTGTATTAGTGATGTCCAAGTCAGATTCTGTCTCATCTTCACCATCAGGCTCTGAATCATCGATATCGTCATCTTCACTCTCTTGAGCATCTATTTCTTCTAAGATCATTTCACTTCTGGTCTTACGTTTTTCTTTGGGTTCATCATCGTCTTCCTCATTCTCAATCGTCATTACCGGTTTACCCGTGATTGGGTCTAATTGAGATGGAGTTTTTTGAGATGGGTCAAATTCCTTATAAGCCAGTCGATAACCATTACATTGGAAAATATGTTTCACAATGCTGAGTGATCGGTTATTACCCAATGGAAATTTATCACGATCAATTACTGATTCAATATTGGTAGGTTGGTCTGCTGAATAAATATTTTCCAATATCGCTTCAATCGCAGGAGGATTATTAGAACGATCATGGATTTCAGCGACTACACCAGAAGGCGCACCAGCTACCAAACAACGAATCTCAGATTCAGCAGGGAATCGAGTAGCTTGGCTACGCGCACCATGCGATCTTGCTTTGTCTTTAGACGTAATTGGAGCAATAATACCATTAGGTTGTGTTGCTGCTGTAGATACGGCTGCAGCTTCATCACCAATCTTCTCTAGGAAGATATAGTAATTCGGACCAATACGATGTTCCAGCGTTGTTTCTTCTTCCTTACCAGTATACGGATTATAGAACCTCAGTTTACGTGGAGGAGATAGAAATCCTTCTTTGATTAAAGTATCGAACATCTCCATGTAAGGCACCGGATTAGATGTAGGACGATACAGGTAGAATTTCTCTTTCAGAATGTGATAAAGATCTAAGATTTTTGCTCTATCATCTAAACCACGGTACCATTCGTATTGATCAACCACAGTAATCTCTAGAAATCTTTCAATCCGATTAAAGCAGCTTTGTAATACTTCTTTAGGTAAGTTAATAACAGAATCTTTTAAGTTAGGAGAATGCTCATTCAATCCGGTTACATCCACTAACCAATCACGCAATTCTACCATAGCAGTCTTTAACGATTGCTCGTACAAACGACCATAGTTCATGCGGTTAGTCGTAGTCTCAGGAGAGATCACAATTTGTGCTCTTCTACCTGTTACTGGATCGTATGGCATTTCTTCTGGAGGGACGAGTCTTGCGACTACGCCTTTGCCACCATGTCAAATATCTTCAATACAATTCGTTAGATTGTATCCTGTTAATTTAATAACAGCTCTATCTTTCGATAGACGTTGAGACTATATCATCACCTTCAGCATTACCTGGTCAGTACCTACTACTCATTGTAGTCGATATCCCGTATGTCTACGAGCGTGTCTCCTTTTTCCATTTAAGGCAGTTAAGCCACTCACTTGAGCCGTACGCTATACCTAGCTAGTCGTTGAACGTTCATCCCAATAGGACGCTTCGCTGCTGGTTTTCCAATCCTTTATATTTTCACTATACTACGTCTATTACTAGCGTAGGGAGTAATAAAGGCTCTAAGGACCTTCCAGCATTTAAGGAGATTATTTGTTCCGAGTATTTCTACTTCGGTGACACACATTAACCATTTGTTATTAAGTTTTAGAAAAACCTAATAGATTCAATGGCTTAAACTCATGTCGGTAGTTTTGTAGCCTACACCTAGCTCTTTTTCGTATTCTGTCTTAACAATAACGACAATATCGTCTAACTTACGATTGAAATTACCTACTTTTTGAATTGGTACATTCTTGCCTTTTGCATCTGGAAAAGGTTCATTACAGATTGCCATGCAGTGTCTGATTAACTGATCAAACTCGTCTGTAAATTCTGCATTACCATGATTATCTGCCTGAATCTTTTTATACTGAAGCAAGATTCTTTCGCACCATTCTTTATACGCATCGGCGTACTTATTCAATTGTGCTAATACTTTATCAGATACAGCAGATGTGGTTTTATTTTGCTTATAGACAATAATGTCAATCACACGAGCACCTACACCATTACCATCTAATCCTGTATCGGTAATCAGATTAAACTTACGAGTGGTTTTCTTAGTAAAGGAAATCGGAATTAAATCAGGACGATATTCTCGTTTTGCCATGATGATGCCTTCGTAGGCTTCACCTGTGGGTCGACAATATTCGCCAATATCCGGAATGACTTTATAATTGTCATCATCTCCGTATAGGTTTAGAGGAAATTCCTTTTCTCCTAATTCCATAGTACGGGTAACATAGACTTTGGTTTTGACTTGACTGACTACATCTTTAGATACCAGAATAGAGTCTTCAATTGTACCTTCTAAAGAAGAATACAAGGTATTCAATTCTCGCCCAGGACAATAGTTACCATCTTCTCGTTTTGCTGGAGAATCGTATAATATTGTTCCTTTAGGAATAGAAGCTCCTACTCGAATATTTGCTGTCGCTGATGTTGGTTTATAAGGAAAGCCAAACTTCGTGTGATTACTACATACTCTTTCGATATTGATAATACCATAAAGAGGCTTAGTAGAATCTTCGTCAAAAGTTTGATAAATGACAATACGCTGTGGAGAGAATTGGATTCCGTTAAAAGATGAAGGAGTATAACGATCCACAATAGATACAATATTGTGAATGTTGTGCTCGGTTTTTATAGAATAGGTATACTTGCCGATCTCCTGTGCAAATCCAGTTTGTATGGAATCAGGTTCACAGCCATTTATGACGTAATGTTGTGAGAATGCTGATGCTTGCATTTGCGCTCGAGAAGCAGATACAGTATCAGCAAATGAATTAAATGCAGTCATTCCTCGTAATTCCATTACGTTCTGGTTTAATTCATAACTCATTTTCCGAAAATTCCTTTTTAGTTAGATTGGAATAAAATGTGTAAATTTACTTAATTGCTATATAGCAATATAATGATATATGTTTGAAAGGTTTTTCAAGATGTCCTTGCTGAACGATACTTTCGATGACTCTGGATATGGTCACGAAGATTTTAAAATAGTGATTGAAGATCACTTGCCTATTCTTTCTCGTGCTGATAACATTGATAAAATCATCAATGTAGCTCCTAACGATGCGGTTCGTTGGGAGTATGACTTCTCAGGTTTGTTACGCTTCTTAGGCGTTCAACCACAATATCACTGGGCGACTATGCGTGTCAATGGACTACATGGTGCCGACGAATATCGATCAGATTTAATTCAAATCAAAATCCCTTCCAAAGAAATGATCGATAGACTCTATAACTACTATAATACAGTAATACGTAAAAGCGCTGGCTAATCGTATTCCTAATATAGTTCATTACTAAAAATAATAAATAGTCTAATCAAAACATTAGATTACTCTCCTCTACCTATTGAGGGTAGAGGAGAGTAGTCATTTCTGTTTTATCGTTTCGCTACGCCAAAGAACTGACCTACGTTCTGTTGGGCTTGCTGAGCGAACTGATTATTAGCATACATACCCATTGGGTTTTGTCCACCAAACGGTAATATAGGTGCTTGTTGGAATCCCATCGGATTAGTAAACTGATTTACTGCAAACTGAGAGACTTGGCCTGGGTATTGTGCAAACTGCATACGAGGATCGTATTGAGACAGTTGTGGTTGCAAGTGAGCCGGTATAGCTTGTTGCTGATAAGCTTGTTGGAAAACAGGTTGCTGAGGCAAGAACTGATTACCTTGAGGAGCTACTGGCTGTACTTGCTGAACAGGTTGCTGGTATACCGGTTGTTGATATACGGGCTGTTGTGGCAAGAACTGATTAACACGTTGCTGCACAGGTTGAGCCGGAGCAGTTTGTACAGGTTGTTGTACTGGTTGTGGAATAGGTTGTTGATACACAGCTTGCTGTACTTGTGGTGCTTGTGCTTGCACTGGTTGTACAGGTTGTTGCGTAGCCGCATTACCATTACTTGGTGATGATACCGTATCCCATTTCTTCACTTCTTGCTGTACAGGAATAGAACGAGTCGTTTCTTCCACTGATACATTACCTTCATTGCCTTCTTGCAGAGGAATCATCACATATTCAGATTTCCATTTGGATACCGAGAACTCATCTTCAATCCAGTCAATTTTAGCAGTAGTTTGCAAAAGTTCTTCTTCTGCAACCGCTGCTGGCACGATAGGATATCGACCTGAGAAGAATGCTTTAGCAATCTTATTGGTGTGTTCTGGCAAGGTTTTCAAGGCTCGAATGAATGCTTCAATATAGGGCGCGTCTGTTGCGTCAGAAACGCCGTAGAACGCACCTTTCTCAATATCCGGCATGAAGACCTGACAAACAGTTTTGAGCGTCTTTAAATCTGCTTTACGGACAGATACGCCAAATACTTTCGGTTTATAGTCTTTAGACTTCTCAGTCAACTCGATGGTCTTATCGATTTCATCTACTAAAGGAGATGACCAAGTTGCTACACGAGAGTATTTACGATTACCAATCGTTACACCTTTACGTAATGAAATCGTAGCAGGTGTATTCGCCCCACCTTGACGTGCCAACTTCTCAATGATCTTTGTGAAGTTTTCAGCAAAAGTCTTATCAGTCTTACCAAACTTACCAATGATTTCCAATTGTTCAGCAGTCAGGTCACTGTGTTTACCATTACTGGATAAGTCTACCAGCAACATCATCAGATAAGCCAGTTGAGAACCATAGAATCGAGTAAACTCTTTACGTACCAAAGAGAGTACACGGGATTCTGAACGAGCCAAATTCTCGATAAATGGATGGAAAATGACATAGCTGGCTACAGCAGGAGAATTTAAATTCTCTCGAGTCGGCAACACCAAGTAACGATGATCTTCACCAAACTTAATTCCTACTGGAATAAATTTAGCATTCATCTGACGTTTTACTTTACCATCGTCATCTACATGTAGATTACATGTATTCAAGATATGTTGATAAACTTCTAACATGTTCATTTTGATTTCCTTTAATTAATAGTGTTGTCCATTGGGATTATTTTGTCCATAACCCATATTGGTATTTACAGTGCCATTAAAATCTACTGCGGGGCTATTAGACCACCCTTGTTTTGCCGCACCACCAAAGATCTTCTCATCGTATACATCAGTTACGATATCCATTGCGGCATTGATGTCGGCAGCATTATGGCGATAAAGATCGGTACTGGTTGTTAGCATTGGTGAAATGATAGAGTCTGCAAACATCGGGAATACAAATGCTTCTTCAATACCGTTATCGTATTTCAGACGCATGAAGATATCCACACCCATATCGGCACGTACATACAGAGTAAAGCCTACATTGTTACTACGAGAGACAATCGGGCCTAATTCATCAGTCAGTCGTTGCTGATAAGCTGGAATGAATTGTGCCAAATTAATCATTTGGCTATAACCACGGATATCGGTAATGGTTGTTTGTGTCGCAAAGTTACTCAATCCACCCATAGGGGAAATAGGCAGCATGTTAGTAATGGTAAACTCAATAGCTGTTAACGAACTTGTGGTCATGAATGAAGTCACGACATTTGATACCACTACAGCCATAATAGACTCGATCGTCGGTTTATCCCACTGACCTTGGTATTGAGTAGTTTCGTAACCAGTATCATCTACCTGAGTGATTTGATCTAAGTAAGGACAAATCTGTTGTAAGAAATTGTAGTCAAAATGTGCGACACGAGCACTAAAGTAATTGTACAATGCGCCCATGAATATAGAGTTTAAGATAGATGGATCCGCTACAGCAGCTTGTACTGATGCTTGTGCTTTTATTGGATCAACCATACCAGTCATGGCATCTGCGTTAATAGTAGTTGCCATATTCTCAATAATCTTAGAAAAGACATTGGTAGGTGAGTTATTAGTACGATTCGTCAGTACCGCGGCTTGTTGTACTTTACGATAATCTGAACCAATAATTGGTTGATGACCATCTGCAGGTAAGGTAGACATACCTACTACATTGCTGGCTTTAGCAGACTGAATCAAGTTTTGTGGTGTCATGCGCCAAGTAGAAGCACCATTATACGCATCTACTGAAAAACCACTACCAATAACCGAATAACTACCTGCTACAGTAGGAATCGTAATACCGTTAACTGAACGCTGTGAGAGTTTCGTTACCGTATTAACGTAGAAAACAGTATTCGGAGAAATCAGAATATCTTGCATGCCACGCATTGCCACATCACGACAGTCAGTATAGCCTGCGATCAGTTCACGGGTAACCAAGTTATCTGTAGTCGTTTCCACAATCATGATAAATGTATATCGGTTATCACCCCAACCATTAGGCATAGCGACTGCCATGGTTTGTCCCTGATAGGTTTCTACTCGATCACTTGGCATGATGAAGTTGTTACAAGCTTCTGAAATCAAATTCGTAGGAATAGAACCATTAAATTTATCGGTCATTTCACGAATATTGTTTTCTACTGTATTGGTCATCGCAGTACGGAACGGTCGTAAGTACTGATTTTGGAAACCATGTACGCGAATCAGTTTTAATGATTCAATCTTAAAGCTAATACGTTGTCCTGCACTTGCAAAGCTATTATAACTTGCCATCTGTTTGTTCCTTTTTTACAGTTAGATTGTTTCATTTAACTTCTGATTGCTTTCAATGAAAAGCATCAGTTCAGCAATACGATTACGAATGTTGGATTGTACGACCATTCGACCTTCTTTCACAGGGATTTTATTCTGGGCTAACCAAGAGTCGGGTAATGTTAACAACCAGTTTATTCCTGAGATTTCAGATTCGATCAAACCAATACATCCGATTGCTGACATATTGCGTTTTTCTGACTTAGTATTGCCTGCTAAATCAAATCGTTTCTCCAGCATTTCTTGAATAGCTGGTGTGATATTATCCCTATGTGAATGCGGGATATGGATTTGGTCAAATCTCGGTTCTAAAGAAATAGAAGAGATAATGGCTGCAAATTCGCAGAAATCATGGTGCCAGAGTATGGCTCTAATGACTGCAATTAAACCAATAAATTCATCCAATTCTAAAGAATCAAAAATAACCATATTGATTGATTCATCTACTAACCATTTCAATAAAGTTAACTGAACCTCTTGTAGCGGTTTAGAATAACCATCTTCATTCGATCGAATAGACAAATCAAACTTCGTCCTCATTGCGTCTAAAGATTCCCAATAGAGTTCCTGAGGCAACTCAGGACACAATGTCTGGATCAAACGCTGATGATCATTTACAGCCATCTTTAAGAATATCTTATCATTCGACAACAAATTGCTACGGGCATATCCCACATCCAATATGGATTGAGAATTACTCTCGGAAAAGCTATTGTTATCTGTAATAGGATTGCGTTTAATCTGTACTTGATTAGGATCGGTTGTAGAAGGTTTAGAAATCTGTTTGATTTTAGAGCGGTAAAGGTAGTAGATATTCTTAATCAGTTGGTAGGAACCATCTGTACCAGAGATATCACCCAATGTTACTTTCTTTAACACAATAATCGCGTACATGTAGTTCTGGAAATCTTCTTCAGATAATCCAGATACCACAATGTTATTAATGTCAGTTTGTACTTTGGTATTTGACATGAATTCTTTTAATCGTTGCTCAGCTTTACAATCATCTAAGATGGTGCCGTGCAACATTTCCATGGCATAAACTTCTTTCGCATTGCGACCATATTCCTCGCGTAAACGACGATAGGTTACTTCACCTAGAGCAGGTGCTGCAAAACGTAAAGCAAAAGAGTATACCACTAACTCTAAGTAGTCCTCGTATTCGTATGTGGTTTCTTTAGGTACGGCGATTCGATTTTCATCGTATCTCGTAATCGGTTTAGTGGTCACGTATACTGGTGTATGGGGATTCACAATCCAATTACGAATTTCATCTAAAGAAATCAAATCGTAAATTTTAATGAAAATTAGATTTAATTCGTGTAATAATGCTTCAACATTGTTAATTGTGTCGATAGCTTCTCTTAGTTCTTTGTAGTAACTAAAGACTTTCTGTTGCCAATCTTTAGGTTTTGTTGTTACCCATTGATTGAATTCATTATAAGGTGATGCCGAAGTTTCTACATCATTACTGTCCTTACCCTTAATGTAGTATAAGGAACTGAATGCAACCGATTCAGATCCATACCGGACATGTATTAATGCTTTACTGCCAGACATGTCAAAGTACAATTGTGACATGGTGCTCTTCCTTTAGTTTTGTTAACAAAATAAAAATAAGAATACGTCTATTCTTACATTTTAATAATATATTGTTGTAATAATTTATACTAAACTCTCTAGGAACCTTTCGATTCCTAGAGTAGTTTAATAAGATTAGGTTGTTAGATTAAGGAAGCAGGTCATCAAAGTCACTACCAATATCATTAGAAGTGTTATTACCACTATCATTATTAGAAGATCGGTATCCTGAACCTTTACTTTCTTTACCGTCTTCTTTTTCTGCGTCTTTATCTACATATTCTTGCGTCAAGACATTAGCCAAAATCAATTTAGCATTGTTAACGAATTGAAGCATCATGCGTTCAGAGGCTTCTTTAGGATCAATTGGTTCATTGGAATTAATGTCGTAAATTACCACATCTCGATCCAGTTCAAAATTGAACTTAACACGACCATGAGTATTATTGATCGCAGAAATGAAGTAAATACCATTCTTATCTCGACCTACCAAGATTTTACCGATCTCACGACGTTCGGCTTTGTCCATGTCTTTGAATTTCACATAGCCAAAGATAGAAGAGACGATAGTTTTGGCTTCTCCTTCATGTGGCAACTGAGAAAGCATTACGAGGCCTTCTAAGATTGCCAAGAAAGAAGTAATCTGACCATCTTTAAAGTCAAACTTAATGGATTTTTGTTTACGTTGTTTATCTTCAGAAAGACCGGTATAAACATTCAGGTGCAACACATTGCCAGTAACATAGAGATTGAAAGACGCTACGGTTTTCTCTTCGTTACGACCCCACAAAGACATAATACGAGTATGGGTAATGTTGTTACGGTATTTAGGAGCGAATCGTTGTTCAGCCATTTTGAAAATCCTTATTAGGTAAAAGTGAAGATGTAAGAGTGTTTCATTAAATGTATTGGGTATAAAGTTATTCACAGTCCCGTAATCACGTCTAAAAGACGACGGCGGATTTGGTAGTCTTTAACATTGTTGATATTATAACGAATCTTATCCACAGTAGTTAAAGGCGTCCATCTGTTCTCTCTAGCCAATTCAATTATGGTTTGTCTAAATTTTGGTACTTTCGTACGAAACAATGTTTTATCCCCTAAGATAGTTAGTAAATCTAACCTAAATGGCATAGGTGGAATAGCATTATGATTCTCGTACTTTGTATACCACAACTCACGACCCTTGATTGCTCCAGTATGTGTTTCCAGTAGTTTTAGATTACTGAATTTTCTATAAGCGGTTAAATCGTAAGCGTAGCTAGTAATAATAAAAGTTTTGCGTGTTTCTCTATCTGTAATTTGATTCTTAAAAATACGGATCATTTGTTTCTTATCACTAGGATTATCAGGATCCAAATGAGCATTGTATTTTTTCAAAACAATCTGTAAGGTGTTTAACATCCTTTTGGTATAGTTCTTTTGTAATTCGGTATTATCGAGTTTCAAAAGTACTTCCTTATTGATGTGTTCTAAGTCGTAGTAGTTTGGTGCGTAGAATACGACTTCTACACCATTACATTCATTTCGACACACGTCTTTAATCATTTCGATTTCAAACATCAAAGCTTCTGCTAATTGATTATCTGAAACCAAATCATGACGTAATCTTGGTATCGCGCCCCAGAGATTACGAAATAAAGTCTTAACATTAATCCAGATTACCTCAATATTTCGATAAGGTTCAACTTTATGTTTAATTTCATCGTGGATATTTAACAAAGATTCAAATGCTAGAGAAGTACCAATAGATAACGGTATCTTTCCTCTTTCTCGTTCATTGGTAAAGTCCATGATGATTTCCTTAAATAATGTCTTTTAAGTATTCTGGTATCAGTTTTACGATACTACTGGGATTACCTCTCTCAGTAGCTTTTCTCTCAATTAAGTCAACAATATTATTTTCATTAATGATCAAAGGAACGTATTCGTTTTCTACTGAGAAGACTTCTTTATCCGTGGCAATAACACTTTTATCGGTAACGACTTTAATCGACCAACTAATAAAAGTATAATCTGCTTTAAGTGTCATGAAAGAACGATCAGCAGTAATCGGATGTCCTTGTTCGCATTCTAATCTGACTTTACTATTTACAGGTAATTTGTTCACAATCCTTTTAATCTTGTCTAAAGAATCGTCAATTGATAATCCCGTAATGACAATGGTTTTATAGATTGTGGCTAATTCATTTTCAATGAATTTAGCTTGAAATGTGCCATCTGGTTGCATGACAAAATCAATCATGCCTTTGGGTTCTTCTTCTCCATGTTTTAAACGAGAAAACGAACCTGGTGCAATAATACGTTCAAATGTAGAATGGGTATGTACATGTCCAATGAATATCGGACCTTTGACGATAGAAAGATAATTGTCTTCAATGTGTTTGTGGTCTGCAGATATCTCTGGTAACTGATATTGGAAACATCCATGCATAACGGCCATATCGATTTGTTTTAAATGCTTCTCTTCCATCAATTCTAACACTCTCTGATAAGTATCATCAGGAGAGGAACGAGGACGGTCAGGAATAAACAAAACATGAAGATCAAATTTGTCAATATACTTAATGTCAACATCTTTAACAAATAATAAATGGGCATTAATGCCTGAGTTCTCATTGATGTGGACAAATTTCTCCATTTGTCCAGCATCGTGTAGTGGAGTACCATCTACAATGATTAAAAGACAATCGTGTTCTTTATGCCATTTTAATAGATAGTAAATTGACTCTTCTGTTGTAAATGTATCTGGATGGTTATTGGGCATGAGTTTATCCCAATAATCACCATCCAGTACAGTAATATCGTAGGAATAAGATGTTTTATCGTAAGGAAAGTAATGTCTTACTTCTTCGAATATTTTTTCAGAAGGGGTTTGAGCATGGCAAAAATGCACATCTCCAAACACCCGTCCTTTTATTGGTCTTAACATCTTCTTATCCTTGTAAATGAGTTAGTAATCTTCGTCGTCAGAGATAAAGTCAAGACCAACATTATTTACAAGACCAGTACTATTTACAGATTGACCAGAAGTATTCTCTACTTCCTGTTCAGACTGGGTTTCTCCTTTAAGTTCGCTAGCGATATCTAACACACCCATAACTTTAAAGAATTCTCGCCATTTGGCTTTATGGGCTTCAATCGCTTCAGGTGAAACACGGGAAGCCAATGCATCGAAATAATTCTTACGTTCTGCAGTACCTAATTCATGGTAATTTTCAGCATACTGATTGATTTTAACTAATGTCCCACCAATGGTATCATCACCTGGATCTACTGTATCTTTATCGGAGGAAACCAAGTGATAAAAACCATCTGGATAAATAGAAGGAACTTGAGCAACAATTTTACCTCTATGGGTAAGGTTTACTGGTCGATAAATACCACCTGCAAACTCTAACCAGGTTACATCATCGTAAGGATCATCCGTAGAAACAAATCCACAATGTCGTGCTAAGTAGTTGTTAATGTAATCATGCACATCCATAGTAGAAAGTTCTTCATCCATTTGCCTACGGATGTCTTGTATTGTTGCCATATGTTCTTTAATAGAAATATTCATGGCCTCTTCTACAGATCCGACTTCTGTAAACGAGTTTTTTCTTTCTTGTTCCAATAAGTTAATTTCTGCCATTTTAATTTAATATCCTTTATTAAATTTATCCAGAGTGTATTTAAATACACCACCCTCGTAAACGATAGGTTTATCGACTTCTATATAACCCTCTTTATCGGTTACGGTAACCGTTAGGTATAAGCCAATGGCGGCTTCAGGTAGATCGTATATGCTTTTCTTATTTCCTTGTAAATCTGCTAATGATACCTCTACCGTTACGGAATCAAAGTATTTACCTAAATAAGCTTGTAGGTAAACTTCCATGTTTAATCGTAATTGTTCCGCATCATTAACATTATCGGCATTGATTACTTGATAGGTTTCAAACATCCGATAGTAAAGTGAGGACTGCGAACCATCTGAAGTAAAGAAGTTAGATAATAACCAGTCCAGTTTAATACTTACACCTTTGTCTATCCAGCCAATTCCATCTAATGTCGGTACCATTTTAACATTAGGATCTTTATTCGTAATTGCCATTTGTCTGATCTTCTTAAACACAAAGTAAAAAAAGAGTAGACAGGTTTTCCTGCCTACTCGTTTCCAATTCACATTATAAGTAATTACCATCCAGACTGGTCGGATCGATAATTCCTTCTTCATCGTCTTGTGATGAAATCAGATTGTATAATGTATTCCAGTTTTGTTTAATGATAAATCGTTCATTTACCATTAATTCTGGAAGCTCTTCTACTTCGTCATTATAGTAGAATACAAATTTATCTTCTGCTTCATCGTCTAACCAATCTTCATCCCCATATTGCATCGCACCATTCATGACATTTTGGAAGTAAGGATTGCGATGACCTTCTAATCCTGGATAAGGATTATCACGTTGCCATCCTTCCATACGTCCTGATAAGAACTCTTTCAAGAAATATGGATTTGCCATGGTATAGTTTTGATTATTTACTGATGCCGTACGGAAATCATCTACCGAATAGAGACGTTTTAATCCTTCATCAAACATGTTGCCCGTACTATCTAGATTATTTTTAGCCAGATTGATCGAACGCATGGCTGATGCATGGAAATTGGACATCAATTGATCTTGGAATCCTTTTACGACTTCTCCATATTGGACAGATAAATTCTGGATTTGGTTTTGGATGAAGTTTGCCGTATCTAGCGATATGGCTCCGTACATGTGGTTACGCATTGCATCACGTCCACCGGATATTAACATAGCCATAATTAGTTTCCTTATAGAAGCTTAAGCTTTAAACTGATTCATGAAGTTAAGCTGTTCTGTATTAGGTTGAGTCTCTTTAGTCATGGCTACGGCAATAGACATGGTAGTAGGTTTAGGCAATGAGGTTACACCATCTGCTGTATAAGGATCAATCAAGTTATTGACTGAATACTTAGGTTCAAATGACTGTAAAGCACGTGCAGTAATATTATCCAGAAGCAATAAGAAATTTTCTGTGTCGCCATCGTAGTCACCATTATACAGTGGTGCAATAGGACCTGAAGTCGATGCCGACATATCTCTCGGATCGGTTTTTATACGTGTAACTCTCAATAACAAAATCGAACCATGTTTCAATGTAGGGTTACGATTTAATAGAATAGGAATACCGTATTCACCACAAGGTGCTCGAGATTCCATAATCAATTCTGTCATGATTTGGTGAATCTCTTGATTATACACCATTTGGTATTTGGTCATGATTGCCATGCATTGATTAGCTGAATATCCTTTCTTATATAACTTAGAACTGATATGCGGTCCAAACAAAGACATTGCACCTACCCAAGGTAGCCATACTTCATCGAAACGATGTGGTTCAGTAATTGCGGTTACGACAAAACGAGCAGAGAAGTGTGAACGTGTTGCGTCAATATGTTTACGAAATAAGCCATACTTCTTACTCAGGTAGGTCGGATCGATTTCTTTACCGTAATACTCTGCCATTTCTGATAAGAACTTAGAAGCACGAGACTGTTTAGTCTTAGCAGAAGTTTTACTTCTTAAGTTTTCATCATTATCAATTCCTACCATGCGCCTAACTGCTTTTAATAGCTTAGGCGTAGAGGCATCTACCCATTGCTTACCATTAGATTTCTCAATAATCGTTAAAGCACGATTTGGAATTTGTACATACTGCACCCAGACATCTTTACGATTTTCTTTAATCAATCGATAAAGTTCAGGACCACGCTCTTCTGCTCGTGTATTGAATTCTGGATTCAGTAACAGGAATTCCATGTATCGATCAAAGTTATCGTAGAAGAACTGGTAGCTTCTAACATTCAGTCCGTGTTCATCAAGTTTTTGTAATGCTTTACGAATAGGGACGGACATCTTTGTGATCTTAGGTTTATAATCGGGATCAGTTAACCACTGTAAAAGATTAAACTTAAATGATGAACGCTGCAGATAGGATTGTAATTGATACCATATCTTGATGTTCATTAGAGCTGGTACGCCTTCTGGTGCCCTAACCCAAATCTTATCATCTAAGTTATTAGTCACAATCTCTTCCACAATGGTATCACACTTCTTACATCTTACTCCCTTATACATTTTCATGGATAATGCACCACAAGAGCATCTTGGTACATTATCGAATACCTCGCCAACTTCCAGCATTAATAAGCTATTGATCGTTGCTTTATCCTTTTGGCTTCGATTAGGCAGATCGTTGACGATGATTTTCGCACATGTCGTGTTGTTGTAAATCTCGTCACTGTTGACGTATTGTAAGTAAGTACCCATTTGTTTACACTTCCTTCATGCAGTTAGTTTGCTCTTAAAATAGATCATCAAAGATAATGCTATTTCTAAAAAATAAAACTTAAAACAAACATAATAAATATCTCCTCCTGACCCTTTTGGAGCCAGGAGGAAACATTCTATACTACATTAGTAGTGACGACCGTAGTTGAAAATACCTGCGCCTTGTTTAGTGTTGGCTACGTTTTGATAGCCAAGCTGAGCACCGATATTAGACACCATGGCGTTGTTGATGTGTACTGCGTATTGAGCTTGGTTCACTGGAACAACAGTATTGCTGTTGAGCAAGTTCATACCGGCATGGCGCATACCCAATACCAAAGCTTGGATGAAGCGAGCATCGAAGTCCACACGTACACCGTAGCCAGTTACTTTAGCAGAAGGTGCTTGACGTTTAATGACATCTTGTTGGATACCCAAGCGTTGCAGTGTGTTCAGGGAAGGATCTACAGAAGCGTAAGTCCAATCTGTTACGATAGCCATGTTTTCTACCTGACCATTGACTTGGTTCAACAACAGACGACGGTCGAAGTCTTGCAGAGAACGGATGGCTTTGAGTTCGTTGTTGTAGTAAGAACCTACCAAGATCTGACGATCACGCAGAGTGGTTACTACACGACCATCACCGCCGAGTTTCTTATATTCTTCAGTGAATGCGCCGTTTGTCAACAGAGTAGCCAAGTCAATCAGGTAGCTGTTGTAAGAACCTGGTTTCACGGCTTCATCGTAAGACTCAATAGCAGCTTGCAAGATGGCGTTGTATTTCCATTCACCAATCGTACCCAGGCCTACTTCCAGAGAGAATACTACGTCAGGACGGAAGTATTTATTCAGGTTTTGTACCCAAGCCATATCGTCGAAGCTAGGATCGTCTACTGGGAATGGTTCGAAGTTAGGCAGACGCAACATTTGAGAAACGTCGTAACCCAGACCGGCTACTGAATGCAAGCTGTTAGGTGCTTGTTGTTTAGGATTCAGTGCGGTCATTACCCACCAGTAGTTATCCCAAGAAGCAATCACACCAGATACCAGACCAAAGAGGATGTTACCCATGGTTTGGCTGTCAGACGGATTGATGGAAGTGAACACCACGTTAGTAACGTATACACGAGTTGCATCCAACGGAGTTTGTTGACCTTGTACTTGTGCCGAACCGTAGCCAGTAGAACCCCAAGGATTCATGGCACTAGCAAGACCAGCGATGTTTGGAGATACAGGCAGCAAGTCAACATAACCAGTCAGGTGAGTTACTTCACGAGCGATGTTAGCACCATCCAAGAAAGAACCGTTGTTTTGAGATTCGTCACGAGAAGAAACGGTATGGATGAAGTCAGCACGGATTGGTTGACCGGCATGGTCGAACACAGGAGCGGTATTCAGTTTGCGTTCGCAAGTCAATACTTCAGTATTTTTGTGCGCTGCAAAGTTCATATCAATCAGTTTGCGTTCACGGCGGTTTTTCTCATACTCAGCATGAGTAATACAAGCCATCAGATATTCGATCAAGTTGTTCAGGACAACACCTTGGTCTTTCAGATCGATTTCGTCAGTGAACAGAGTAGAACCACCGCAGTAAACAGTATCTTCTTTGAATTTGTCTTTAGCCGTTTTCACGAACAGGTTAACCAGTTCTTGAGCATTGAACATTTGGCTAGGCAGAATATCAATGCTGAACTTACGACCGTTCAGGTCTACCTGTTGTTCACGCAGTGTGTCGGTAGATTTGCAAATTGCAACAGCGTATACACCACGCAGGTTTTTCTCACCAGATTCACCATTACGACGAGCAGTAACCAACATCACATCCAGAGGCAGTTGAGGATGGTTGTTGTGGTCCATCGGGATAATGCCAATGTCTACTTCATTTACAGCCACACGAGCTTCCAAGACTTCTTTCAAAGTTTTCTCAAAGCTCATCAGAGAACCGTTAATGACATTGAAGCCACCAAAACCACGGTTACCAGAGAAGGTGAAGGGTTTGGCATTTCCCAAGAAACCAGAGGATTGTTGGTTTTGTTTATCGTTAAAATCGATAGCCATTTTCTTTTTTCCTTTAAAATATAAGGGTTGTTTACAATTAACGTTAACTGTAATAGATAGAATATAAAGATTGATTGAATTACATTCTATTCCCTATTACACATTAATAGTATAGAGTTCAATATTTTTTAAATTAATCAAACCATATACTAAAATGTTCGTTTCTATAAAAAGAGATAATATATCTCCCTATGCTAACCCTTTCGGATCAGCATTATATTCTTTCATATATAAGTAGTAGAGTGAAGATTTTATTTACTTACCAATAATCACTCTATATAAGTGTAATAATAAATCTTCATATGACCGTCTATTACTTAAAAATTTTATTATATTAAAAAGAGTTCAGCTAATGTTTAATATTGTTGGTATTACGAACCAGATACGTAAGGAAGAAACTTGGCATTTGGCTTACGCTAACCGAGTGATCGATAACAGATTAAAAAGAGCCATTAACTGGTATCGTAACAACTATTACTACGTAGCTGGTCAACACATTTTATATAGGATCATACACCATCTTGATATTGGGGAAAATATTCCTGATGAATACGTAGAACAATACGTTTATAATACAGCTTTTGTAAAAGCCAATGCCTTAGGTTTTACTTCTTACAGGAGTGTAGGTAAACTACATTATGGAAACTTCTATGGTCCGAATACTACAGAAGTAATTACGATCGTAGAGAATAACTGGGATTGGGAGTATGTAAAAAGAGAATGGCAAGAATTAAGCCCTGTTATTGTTTTACGACATGACCAAACCCATGTCTCTTATAACTTAATGACAATTAAGAACTATGTTGATAAACCAGGTTTTGCTATTATCCAGATTGATATTAATTTATTAATCATGCAGTACTTGGCTTGGCGTATTCATCATCGTCGTATTAAGGTGGTCAACCCCGAACACAAGATTCCTAATATTGGTTATTTCTTAGGTATGGTTGTACTACCAAATATGTTGCCTTCTCATCTGAACCAAGTGATTATTAATAAGAACTGTATGTTAACTGACGACAGTATTTCCCCTACGATTGACTATGTAGGCACTTCGTTCTATGTTAATAACTCTTCTCAAGAATTAGATGCCGATATTAAAGATATCTATTCAAGAGCAAGAAATGGTAACTATAACATCGCTAAAATTTGTCAAAACATCCATGGTATTGGTGATGTTAGAGCGATTACCTTTATGGATAACCCACCTATTCTCTTAAACAGACAAAATAAATGGGTATATGTATTGGCTATGTCTCGATTCTTAAGACATTGCCTAAATGTTCCTGCTCAACCTTACATGTATGTCAATCGTGGTTACATCAATCGACTAAAATACGAACTACTGAGTTTAAAAGGAGGTAAGGTATTCGATGATTATAGAATATCTGATTTGAAACCTCTGTTTGAAAAAGAAGTCGAATGGTTGTTTAATTTGTAAAAAAAATAAGTCACTCCTCTATCCTTAATTGGATAGAGGAGTAATACTTCTATATGTTAGGCAAATCGAACATACTTTCGTATTCGAGTTCGTCTATTCTTTTTACTTTCACTTGTTCGCGGTATTGAGAGTCTTTACAAATATCTAGCAATTGATAATCCTTTCCTGTTGTCTTTACCTTGATTTGATAATAACTAGGGATAGAATTAAGTCGCACTGGTTTTAAAATATAATTTGTCTTCGTACTGGTTTTAAGGTCATTACAAACTTTAACCAAGTATTTATAAGTGCGTTCTTTTAGAAGTTTCTTTTTACCGTTTTCATCAATTACCATTCCTTTATTGGTTTCGGTGTATTTAGCTAGGACAATCTCACCAATGATAGTCGTAGCATACTTCTCTTCTTCTGTTAACCAAAGCTCTTTGGTATAAGCTGCATCCATTACACCTTCCTCTTCAGTTGGTACATAAGCCCATGGTGAGTATACAGCGTAAATGTATAGACGACCATCGAAGTCATCATTATCTTCTAACTTCCACCGATAGTGAAGATAGTCTGCTAGCTGAGGCATAGAGAGCAAACAATCTACCAATGACTCACCTACACATATTCGCTTAATCTCTTTTTCTTCACCAAGAAGATCAGTACGAGAAGGAATACGAGGTTTAAACTCGATGATTTCTTTATTGGGAGAGAGATGTAGAAAATAAGGAGTTTCTTTACAACGCACTTTTTCCATAATAGTTTCCTTTATAAAAGTTAGATATTTTAGACATTACTTCAATTTAATAATATAGATTTAAAATAAGATACACTCCTCTATCCAATTAAGGATAGAGGAGTAATGCTTTTTATGCTTGTTCGGTTAATTGAGATTTAACCCGATAACCTTCCAGTTGCCAGAGTTTCTCAAAAGCATTTTCATAAGCGATCTTTTGACCGATAGTCTGATCAAAGTTATTAGGATCGATACATGCTGATTCGCCTACTACTGTAAAACCATTCTTTAATATAATGGCACAAATGGTTGTAGTAGTATCGGGTACACGGTGGTAATGAGTATGGCTTACCAAGGCTTCTAATTTTTCTCTATTTAAAGAAATTATTTCACTCATTTTTACTTTCCTTTTAATAATAATCAGAGATTAACTTACTGTTGAATTTATCAAAGAAGAAAAACCCTACAGCTTCCAGTGCAATATAATAAGGTGCACACAAATTGATCACAATATCACGTTTCGCTACTACAGGAATAATCTCAGCAGGAATAGGTTGAGAGGTAAATACTCCGTAAGGGATGTTAATGGTTCCTAAGTAGTCTTTCTTCCTTTTTCTCATGTTCTCACGAATATCATTAGCCAGTTCTTGATTTACAAAAGAACCCAACCAATTCTCCATATCTGTTTTATTCGCAATATCTAACTTCACGTTAAATGAGGAATAAGGAGGAGGATCCGTCATGCCATAATGCTTACCGAAAGTTTCATTCCAGAACTTATAATTAGCAAAAGGAGATTGATCCTCTTCTTTCTTATAAGAATCTTTCTCTTTAATCTGGGTAGAACGATAATAGATTGGTTCACCTTTTTCTAAAGAATGAATGATTTTTCTTTCTGCATCAGCGACTTCTTTTAGAATATCGAGTACTCTGATTTTCTCATCACTATGGAAATTATACAATCTTTCCATAATCTGTTCAGCGTGTTTAATGATGTCCTGAGGACTATTCGAGTTCCTCATGTGGACACCTTTCTTCTCAATATCCAATTCTGAATAAACGTTACCTTCCTGAATCGCAATTGTTGCGATATAATGCTTCGTGCGATTTAAATTAACGAAGATCACAAAGTTAAATTCATTCTTCATGGCGATGCCCCAGATATACTTTTCAGGTACACCTAGGTTTGCAGACATAGTGGCTAATAAGTGTTTTAAAGTCAGTGAAGACAACATCACCATAGCAGAATAAACACCTGTGGATAATTGTTTGTCTTTATAACCTCTTGACTTATTCGTATACCATTTTGTCCAAGCTTCCGTGGTAAAGATAGAAGAATCGGTATCTGACATCAAAACGACTTTACGTAAGATAGCCGGTAGCATGGCTAATGATGAAGGTAAGTGACGAGAACGTAAGAATGTTTGAATATAATCCTTATATTCTTGGAAGACATGATACGTATTGATGACTTGTGACGCCATATCCAATACCGTTTCTGTTTTCACGTATTCTGATTCACGCTCACCAATGACTTTGTCAGAGTGTACTTGAATAGCATGAATCTTGATTTCATCTAAAGCGCCATTAAAAATCTGTCCTGCTTCTTCTAATTCTAGTCCTGGTATCCTTTCTACTTTTTCAGAAAGTTTACCAATAAATTCGTACATGAATGATTCGTTGAATTTCTTCATCGCGTGTAGATCGTAAATATAAGCAATACAAGCTCTTTCTTCACGACTACATTTAAAGATAAATTCTTTAATGAGTTGTTCTTTTTCGGGCCATCTCCAATAGTTACGAGTACATTCTAAAATATAATCAAACAACTCTTCTGTATTAGGTACATAAAGATTATGTTTATCTAATACGAATTTCACAGATTCTAAATCAATATTAGTAGTTAATGCAACTAAGTTATTAATCGTTACATCGGCAGAATGGTAATGACGATTCCCACCTAAGAGTTTCTCATTATTGGCATTTGCATATCCAGAAGTCATCCGACAGTTAGAAGTCAATACAGGATGCATGGATATACAATAGATTGGAGTAGAAGGTAAAGAAGAAGCACCTGAAATAGAGTTAATAGATCGCTTAATATTATTCTGTCCATTATTAGCAAATGCTTCACCTACTGCATTACCCATCTGTTTCATCTGGAACTGACGTTTCTTTAATGCTTTGCGCTTAGGAAATGCTTCTTCTACGTACTGAGAGATATAAGACATTTTACGTTTATGCGGCATAAATGTCGTAAACGTAGCCGCCATAATCTCTTCACCTACAAAGGTTTCTTTTAGGTATTGAAGTAGAGTAGAAGTATCGTCTTCGTATCTATCACCATTTTCATCTTTACGAACACATTTGATCTTAGGATTCTTAATAGGGAATAAACCATTAGGTTTAATATTAGTTGTAATAAATTCCTTGGCTTCTTCGAAAGGAATAGATTCCATTACTGATAGGAATTTAGCTTGTTGTTCGATGTAGTCTCCTACTGGATTTAATTTACGAGTATACTCGTTAGCTTGTAATACAAATACATTTTCTTTTAGATCGTAATTCTTTACATTAATACCGGATAGATCATTACGGACAGATATAGTAGCATTCATCGTATCTTCCTATATTAAAACTTTCAAAGGATAATGAATACATAGATAAATTTACATCCTACCCCTAGGCGGAGTAGGATGTAAATGTTTAACCTTATTGTGGTTATTGTTGCGGAGTTTCAGATCGGCCAGAAGGAGTGCGTTCAGAATTATTGGCGCGTTCACCTTCGTTACCTTGAGAAGTAGGTGTACCAACAGGAGGAACAAAACGACCACCAGCATCACTAGCAGCAGGTGTACCAGTAGATGCACTTTCAGAAGAATTTGCTTCTGCATGAGGTTTCTCGGCAGGAGCCGGTGCGCCAGTCAGCATCGCATATTTAATGTTAGCTACCACAGAATCATCGTTTTCTACATGGGTAATTGTCTGTTCATTAAAAACACGCTTAGCATTACGAATAAGAGGGGAATCATCATTAGAGATATCTCCTTTGAGCCAATAAGCTACTTCACCACCTTCATAAGCCTTTTTAGGTGCTTCAGTGCTTTGTGCTCCGGCTTCTTGTCCGGCTTCAGGTTTCTTTTTAGCCATAGTTTAGATCCTTTTTGATCAAAAGAAAATAGAATGAATTAAGATCTTAAATCTCATACAAAAACATGTAATACTTACTCCCCCTGCTTCCATAAAAGGAAGCAGGGGTTTCAGCTAGGTTGCGTGTCATTCGATATTTCCACTAACTAGTCTTACTGGATATCGGGCGAGATCGTCATCTCAGCGGCATCTGGATCCAATGTTTTCTCCATAGAGGTAATTTCGAAGGTATGGGTTCGAACATTACCTATATCGCATTCACGGTTAAGAATGACTATAAAGAAACCACTCTATATCTACACGGTTTGGGTAACGGCAGTTAACTGTACAGGCGTATCACCCGAATTTGCTTTGACTGACCGAAGAAAGTTTTCAAAGTTTTAAAGGGGTGTATGTACTGATTGCAGAATGTTCAGAGTAAGCACTAAAGTGTCTTTCGGTCATATTATAGAGTGCTAAAGATAGGATTAGCTCTCTGTTAAGACCAAATTAAAATTACTATAACCTTGAATAGATAGTGCTCTACGAATGATTTCTAGATCTTCAATAGATACACCATCGATGGTAGCAATGATACGATCCGCACGAGTTTCTCGCAAGGTTTCTAAGTTAATCCAATCCATGGAGTAAATAGTTTCTAGTCCTGAGGAATTGACTAGCTTAACATAAATCATGGTCATGGGGTCGTTATTATAACCCGCTGGGAGATGAGGGCGCATTTGCTCATGTAAAGCAATAATATCTACACCATTAGAAATTGCATTCTGTGCATTGAGTACTGCTAAGCATTTGGCATTTACAATACGAGTACCTAATACTTCCGGAGCACATGTATCGAAGGAATAAACCTTGCCGATTTGTAGTTGTCGATTTACAGCCATTTTAAATGGGACTCCACGGGTTAGTCTTATAAAGAATGATGTTAAAATCATCATACCCACCGATATGGTAACAGTTGACTTTATAGAATCCATCTGTCTGTATTACAGGTGTTGGTAGGTATAACTTATTTGTCATCATGATCGAGAGTACTGAACAATACAAGCGATAAGCCAGTTCAATTAATTGGTTCTCTACTTCTACATCTAAAGTAATCTCAGGATAGATATTTAGAAAGGAAAACTCATTAAAGAAATCTTGTGTATTCTGGATTTGAAAAAGATGATCTTTCTTTCTCAGTACTCTATCGATTTCCATTATGTATAAGTGAAATTGATTTAAAGTAAAAGAATAAGTACGTTTCATTTCATTCATAATCTCAAAGATTAAATTCCCATCTGAAATGTAATACTTCTCCGACAAATCAATATAATAGGCTTTTAAGACAAATTCTGGATCGTCTTTTAACCTTTGTTGTGTTAAGATCATGCGACATTATCCAAGATTAAGGATTCTTTAGTAAACAAGATATAATTGTTTTGTGAAGACAAGTACATGCCTTTGTCACTAATGAATCGATAATAAGCTTGAATGACTTGAAAAAGTGTATCGTATAGTTGTATACCCATTGGGGTATTTTGGTAATGTTCAATATCCTCTACGAAAATGTCCGATAAGAGGATGGCTTCTGTACAGGCCTTAGCATCGAAATCAATACTGTTGTATGGTCGGTTTCTAGAGATGAAATCAACCAGTTGATGAATATCGATGTGGTGGTTCGTCATTTTATAAATTAAGTCAGTAGCGATTAACAATTGACTAGGAATGTTAACGCTAATAACAGTTTTCTTGCCTAGGGACATATGTGTCTACTCCAATGTTGTTTTGGTATCTTAAGCAATAAACAGAGGCTACCGGCAGATAGTCAATGTCTTCTTGCACTTGAATATAAACACATTCTTTATTTGCTGCTTTTGCTTTATCTAAAACTTCGCTCACTAAAGTATCTAAGTACTTTAGAATAGTATCGGCAATCTGAATATCCAGTCCTATATTTGTTATCGTTTCAACGAACTGAACATATTTATCCGAATTCCTATCAGGATTAACGTATTCGTCGTATAGCTCATGTAAGTGTACTAAAAAAAAGTGATGTACACTTTCATATCCACAAGTACGCATATCCCAAGAGGATAACTTCTTCTTGAGAAGCTCCTCTTGGAAAAGTACGTAAATGTCAATAAGACAGATGTCGGCTAAATACGTTACTGAATATCTATTTCCTGAATTATAGATCGTATTTTCCATACATAGTACTACTTTCTGAAAATAAATTTTACAGTATTAGTCTTGCTGCGAGTGCTCGCGATTCTCTTTCTCGCATACCGTACACAATGTTTTCTACGTAAGTATCAGATACATCGAGAAGAACATGGGCGATATCAATTTCACTACAAGCACTGCCTGATTCGGTTTCTTGTTCCTCACAAGCAAACTTATGTAACATTTCCCACTCAATAATTCTAAAGTCCCCTAAACTTTTTATATAGATAAACCCCTTTTCAAAAGAGGTCACGTATACATCCAACATCTTAAGTTTAGAAGTCTTAATAATCCCTTCAATTAACTTGATAAGATTATAGACTAATACGAATAAAGGATTCGTACTAAGATCTTTTCTTTCTAATCCATCTTGCATTAATACTTTGTATTGAGTGGGGAATACAAACTGAACAATGCTCTCTGTTATATCGTGCATTTTATAAAGATTTACACCACCAAAACGTTTTGGTAGATTTGCTTTCAACACGGTATCGATTACTTCTTTTACTAATGTTAATGTTTCTTCATGACAGATGCGAGCGAATACAACATTATCAAATGGTTTATAGACGGTATTTTTGAATATAGGGTTTTGTACTCGGTGAGATCTGAACATATTGAACATCTTGATTGATTTCTTATATGTCAGTTCAGTACAAGATCCATCGATGTCTTCTACTAAATAAGTCACCCCTGGTTTAATGAGTTCCTTATAAGTATTCGATTGATAAAACCCATAATCTTCTGTTTCAAATACAGGTTTGGAATAAATCCCTATTTTCACTAATTGATGCTCTACGTCCTCTAGTATTTCTCGTACATTTAAACTGATAATTTCTTCATTTTCCATGTTAGCACCTTAGTGTATAAAAGTAATCGTTAAGTAAAAAGGATCGATAACAAAAGTGATAGGGAGTTTTACTCCTTCATTGCCAATATTCTTATCCTGAATGAATCGACAATATTGTATATCTTCTTGATAAGCTTTTTCTAATGCTGAAATAGTTTTAGAAAAGAAGTTCTCAACATGTCCACTTTTTATTGCAGACACTAACATGGAAATATCTTTACCTACTTCGGTATATCCAGTTAAGTTCTTATCAAAGTTCAATAATAAACTCACGGTATCGATAATCTGGTATTGTTTATTAACAATCACCCAACAACCTATTCTTTCTAACCAATAAGTTAAGATAATATTCAACCCAGCATACCAAGACCAAACATCTCTTTTAAAACCACTGCGTTCAAATTCTTCTTCGTATATCTTGTTAATCCCTAGATTATAAATCCAGTTAAAACTCGACAGAGTAAACCGATGACTGACAATGTACTCACCTAGGATCTCTTGTGAAGTTTTCTCAGTTACTGAACCAATAGGATTTTCAAGTAACTGATGACCATATTGGAATACATCTTGAATTATCTTATCTACATCTAAAGCGAAAAAAGTTTCATTCATCTTAATTTTCTATATAGTTAGAATATTTGTCATAAATTCACAAAGTCTGTAAAAATACACATAGAAAGACTATACCTACCCTGATAAGGGGTAGGTATAGGTCTTCATGAGTTTTTTATTCCTGACGCATTCTAGGTGGGTTAGAACACCAATCCGGATTCGTCATCGCTATCACTTACATTGATAGTTGTACGAACTCGAACATTTTCTTTCTTATCAAATTCTTCAATGCATTTAGTCAAGTCATTAATCACACGAGCCATCAAGTAGCTATCATGAATGGTGAAGTGTACATTGAATAAAGATTTCTCTTTAGAAGAGTAATCAAACTTACCTTCTACACGATAAGTACATTTGATTTCTTGATGTTCTGTTTCATCTGTCGTATTGATGGTAATGACTGAAATAGGTTGAGTATCATCCAGGTCAGTTTTCAATACACGTTCCAGTTCATGTTCGTCTGAATCAACAGGTGTAACTACATTGGTCAACAATGTCAGTGAAGCAGGAACGGAAGAGACTTTTGTGTAATCTAAGAAGTTAGCAATGTCAGCAGAATCTACACCGTGGACATTACCAGAAGTTAAAATACGAAGATCCAGTACAGCCTGAGAAACTTTCTTATTGACTTCTTGAGGAGAAAGTTTAGGAGAAACTGCGGATTTCGCATAGTTTTGGAAATACTTAATCACAGCAGGTTTCTTAGCTTGTCGAGCAATGGACTCGTAGCTACGCAATGTTGCTTGAGTATTATGGGTGTAGTTTCGTGTAGATGCATCGCCAATAACCATAGAGAGAACATTGCGATTTTCTGCCATCAAGTCTTTCATCAAGAGTACAGAAATCACAGAACCAGAACCACCAGAAGCAGAATGGATGATCACATTCAAGATGTCTTCATCTGTAGTATGGCTATTAATAATACCTGCGGTATGCGGCATGATTTTATCAATATTAGATTTACGTACTTGACCATTACCGTCCAAGTCAGGAATCAAAGTTAGATTAACACCATGCTTCTTGAAGAAGTCTTCGTTTCGTCGATAGTTAGAAACGGAAGTATCTACCAGAATTACATTCAGTTGTGCTAATTGACTGTTATCTTGTTTTACATGGTCTTCCAAGATGGTTTTAACACAGTCAATACCTGCACCACCTACACCAAATAAGTTTATAATTTGCATCAATAAATTCCTTTCGAACATTATAGAGCTTTATTTTGCTCAATATAATAATATATTTATATAACTAATTAGATTATTCGTATGAAAATTATAGCTTATGCTATTTATTAAAACACGAATGAAAGGATGGACTTATGTCTACCGTGAATATGTGTCTAGCCGAAATTCATCAAGTAATACCAGAAGAACTCATCGAGGAGACATTTGTCACACCTTATAGGCAAGATTACTATCGTCCTGCCAGTGCCGATGCTCGTATCATTACGGAAATATTTGAGAAACGAGTAATTCCTGATTTATCTTTGGAATACGCTCACCAGGTAACCATCCCTCTAGACGCTTGTCAAATTGAAAGATTGAATGTTTCAGATTATGTTGTTGTAATTCCACCTAATGTCTTACAGAATAGAAAAATCTTATCTGTACTGGGTGTTAATACTGTTAACCTCTACAATAACTCATTCTTTGGTTCAGATGGTTTAGCTGCCGGTGTATCTTCTGTTATGGCTGCTGGTGCGAAGATGGCTGCTGGGAATAGTTCTATTCCTCCTAACTACCTAGAAAAGACTGAAGTCATTTCACCTAATTCTTTTATTATCAAAAGAGCACCTTACTTAAATACAAACTGTACAGTCGATATTTTAGTAGAACATGATTCTAAATTAAATACTATCGATCGTACAGCGATTGCTTATGTAAAAGAATTAAGTCTTTTAGCTTGTAAGGCTTACATCTATAAGAAATTGAAGATCAGAGTCAATAGGGCAGTGTTAGATGGTGGTGCTGAATTGTCGGCATTCAGTGAATGGTTAGATACCTACGCCGATGCTGAGGAATTATACCAAGAGAAGAAACGCGATGCTTCTCGTATTCTCTGGCAAGCTGATGAAGATCAAAACTGGAGACTCTGGCGTTTGACTATGGGTAACTTGATTTAATTAAAAAAGAAAGAATATTAGAAAATGAGTTTTACAGTTGTACCTGTTTATTCATTTAAACCACAACTCAGTACAGAGTCTGCAATTTTACCTAAACGATATCAAGATGACGAACTTGTTCCAATCATGGGTGATTTTGCAACTCAAATTGCTTGTCGTTTGAATGAGATCTTCCGAAAAGATGGAACCGATCAAGAACATATGGTCGAGTCTATTGGTCGGGACATGGGTGATAAGAATGATCCTACTAAAAGCTATACCATTGGTCGTAATGATGTGGTTACGGGTTTAGATGATTCTATACCGGCTATGCGTGATGGACACTTAAGTGTAGAACATGTAGATGGTGGTTTAGGGTTGTATGATATTACTGGAGAAATTGCGGGGCTGATTAAAGGCAATTCTCATCCTTTTATCTGGACCATTCAATACGAGACTTTAACCAATAAACACATTGAGAAAGTTAGGCAATTAATCGTAGAAGGTTACTTTGTCAATTTGATTATTCTGGTACCTGCCGATATCAAAATGGATGAAGTTCGACTGAAATGTGGTGATTTATTTAGTCTAATGGAAAGTACTGATCGATTAGCAGTATTCGCCACTTTCGTAATGACTAAGGCTTAAAGTAAAAAAAAATACTCTCTACCCCAATTAGGAGGTAGAGAGTATTTCTGTTATTGCGTGATGTTTTTGTATACTGCTTGACTTAATGCATTTAGGCTGACCTTAGCTAGTTTGTAGAATTGAATCACATCGAAACAATTTGCCTTAGGCTTATCAACCGTACCTTTAGTTATATTAACGTAAGATAACGCTTCTGGAGATAACTCTAACTTCAGTCTGGCTAATGCTTCCAAAATTTGCTTTTTATCGTCATCACCTGGCGAGACAACAAATGAAGCTGTAGAATCGAACTCATTACTTTTACCTGTTTGATCAGGAATATAAAGAATACGAATACATAACGTTTGTTTACTTTTTGGATTCTCATTATCTTTTAGATAGAGAACCACGTCATCGATATGGAAACAACCAATCGATAACTTAGCAACTTCAGTATGGTAAGCAAATTCTGTCATGACAGAATCATCAAGACAAACCATAGTCGTCAAAACATCAAAGTCTTTAATACTATAGTTCTTATTGTTCCGGAGAAGATTACTGGTTAGATCATTCACAATAAACTCAGGTAAATTTTTGTGGTAGAATACAGTAAATGCTACTTTTTGGTTAACCGTAATCAATACTGGTTTTACATAATCGTAAGGATCGTCTTTATCAGATTCGATGTCGTAAGCATCTAACTCTGGTATGGTAGAAGCTACATAAGGAAGACCGTAACCTAGCGCATTATTACAGATGCCAGTTCTTAGATTAGCGAGTAGGTTAACGTACTCCTCTCGCTCTTCCTGAGTTTGACCGTCTTTACTGTAATCCAGAATATACTTAACCGGTACCTTACCAACAGGTCCTACAATTAAAGAAGCGACCTCTTCGTCATCTTCTTTACTTTCCTGTGTCTTTGAATCGTTTTCGTAATTTTCCATCTTAAACCTCGATAGAATCTAAAATAAGTTGTACGCGTTCTACTGTAGGTTTACGAGTATCCAGATCGATACAGATATTATCATCTGGTTCACCTAAATTTACTACATAAGACTGGATATTTAAGAAAGAGGCAATGGCTTCCATTTTTACCAGAATAACTTTCGCCATTTCCATAGTTCGATAGGTGAATTTTTCTTTATCTTCTTGTTGCTTCAAACAAGACAAATGATAATAGATATTTTGTAAGAATAGTTCAGAAAGATTGTACATTACTTCGTTTGCTTCTTGAGCAGTGATGTCAATATGTTTCATTTCGAATTTCCTTTAAATAAAGTTAGAATAAAATTAGATCATGTTCCAATTGGAAATGGTCACTTGGAGTTCAGAGGGAGAATATCCCTCTTTTGGGAAAATGTCGAAACCTTCTGGATTCACGAATAATTCCAAGAAGTATTCGACAATATCAAAAACGTTCATTAAACAAAGTATTGCATCTAGCTGGAATACTTTATTCAAGTCTACATTTTTGAAATTACGGTTAGTGTACTCATTTAGATCATCAATCACTTCTTCTGAGAACTTACCTTCGTTCTCTAAATAAAGACACGTCAAGTATTCGAGAATACCTGTTACATATTCCTTATCCAGATTACGATAGAACTTAATCATGATTACTAACACGATTAAGTGTGATTCCTCTACTAAGAAATCTCCGATATAAGTTGCATGGTTTGCACAAAGATTAATATAGAAATAAATTGAGTTAGTTAAATAGCGAGATACCTCACCAATGATTCTTTCGGTTTGCCATTTCTTATCTGCAAAATTCTGCAGGTAGTACTCTAACAAAAAGATTACCGAGACATGATACACCAAACAGATTTCATCCAGTGAGGCTTCGCTCAAATCCAAGATAGGATTCGTAACATCTACCACTGGATCATGTTTGATTTCTACTGGGAATTTGATTTGCTTAAATAAATCTTCATCCGAGAGTTTACTCACCCATTCATGGAATCCTTCTTGAATTGCTTGAATGGCATTGCTGTGCATTAATGCATATGAGCTACCTGCTATATGCTTAATAGTTTTTGAAATGATCTCTTTGTCTTCTAATAAGAGATCTCGTAAGGATACTGTTTCTTTGTCTTGAAACAGTGGATTCGAAATTATACTAGAATAAAACTCTTTCAGTGTTGATTTGTCCATTTTGAATTTTCCTTTTTAAATTTAGCTATAGATAGTGTAAAAAATAAATTAGAATAGAGAGATTGGATCAGTCCAATCTCTTTAAGTGTATATGTTGAATCGCACGAGAGTGTGATTAATTCATGTTAATAGTATGGATTTAAAATAATTTATAAAGCGAGTGAAAAATGATACTATATTTGTCTCAGTGGGATAAATATCCTCAAGCGATCGTTCACACCAGTACCAAGAATCAGTCATTTATCGATTTAGCAAATGTCTTAAAAAAGATGGGATTAAAGAATTATTATTTCCATCTTGCTTTGCACGATCCTGATTTGGAACATGTTGATCCTTTTGCGGACAATCTATCTCCACAAATGATTGTAAAGATTGCCAATGAGATTGCTGTGAATCCTTGGTACTTCTTTAGAGAAATTGCACAAACACCAGACTCTACCAGTGATAATAGAATGTTCTTTAGAGCAAATAGGGCGAATATCTCTTTGTTCTGGTGTTTCTTTAACCATTGCCAATATTTCTTAATCCAGCCACGTCAGACAGGTAAGTCTTACTCTACAGATATCATCATGATGTACTTACTGTGTTTCCGTAAGAGTCTGAAATTGTTACTCTATACAAAAGACTCTCAGTTGCGTATGTTAAACGTAATCCGATTAAGAACTCTGATTGCTACTTTACCTGCTTATTTAAATCCTTTAACACGTAAAGATAGCAATAACTCTGAAGGTATTACTGTATTGAGTAATAATAATTACTACAATACCATTATTGCTCAAGAATCTGAAGATGCTGCATACAAGAAAGGCCGTGGTAATACCGTAGAAGTACGTCAGTGTGATGAGGTAGCATTCTGTAAGTTGAATTATATTACTATTCCGTCTATGGGTTCTGCAATGGACGCGGCAAGAATGAATGCTCTAGCCCAAGGTAAAGAAACTGCTTCTATCTTCACGACTACTGCTGGTAAGAAAGATACACCCCATGGTCGATGGGCTTATGAAGTCTGGAATGAATCAGCTCAGTTTGACGAGAAATATTACGACTCTTTTAATGCAGAAGAATTTGAAAAGAGAGTACGAGCCGATTCCAATCCCTCTGATCCTCTGGCTAAAACCTTCGGTTTGTTTCAGGTACAAGGTACATTCTCTCATCGTCAATTAGGTTATACAGATGAATGGTTGATTGAGAATATGTCTCGAAACAAAGTAACCGGTGAAGATGCATTACGTGACTATTATAACGTTTGGACATCCGGTACGGAATCTTCTCCATTTACTGTAGAACAAGCCCAGATGATTAAGAATAGCGAAACCGATCCTCTCTTTAGAGATATTGGTAAGTTTGGAATCGTCATCAACTGGTATGTCAATCAAAACGAACTTTCTGATTTATTCAATCATTGTCCGATTATTGTAGGCTTGGATTCTTCTTCAGCTATTGGTAAAGATGCCTGTTCGTTAACTTTCGTAAATGCTCTAGATTTGAATATTATCGGTACAGCAAGTATCAATAAAGTCAATCTCTTCCAATATTCACAATGGTTATGCGATTTGATTATTCGATTCCCTAAATTATTGTTAGTACCAGAAAATCGATCCTCTGCTCAAGGTATTATTGATTTCTTAATTGAGACTTTACCTGCCCATGGTATTAATCCATTTAAACAAATCTTCAATACGATCGTTCATGAGAAAGATGAGAATCAAAGAACTTTCTTAAACATGGATGCACATCCTAATCCGGCATCTGTGGCTAACATGTATCGTGGTACCTTTGGTTATAGTACTTCTGGTAAAGGTCGATATTCTCGTGATAACTTGTATGGTGAAACTTTCTATCGTGCAATTGACATCATTGCTGATAAAGTAAAAGATAAAAAACTGATTCGTGAATTATTAGGTCTGGTGATTATCGATGGTCGGATCGACCATGGATCCGATAAAGAAGATCATGATGACCAAGTTATCTCTTGGTTGTTGGCTTGTTGGTTTATCTTCAATGGTCGAAATGTGAACTACTATAACATTAATCACGGTAGATTCTTGTCTAATGTCATAACAGCTGGTGAAGAGATTGATCCAGAAAAAATGATGCGGATGAGAGAGCAGGAAGCATTGAAAGACAAAATCTCGGCAATGTACGAAGAATTGTCGAATACTGAAGATCACTTTGAATTTGCTAAACTTGAGAAGTCTATTAGATTGATGGAATCTAGATTGACTCCTGAATCTCGTTCTCAATTAGCTATGTCAATATCTGGCATGATTGACGACTTGAAAGAAACTCGTAGGATTAACGCCTTAAAATCTTCTCCCGATATGTTAAATGATGTCGTAGAAGGATTAAGGTCTATGTCTGACGTTTCTTTAAACCATCCTTTCATGGGTAATCGAAATGATTACTTTGATGTTGTACACCAACCAAGTAATGATATTAATAGTATCAATTATTGGTTAGGTTATTAAAACATAAAAAGAAATACTCTCTACTCCCGTAAAAAGGAGTAGAGAGTGCTTTTCATTTCTTTTCGTTTCTCAGGATGTTAGACATTTTAATATCTAGGAAAGCCGAGACAGCCGCGCTGATTCTGTATTCCTCAGGATAGACCCTGGGGAGCAAAGAAGGAATCTGCAACGTAGAGTTCATTACATTCTTCATCTTAGCTGGAAAGCATTCAGGAACAATACCTGTAACTTGATAAATGAAGAATTTCTTCTTTCTTCTAAAGAATAGTCCTTTTTTTCGCTCCATTACATAAGTCCTTTTGACAACCACGATGTCCATGTAACAATCGGGTTTAATGGCAATAGTAATAGTAGTTGGTTCAGACTCTTTAATTTTAGAGAAGTGAAACTCTGCGTGAAACAGATGAACAAGCTGACGTGTGGTCTTGTATGTTTTTTTGAAAAAAGATTTCAAAAAGCGCATATCTCATTCCTTAAAGTGTTTTTAATAACTTTAAGAATAATGTAATATTGGCTATTAGAGTTATTTACGTTATCCTTGATAGTGTTTCATGGTAAATGCTCTTAAAACAATATAGAGCATAACACCAGTACGAGTAGCCGCAATGGCAGGACCTGATTTAACTTTAGTCGCACGTCGAACAATGTCTTCCACGTCCGATCGAATCTCTAGTAAAGTTTCTTCAGTAGAGCGAGAGGAAGTATAAACACCTTTCATTTTAGAAATCAATCCAGCAATATCTGAATTGTTTTTCATGGCATTGCGATTTAAGTAAAGGTAAGAGAGCAAATGATGCATAAGCTTTGCAATGATCTCATCCAGTTCCAGTTTACCGTCAGAACCTTTACCATAGGTATCACTGATCCAACTTAATGTACTTCTGAACATTTGAGCTGGCATGGTTTTATTACTGGATTCAATAATAGATATTAAATCGAGTTTAATAAAAGAATGTTTATCAGCAATGATTCCTTCTAAATAACGCTTGTAGGTTTCTAGAGATTTTTCTTTGTCTTTTAAAACTTCTTCACCATCTGTATCGATGAAAGAGGAAGAAGACGAAGTAATCGTCATGGTTTGCAGATTCTTCTGTACATTGTAGATATTCTTCAACATGTTTTTAATACGAGATTGAGAGTCTGTAATCATGTATCCTACAGAATATCCTGTATTACGAATATCTACATCCATTTTCTCAATAGTGAGTTTATGGATAGAATGCTTCATGTCGGTAGTATCGTCACCACGCTCACGCAATACCGCTAACCACGAACCTAATCGTTTAATGGCGTACTTGTTTGACATAGAGGACAAAGTCGCTTCTGCTGTCTGTTTAGAACACGGATAAGGCCAGTGTCGTTGCATTCGTGAAGTTAAGAAACGAATGTTCATGATGATGACAATATCAGACATGGCTTTCTGTTTGCGTTTCTCTGGAATCTTAGTCGATTTCCAAATCGAATGGATTAACCAAACACAACTCAATGAAAATGGATCTGATGCGACAACGTAATGTACTGGAGAGATGAGTTCTGCTAAACTCGGAGCGATGGATAATTCATCGACTCGCAGTATCTCTTCAAACCATCTTAACCGATCTGAATTGATAAATTTTACTACATTATCTCCTATTGTATCCCCTCCGAAGAATTGAGCATGTTCAGGAGAACGAGTAATGAAGGAATTTAAATATTGTTCGATTCGATCACAGAGTTTAGTGTCGATAGGTAAATCGGAACAATAGTCGTTAAATACCTCTCGGACATTTTTGTACATGTAATAAATTCCTTAAACTAAAAAAGAAAGAAAATAGGTTAGTGCATAATCAGAAAATAGAGAGTACTCCGTAATGGAGTACTCTCTAATTCTTTTTTTACTCAGATTCCATAGGAGTACAATCTTTCCAGAATGTTGAAAACTCTGTAACGATCTTAATAGGATCTACATATTTTTCGTTTTCAGGATAGATATAATTCTTCGTAGTGACTTCGATCAATCTCGCTAATTCTTTCACGGCTTTTAAGTAATTGTCGTTAGAATAGCCATCAATCTCGTAACAATGTTTAATACAAGTAATTCGTTTCTTTTCTTCACCTTTTACGAATAAATCGTAATTAGTATCAACTTTACCTTCTACTTCACGGAAACATGAAGTGTGAGTAAAACGATTGGTTTGGGGAACAAAGGTCATCTTAGTGATGACTTTATGCTCCTTTGGTAATTTATCTCCCAAGACGAAAGTAAAGGTCTTTGTAGAAATGTCTGCAATGAACTCCATATAGGCTTCTGATTCTACCAAGAAGTCATTAATGCTATGTGCTAAAGATGTACGTTCATTATCATCCTTCATTTCTAGTAATTCCGCGATATGATCTATATTGATGTGCAAGTATTCGTGCATGTCTTCGACTTTTAAACGAACAGGTACCATAGTTTCGGAATGTCTTGCAAAAGCAATTTTAGTAGCTTGATCTAACTTAGCATAATTCTCTACTGCTAAGATTTCCACAGGATATTTGGTGAATTCTTTAGAACGAGTAGCGATTAAAGTAGTTGGTAGAATCACATCGTAGTCTTCACCATTAATAATTTTAATATCATGTCGAACACGATCAATGTTTTCTTCTTTAATGAAGATAAGATTGAATTCAATAATCATTTTTGTAATTCCTTTTCATTGTTAAAAATGACTTCTACCAGATGTTCTAGATAATCTTGGTCATTGTATTCTTTTAGAAAGTTTTTTACTCGATTTAACATATCCACGTAGAATATATAATTCCTGTCTTGACGCTCGTAAAGAATACTAATTGCTTCGTCTATATGTTTGTTAAATACAAAGCTTGTACCTACAAAACGAATAATGTTAGCATCGGGATCGATATAGAGTTTTTTAGTTTCTGGATCTCGTTTAATATAACTCGTAAAACAAGCTTCTGAATATTCAGTCAGTTTATACTCTGCTTTACTGTATTTTGGAAAGGTGAAGAATGAGTATAACTCGTCTTTTATGTCGATGAAGATTTCTCCAATTTTACCCCTTTCTAGTAATTCTTCTGGTATTTCTTCAAATTGCAGAAGATCACTATACCGATAATTCTCAATCATCGGAATTCGTATAAAATACTTTTCTTCCATAAATAGTTCCTTTATAAAGATTGGTTTTGGATATCCATTTTAATAATATAGATTTAAAAATAAAAGAAAATACTCTCTACTCCTTTTTACGGGAGTAGAGAGTATTAGAGTCTATTTTAAGAAATCACCACAGGGAATGGTGCAATACTGTAGAACACGTCATTGTTATTGTATCGAGTAAAGAATACTAACGATACAGTAGAAGTCGCAGTACAGTGGGTAGGTACAGAGAGATCCTGATTCCACATACTGATTGGGAACTCATGTTCCTGTCCTTCTACTAACAGTTTGAACATGTTAGGCTTAGGTGCTTGGTTTTCACGATTCGTACGATACTGAGGTAAAGTAGAATAGTAAACTTTTCTAAACCATTCATTCAAGTCATTGCAGTTATTAGCGAAGTTATAATGGTAGTTTGTACCAGACATGATGTGTACATTACAAACCAAGTTCTCGCCATAAGGTGGATTCTGATAAGCTTCGAAACCAATCAACCAACGATCTGCTGTGTTATCTGCAGCATTACGCAACAAACGAATATCGACTTGTTGTGGGTGAATATGTTCACGGAAGGTATTATTCAATACGCCTAAGTCAATCGCTACGTTCAGTTGTTGGTTTGGTCCGTAGAGTTTACCGTTCAATGAACGAGAAGGTGAGTTAGAAGTAATGTAGACATCATTAGTCACATCCAACCACTGATTACGATCTAACGTAAAGAGATACCAGTCTAATTGATAGCCAATTGTATCATTCACCCAACGTGGAACGGGATAGAGTTTCACAGAGTACGCACCATCACGTTCAGTAATGGTATAGTTAAAACTACGGGTAATGAAATAACGATTATTGTTATTAATAACGTTTACCGATTTTTCATTAGGTCCTAAGTAGTATTTCAGTACTAATACACCACGTACACCTACAGTAGATTCCGAAGCGCGATCTAAATAGAGTAGTTCGAACTTATTACCATCTACAGGATAAGTAACTGTAGTACCATCTGTATAATGGACTTTACCCATTATGTTAATGGAGTTTTTCAAGACTTGTTCCGGAATCAAAAGATTCGATTCGTCTTTAGCATCAATATAACTAGACTCTAAAGAAATAGCCGATACAAATTTATCTGCATCGGATACATCTCTCAATAGAGCTGATTTTTCTACGATGAAATTTGTACGTGATAACAAACCACCTTTATCATCGTAAATCAAGATTAAGATCATCTCCCCTTCTTCAAGCTTATGTGATGAATAGAAAGGAGGTAAGAACCATTGTGTGTGGTTATTGGCATCACGTTGCTGAATAGGTTCTAAAGGAATCTCATTACCGACGACATTAAAGCTAGAGTCGTAGCGTACGGAAATAGGTAATCCACCTGCACCTGCTACGGTTCCTTTAAATGCAATTGCATGGTGAGGCATAGAGCCTTGAATATGGAATTGTGCAGGAACAGTTAAAGTAGGGCGAACCACTGAATCATCGTAAAAGATTTGTCTAGCACAAGGTGTCGCTAAGGTACCACCTGCAAAGAATCGACCTTCATCGTGAGACATTTCATCCGATGCTGTTTTAGAGGATACTTCTTCTAAAACAGGAATCAAAGTCGTTTGATCTACTGAAATGACTTTATAACGAGTCAGGGTATTAATATCCTGTACAAAGTCATTGACTTTAGGTACGTATTTACGACGACCTTCTTTACCTAGGTAGATGTCATGCAGTGCCCACTCTCGCCAGACTTGAGTATCGTCTAAGATAGGGGGTTCACCGTCTATCCCGACGATCGACACGTTCGCAGCTATACCACGACCGTATACGGGTTGGTTCACGGGAATATTATTGTCACTCACGTGCCTTCTCCAATTCTAATAAAATGCGAGATTTCAATCTCGTTTCTAAAATAAATTCGAATAATTTGTTTTAAGAATCGTACTTCGTGATAATCCAAAGTTGTGACTTCATTCTTATACGTCGGATGTATCGTGACGTGTTTTATGGATAGGTTATCCAATCTGAAATAAGGTTCAAAGACAAATAAGGATTTATAATTCGATTCTACGAACTGAATTACTTCTTGATCGGTATAACGACTTTCAATTTTCGGAAACTTATATTGCTTGCGTTTTAAATCGTGGATGATTCTAGATAAGACAATAGAGTAGACTTTATAAAGTCCTTCAATAGGTGGATTAGAGGTGAACTCTCTATCTCTAAAGAATTGCCCCATGTAGTCTGATACTTTCTTATCTAAGGTATCCGATTTCTTTTTAAAACTATAGGTATCTTCCGTATAAGTCAAGCGTTTCGGTACAATGATGTCTCGAATCTCGTAGGGTCTACCTTCCAATTCAGAAGCACGTTCAGGAATGATAGATCCTCTTTCTGAGAATCCCAATTTGGATTGATCAATAACACCATTACCTACTTTAAATAAGTAATTCTTATCATCAAATATTTCCCAAACACCATTACGAGATAACATGTGGTTATTAACATAACCTACTTGTCTATTAACCGTAATCCCTGCTAAGCGAGTACCTTCTCCATTTTCATTGGGTCTGGTTTCTGCAAAGGACATCATTCGATACGTAATCTCTTGGTTTTCTTTAGTAAAGTCCAAACATGATTTATTGATAATGTAGACTTGTGGGAATTCCACAAAGTAATCTACACCTTCAATTAGGGCTTTACCATTCAAGAAGATATCTAAATAACCATATGGTATACGAACTGGTCTAACGAAGACATTGTCTTTTTCAGCATTATAATAATGCTGATTTAAAGTAAAGTTTAAAACACCTTTAGTGAAAGGCACAAGAATAGTACGACACAAGAAAGTACGATCTGTTCTAACCGTGAAGGTATAATCGTTAATCAGTCGAGATACAGTCCCTGTAATCGAAATTCCTCGTTTACCATCAATGGTTGTCCACGACCATAATCCTTCTTCATTCGTTACATCTACCCATCTATTTGGTTCTTCTTCCAAACCTCGTACACAGGCATAAACTCTAAATTCCTCGTCTTCAGGAATCTCTACATTTAAGATGTTAATCGAGTCATTAGGTTGACGTGTACCGATACCAGAAATGAATTCCACCAATCGACAATCCGGACTGATTACTGGGTATTTATTATAATCCCCTAGTCGTCTCCAAGTTAAGAGACGTCCTTTTTCATCATATTCGAAAATAGTTGAATATTTGCGATAAGCATAAGGAACATTTACCAGTTTACCACCTAAACCATTGTCGATAAAGGTCTCGTAAGGATGAATTGATTTACCAGTATAATAAGTCGCTGCATTATATCCGTATATCTCTTGGACTTCGTTAATGTCGCAAACCGCTTTAGGTTTTACAATCAAACGAGTCAGAGCAGAAGCTTCTAAAACATCGGCTCGCCATTCGTCAATATTACTTCTCATGCCCTGCATGGCTGCTAATCGATTAGGATATTCTAACTTATTGAGTTCGTGTAAACGATTATTGACAAAAGGTAAGGTCTTCCTGCCGTATTGTTTACGATAATAGACTCTAAATACGATATTGGCGATTTGCTCATCAATGAAATCGTGATTACCCATCATCTCTTTTACTAGGTTAGTCGAGATAGAGAAATCACAATTGCTGACTTGTCTAATATTGGTTTCTGAATTACGATGTAGCACTACCCCTTTATAAAGACGTGGTGTTTTATTAGGGTAAGCGCATAAGTGGAAATCACAATCATCGTAATATTCGAAGAGATTCTCTTTATAAGAGAAATTATGGGTAAATAAGTATTTACGAATCTGGTCTATTTTCGATTTAAAAGTAGGTACAGAACCTACTTTCATCTCAATCACTTTAGTAATAGTAGAATCGTAGATAAGTTCTACCACATCTCCCTCTAGGATTTCTATCGTAATCGGATCGTTAACGAGATAACCATTGATGTAAGTAAACACCCGACCTGGCCTATCTTTATACGTGTTATAGAACGTAATTAAAGAACTCCTTTCGAAAGATCGATAAGGTTTAGCATATTGGATAGCTATGGTTTCTTTCGGTAGGTTAGGATCGTTGTGGTGATGTAATACATTATCGTAGGTTCTGAAGAGAATGTCTTCAGTATTCATGTCCCATTCGAGTTTTAAATCTTCTTTAATAATTAAAACAAGATTCTTTTCACGAGTAAGAGTATAGTAAATATGGCTTAATGGAATGGTAATCCCTTTTTCCGTATAGAATTGGAAGACCACTGTATGTTCTACACAGTGGTCAGCCATGTTAAACCAATGGGAACGGTCATGCCAATTTACATAATGAAAATTGAATACTTCTTCAGAAACTTGTCCAACCATGTATGCATGATAACGCTCGTGTTCTGTAGGAAGATTGTAATCCTCAGTAACTAACTTAACATGGTTTCGAGCACCTCCAAAAGGAGTAATACGTTTAGGACGAACAATGCTTTGGTTATCTTGATACGGAGCACCCCAGAGATTATAGAGATAATGACCTATCAAGTAAGGTACGCTCATTTGGTTCACTCCTTAAAAGAATTAATAGTCATTAACAATGCTGTTTACGGCTAGAATAAAATTGGCTTTATCACGAGTAAAATTGCGTAATGCCATTTTGGTCAAACCGGCATTCTTGAAGACTTGTTCAGAGAGACAGATGACTAAAGTAGCTACGAAGGTAGGAATGTGTTCTACAGACATAGCCAAGATTTCTTGTTTTTCTAAACCAATCCAAACATTAGCATTCAAGTTCTTAGCAATAACTGTATAGAATAATCCTTCGTTGATTTTCTGTACGGCAGGGTTATTAATCTTCTGTTTTATCTTCTCTAAAAAGTCACCTACGCTTTTATAGAACACTTGGTCTAGGTAACGATAAAGGAAACTAGAAGGTATATTAATTTCACGGGCTAATTTAGCCACTAAAGCATCAAATTCCAGTTCACCTGAAAATAGATCACTGTGAAGCATGGAGTAATACATCCAACCCGACAATGCACGCAATGCTAGGACTTCTTCATTATTCAGGCTAAATACCATAGACAGAGAAGAAGTAATCAAGTCTACATAAGTCTTCACGACATTAGGAGACAGTGATTTAATAGAACGTGTACCGTTATTAATTAAATCAGCAGTCAATACAGTACGAATAGTCTGTAATGAGAATAATGGTTTATTGGCTACTGTGTATTCGCCTTCTTGACGTTCGCGAATGAAAGAAGACAAATCACAAATCGTATAGGTTAATCCCTTAACCGTTTCAATAGTTAAAGGATGAGAGAAAGTAGGCACCACGGAATTAGGGTAAATGAAGATCGTTTTATTAGCTTCATTGATTTTCATCCAGGGATAATTCAATCCTAAGGATTGACGAATTGCGGTTTGTGAACGATCAGTATTGAATTTACTACCAATCGTGGTATTGTAGGGTGAATAAAAAATGGCCATTTATTTTATTCCTAAATAATCATTAAATTTAAATAAAAGCTTTTATCAATAAAGTCTCCGTAGAGAACATCATACTTTTTACTGATAAAAATTTCAATCTATCCTATATATTCAATCTAATTACCACGATATTATGAATATCGTGGTAAATCACGTTATCTAATTAGACATAATCCATGTCTAATATTTGCATATTCGCTTGCCAATAGAACATTACCGGTAATGTTTTCATGTATTGTGTATCTTAGTTTCATTCTAGATATAGCGAATACAATTCAAAATTTATTTATATTTTTAAATGTCTATTCTCCTTTATTAAAAGATAAGACATTGGAGATTCTAAAGAATGGATATCTACATCAATAATCCTACACCCAATAGTTTTCACCTGGGTACTAAGGATCTGTCTGGTAGACCTCAATCCGTCGTAGCCACCCCACGTGCTCCACACATGGCTTTCTGCCCTTTCTACAGTGAAAAAGGCCCTGTTGAAGAAGTAGTGGTAGACGGTACTGCCTTTACCAAATTGTTTGGTGGTAAAACGCTGGATCCTCTTTATAAATATTATAACCACTCTTCTGTGTTCATCGAAGGTATGTTAGCTGATGGTGGTACCATCATTGCTAAACGTATTGTACCTGAAGGTGCTGAACGTAAGGCCGGTCTGCGTCTGGCTTTGGAATACGTTGAAGTAGAAGTAGATGAATACGAACGTGATCCTTCTGGTCAATTCCGCTTGGACGGTGGTCGTAAAGTGACCACTGGTCGTAAGATCCCTGGTATTTCTTACCGTTGGGTATTGGAAGAACTGAAACCAGAAACGGTTACTCTGTCTAGTCGCACCATTCAAAACTCTGGTCTGGGTCGTGCTTCTACTAACCAAGTAGACTTCTCTGTAGAAGGCGTAGTTGGTAAACGTTATCCTATTTTGGACTTTGAAGTAAGTTCTTCTGGTGCTTGGGGTAACCTGACGGGTATTTCTATTTGGGCACCTAAGGTCAATGACCAATCACCTCTGAATATCGGTGCAATGAATGACACAGGTTCTTATCCATTCCGTTTGCAAGTACTCACTAAACCGAATGCAACCAGCAACAAAACTGTGGAGACCACAGTGATGGGTTCTCGTGAGATCGACTTCTCTTTCAAACCAGGTGCGATATCTAAAGTCGGTGTTCGTTATAACCTGGCTGAGACCTTCGTTAATCACTACAACAATATTCGATCTGACGATCCAAACATTCCTCCTACTTTCGGTTCTTTCAGCCGTATCCATGTTTATCAACAAAACATCGATACCCTTCTAGCAGTCTTCCTGCAAAAAGAATTGGATGTTTCAGGTTCCCAAGTTCCTGTCTTGAATCCTCAAACAGGAGAAATGGAAAACGTGACTCGTTACTACGGTGACTTTGCTTCAGTAACTGAAGCAAATAAAGCAGATGCTAAATACCTGTTTAACTTGTTTACAGGTATGCATTCAGATGGTCGTCCTTACCAAACTTTCCGTATGTCTGACAACGTTACTACCACTGAAGGTGAAGTAACCACTCTGCGTGAAGGTTCTGTACAATGGTCTACGGGTGGTACCGATGGTGAAATGAACGATACTAAGTTCGCGGCTGCTGTTGATGCTCTCATGGAAGAATTTGCTGATGAAAACGGCAAATACATGGACGATACCACTTATAACGATTCTGTATTCTACGATACTGGCTATCCGATTGAAACCAAATTCAATCTGAATAAATACATGGCTAATCGTAAAGACCGTTGGGTATGTGCTACTACTCATGTATCTGGTGAAGGCGTTATTCTGCCTGCTGAAGAGAATGCGCGTTTGGCCGCCATTCGTAGCCGTTTGAAACTGTCTCCTGATTCTGCTATCTTCGGTACCCCTACTTTCCGTGCGATTGTAGTTAAAGGTAGTGGTAAATTCCGTAGCTCTGTTTCTAGCTACGAAAAACGTGTTCCAGTTTCTTACGAGATTTGTCGCTTGTTCACTAAGTACTGGGGTGCTGGTACTGGTCGTGCTGATGCCCGTTGGGATCCGACCGAAGGTGACAACAACTACCTGCGTTACTTGACCGATATATCTAACCCATGGGTGCCTTATGTTCGCCGCAATGAAGCTTGGGGTGCCGGTGGTATGTGGGCAGAGCGTAGTGAGTCTGGTCGTTTCTACTTCCCAGCTATTCGCACTATCTACGAAGACTACTCTTCTACCTTGATGAACGCTCGCATCATGTTGTTCCATGTTGAGTTGAACAAAATTGGTGCAGAACTGCGTCGTCGTTTCTCTGGTAAAGACTGGTCTCAAGCTCGTCTGAAACAAGAGGCAGAATCTTGGTTCTACACTCAAGTAAAAGACAACAAGTTTGGTGGTACTATTGACGTAGAAGGTGAGTTGTACTTTACAGCTATCGATACTGAACGTTCTTGGTCTTGGCACTTTGTGGCTCGTGTATACGGCGACAACATCAAAACCGTACAAACGTTCTACAGCGAAAACTACCGTCGTTCTGATAAACCTGAAGACTTCGGTGGCATCTCTTCTTAAGTCTATTAGAATTAGAGAGTTAATTTCGATTAGCTCTCTTTCTTTATTTAAAGAATCTTATTATAAGGTAAAACAAAAATGGCTCGTATAGAACCCGTTTTTATGGCTAAAGGCACAGGTGGTTTTGCTGACGGTATTCAGGCTCCTGTAGTAGGCCTCATTGAAGGTGGTAACTTCGGTTACGCTAAACAATGGGCAACTTGGATCAATAATACTCCTTACACCTCACGTCCTCTTATCTCTTTCCTTTTGGAAGCTCCGATGGGTTTCAAATTGCTTCCCGAAGGTAAAACCCACATTGCTATCTTGCGTAGCTTAGTGGAAACCATTCGACATCGTATTAATGGTTTGGGACACAAACTGACTGTTTCTACTGACCAAAACCAAGCATTTGGTGGTTCTGGACAAAAATACGAAGTATTCACCAACGTAACTGAAGATCAGTTGAACGTCACCATGTCTTTCTGGGAACGCCCTGGTTTGGCGATTGGCCGCTACATGCGTTACTGGATTGAAATGCTGATGATGAACATGGAAACAAAATACGCCAGTATTGTTACAGTAGGTGGTCGTACTGTTGATTACGATGCGATGCCCGATATGTATTCCATGTCTATGCTGTTTATCGAACCGAATGCAACCATGACTAAAGTGGTTCAATCATGGATCGGTATCAACATGTGGCCTAAGACTTCTGGTGACAACGAAGCGAAACACGATAAAGAGAATCCTTCTGAAACTCGTGAATTGCAAATCGAGTTTACTGGTATCTACCATTACGGTCCTGGCGTAGACTTCTTTGCTCAAAAATTCCTTGATAGCATTAAATTAATCAACGCGAATTCGTGGCATGAGGCCGAAATCCATAACAACATTGGGTTGGACAGCATGGTTGCTGGATCTAGGATGTCTTTTGGGGAAACTGTCCGTAATATCAGTAGGCAACAATTCAAATAAACAATTGACAATATAAGAAAAATATAACTTCCCTATTATATGAGAAGTTGTAGTTTATCGTTAAAAATAAAATACCGTTCTCCTTAACTGGGGAACGGTATTTTATTTATTTGTTTGTTTATTTTTTAGAAAGAAACCCAGATGGAAGATATTAAATTGAACTTAACTGAATGTAAACAAGTTGAAGGTTATCCGTTCCTCTACCTGTTACCAGATGGAAAGGTATATAATTCGAATTCAAAACGTTTTATAGGTGGAAAACACTACCATGATAAGGAAACCGATAAATATGTTAATCTGGTTTCTTTAAAAAGAAAAATGAGTAATGGTATTGATTTATCTGGGTTTAAGCCTATACCAGAGTTTCCAAAATACTTAATAAACGAGTACGGTACTGTATACGGTACTAAGAATAACATTACAATGAAAACCTTCTTTGATAAAGGTGGTTATGAAAGAATAACTTTAAGAGACGATACTGGTAAGAAACATACAAGAAGTATCCACCATTTAGTACTGTCTACATTTAACGAATCCGAATACAAAAGATTAAAAGATTCTTATGTAAAAGGTCAGTATGATCATTTAGTAGTAAACCACATCGACAGTAATAGAACCAATAACCACATTAGTAATCTAGAGGTTGTTACTCAACAAGAAAATATTAGACACGCTATTGAACACGGAAATTGGGCAATCACTCCAGTAATGATTAAGTTCTTAGAAAGTGGTGAGGTTAAGTATTTTGAAGCTACGACTAGTGCTTCTAAGTATTTAGGTTTGGACGAGACTACGTTCCGACATCGTTTTGACAATCCTAAATATCTGAATGTGGTTTATACGACTGGTGAACATGGTGACCACCAAATTAAACTAGCTACAGATCCTGACTTTGGTGCACCTATTTATTTTGTGGATAACGGAAGAGGTTCTAGTACTGGTATTAGTGTTATTGATTATCGAGTATCTCCTTTCCATGAAGTGATCTATAAAAGCTTTAGTGATTATTCTAGAAAAACTGGTATTAGCACACCGACAATATGTAGAATGTTCGCTAAGAATAACCAACCTGTGCTTTCTAATCTACATCGCTTAAAGATGTTAGATAATTTTGAAGAATGGGTCACTACAGATCCTATACTAGACCATCTAAAATTAGCCAATGCCAATGCATTAGTAATCATGAAAGAAGACGGTAGTGAACCACCGGTAATATCTTTAGTGTACAACCATACTGGACTACATGGTTGGAACTATCATTCTGAAATCTTGGAATTAGCTATTAAACATAAGCCTTATAAGCATGACCATACTGATCGAATATTTTACGCTTATAGCGATTTTATTAAATCTAAATGGTTTAAGAAATGGGGTAATCGATTTGGCGAATATGAATATTACGGGTTTAAAGGGATAAAGAGCAAACTCTAACATCTTCTTTATTATGGGAGATTAGATTTGTGGATTTAGACTAAAAAAGAAAGATATGTTAAGTATCTTTCTTTTTTACTTGATTACTTAAATCAAACAGTTAAAATCCACATTTCTCACCTCCTTTCCTTTACATTGACCTAAATTAAAATCCTCTACTCCTTTTTACAGGAGTAGAGGATTCTTTTTTAAGTCTGTTTGTAAATTACGATTCTTTCGATAAGAAGAAACCTGCTAAAGATACGACTAGATCTAAGTCATCTTCTTGTATTACTGTACCTGATTCTAAGTTAGGCATTTTAGTAAGATACAAAGGCATGATTATAGGATTCTTTGTTTCGTATAGTGTATTTGGCATTAAGCATTCTGAAGGAGTAACTTCTATTTGGAAAGTATTGTCTTCAGATTGGGTAATGCTGTTAGCTATTGCTTGAATACTATCTACAGGAATAGGGTGTCCATATCGTACACATTTCATTAAAGCTTCACTATTGTAAACGACATAGAGAGGTTTAGTAGATAATTCTTCAATCTGTTTTAAAACAGAATGATCTTTATACTTTTCTTTATTGCTAAATAACAAAGAAAGTATACCAAAAGAGTCTTTTAATTTAAAATTGTCTTTCATGATTATTTATCTGCAATGTAAGTAGAAATATCAGCTATAGCGTACTCTCTATTAATAGTATAAACATCAGCCATGATGTACTCGTTATTAATATTAGTAAACCAAATGACTTTCTGAAAATTATTAGCTAGAGTTTCACTCAGTAAGTCTTTATTTGTTGCTTCTACCTCGTATCGTGGACCTGCAATGAAATAACTTTTATCGGGAGTATCTTTGTAAGTAAAGTGAACACCACAGTATTCTGATCCAATATCATTTACACAAACTTGATGTAGTACGATTTCGTTAGGTTCGTTATATACCTTGTGTTCATTTATAAGGTTTGTGAATTCAACATCGTTAGACAATGCAAAATGATCGTGGTCTTTAGTTTCCAGAATCAAAGCACGAATCTGTTTGATTTCTGGATGGTCGTTATAGAATTGTTCAAAATCACTATCCACAGGGAAATAGAACACTTTAAAACTGCTAGACAGTGTTGCCATAATAGTTTCCTTTACACTAAAAAATAAAAATGAGGGTAGTAATTCTACCCTCATTAGATTTGTTTACTCGATAATTATTTAATCAACGAGTATACCCAATTGACGTTTCACATCTTCTACTGTATCACTAACATGATTGTTTACATGAGTCATGAAAGGTTTGATGTTATTGCGAATAGTATTGAGAATAGGTTTAGTGATTTCTTCACCTAAGTCAAATTCTTCAGGAACGTAGTCAGGATTAGAGATACCTAATACATATCCGTATCCACCATCGTCGTAGTATTCGATTTCAAAACCGTCAGGACTATAGGAAATATCGGTAACAGCTACTGTTACAAAAGTACCGTTAAGATTATCGGAAGATTGTCCAATTTTCAAGAAAGTTTCAACATAGGTATCTGGATTATTTTCCAGAGGATCGTATACATCTAGATTATTGGTCACTAATAAATGATGGTTTTCTTTATTAGGGACTTCAATCGGAAATGTAGCATAGGTGTATTCTGATTGATTATAGGTTGCTTGATCCAAGAGTTTTTGATTAACAATATAAGCTCTAGTAAATGTTCTTACCATCATTTTAAATTTCCTTTAATATTAATTTATTGCATTGTTGCAAATTAAGAATGTTTTCTTCATTCAATTTAAATACCGTTTCTTTAAGAAAATATGCATCAACACGCTGAGCGATCTGACCTAATTTTTCTTTATAGGGATCTTTTAAATCGTGATACATCCTCTTATCGTTGTCAATAATGTAGAAGTGGTCTACATCACTTAAGTCAATATCGCTATTAACAGTAGGATGTCTAACCATAAGTGCTAAACCATCGGTATCAGTTCTACTTATTTCTACTTCTACTATTATACTTGCCGCTCTTTTAGAATAAAGTAATTCCTGATGTTCTCTGAAGATAGCATAATTCACGTAAAAAGATTGTTCACCATCTTTAAACGGGATTACTACTTCCTTAGTGAGAACTGTCTTTAAATCCTCTTTATTCTCAATTGAATCTTGGTCTTCTTTCTTAAGAAAGAATATTAAAAATTTAGACGTTACCATCTTACATTTCCTTTACAAGTTTTTTTTAGGTTTTTCACACAAGTCAAATCCTGCAATTCGTTTCAAACTATCCAACTTCACTAAACTAGGATCAATGACTAATCCTAATCCTTCTACTAAGTAGATAGGTCGCAAGATGTAATCATTATGTGGATCGACTTTATCATCGTCATCTTCATCAGCAGACAAAAGTTCAGATAATCCTTCCCCTGATTCTATCCAGACATCTGCACGTACTTGACCATCTAGTACTTTAAATACTTCGATCCGTCCCATTTTCTCTAAATCAAGAAAGTCACGAACTTCATGAAAATCTTCTTTAGAGACGAGTTCCGAAAGAATAGGGGTAATATTCCACCCGCCTGTAGTTAAACTACGGAGCTGGTCGTAAAAAGAGAATTCAGTGTATTTATCGGGACAAGCGGTTATTCCTTCAATGATTCCTAGGTTATCTAAAACCAAAAGGCCCTTATCGTAACCAATCATTTCCTCTTTACATTCATTACATTTTTCTTTGAATATGTTGTTTTGTATTTTATTCGAGAATATCTCTATTGCCAGTTCTTTCTTATCTTTGCATTCGTATACCGTACAAAGAAAATCAATGATTTCTTTATTGGTTTTAGAATTGGTCAAGAGTGTAGCCAATTTTAAAACACTGGTCTTGTAAATGACTTTATCCATCGTCGTGATTATTTCTACACGATCTTTAGGATCTTCAGCGATATCACTGAATGCTTTATGCCATTTGGTGAAAATCTCTTTAACCTCTTTATTTTTAGGGGTCTTGCTGTGGATAATACGGAAAATCCAGTTTTCGTAATAATACTCTGGATTTTTGTAAATGCTATCCAGAATAAGTTCTACATCTTTCTTTAATTGTTCAAACATTTTCATTTCCTTTACAAGTTAGATTAAAAATATCGACTATTGTCAATTCAATAATATAGATTTAAAATAAACCATACTCTACTCTCTTAATAAGAGAGTAGAGTATTTAAGGTTCGTCATTTGTAAATCTTGTTTAAACCAAAACTAATGATATTATCAAGGTACTCCAGATTAAAGATACCTGCTTCAGATTCGTATACTGGTGATAAAATACAGCCGAATGTGTTGATATCCTCCATGGAAGTAATATTGGCTTTCACTCGTCCTTCTTTTAGATATAGATGGTAGACTTTACCAATCTCTCGTCCTTGTTCTTTATCAAATACAGGAATCCCGTCCACCAAGGCATTACGAATAACTGCATAACCTGGTTTACTCATGGAGTTAGGATCTCTTAAGAATTCTAATAGTATTAGGTTAATATCGTGTACATGCAAACCTTTACCAGATAAAGTATTCCATTTCTTATACGTAGAACTTATTGTTTCTTTTGCAGATAATATCGCATAAACATTACGTACTTGATTGATGAATAATTCAAACTCTTCCTGTGTTAAACGATAGGCTTGTTGGATATACCCAGCTAACTCAGGAAATTGTTCTGGTCGCATAACCTTATAAGCGAACATTTGGGCAGGATAATAGTTAAAATCTAACTGAACCGTTTTAAACATATCGTAAGTAGGAAATCTACGTATGTGATCAAATCGTTCAAATAAGAATTTAAATACCGTATCATTACGACTCTTCTGATAATAGTCACGCAATGTCTTACCATAGTTTTCTTCTTTATTGGCATCATTCACCAATAAGAACAAAGACCTAGCTAATACATTAGCTTGATCGGTTTTATATTGTTTTAATTTCATGAAACCATTCCTTTTAATTACTCAACTAAAGATTTTGGGTATTTGAATTCGTATCCCGTTAATCCAAACCCAACATCTAAGACAAACACTTCACGAATAAAATAACCAGTATCATGTCGAGAATACTTCTTCATTTTCTTAAAGTATTTAAGTACGTCTTTTCTGAAATTAACATATTCTGCATAAATCTCTAAATCCAATGAATTGGTTATCTCAACTTGTACTTTTCTACCCTCATCTGAATTACCAGTACGAGAAATATTGATGTTTCTACGTGATCGAAGTAACTGTTGCAAACAAGCTTCTAGATTATCAAACATTACCTTTGTATTACTTTGATGTTCTATCCATTCTTTATCTGTCATGATAGTTCCTTTAAATAGTTAGATTAGTTAAACGACTTTAAGATCTTTCATTGGTAAGTCTTTAATAAATTCTGGAGGAATAATAAATGAGTAAGAATGACTATATTCGTCCTTATTTAATTGGATCGTCAGTCTGATAAATTTAGTCTTTTCACTTTCTGTTAAATGATACTCATGTACCGTATAACCTTTACGTACAAAATCAAAATGGTCCCAGAATGACAAAAGAAGACTTTCGAATAATAAGTAAGTTTCCTTATCTTCGAATACTACTTTTGTTAATGTATAGTCTTTACCTTCATTAGTAATGATTTCATTCTTTAGATCAAAACGAGTGCCTTTGGTTTTAACCAGAGTAAAAATAAATCCTACCAAGATATTCTCTAAAGCAGTTGTCAAACCACCTTTGGTATCAATACGAACATGTTCATGTAAGTAGGTAGCCAGTTTAACTGGTTCGTATAATTCTGTTAAGTTAATGTCCATAATAGATTCCTTTTAATAGAGGCTCTAGAATGACTCTAGAGCCTCGTTTAGTGATTAAGATAGGTAAGTCCTAGTAGCGGAGTTTACCATTATAGATACGCCATTTATGGCTAAAGAAGTACGGGCTTTCTGCTGAAGTAATTCTGATAGCTTTTCAGTATCTTCTTCTAACATAGCTTTCTTAATTTCTACTCGCTTTTCTTGAAGTTCTTTCAACAATTTACTGAAGTTATTAGCAATAGAACTGATGGTTTTCTTTATGCCTTTTTCAGCATGTAGTACCATCAGTGGTGTTCCCTTCAGTACTTTACGAGAGGAACTGTCTAAATTTTTCAAAAAGAATGGAAAGTCTTTCAGATTGACATGTTTAAATTCAATCATGAATTTCTGACGTTTCTTTCTAGACTTGAACTTAAAGACTTCATTCTTTCTTTGTTTTAAATATTTATTCATTTCAGTTTCCTTAACTTATTAAATTTCAGGACTTTAGCTGGTTTGATTTCACGATAATCAAAACAGTGTAATGAACGAATGATGTTTACTGATTCGTCATCAACTACATCAGGCACATCGGCATCGGCGATATAGTTAGGATGGAATTTTAAAAGATCTGTTTCACCATTCTGGTATTTCTCTACCAATTCTTCTAACTTCGTACCTGGATAGGCACTTACAGTTACCCAATAGGCATCATCATGACAAATGATGTCAGAAACATAACCTTCTGGCTCGTTATTCGTGATTACCAAAATATCACCAATATCATCCTTACTGATTAAATTTCGAATAACAGGAATAGGACGAGGAAATTCTCCTGAAAGGTCTTGAATACGTTTAGATACTGGATGATCTTTCCAAGTACCATCTTCATTTTTCAAGTATTCTAACATTTTAAATGTATCGTTTAATTCAAACGTGGCTACTTTCATTTTAGTCTCCTTAGTGTTTTCTAAATATGTAACAGGTGTTTCAACAATAGTTTGGTTTGGTGCTGTAGATATTTTATCAATCGTAATATTACCTTTAAGGTTAATAATGTCGTATAAAGGATAGTAAACACTATTAGTGTCTCTTAAACTTCTTACAGTGTCAGCATGACTACGATTAATCATCATTCTAAACCCTACTAATCCAGTGATATTATTGATGACTTCTTTATCGTCATTTTCATCCAATACTTTATCTTTCTTCTTAGAGAAGATAGGATACAGAATGTAGTATTCGCAATTATCTACATTGCGATTCTCTATTAGAGAAGTTAATGTACCGTCATCAATGGAGAAAATATCTACTCTTGGTTCTTTATCAATGGTGTAGACGCGGAATGTGACACCTGATACGACATCAGGACACTTCTCATCAGCAAATACTGGTATATTCACACCTGGTTTAACTGTTTCTTCTGTTAAAGCTTCTAGCTGTTTACGTAATGGATGGTCCCTATACTGACCTTGTTTTAAAACTTTAAAGAATACGTCGTTATTGTCAATAACTCTAAATCCTTTTCCTTTAGAATTAAAATCAGTACGGGTAGCCATACTGAGATCATTACTTAACCAATTCAATACCAAATTTTTCAATCGACTAATGACCAAACCCATGTCGTACATAGGGACGACTAGATATTCTTCCAATAATCTTTTAAACGATTGTACGTACATAGGTTTCTCTCCAGAAATAATCTTAATTAAATCAGTAGAGTCTAGATAACTTAATACCGAATAAATTTGATTAAAAGAAATGATGTCATGGTTTTTGCTAATGACACTATTTAAACTACGCGCAATTTCAATCATATCAGGATCTAAGTAACTATTCCCAGAGTGTGCAATATCAGCAACAGACATACCGTAATAGTCGCGATAATTCTTGTTGATATGTACAATAAACCTAGCTAGTTTTTGTAATCTGGTTTCTGTATTTTCCATAGTAGTTTCCTTTAAAGAAATTAGATTAATCTCACTTTAATAATATATTCGTAAAATAAACTAAGAAATAAAACTACTCTTCTACCCCACTAGGGAGTAGGAGAGTGATCTTTAACTATGTTTACGATAGTACTCGTGACCAGCAGTCGCTTTATACGTCTCTACAATCTTTAAGATAGTGTGTCGACGTACAGTAACAATCCTGCCTCGATCATTTATCAAAGAGTAATTACCTGAACGGGTTTTCTTGGCAAATTTACTGTTGTCATGTTCAAAAACCACAGTGATTTCACCTGTGCAACTATCTTCTAAAATTTCGTATAAAGAAAACTTAGTCGGATAACCCTGTTTACGTTCAAAATAAATTACTGGATAAGAAATAACATTTTTCTCATGATGAGTCTCTTCAGTTACTTCTTCTCCATTTACGGTTTGGTTTTGATGAGAACATTCCTTACAAGATTCAGCAAAGACATGTTCTGATTTTACTTCAATCTCTTTCTTAGAAGGGGAAAGTACTTCTCCCCATTTCTTAAGAAGATCACCTAATTTTTTTAACATATTACACCTTTATCATTTTTTAACTTATCATACATGGTAAACTTGTAAATGTTAGGTTTTACTTGCTTAATAACAATACCTCTCGGATCATGGGTTTCTTTAACTGTTTCAAATCCCAAATGAGGGATCAGTACATAGTTATTAATAAGTACCGAATGATTAAGATTTAGATATTCGTCATGATACGTAATCTTTGCCATCACTTCATCTAAACGCTTATAAACGTGAAATACCTTACCAATGATATCGTCATTTAGGTAAACATCAACACCATTAGAGAAAGCTTCTTTCAAGAGTCCATGATATTCCTTCAGACTAGGATAATCCTCCCATGTGGCATAAGTGTATAAGACCGCTCTAATATCATCCTCACCAACATCATGCTCATCTTCGCCTTCACTGATCTTACTTGGGAATATGGCAGAATCACTTATCGTAAAACCATAACCATCTGATTTAGTATTTAAATAACCTTTTCTGAGTTTCGCTTCGTACACTCGTTTAGTATATTGTTGAATCACCAATCTAATGAATTCTTTAAATTGTTCATCATTTAATCGATAAACTAGTTTAAAGAACTTAGCCAGAACAGGATTCTTTTCAATACAGATGACTTTCATCGTAAACATAGAAACATTGTAATGACCGAAATCTTTGAGCAGTACTTCGAACTCACTATCAGTAAACTCTTTTAAATACTGTTCCATCTTTCTTTTAAAGAAGTCAAGAACGGCTGGATAGCTATAAATACGATTAAATTGTCTATTGTGATTTAATTGATTCAGTGTTAGGTTAAAGAAATCTGGGTGTTCTGATAAATCAGTACACAGTACCATTAATTTAGCCAATGGATAAACTGCTTCTCTTTGTCTGGGTTTTAATAAAGACATGATTAGTCACTCTCTTTAAAGTAGAAGTTATAGGAAACGATTTCGTCTTCAAAAGCCAATGTGTAATTTTTACGATTACCTTCTGAATCGTGAGTACTACCTAAGATGCGTTCTGCCAAATAGCCCCAGATAGAGAAATTTTGTAACATCCTCTTAGAGAAAAGCTGTTTAGCTTCTTCGTAGTTTTCTTCTAAACGATCAATGTATACATTGATATTGACTACATTGATTACATCATTCCTACTAGAATCGATATCTACGCCAAACTGATTAACCATATCGTTAATCACAATGCGAATCTTCGCATCGATTTCTTTCAGTTTAGCATAATACTCTTCTGGAACGATTGTTTTATTTTCCATAATAGATTTCCTTTTAAGTTGGTTTATTTAATTGCTGCTAAAATATCCTTGACATTCTCACCTAAATCAGAACGCTCTATAGATGCTTTTGAGTGATCGATTCGATCACCAAATACTTTCATTGTAAACTCTTTCTTTTCTTTACTTACAAAGTTTTTAGAAGACATTAGTCCAACTACAGAATTAGAAATATTAGAATAGTCAAAATCTCTAAGTTCATGATCAACTTTAATATACTGTTTGACCACATTCTCTAATTTAACATTAGATTCTTTTGTACTGCTATTTATCTTATCTACTCCTTCAAGAATGGCTTTCAGCACTATAATGGTTTTAGGTACTGGGTAGTACTGGTTTAACCGTTTAAAGTATTTATCTACTTGTTTACCAGAAGCTTTTAATTCAATATAGAGCTTTTGGGTATTCTTTTTAGATTTAATCATTTTACACTTCCTTTATAAAGATTGGTTTGGGATATCCATTTTAATAATATAGATTTGATATAAACTATACTCTACTCTCCTTGATTAGGGAGAGTAGAGCAATGTGTTATCGTTTCAATTCGTAGAAAGGACGTTTCTTATCACCAAATACATGATTATAGTGATAGATTTCTTTCAAAGTATTTTTAGATAATGTAATAAAAGCACCTGTAGAATCTTTAATACGGAATGATCCTGACAGGCTAGCTTCCACAACCTCATCTTTCAGGTGATTGAAGAGTTTATATTCGTTACCTTCTCGCAGAATAGAGTAAGCATCGATGCGAGTCACGCAGTCTTCACCTTTACGATAAAAGGCGATAGGACGCAAACGAGATTCAGCACGTACACCGTGTGCCTTTTGATATTTATCTTGCAATCCTTCGCGAGCTTCCAGTACTTTATTGAAGAACTCATTAATATCTTTCATGGGTAATTTAGAATACGCTACCAGTTCATCTTTCAGATCTTCTAAAAGATGTTTAACTTCCATTACCAAATCAGCTTTCTTTTTAGCCATTTCCTTAATATCCTTTTTAATGTAGAAAATATAGTAAACGAATAAGAGCTTATTCAGAATAATTAATCCCTAAAATTAATTTCTGATACATAATAGGATAAAAAATCAAACTCGTTAAGTGTATGAAATTCTTAAACCACATTTCATTCTAAAATAGGTAAAATCACCCATGGACTTAGAAACTAAAAAAGAAATCAAAAAGTTTAAGGAAGAAATAAAACATACCTTCGAATTACTTAAAATAGAAACCGGATGCGATACAGATAAACTTTTACAGTTTCTCTTAGTATCTCGTCCATTTGAAATTATTTTTCCCTCTGTAGATGAAGCAAAGGGAGAACTTAAAGATCAGTGAATTGACAATATCATCGATCTGATTAAACGTTTTTGTCATCTATTAAAAGGATTTATTCGTAAAGAAACTATTTATATATCACCAAGATGATAGACAAATTGCATTCCATATAAAAAATGTGTCTAGTGATAATATCATTCGTTGGTTTATGTTTAATATCGGTAGGTATACCTCTGGCGAGCAATACAACTTACAATGGCGTGTGAATAATATCCATAACCCTAAAGGACTTGTATCTGCTTTTATTAAAACTTTTAATCTAGCTTAACCATTAGCTAAATTTTCACTAACTTCATTTTAAAAGGATTTTCTGCAATGACAGAACAAAAAATTAAAGTTAAGAAACGAGACGGTCATTTTGAAGAATTAGATATTGCTAAGATTCATCGTGTTGTAGAATGGGCAGCAGAAGGTTTGAATGTTTCTACTTCACAAGTAGAGATCAATAGTCATATTCAGTTTTACAATGGCATCATGACATCAGATATTCACGAAACCTTAGTAAAATCTGCTGCTGATTTGATTTCTACAGAAACTCCTGACTACCAATACATGGCGGCACGTTTAGCTTTGTTCCACATTCGTAAGATTGCTTTTGGAGAGTATAATCCTCCTCACTTGTTTGATCATGTTAAGAAGATGTGTGAGTTGGGTTGGTACGATAAAGAGATTATTACCTATTACACCAAAGAAGAGTTTAATGAACTAAACGATTACATTGTCCACGATCGAGATTTGACGTTTGCTTACGCGGGTATTAAGCAAATGGAAGCGAAATACTTAGTGCAAAATCGTCTAGATAAGAAACCTTTAGAATCTCCGCAAATTGCATTCATGTTAATTAGTGCTTGTATCTTTAATACCTATCCTAAAGAAACACGTATGGATTACGTGAAGAAATTCTACGACGCATTGTCCTTGTTTAAAATCTCTTTGCCGACACCTATCATGGCAGGCGTGCGTACACCTACACGTCAATACAGTAGTTGTTGCGTAATCGAAACTGGAGATAGTTTAGATAGTATTAATGCGACTACTTCTGCTATTGTTAAATATATTTCTCAACGTGCAGGTATTGGTATTAATGGTGGTCGTATTCGTGCATTAGGTAGTGAGATTCGTGGTGGTGAAGCTGTACATACAGGTGTCATCCCATTCTGGAAAATGTTCCAAGCAGCCGTTAAGTCATGTTCACAGGGTAAACAATTGTGCCCAGCTTACTAGAAATAGTAAGTAAAAAAATATCGCTCTTAATTGCTGGAAGTCCTTAAAGCGTAAACTACTCGTATTTTACAGTGATAATGTTTACGATGTAACAATAGGTAACCAGCAGCTATTAATGTTTATTAGTAGTTCAACGACTAGTCGAAAGACGTACCACTCAAGTGAGGTCTCTGTAACGGAGTTTGGGGAAACAGAGCGACTACCGCAGTGGATTAATGTAATCCTCTATGTGGTTTCCTGAAATTAGGAATCTTACCAGGTAATGCTGGAGAAGAAGATATAGTCTCAACATTTACTGAAAGGTAAAGCTGTCTATTAAAGACAGGGTATTAATTAGCGACTAATACTGAAGATATTTTGGCAATTCGTGGCGGTGCTGCTACTTTATATTATCCCATTTGGCACTTAGAAGTAGAATCCTTATTGGTATTGAAAAACAATCGTGGTGTAGAAGACAACCGTATTCGTCAATTGGACTATGGTGTACAATTAAATAAATTGATGTATACTCGTCTGATTAAAGACCAAGACATTACTTTGTTCTCACCTCACTCTGTAGAAGGCATGTACGATGCTTTCTTTAATGATCAAGAATTGTTTGAAAAACTCTATACTGAAGCAGAGAATAATCCTTTAATCCCTAAAAAGAAAATTCCTGCTCGTGACTTGTTTAGTTTGTTGATGTCTGAACGTGCGAATACTGGTCGTATTTACATCATGAATGTAGACCATTGTAATACTCACTCTTCATTCGATGAAAAAGTCGCTCCGATCCACATGAGTAATCTGTGTGTTAGTGGCGATACCTTAATTGCTACTAAAGAAGGTTATAAAGTCATTGGTGAAAATGTTGGTAAGAAGTTTACGGTTTGGAATGGTTACGAATGGTCTGAAGATGTAGAATTTGTACAAACTGGTACTGATGTAGATTTATATCGCGTCACTCTGTCAGATGGTCGTTATTTAGATTGTACTGATTATCACAAATGGATTATTCGAAAAGGTAATGAAACTGATGAAGTTCGAACAATCTATTTAAAACCTGGCAGTGTTATACATGACTTTAAGTTCATGCAAGTAGATGAAGATCTGGCTTGGGAACTGAAAGAGTACTTTAGAAGGAATGAACACCGAACTGAGATTGTCGTAGGTGTAGACGAATTTGATCGTACTAAACACTCTATTCGAATTCTTCTTGATAAAGAACATGTGGATTTCGTATTACCTAAACTAAAAGAATTAGGTGTCCCAACGACGATTGGTGGGATGTTTAATGATTCGGGAGATAGTCCTCGAGTATGTCTCTATATCGCTATTGGTTATTTAGACTTGGTTAAACGTTTAGATATCTTTAATCGCGATATCTTTGATTACTACGATGAGCATTTCTATACTGATGAGAAAGTAACCACTATTCGTTCTGTAGTTAAATTAGAAGGTAAACACAATACCTATTGCTTTAACGAGCCTAAACGTCATTTAGGTGTGTTTAACGGTATATTGACTTCGCAATGCTCCGAAATAACACTCCCTACTAAGCCTTTAGAAAACATTAATGATGAAGAAGGTTTGATTTCTCTGTGTACTCTAGCCGGAGTAAACTTAGGTAAGATTGAGAAGTTAGAAGACTTAGAAGAAGGATGCGACTTACTGGTTCGTTCTTTGGATGAATTACTAACTTATCAGAACTATCCTGTACCTGCGGCTAAACGAGCTACCGAGCTTTACCGCTCTTTAGGTATTGGCGTCATTAACTTTGCTTACTATTTAGCTAAGAATGGTAAACGAATTAAAGATGGTTCTGGTTTGGAATTGACTCACCAGACATTTGAAGCTTTGCAATATTACCTACTGAAATCTTCAGTACAACTCTCTAAAGAAAAAGGTGCTTGTTTAGGATTTAAAGATACTAAGTATGCTAAAGGTATTTTACCGATTGATACTTATAAGAAAGATATCGATGCTTTCGCACCATTTAGTCTGCAATACGATTGGGAATCCTTGAGAAAAGAGATTCAAGAGTTTGGTTTACGCAATGCGACATTATCTACTCAATTCCCTTCCGAAAGTAGTAGTCAGGTAAGTAATGCAACTAATGGTATTGACATCCCTAGAAGTCCTTTAACCATTAAAGCTTCTAAAGATGGTATTCTAAAACAAATCGTTCCTGAATACGAACGATTGAAAGGTCAATACGAATACTTATGGGATGACAATAACAACCAAGGTTTCTTGAAGATTGTAGCGATTATTCAGAAATTCATGGATCAGGCTATTTCTACGAATACTCGTTACAATCCTGCTGCCTTGCCTAATGGTAAAGTACCGATGAAACTGATGTTACAAGAACTCATGCTGGCTTATAAATGGGGTGTGAAAACTCTGTATTATCACCACACGAATGATGGTGCAGACGATACTCAAGATAGTCTTGATGATGGCTGTGCAGGCGGAGCTTGTAAGCTGTAAAGTAAAAAAGAAGTTAAGGAATATTCTTTAGCTTCTTTTCTATTATGAAAGGAAAAAAGAAAGACAATGCTGCTAACACTGTCTTTCCTATCGTTATTATTGTTATTTAGTAATGGGTGAAAACTTTATTAGTAAAAATCCTCAACCCAAGAGTCCAGTGTCTGATTTTCAGCGTATCTCAGTGCTTCCAATAAGACACTTTCTTCTTTAGTTATAGTACCCATCATCTCTCTTATTTGGAGAATTTGGATTTGATAACTATGACCCACATGTTTCACCTCCTTTCTGTAACATGATTTGCTTGTGAAAGCAGTTACTAATTGAAGAATCTAGCTAGGAGTTTTCCTATCAAACCCTTCATGATTCTTTTAAACGGCATAAAACCCTCTACTCCTGCTGACACAGGAGTAGAGGAATGTCGTTTATGTTTTGCATGTTTAGTTAACGTAAAACTTCTCTTAGAAACTCTTGATAGATTTCTTCATTTCCTATTTGATAAAAGAATAGAATGAATCGTTTTAACTCCTTCTCTTCTTCTGTCTTAGGTGAATGAATATCTTTCAAAAGTCCTAAGAGATAACCTAGTGGTACATCATTAATGATCGTTTGTAATACAGCACCATTATAATACTTATTACCTTTTACTTCACGTAAACGATTAACCCAAAGACAAGCTATTGTCTCTATTGGGTTTCTAGGCTTAAATGGTTTTACTACCCTGGTATAGAAGTGTACTAATGGCAAAGTCAGTACAGGAGAAAAGGCATGGGCGTATTTGTCCATGTCTCCTAACTGAATAGCCTTTTGTTGCAGTTTAGGATTCAACATTTTTCATTAACTCCAAAAACTTCTCCATGTCTCTTTTTACCTTGTTTCTCGTCAGAATACTTTTCCTTCTGGTATTCTTTGATTTCAAGTAAATCGGTTTAAGATACATGAATTCTATATCACTGTCTGTTTTGAGATAACGAGCTTTAGGTGTACCTGCCCAGAATTTCTTAGGTTTAGACATTTATTGTCCTTTCTCAAAATTGATCACGATCTTATAAGTGTATTTGGTGTTTAATTCATCTACAAAACCAAACTCGGTAATCTGTTTAGTAATGTGATTGTACGTTAAATCGCTATCACCTACTATCTTAATAGGGATATGATTTCGTATCTCTTTAAAGAAGTGATCTTCCTTATTACTGGCAGATAAGCCACAGAAGCTAAAAGACATAAAGTTATAGAAGTTAGCCCATGTTTCGTAATGGTCTACAGTCAATTCAGCCGTAATGACTTTGATATTTGATTTACAAACTTCTTCTTCACCTTTGTATTCATGCATGGCGTGATAATCCATATTCCATTTAGCATTGTTTTCTTTAAGAAAAATTTCTACAGAACTAGCTAAGTCATTGTAGAATTCTTGATCCATTTGATTATCGATATTTAATGACATTTTGATTTCCTTTTAAATAGAGTTAGAGTACTCATCTAAATAGTATGGGTTTGAAATAAACCAAAAAAAATAGAGATACCTGGTTAGGGTATCTCTATTCTGTATTATGCTGTAATTTTGAACGTTCTCTTTTCAGGACAGAAAATGAAAGTTTCGTCTTCTCCCACTACCGCAATTCTTTTCCTACCCGAATAGTGAATTGTTTCGTCAGTCAAGTTGATTGACTTCTTAAACTCTATATATAGGGCCATGTCGTCACTACAAGCCGCACGTGACAAAGTCACTTTTTCTATTAAGTCACATCCTTTTAGATCTGACAATATTTGTTGCTTATTCTCAAAAGTAAGTTTTCCCTTAATGATAATTGAATTATCATTAAAACCAAACAAGTTACGAATAAAATTAAACATGATTACATCCTTGTACAAAAGATTAAAATGTTAGTAGAGGTTTCTCTACTAGGTTCAATTTAATATTATATATCTGAAATAAAATAAAAAAAAAAATAGAGACACTTTTCCAGAGTGTCTCTATTCTGTATCATTCGTTAGTAGGAGTTTGATACTCTTTATCTACTGTAGCACGATACTTCTCTACTCTTTCGATATAATGTTCGTATGCTTTCACAATGAATATATCGAACTCACGATCATCTAACTGGTAGAAGAAACAGAGGAATTTCTTTAACTCTACTTCATCTTCTGTTTCAGGAGCATTTACATTCTCCAGTACTTTCTTCAAGTAAGCCAGATTCTTATTTTCCGTTAAATCACGAAGTACTTTTAAACTAAAATGTTTATTAGTCTTCATGGATTTTAACCGACTCAACCATAGTTGAGAAATTTTACTGGTTGGATGAATTAGCTTTACCATTTTCTCTGGTGGGACGTAGATGCTATTTAAACCATAACCTCTTACTTCTTTGACAACTTCAATCATTGCCATCGCATCACCAAGAACCAATGCCTTATCTACTTTAGCAGGTTTTAGTACCATGTTACCCTCTCTTTAAAATTCAGCAATCAGTCTACAACCGTCAGGATAGAATTCAAACTTCTCTCCCTCGTGAATTGTCCAAGCTTCTGTTTGTACGTACTCTTGGTTTTCAGTATCAAATGCCAGTATCTCTTTAGTAAATTCTATCCAGAGATAGACACCTGCTTCGTCTTCCTCTTCTAAAGCCATATTAACAATACTGTAGCTTTCAAACTTTTCAATAATCTCGTCAATACGAGATTTCTCTAATGTATCTTTATACACTCTCATTATGTTTCCTATTCAATAGCTTTTAGATCGACAAAATCATCTTTATTGAGTTGTTCAAATATCTTAGTAAGTTCTGCTCTAGTGTCTTCAGGAATACCTTCAACCTCAATAGACAGAGGTTCCGACGTACCTGGAATACTGTCTAGAATAACAGGTTCTACATCAGACACCTTATCCTTCTTATACATCTCTAACCATTCGTTAAAACAGCTACTGATGCTTGGATTCGGTATTTTATAGAACTCTTCAGGTGTTACGACTATAGGGGTGATTTTGTCCATATAAGTTTCGTCTTTAATGACGTCTTTAACAAGATGTAAGGCAAGGATGTAAGCTTCCCAATGTCTTGCTAGAAAACCTTTATCGCCTTCTCTAGGGTACTTTTTAATCAAAAAATGATTAATAGGATTCAGTCTGAATAATTCAGCATGAGTATATTTAGGAAAATCTGAAATAGTCTTAAACATAAAACTCTCTTATTCGGATATTAAAGCATAAGCTATCTTAGCTTGTAAGTCATCATGCTTAATGTTCAGGATTCTTTCTACTCCGGCTATCGTTAGTTTAGATTTTTCAAAGAGAGAAAAATCATCTACAGGACCAACGATGAAACTACCAGTTAAATAGATGGTTTCATTTCCATTCTTGAGGATGTTGTATCCGCCTAACTTAGTGATCTCTGGTTCTTTATAGATTCTATTGTCTATAAAGATAGGGATAAATTTTCCTTTCTCTTTTAGCACTTCCAAATCTTGCAATATGAAAACACTGGTATTATCACCGAGACTCTTTATAGCTATTTGTAATTTATCATCACAATGTTCAAAACCAACATTCATTCTCGTGGCTATCTTAGTGACATAACCAGTAGGTGTACTTCCAGTAAGTATACGGCTTTGGGTTATTTGATCTAAAATATTCCATGTTGCGTAAGATAAGAAATTAATAAAGAAGTTACTAGTATCTCTTAAACCAAGTGACCCAGCTAAATTTTTCTTTTTGGTTGATTTCAAATTGTTTTCAATTTGTTCGATAAAGAACTGATCATTATTTTCATTGATCAATTCTATTTCTTTTAAAGCCAAATCTAAAATAAACGGAAAAGCTTTCTTCTTCAATTCTACAACATATTGTTCAATACTTTCACCAGATAATCCAAGACCACTGTTAGCAATGGCTCTTCTCAATATCCAAGTATCTTTAAGAACAATCTTATCCATCATGACGAAGTAAATAAAGAATCGCTCGCTCCATTTTCTATAATCAGTATAAACGTTTTTAAGATCGATAGAAGATTGATGTAAACCACCTTCTTTATCGTAAAAATCAAATTCGTAAATACCTATTTCTCTTTCTGTATAATCCACACGATCAAATAAGGTATCAATTAGATCGTACTCAGGGACGTGTGGTTTATTTGAAAAAGTAGGCGTATATTTGATTTCTAAGTCTTTAGTATTCATGTTACATTTCCTTTAAGTTAGTTAGTAAAAAAATAAAGTAGAGAGTATTACCTCCCTACTTTATTCGTTAGATTAGAAATTGGTTTGTAAGATTAACATTTTCAAAACTTGTTTATTTTCTACGGTTTCGAAGATAGGAATAAATTTACCTAAGTTACGATGTTTCATGACCTTAAAGTAATTCTTATCCGTTTCTTCTTCTAAGTATTTCTTAAGTAATTTAGTTGCAGGATAGTCATCATTCGGTTTAAACTTAGCAATGATGACTTCACGGGCATCTTGATAATCTAGAGTGTACCCGTACGAGAAACCTAATTTATGTTTCTCTAATTCTTCATCAGGTAATTGTGAAAATTCTTTAGCATTACCTAAATACCCTTTATCGTGATAAACAGGAATAAGTCTACTTAGTTCTTCTACTGGGGTTTTGAAAAAGTAGTCTTTAAAACCATCGATATCAGATACAGGAAGTCCTGCAAACTTACACTTGTTTACATGGGCATTTCGAATAAAACGATGGTAAGTAAGTCGAAAGAGTAATTCATTGCGTACGTTTTCTACAAACTGTTTAAATGCTTCTTCTGTACCCAGTCCGTAATAACTCATTAAGAACTGTTTGAAAGTCAACATTATAGAACGCTTATAAGAGACCACGCTCTCTATTCTAGGATAATTTACGAAGAATTCAGGATAGAATTCTACAGTGGTTTTCTTCAGTAATCTTTCTACTTCTGAAGAAAACCCTTTATTCTCTTCGCTCTCTTTTAACGTATCCAAATGAGCAATCCAATCCCTAATTAAAACAGTTTTTGTTTTAACAAAAGGAGTATTTGTTTCACTTTTACGTCTTTCTAATTCTTCATCGGATAAATAGGAATCGTATAAAGTATTCCATGTATTTCCATTTAAGATAATGACTGAAAAAACGATTGCTAATTTACTTACTGCTTTAACCATGTTTACTTCTTTAGTCATTTCGACTTTCCTTTCGGTTTAAAATTTAAGAAGCTTTATTTAAAGTAGCCTTCTTACCTACTACTCAATTTAATAATATAGATTAAAAATAAAATAGACTACTAGGTTTTACCCTAGTAGTCTACTCTATATTCTTTACAATTCAATATCTGCTAAGTCATCACTATCCAAAGAAGAATCTACTTGTCCTACTAAGTAAGATGAGATTTCTACTTCCTGTGGTGCAACTTGTACATTATCAGAAGTCAACCAAGTATTAATCCAAGGAATCGGATTAGAATTAGCATTTGGGAAGATAGGTTCTAAGCCTACTGCTTTCATGCGGTGGTTGGTAATGTAGTCAACATATTGGCAAAGAATGTTTTCATTCAGTCCAATCATGCTGCCATCTTTAAAGAGGTATTTAGCCCAATCTTTTTCTTGTTGGGCTGCTTCTCTAAAGATGTTTATACATTCTTCTTTAGTCTCTTCAGCAATCTCTTTCCATACACTTCCTTCAGCTCCAGAAGCTAATGTATTGATGATGTGCTGAGTTGTAGTAAGGTGAAGCGCCTCGTCGCGGGCGATCAATTTAATGATCTTAGCATTACCTTCCATGAGCTTACGCTCGGCGAATGAAAACGAACCAATTATCTTTAACACAATTCGTTAGATCGTGTCCTGTTCACTATGGGAACAGCTCTATCTTTCAATAGATGTTGAGACTATATCACTACCTTCGGCATTACCCGCTAAGGCTCCTGTTAAGGAGGGTACATAGAGAGCTGCATTAGCTCACTGCACCTACTACCCATTTCCCCAAATCTCGCTACGAGAACCTCACTTGAGTGGTACGTCTTTCGACTAGTCGTTGAGGGTATTAAATACTCTGCTGATTGTCCATTGTTTCATCCGTTATGATTTTCACTGTTTAAATACGAGTACACAAGGCTTTAGGAGTTTCCAGCATATAAGGTAGTTATCACCATTATATTTCTATAATGGGGCGCATTCATTTACGCAAAGGATACATAAAACCGAATAGCTTCCAGTACGTTTACAACAAACATACACAAATAAAGCTTTTTCATTAACTCACGCTTACTAATTTCAATACTACGATTGAAATACATCGCGTAATCACTAGCTTGTTTCTTAATCTCAAAAACACCTTCACCTAAGAGATTGTAGTACTGAGAATATTCGATTAAGCCATCGTAATACTTAGAAATAGCATCAGCACGTTTCTTAATCTCTTTGTTTACGACAATACTGTCGAACTCTTCACTTGGTTCTATCAGTACGTTACGCATGATGTACGTATAAGAGTAAGAATGGATGCCTTCGAACGCGGTCCACCATAGTGTCCAGTGTTCTAGCTCAGGAATAGAGATCAAGGGTAAGAACGCAATAGCCGGACTTCTTCCCTGAATCGCATCGAGCAACGATTGATAATCTAAATTTCTTAAGAAAATATGCTTCTCATGCTCTGGTAATCCTTCAAAATCAATACGATCTTTAGATAGGTCGATCTCTTCAGGACGCCAGAAGAATGACTTTTGTTTTTCAGCCAGTTCGTTGTAGATTTGATATTTGGCTTTGTCGTATCGTTGTAAGTTAATCGATTGTCCTAAGAACATACTTTCTTTAGTCGCATCATTAGGAGTCTGATCAAATACTGAAAATTTCATAATAGTTCCTTTTTAAGAAATCATATACTCGAATTCATCTATCGTACAGCAAATGTTAACAGTTGTGTTACCATTCGTTACTTCTAGCATGGGTAATGGATGTCTTACTGTATTTCCATTGGAAATGGTTCTTGCTTGGATATTGTTCAGATTGAACGTATGCAAGAAGGATTCGGCTTTTTCGTTATCTAGACGAATATAAAGAATCTCTTTATTTCTAACGGTAATATCTAGATATTCCCTATGGGCTGATTTGGTTAAATACAAATCACGAATAGAAGTATTTGTAGTGAATCTGATTAGACGAACACTACTTAAGATACCTGATAATACTTCTTTCTCTTCTTCATTAAATTTAATATAGAATCGAATAAAGTTATCTTGGATACTCGGTACAGAAATGAAGTAGTGGGTATTACCTTCTTTAATGGAATCTGAATCGAAGTAGTAATCGTCGTAAGCATCATTAATCATCGCTACACTAAAATTAATACCTAATAAATGGTCAATGCGATAACAATACCGACGATTTAGATTACGATAATCTAAATCATTTGAATTCTCTTCTCTTTGTGTAGCTAGATAGAAATGAACCAAATGGATAAACTGAATAAGTTTATCGTAATCAAATTCAAAATCGGTATATTCTTCTACATCGATTCGGTATTTGAACATACTTTCTGCAAACAAGAGATAGGTGACTAAGTCTTCTCTTATTTTAGCTAAGTGTTCTAGTTTATCATTCTGGATATAAGAATAACCAATACAGGTATTGAAATCCTCTTCTATTTCGCAGGTTTTGAATTCCATCAGTCTTTTTAAGAAAAAACTCTTTTCTTTTACTCTAAATGCTTTAGCATGTTTAATTTCTAGGCTTTCGTATTCGCCATTATTCTTTTGTTCAATCTTTATTGTTTTTAAAGCTTTCATTTTCTCAAACTTGTATTTGAGATCTTTTTCGATATGGTCATCAATTGCTTGTAAAAACTTTTCATGGTTTTCTTTAGTTAAAAATAATTTCATGATGATTTTCCTTTTATTAGTTAGTATTAGAGCAGATCGCTATACTCATCTGGATAAATTGGTTTAGGAGGATGATTTTGTTTACACCAATCCTTCCAAATTTTGCTATCTGGCATAAATTCCTCTAGGGCGGCTTTTAATCTCAGCATGCGCTCGTAAGGGAATATCAATTTATCGGGATTGATATTATCGATTTCTCTTTCTCTCTTATAAACTGCCATAATTCTCTTAGATACCACGTAGAGTAATCTTCTTTTATGGTGTCTAACCCTATTCAGTTTCTGTCTTCTGTTTTTCATTAAGCTCTCCTATTACTTCGTAAAGTTTTAAACTGTCTTCTTCTAGCTTTTCTTTTAAAGCTGGATTTTCAGAAAAATGTTTAGCAAAGTCTAGATGAGAATACACAAAACCATTATTGTTTTGTTTATCATGACCTATCCAATCGTAAGTCCAATCACTTTTACTCTCTTCAAAAGACTTTTTCATCTCGCTAATAAATCGAGTAATAAATAACTTAACTTCAATATTGACTTTCTGTTTCGTCTTTCTGTTTTTGTTGTATCGCTTAAAACCACCTATTCTTTTTGTTTTAAAAGAATAAGTCGAGTAAGGAATGACTTTCTTTATAAATTTCTTAGATTTGGACATTTTGAACTCCTAATACTCTAGAGTACTGTTTAGGTACTCTAGAGTGATTTAGATTTAGTTAGTCTAACATACCGGACAAAGGATTCTCACTATTTTGGAGTTCTTCAGAATCCAATTTGGCTTTAATCTTATCCAGCAATTCATGGTTAGGTTTGCTAAATTGCTCTTCTACTTTTTGTGCTTCTTCTTTAGTCAAGACGATTGTATCACGAGCTTTACGACCTTCAATACGAGCTTTGACTTGATTCAGTTTGAAATGACGATGATTCATGCTATTCTTCCTCTTCTTCTTCTTGCTCTTGAGGATAATTAGGTTGTTCATCACCCGCTTCTTCGCCAAAACGAGGCAATACTTCTTCTACTACACGTCCCATGTTAAATACTCCTTAAGTGTTAAATAAATGGGTTTATAAAGGGATTTCTGAAGGATCACAATAGAGTTCTACTGCTTCTTCAGGGTTAATGATTGGGATGATCTTAGTGATCGGGAAAACGCCTTTGTAGCCAGCAGATTCAATTCTGAATTCTCCTAGTTTAAAGGAATAGGTTAAAATACTGTCTTCTGTTACAGTTTTCACATAGAGTACATTATCTTTCTTGATAAAGGATAAGTACTTACTAGGATTAGATGTACCTAAGTAATGCTTTCTGAAATCCGCATGAATAGAAACATATTTACCATGTAGTTTAAACATGAATTTATCTTTTAAGGTTTCTAATAAAGCTTTCTCGTAAGTATTCTCTAGATTGAAAATTAAATTGACTAATTGAGTTTCATCTCCTAGTTTGAAAACAACTGAGGCTACACTATCTTTAATCTTTTTAAACATCAGTCTTAAAGTACGAATTTTTTTATCACCAAACAAAATACGGATATCTGAAGAATCTAATCCTAATAGATCAAGTAGTCGATAATTGTTATTTTCGGCTCTTTCTAAATTATATTCACCTTTTAAAGTTAAACCATATAGGAATAACTGTAATCTAAATTCGTCAAAAGTATCTTTGTAAATGTCTGAAAAACCATCACTACTAATACGATCTACTGCATGTATACTTTCTCTAAGATTGTCTAAGATATTAAGAAAGTTTAGATTTTCTAAGAATGATCCTTCTGAATGGTAAGTTAAGTCTTCTTGTAGGAGAGTATGTCCTATTGTTGCTTGTTTGATAAGCTCTTTACTAAAGTTTTCTTTATTAAAGAATTTAGATAAGATTTTATTTAACCACAATAGATTAATTAACGGAGTGCATTTATAAAGAGTCGTTTGATAATAAGGGAATTGACTTATTGACTCTAAAGATCGATCTTTGTTTAATTTAAGATACTTTTCTTTAACTCTATCTACTTCTAAAGAAGTAAATAAAAGTCTCTCTAAGATAATGTCTTTAGAAGTACCTCTAAATCCACTTTGAATTTCAAATTTCATTTTTTTGTTTCCTAAAAAAGATAGAATGAGTCAGAATAGACCTCTACAGGACTATGGATATCCATAGTCTTGTATTAGTCTTAAAGTATTTTACAAAAGGTCTAGTGACAAACCTATACCGAGTATAGTGAATGTCAAGACAATAGATGAAGCAATAATAATCATGATTTGTGTTTCCCAAATATATTTTTAATATGTAGTGCTACACATTAATAGTATATATTTAACTAAAATCAGAATTTGCTCGCATATCATCTAGAAGTGGAAGAAGGATATGGCGTTTAATATCTGGATCTTTATAGGATTCACTATTTGCATTTCTCAGTTCGCGATCAACTGAATCTCTAAAGCTATCTTCTCTAGAAGGTGCTGAGATATAGTTGATAATTATTTTATACATAACATCCACCATTATATCTACAGCTTCCTTATTAAGAACGACGTTATCATCTATTCGTTCTAGACGTTTTATGGCTTCTAGAATCTCTGGATCTGTTACACCCCATTTATTACTATAGCCTTTATTAATGCATTCATCTGCAAAATTACTTAGTATTCTACCGTGGTTATTACTAGTTGTCGTTGTTGAATTAAAATCATCATTTGTATACAGTGAAATATATAGAAATTTTGTACCAAGTGGGAAATTCCCAGTATTGCCTAGTTCAGCATTAAGTTTATCTAGGAATTCCTTCGGTAAGGGTTCATAACGAAGTCTATTAATTATACTCGCTTTGACCATTCCAACTACATAGCGCAAAAATAATTCCACTATAGAAATTGGAATAAAATGATTTCTCTTGGGTTCGACGCCATGCTTTCTTTTGAATTTTTTTATAAATTCACTATTTTTCAAATAACTATCTAATCCAGATAAAGAAGAATATTCACTTGATTCTTGTCTAAAGATTTCTATTCCTCGCTCTATATAGCTATTAAAACTTCTGATCATCATGACATCGATTAAACCAAAAGTACCTGGACTAGACTCACCATTGTATCTACCAAACTCCCCATAATCACCATGGTCTTCTCTTTGTCTAACATACATTACTTTCAACCCATTTTCAACACCTTCTTTCGCATTTAATGAAGAAAAAGGATTAAATATCGTTTCATTTCCGTGAGGATCAACTACAATACTTCCATTTCTTGTTATTCCGAAGCACGGAATGATGCATTTTTTTTACTAGCAATATTTCCACTTCCGAATATATCACCTATATACATAGCTGGATTATATCTAGCTAAGTGTAAAATTTTTAGACCTAGATTTTTAAACAAATATGTCATGAGGCTTTCTACTGTTGCTACTTTTCCTCTTTCCAAACCAGTCTCATTGGTATATAGAAAAGGTAATCGTTCTCTATTGGATTGAGTATTTTCTAATTCTTCTAGATAGTTTACTTTTTTAAATATGGTATTTGGTATAGTAACTGTAGTTTCATCAGCAGGTGTTGGTAACCTGATAATTTCTTTAGCATGCCTTACATAGTTTTTTATAAATTTAGCTAAATCTTTTAAGAAACTAACTTCTAATATAGTATTCCTAGCATAAAAGGATTTTTCTTTAGTTAAGTCAAATAGACTAACATAAGTGGCATACCTCAGAAAACTATCTGTCATAGCTCGATAATCATCATTAAGAGGTTTAAAGAACAAATAATTAAACATGATATCTTCACGTTCGTTTGTATCTCTCTTATTATAATTATGCTCATTATCATGAGGATACTGTATCTGGATTGGTCTGTAATCGCGTTGCTTCAACTCGTAGAAATTTTGAACTATAGATTCCGCATCTACTTTATAGTACCCATGTTCAGCACTAGTATCAGCCACATATGAAAATATCATTGGGTTAAGACGGTGTATTTTATCTATAGCATTAGGGTTCATTAAATCGTCACGATTCAACACTCTTCCTGTTGCAGAGTTATTATTTAGCGTACCGACGATATTGTAAAATTTCCATTCTAGCCCATAGATAGATTTAACATAGTCAAAGAGATTTTTTACCGTCTCTTTGTAAACGCGATCCTTATCACTGAGCTTACCTCCGCCTCCCTTAAAAGCTCGTATGGCGTCGGAATCTTCCGTATATGGTCCAATGTTATAAACCTTATTATATTTTTTAACCTTGATAGGTGCCCAAATATTAGCCATCTCTCCTGTCTGAACCATTTTATAAATTTCTAGAGTGGTAATTTTTCGATTTTCGGTAAAGTCGTAATCGTAGAAATTATTCAATCGGTACAAGTAAAGATTTAAATAAGTCAAAACCATAATCCGATGTATGTTATTAACCACATTCCTAACCATCGTAGCTGAATCAGCTGGTGGCGTCGTGTGATTTGTCTCCTCCATCTTTTTGGCATAGTTCTCTAGGTATTTTAAAAAATCAGGTAACTTTCCAACTTCCGAATTATCTGCTGCGCTTTGATTGCCGGTCTGAATATTTCCATTACCATCTAAATAAGCCATTTTTATTACCTCTAAAATTAAAAAAAAAATAAAGCATTACTGAGTCATACAAAAATCTTAAAAGAGACACTAGGGATTAACCTAGTGTCTCTTTATTCTATTTACCAAATAAACTCTTCACCTGATTGACCTTTAGGGACAAAGATGACTTGATTGGCTTTATATCGGCGTTTACGATTATAGTTTTTCAATGTCACACCTTCATCATTGAAACCAATCACTGTACCAACATCAAAGAGGTTTTCCTTATAAGTAGGATACCACACCTTATCTCCTACCTGGATATTTTCAAAACGCTCTTTCTGGATTTCTTTATCCTCTTTAGAAAGACCCATTTCTTTATACCAGTAGAAAGCAATAGAAGGAGAAATCGTAGCAAACCAAGGAATCTCATCAGACCAATAGCTAGTGATCAAATTCAACCAACCTACTTGATAAGCTTCTTTGTCATTGACCATTTCATCAATGTCGTATACACGAGAAGCTTCTTTAGTACGATGTTTACCACTGTACAAATCTTTAAAGAGATCAACCATATATTCCGCATCTGTACCAATAGGAATGATACAAAATACATTATAGGTTTTACCACCCAATTCCATAGGAATGGTTTCCATTTTATACTCATGGAAATGCTCTTTCATGAACTTCCAAGTATTAGGAATAGCACCGAATTCATATTCGGCAGATCCCATGTAATGGAAAGAAACGAAGTAATCAATGCCTTTGCGGCTTTCTTTGAATTCGTAAGTATGTTTATCTACACGTTGGATATAATAGTTTTGGTTGTTGGCTAATGTTAACATAATAATTTCCTTTACAAAGTTAGATTAAGTTTAAATAGGATTGCCAAATAGATTATAAGTACTGTATTTAACACCATAATTAATTACAGCTTTATAGTACAGTTGCTTGTCAACGGTTTGTTCTTTATCGTAAATCAATTCACCCGCTAGCTTAAATAGAGTACCTGCATGAAGGGTTACTAGGTTAGTAGATAAAGTGGATTTACCAATATAAATAGAAAGGTTTTTACAGTATTTCTTATAGCTATCAGGAATACCTAACTGGCAATTAAGACTACTTAAGTTTTGTCTACTTAGCCCAATGCTTTTCGCAATCGTTAATAAAGACACTAAAGTAATGTAATTCACACATTTCTCACGCATGGTAAAGCTATCGTAATTCACATCTTTCAATTTATCTGTTATTACGCAAATCGCATAAACGAACGCTTGAGATTCTGTACGACCTAATGTTTCAGTTATGGTATAAGGTGTATGGATTAAACCTTTTTGATGTTCGTCAGTTAAATAGTTATCCAGTATCTGGGATTTACTCACCAATACCCACTCGTGACGAAACCATCCTTTCTTGATTTTCTTACGAATGGCGATAGGGTAGCTCAGCTTATCACCTATATACTCTTTCTCTACCCGAATAGAGAGACCTCTCTTTTTAATCTCTTTACCATAGTAGTTCAAGACTTCTTTACTTAGAGATCTAATCTCATTAACCAGTTCATTGACAGAATTACCTGCTAGTTTGAAAGCGAGTTCTGTTGTTTGTACTGGTTTCAATGATAATTGCATAGTTATTTCCTTTATACAAAATGGAATAAAAAGTATATATTATTTACGTTTTGGATTCAGGGTATAGAAGTAATGATGACCTACTTTACCAGATAGTTTCGCACGAGGTGCTGGTTTTCTTCCTGTAGAGAAAAAGATTGCATTCTTAGAAGTATCGATACGCTTATCCATGACATGTTGGAAATACTTCTTTCTGGCTAAAGACATAATTTCTTTTTCTTTATTCGGATTAAATACTCCACTACCTCTTAAAGAACGATTATGAAACCACTGGAACTGACCTTTAGTAGCCACGACCTTCTTTACTGAATTGGCAAACTCATGGTGTTCTACACGATTAAGAATAACATCAGCTACTGCTTCTTTACCTTTCATGTTTTCTCCCCGTGCTTCGTAATAGATTGCCATGGCGAGGTATTTCACCTCCTCATTGGTATTGGCTATCACTGGTTTAAAAGTCAATGCCAATGAAGATAATAGAACATATGCTAGTGCTTTATTCACTTTCACGATGGATTCCTTTGTTAAAAATAAATTATACAAATTAAAAAATGAAATACACTCCTACACCTATTAAAGTGTAGGAGTGTATTCTACTATGCTTACAATACATAGATCAACTAAATGAAATAAACAGATTGTTCTGTTATTCCACTAAAATGGTATATATATCTGACCTATTCTAAAATTCACATGGTGTACTTTCCATTCTTATACTTGACTTCCTCATTATCTATCACTGTAGAAGTATCAGGTTTGTAAGTCTTATTAAAGTTTTTCATTTTACGTGGTTCTTTATACCCATGATAGAAAATAGTCTGTCCTCCAAAAATCTTGTTAAAAGTAATAATTACCGTACCTACAATCAAATAAAAGAAATTCAATACTAACTTAAAACGAGTCAGCACGCAGTAAATAAAGAAAGCAAAGATAAAGAGCTTAATCATTTTAAAGTTCCTTTAAGAGTTAGGTTAAATAGGATTACCTTGCACTCAGGTAAAGCCACTTAAATAGTATATATTTCAATATTTCTTAAAAGAACAACATAAACCCCCCTACTCCCTTTCCTACTAAGGAAGGGAGTAGAAGAGTCTATATGTTAAAATTGCTCTGTAAAACATTCAGGATCGATTTGTAAGAAAGCTCTTTCTGCATAAACATCTGGTAAGTCAGATTGATCAGTCATGACTAAGTAGTCACTTGGTACTATTTCAATCTCTCCCGATACTGTATCAACAAAGATACTCTTTCTTAAATTACAAGGTGCGTAAAAGACATTATTCTTTTCTAGCCACTGTGTGGCGTCGTCCATCTCTGTAAATTGAATATAAGAAAGAATCTTCATGATAGAGCTAGTCCTGTCCAGTAAATGTTTTAAATAAACCAATAGAAGTCGCTAACATCACTTTCTCTTTAGTATCGACTAGATCATGATTAAATTTCCAACCTAATCGAATACGTAAGCAACGAGATCTTAAGAAAGGATATCGATAAATCAAATAGTATTCAAAGATACCGTTAGAAGCGACTTGAAAGAGTTGTCCTGCTTCTCGCTGATCTGAAGTATAAGGGTTACCATACATCTTAATTGGACCATGTAAAGTAGTACCACAAACCTCATAATCGAATGTATAGCCTTTATTACGACAGATCCAAAATACTCGTCTGATGAATACAGACCAATAGTCTTCACTAGGATGTCGTTCTAAATGACCTTCATCCCCATCGATAGGATTGTCATGCGTCAAAAACCATTTAAAGATAAAAGGTATTTTACCCTTATAGTCATCACGCATAGAAAACCAAACAATCAAAGGTGCGAGCAGGACGCCTAGTACATTCACAACCATAGAAGCTAGGAACATAAAGCAGTAAATCAAAATTACTACAGCTAATCTTTGTTTTAAGGATTTATCCATTTAATCTCTTCTTATTAATTAGCATTAAATAAACTTCACTTCTTTTACATATTCTACTTGTTCACGTGATTCTGGATCTTGTTCAAAGAAAGTAATCTCAGGTGGAATAACACCATTCATGACTTCATTAGGGATGACTTGTACCTCTTTATCTTTTAAGAGGTCAGGATTATGTTTTAAGAATAAACACAATTTATCGTAAATGGCTTTACGAGCTGCAAATCCATGTGCGTCACCTACACGAGTGGTTTTGTGACCGATATTGACTTTATCACAACAACCATCGATGTCACCTTTATCTGCAAATTCATTAATACCATTACGAGACCAGAACCAGAATGAAGAAGCCGTACCTAAGTCTTTCTCTAAGAGTAAGTGTGGGGAAGTAGAAGGTAGCATGTTGCGAGAACGGAAGAAATCCATGTAGTTAGTCTTACCCGTAATCTGGATAGGGCCTTTACCTGAATAATTCCAGCCATCATCACTATCTTCAGGACCATTACCCATACGGTTAGCATAGCAGTGATTAGCAATCGCTCGAGGATCCTTAGCAATAGCTAATGCTTTTGTATTAGGTTTACCATTAGCACCAGCATAGCGTTTTGGCCATGTACGAGCTAAACCCTGAGCAGAATAGCTTAGATTTTCTTTCAGTACACGCAAGTAATTCGATTCAATCATGACATTGGCTAAGAATGCTGCTACGCGATTTACCGTATTGACACTATACTCACTTGCATACTTAGCAAAATAAGGTGCCCATTCAGTAGCAATATCAATAGAACAGCCTGAGGCAGATAAAATCTGTTTCCAGTTTTCAGTTTTCATTTATTTATCCTTTTTTAATATAAAGATAAAAAAATAAAGAATAGACTCCCTACCCATTTAAAATACAAGAGGCAGAGAGTCTATTTAATAGATTAGTTGTGGAAGTAGTTCAAGAGGCGAGTTTTAGCACCTTCAGAGAAACCATATTCCAAAGCTTTGGTCATGTCAATAGAAGTGCGAAGATTCTTCTGACGAGTCATTGGATCTTTCAGAGAAGTCAACATATTCATCAAGTTAGTGTAACAACGTTGAGAAACTGGATCCAATACCAAGTTTTCTTGGAAACGAGAAAGATTCAAGAATCCCAGTACCTCAGGTTCGTCACACATCAATTGTAACAAGAAGTCCATGGAGTAACGGAAAGAAGCAGAATCCGTTTTGGTAATGATGTCCATAATGTTGTAATATAGACCTACTTGCATAGCAGGACCTTCATTGACCACAAAGTTCTTATCACCCATCAATGTTAAGATGTGGCCATTGAATTGTTTCATTTTAGCCACATAGTCAATAATACCAGATAAACACATTTGTGCAGTCGTAGAAACATTTTTAAAGACTTCATCTTGAGACAAACGATCGTAGGTACTATTGTAGTCACGATTACGATCTATTTCTTCTAAATCACGTACACCATCTTGTTGTGTTTCTACTACCGCTTCAGGAACAACTGGTTTATCAGATGCACCAATTTCATACAGTGCTGGTTCCAGATAGTCGGGATCATTAGGATCCAGTGCTTCTTCATTGTTAGGCGCACCTAAACGATCTTCATTCTTAGGTTGATTAGCTTCCTCTTCAGCTCGTTCTTGTGCTGCCAATTCAGCTTCTTCTTCCTCACGAGCCTTTTGTTCTTCTTCAAGTTGTTGACGACGATTCTTATTGAAGTTTCGATCTTGGTTTTGACGTTGATACATTTGTTGTTTAGCATTTGCCATGATAATAAGGATCCTTATTTCAGAAAAGTTGATAAAATATTTTTACATATAGTTTGTAAAAAAGAAGTTTGCGCTAGACTTCATAGGTTTAACTAAAAAGAATACCCTATCGGTTAGGAATATTCTTTTTTGTAGTAATCAGGAAATTAATCCTGATTACCAAATACGACTTCATTGATCATCTGTACGACAATCGTAGTAATAGCAGGTATGGCTATTGTCCACATGGAAGCCATACCAATGGACTTCGCTAAATTACCAGTAGTGTACACGTATGCTACCAACAACGGTACAGATACAAAGCTACTAGTCATCACGATAAACGAGATGAAAGATACAAAAGAAGTGAATTTGTCAAATTGTTGTTTCATGATTTAGGTCCTTATACAAAGAGATTAAAGTTTCTAATAGAGTTATCTCTACTAGGTTCAAGGTAATAGTATATACTTGAAATAATCTATATTGTAAAAATCCTATCTTCTTTTATACCAAAGTCATAAACCCCAATGGTCCCTAATGGTTCTTGTCCCCCTAAGAACCCCCAATCTCCTTAACCCCCTTTCCCCCAAAAAAATCTATTAAATATCGTCAGTCGAACCGAGTCCTCCTTCCCATATTTAATAGATACAAAAAGTAAAATTTTATTCTAATTTTCTTCTTTTTTACCTATTAAAAAACCCTATCGGGAATCAGTTAGACAAATTCCCAACTGCTCCTGATTTTACTAGGTAATGTAAATCAGTACAGTGGTTACACCACACTATTTGTTGGGAATTGTCTAAGCTATTAATACATGCTCTATTATACCTAATACACTTATCCATACGGCTACGAGTATCCATTTCGCTTGTACGCTTCATTCCTACTCTACACCTAGGTGAATAAGTGTATTGGTAATCTAAATCGATCTAGTCCTACTGGCCTCGCTCACGCTCAGCCCCTATCTTACTCTTTCTCTTAGTTTCCCTAATAATACAGTATAATGTATTTCTAAATCTCATTTTGTATAATAATACATTTCTTTTCTAATAATAAAGAAATAAATTCTATTATATAAAAAACATTTTTATTATTATACAAAATAAATCTAATTCTTCTTAAATTCCTCGTAAATACGAGTATTTTCTAATTCTAATAATATTTTCTCTATAATAATAGAAAAGTATTTATAATCTAAAATAGATTAAAATAAGGTAAATAAATAGATAGAATAAAGAATAGTAAAGTATAGAGAATATATCGTATTTACTAGCTACAAAAGCAAATATAGCAGTTCTGTAATGTTTATAATGTGTTTTCCTGATGTTTTGCTTTTGTAGTATTTATTAAGATTATTATTAGTATTATTGTATTTAGATTTATTATTAGTAGTATTATTTAAAATATATCTAGATATATTACTTTAGTAATATAGATAGATATACTTATTAATTACTAATTAATATTTATATTAATTAGTTTTAAATACTATTTTAAGTTATTTAAAAAGAAAAAGAAAATAAATAAAAGAAAAAGAAAAACCAAAATTTAAAATCCACTAGACTAAGATTAGGTAACAGAATCCCAAAGAGTGAGTAGCGCGTAGCGACTACCTCTGAAAGTAGGCTTAGGGTAACAAGAACCACAGTGAGGGTAGCGCAGCGCAGAAAGCACCTAGGAACACTCTAGAAGACATTCTAACCACTAAGACTCATCAATCCGTCTACCTTACCTCTAAACTCAATCCTAGATCAATCTAGAGTCTACTAAGACTATTCCCTATTCCACTACTAACTTAACCAAGATGACTTACCAATGGTTCCTTAGTAGATTCTAGCTAAATACCTATACCACAAAGTGTATATCTCGTTTTAAATCACCAATATCGATTGCAGAGCCATAGAGACGTTTTTAGAGGGGTTTAACCTCTTGTATGATAAATGTCCTTACTGAGAAAAGAAAATCAATCTGAGAGCATTCTAGAGGGCTTTAAACACTATGTCTATTTTTCAGATTTTAGAATTTAGATCTAAAACTACCCTAGGATAGTCCCTAGAGTAGCTTGGTGTAGATTAGGATGGATTAGGTAAGTTAGTAGTGGTTTATAGAGTAGGATCCACCATGTCTGATTTACGTCAGTTAGAAGACATGAAATTTTCCAGATAGAAATTTTTCTAAATTATCACTCTTGTATGAAACGATTAACAAGTTTCATTATTCTCTTTATTATTTTAGTTCTTATTATCTCAGGGCTGCTCGGGGAAACCTGGGTGGTCTTGGGACTATTTTTGCCTTAGAATTATTTTTCAAGATTACACTCTGTATGAAGAAGTACTGATTCAAACTTAGTTTCAATGCTTCTTCTCATTATTTGTTTTTGTTTTTACTAAGCCACTTGGCTAAGAACCACCCAATCTAGTCTTAATCGTCATCCTAAACATCATCTTCATGGGAGCTTATTAATAGCACCCCGACGGTAAAAGGTCTAGATTGGGTTCTTTTTTAGAAAGGAATTTATTTCTGTAAGTTAGTTATGTATGAAAAGAAGTAGTAACAACTTTATAATAGAGTGGTAATTTTTCAAAGTTAGTACTCTATTATGAAGATGTTTAGAGAATGAAATCTCCCCACTACTACCACTAACTACAACTAAAAATAATACTACTAATAATAAATCTAAATACAATAATACTAATAATAATCTTAATAAATACTACAAAATCAATACTTCTAATAACACTTTTTAAACTTTTCACAACTTCTATATTTTCTTTTTTACTACATTTTTTTCTACTTTTTTTATCTTATTTACATTGTTTTTAAAACTGAGAATAAAAGTTTATAGTGTTTGGTTGATTTAGATAGTTTGGACCTATACATTCTTATTGAATGCTATAGGGATGTATAGGTTTAACTGGCTATTTTAGCTGAACCTATATCCACTAATAGATTGGTTAGTATTTCGTATTCTATTGCGAATGTAAACCTAACCTTTCTAGGGTATAGATCCTATTAAGATTCCTGGTATTTAGATTTCGGTATTTGCTTTACGTTGGTATGGTGTTGGTCGTTAATGTTGGTTTGGTTTCAATCTAGGCTTTTCTGGCTAATGTAAAAATGTATGCGCTGTTAGCAGTGTGTTGATCTTCTCTCACGAGGGGTGAAATGCTTTGTTATCGTTCGATCATGTCTGCGATGGGTCTGAAACATGGCTTCTCTCCAGCTTTTCGGCTCGAAAGAGTTGAACCTGTGTAGTAATGCACCAGGGCGAACAGGCGGTACCTCGTTCGACTTAGTAGGCGGGTAGGCTAGTAGAAATACTGGTTTACGGCACGAACTGTAGAGAGGTATGCAATATCCCAAGAGAGTCCGCTATACGGTCTATCCGGTTCGGCTAGGTAGGGTTTCAGCTAGAGGCAGTCTATTTCTCTGTATCCCGTTGGGTGTTGTTTCCGAAAGGAGATAATATTCAATGCGTAATCCAAAAGATTCTTGATTATCTATTTAGGTGTTCATGTCTTTTCGATTTGGATATTTAAACTGATTTTCAGGAGTCTTTTGAGCTTACGAGTTCCGAATGGAGCTGGGTATCGAGAGATAGGCGGCTTTTAGTCGTCACTTTACTTGGTCGAGCTGTGCGGTTGCTATGCAAGGTCAGGACTTGAGGGTGCGTATGCATTCTCTGCAGGGACTGTTGGGCGCTTCGGTGTGAACGGGACTTGTCAGAAGGCTTAGGTTGAAGCTAAACTGATGTTAACGGCTAACGCTGTGCTGACGTAAGGTGAATGCTGAAGTCTATTTACCAGGAAGGGCTGATGGCGAAAGCTTGATGTTCGTTCTTGGGCCGGCTAGTGATGATCCTGCCTCGTCGCCGAAAGGCGGCGGGGTAGGGGAGCTGGTCGGTAATAGGAGGAAAGGAATTGAAATATAACGTGTTTAAATCAAAAAAAGAAATACACTACTCCCATTACAGGAGTAGTGTACAATACTTTATTTTTACGTATCTCTTTGATCGTCTTCTATTGCTTGGCAAATATCGTTAGATATCCCTACCAGTAACTTTAGAACAAAGTAAGCAATGATCAAACCTAATAAGAATTTCATGGCTACTCCTTAAATAAGTTAGAAAATACCTCTCTACCCATAGTAGGTAGAGAGGCAATAGATTATGTCTTGATTCGACAGAAATCGAATGCTTTAGACATCTTATCAAAGCAATGAATACTATTATCGGTAAGCACGATAGTAGTGTCTCTATCTACCATATACCGATTATCAGGTGGGATAGAAATAGGTTTAGAACCGTCATCACTACCTACATGATGAAAGGTTTTAGTGGTATCTTTTATAGAGAATAAGATACGTTCTTTTTCCACAGTGATGTTATAGAAAGAACCCATAGCGTTCAATAAAGTCTTGATCTTGACTTTATTTAAGAGGTCAGATAATACTTTAGCTTTAGTAACAGCCGGACTCAAGTTAAGGATCTCTGAGGATTCTTTCAATCTAGAATCCACCCCTAGCAGGAGATAGCCGTTTACAAATCCACATACTAACATTTACCACCTTTTTCAAGATAAAAGTTTACCAAGCAATTCATTACGCTTAGTTACATGGTATTCTAAACACTTATCTGCATCATCAAAGGTAGCAATAGCACCATCTACACTAATTACTGTGTACTTAGCTGCCCCAATGAGTAACGTATCGTAGATACTTTGAAAGTGAAGCTTACCATTAACGGTCACACTAGGGTCGTTACAGGTAATAAAGATACCATGTAATGGTTTTTCATTAGCATTACGATTAATCATGATTTCTTCTACAAAGCGATAAGACCTCAGTATTTCAATGGTATTGTCCAAACCTTTATAGAAGTTACCTATATTGGTATAATACTCTTTATCATTACTTAAAGTGATTACCGTAATCAAAGATTCATTTAAGATTTTATACATAATTCATTTCCTAAAAAATAGATTGTACAAAATAGAAAATACACTACTCCTGTAATGGGAGTAGTGTATTCTAATTTACTTGTGGTTTACTAAGTTCGTTTTAAACTTAATAAGTTCGCCCGCCATAGCCATTGCTAATGATTCGGTTTCTTTACTGTTAGTACGAGGAATCCAAATCGTTTGATTCAATTTAGATTCCTTACCTACGTTTAGGTATTCTACCTTAGTCTTAATAACGACAGCAGATACCCCATGACGAATCATCAAGTTATTAAGATCTTTAGACAGAATCAGAAGCTTATCCAGATCCTCATGATTAGCATGATTAACTACTTTCTCAAAAGTTTCCAGATATTCATCTACTTTTCTATTCAGTGAATTATCACCTTCCAATACTACTAGGTTAATAGGGTACTTTTCAGAATACACCACTGACTTAGTAATATCTTTAAGAGAAATGTTCGAAACATTCTCGAATTTTACAGATTCGTCAAACATCTTTTACTCCATAATCCATTGGTCAAGTAAATCACATACGTAAAATATCGCTATATAGATGAAGATTACGGTAACGAAAGCCAGGATTGTTACGATTATATTCTCTTTTATATTTTTAGTCATTTAATTGTCCTTTTGTGGTGATGTTAGAAATTAGTCTATAATACTACTCATCGCCAATATGAAGTTAGAATAGAACTGAAGATTGAAATCCTTTTAAATCAGAAAAGGATCAATTAAATGATATAGGTCTATTTTAATTTTAAATTATAAATCCATCTCTTCTTAAGACATCCAACCGTGGCCATGCTTGGTCGGTCGGATAGTTTATTGGAGAAACACGAATATCATTGGTTTCTCGGTCTGTAGGAATATCATTCAAGAAACTTAAAGCTATAAAATTAGAATCACTCATACCGCCTAAATAGATGGTACCGTAAACAGCCGCACCATCTTTGAATGTGGTACTTACTTGTGAAGAGACAGAACGGAATCCTTCAGGGATTCCGCCTAATAAGGTAATTCGACAACCCTTATTGCCAAATGAAGTCTGAGCGACGTATCCAGCTCCTCCTCGTTTAGTAATTCCGAACCAACCCCATGGGCCACCGTCGAATGAAAAATAAACAGTATCGTTAAGGCGACGAATTTTTATATTCGAGGTTGACATTAGTGACGATGTTTTCTTTAGCGTGATCCAGCCAGTATCACCACCGATGACTTTCCAGCTATTACCTTCTCCAGTTTTTAACCAAAGGAACGCGCCATCAGTAACAGAGTTATCTTTATAGAGCGTACCTTTAGGCTTATTATTCCATTCTGGTTTTAGGTCAGGTCGGCCTTTATCACCTACCATACCACTTTCTTCGATCTTACGCAACAATGTATCGGTGTCGATGTTGTTACTATTACCACTACTACTACTACCGCTGCCCAGAGCATTAATTTTCTCTGAAAGTTTCTTGAGAGTATCTACTGATTCTGGTGCGCCGCCAACCAAGTCATTCTTTGCCCTTGTAATTGCTTCATTGTACGCTTGTTGAATTTCTTCTTTAGCTTCACTGATTTTAGTAGTGGTAGTATTTGAGGCATCACTGATTGCTTCTGCTTTTGCTGCAGCGATGATAGAAGTTAAGGCAGTCTCTAAGGACTTACCTTGTTCACCTAGAAATTGGGAGAAATCCTTTAATAATTTATCTAAATCACTCATTTATGAAACTCCAAGTTTGCAATTGAAAATTAAATTCGTTAAAGATGGAATCTTAACCACAACCTCTATCAATATCTCATCGAAAATGAATGACTATTAAGCGAGGTTATGACCCATCTAATCATATTGAATCATGGCATTAATCCACTAATGGATAACTACTCTCAAAAAAAAAGAGTTATTGTATTAATGTTAAACTTCAAAAATAGTAATTCTATATTAATGGTTAATAGTTTACTTCTAACCATTCTGTGAACAAGTCATTATTAGCTTGTTCGTATCTATTGAGGAATTCTTCTTCCTCTTTAGATAAAGCAAATCCATTCAGTTGTTTATTCTGAATGAACTGGATAACGTATAGATCCACATAGTTCACCTCCTTTCTACGACAAGAATATTACACTAGGATACTCGCGAGTATCCTAGTGTAATGTCGTTTTATGTATATCAATAAAAACAGAAGATTAATATCTAGATAAGATATCAATAATTGTTTTTTACTAAACATTATAACCATTTCAAATCAGAAAAGGTTCAATTAAGTGACATGTGTTTATTTTAATTTAAATTGAAGATAAGAAGTTTAATGGAAAATGGAAACTGAAGATAAAGAATATAAACAGATTGAGGCATTCTTAGAGAAACAAAAACCTAAGGTAAGAGCTAATGCCACAATCATCCAGGCAGAGGAAGATTACCCTTACATGCTCCATGGAACAATCGATGATAGTATTAAAGTATTTACACCTCGTTTAGCTGAACGTTATGCTAAAGGATTTGAAGATCGAACAGTAGACCGTGTACATGTTTCAGAAACGTTAGTAGGGTGCATCATGGGTATGGATGAATTAACCAGCTACCTGCAATACAGTACAAGTGATGAAGAAGCAGAAGTTTTTAAAGGTGGTTGGTATGTTTACGCTATTCCTTACAAGTATGCTCTAAAACCCAATGTTAATTTAGTATACGACTCAGGAAGATCTAATGAAATCTGGCTAGTTCCCTATTCTAAAGAAACCAAAGAGTATAAAGGTGAAATCATTGCTAAAGTATTTTTAGAATCTATGTCTTTAGCTAACTTAGGTATAGATGAGAATAAGAATACTCTAAGAAAATACATTACTACTTACATTGTGGAAGTCATGAGTAAATCGATTAAGATTGATCAGTCTTCTAATAAACAATATCCTAAAGGATACTATAAAGTAGAAATTACCCGCACCACGGATAGTGGACACCACGTTAATCATTCTTTTAATGAAGATTTAGTAAGAGTCGTAAAAATAGATAGAGATGAGTATAACAAGAAAAAGAAAGTAATGGCACCAAAAATGCTTTACAAGAATAAAACTTTTTTCAATTGGTAGTACTTATATATGAAAAGTTAACACAATCTGTTTATACTCCTTAACAAAAACAATTGTTTGACACAGTTCCTTATGATTACATGACGCTCTCCTTTATGTAATACACAAACCAATGCCAATGTCTTTACTGTTTAATCTATTATGTTTATTCAGTAAAGTTTAGATAATCGGGAGATGAACTTATGATTAATTGGCGATTCCATGAACAAGTAATTTGATTTGGGTTATTTGTTCCTATTTATGTTTTAGGCATAATTAGTCTCCATAATAGTTCTAGACTATCCTCTCTACTCCTTACGGGGTAGAGAGGATCTAGTTTTTATTTTTACATATTCTATTTTAAATGAAGCAGTACTTTAAATTTTATTCAAATCAAAAAGGAAATACTATTATGGCTGAAATAACTATTACCCGTGCATTATCTCGTGCTAAAGTAATCAAGAAACGTTTAGACGATTTGTCTCGTGAAGCTTTTGTAGGTTTTATCCGTAAAGCAGATGTAGAAAACCAGAATGCCAAACACTATGCTAAGAATTCCCAATCTTGTTTCGATGAGTATCAATCACTACTGAAAGAGTTTGTAGCGATTAAAACAGCTATTCATCAGTTCAACGATACTAAAGAAGTAACTATTCTCGAATTTGGTACCTTTACAGTAGCACAACTCTTAGTGGAGAAATCTATTCTAGAAGAGCGTCGTAAAGTATATCGTAATATTCGTGAACAGAATCGTATTGCACTAGACACCATTAGTAATGCTGAAGAAATCATTGCCAGTGAAGTCGCTAAATACTTAGCCACTCAAGAAAAGCAATTGAATGCTGAAGCAGCAACCAAAGAGTATTTGGAAAACCTAACTAATATCTACAAAGAAGCCAAACAAAAAGAATTGGAAGTCGTAGTAGTATCTGGTTTTGATCACACCAAATACCTGGAAGAAGAAGGTAAACGTATCGAACTTTTCACTGCTGAAATTGATACTATTCTTTCAGAAGTCAATGCAACCAATACTATTAATGTAATTTTCTAAATAAAAAATATTTAGAGTTATCTTTTTTATTTGAGAGGAATATTCAGTGTAGTTCTAACAGATACGCATCAAGTCATTTACTTGGTTTAGTGTGGATAAATCTTTGGTTACGATGTTGTATCTACAAAATTGATTATTGTATTTCTCTCAGACCTGTGCGAGTGACGAAATAGGTAGACGTATCGGACTTAAAATCCGAAGCCCTTAGGGCGTGTGGGTTCGATTCCCACTTCGCACACCATATCGGAGGAATCCCCTAACGGCAATGGGATCTGACTGTAAATCAGACGCGAAAGCTTCGAAGGTTCGAGTCCTTCTTCCTCCACCAGTTTTTAAAGATATGTTAATCACTTACCGAATATCAGTGAAGTGAAGATCCTTGAGAAGATATGTGAAGAGTCAGCAAGCAAACTAGACTACGTCCTATATACTTAATTATGTATTTAACTGGATTAGTTAATAGGTACGTGTACCCACCATGACTAGGGTAAGGCGACTAACAACTGTAAGAGACAGTGCAGCCTTAAAGTTCTAAAGATCAAAGTTTTAAATACGTAAAGTTCAAAGTTTTAAAACGGTTACAGAATGGAAAAAGTAACCACGAAAAGCTTTAAAACTATATAAGTTAAAATTTCTATCAAATCCTACTGTTGTGGTTAATAAAGGTATTCACCCTTTCTGATTCCCGTAGGCTGGTTTGATGGTTAACATATCTCTCCTTTTTCTCCTCCTGCTTAGTGAAGCCCAGGCTAAGTACTGTATTGATGAATGGTTTCAAAACCCTGCACGCTGACCCTTCGACCCTATGGAATCGTTTATCACTGGCACATCTTACGAGACTGTAATTTCAGAACATGTCCGGACAACTACTTGGATTGAGAATGTGAGTGATATGGGTGTAGGAAGTCCTTTTTAGGACGGATAGTGTCTAAGACATTATTATGAGATTACAGTCTCAACCTTATATTTTTTATAAACCTTGAAATAGGTATAGAATATAAGTTACTTTCAATTTCATCATGACTACTTCAATACACTCTCTACCCAAATAGGCAGAGAGTGTACTTTTTATGTCTTTATAAAATCAAAAAAAAATACTCTCCTGTAAAAGGGAGAGTATTTCTTATAAATGGTTTAAACGTTTTCCGTATCACTATCTGTTCCCGTATTGGTAAAGAAATCATCGATTGAATCTGCTTTACATTTTTTGCGATAAGCTTCAATCAGCTCATCTAACTCCAATCGATCATTGGTACTAATGATGTCACGAGTTATATGCTCTCGAATATAGTGCACCCATGGTGTATCTTCGTACCGATGTCCTGGATCGTCTTTCTTTACCCTGTACCAACCATTGTCTAACTTAATAGCGAATGACAATACGTAGGTATCCTGCAGGTGATCACCGTATATTTTAATGGCTTTAAATACCAGCAGTAATTCATCGTAAACATCAGAACCATCGGTATATCGTTTAATCAATTTAGAAAATCGTTCGATACTTTCATTTAAACGACTTGTACGAGATACCTTATTTTTAGGTTCGTTAACAATTTCTACCAAACTGATATCGAGATTGAATAGATTATCCATTCTTGTTTCCTTAAGATACTTGATAGGCGATACCACCTTTATCACCAATGAACAGAATACTGAATATCTTAGACAGTACAAAGATGTTACGGATAGAGGTTTCGTCTTTAAAATCAGAAGGGCTGACAGATAAAGACAAGTAGCCCTTATTCCAGATGTACTGAGGAGCACTACTGCCAAGAGAACTCAATACAACACATTTGTGTAAGTCATTCGGCAAATAGAGAATCTCTTGAATGTCAGTATTACCTTCGTAATAGTAATTGATAATCCTGAGTAATTCCTCAATGTCTTTATTGGCTTTCAAAATGTAATGTTCTGACATCTTATTGCTACGAGTCAGAACTAATCCTACTCCTTTAACTTTAGTCAAACGAATAGAATAACCGCAGCCGTTACGGAACTCTAATAGTGCTGCAAAGTCTGTTTTACTGATCTTGACAAAACCTTCTTTCAAAACCATAAAGGTCGCTTCGGCTAAAGTCAGTTCTTTGAATTTAATATTTTTCAACATGTTTATACTCCTGCACGATTTCTTCTAATTGCCATAGAAGAAATTTTGTGTTGTTTTATTAGTTTAGCATAGTACGATTGCATTTGGTGACAGTATTGTCTACGATCTTCGATATTGGTAACCGTGCCAAATCCCACTGGTGGTTGACCATCACTAGTCTCTAGGATAGGATAGCGTTCTTTAATCTTATCCAAGATGTATTTACTATCACCCATGATACGTGTACCATCGTCGAAGTTGTGAAGACACATGTAGTCTATAACAGTACTTGCGGTAATGACATGTCCTGAATGGTATGGGTTCTTATAGATGATAAAGTCGTCTTTATTCCCGATGTTGAAACCAATATCTGCTTTACCTTCGATTTCTACATCGCCAGAAATAGTGGCAATACCATAAGCACGAATCTCACCATCTAAAGAAACATCTTCAGTGATAATTACATCGTCTGTTACGACAACTTTACCATTCAATTTAACACTATTCGTTACAACAGCACTTCGCATGACAAAGCAGTTACCATTGATTTCAGCATTACCACAAACTACGGCACCATCTTTAACCATGGAGTTACCAGCAATGATAGCATGGTCAGTTACATGAGCATGTCCCAATACAGAAGCATTATCCATTACTACTGCTTCGCCACCTACCCATGCCCAGCTATCTTCTTTAAAAGAGAGATTGCTTTCTTTGGCAATGTATCCACCTAAACTACCCTTCTTGACCATACCAAAGTCTTCCAGTGCTTTAATACGGTATACTTTCTGACCTTTGATTGTAATCGTATCATTAGCTAACATAACGAATTTATCATTATTGGGAGACATTTTTATTTTAGAAACTCTCTTAAGTTTCTTAGGTTTATTAGATTGTTTAGGAATGATACTGTGTAGATTAGTATTAGTGATTTCGCAAATACGACATATATCGTACACAGATACGGTAGTGTCTATAGTAGGTCTTAAGATCGTGCTTAAGTTACTTTGGGTCATGTTAAGTTCTTTAGCAACTTTTGTGATGTTTAAACCATTATTGTAAATAGCATCACGAAGATTCTTTTTAATAGTTAAAGTATCTTGTTCAGATTTAGAAAATTCATTCATTTTACAAATTCCTTTAAAAGTTAGATTGAGAAAATTAGTTTAGCAGTTAGGAATATATGAATGGGATTTTAAAAAGGAGAAGTGCGTGAACACCTCTCCTTTACTTAGTATCTTAAATGCAACTTAAGATACCAGGGCTAGAATGGTTAGTAAATAGAATCGTTCCATTCACTGAACAGTTTATCGTTCGCTTGGTTAAACCAAGCTAAGAATTCCTGTTCTTCTTCTGACAAGGATACGCCATTCAGAACTTTATTCTGGATATACTGGGCTTTATACCATTCCACATTTCTCACCTCCTTTCCGCTATAGGAATAATTCTCTTATTGGTAAAGCTTAACAAGAGAACGATAGCTACGAACATACATTATTGATGCTCGCAAGTTAATGATATATGTTTGAAACATATTTAAAATGCTCCTCTCTACCAATTAAGGTAGAGAGGAGCAATATGTTTTATGTTATCAGATTTTGCCAATCCAATTTAATACTGTCTTTAGCAGAGGTATGCATACCTTTCATTGAAATCAGCATGATCTTAGAACCAGGCAACGCATTCACTGAAGCAATGCCATTAGGATAACTAGAGATATTAGGACCTGCACAATGTTCGCAATAACTATTGTTCTTGCTGACACACATGCGCGGAGATCGCATCATTACTTCTTTACCAGCTAATGATGCAATGTTTTCTTCAGTAATCTTAATAGTAACACCATTCTGAATAAAGTAGTAATCCAGATATTTTTCATTCTTTTTAGAATCTTCATCGAAAAGAATTGGTTCGCCGTATTTGGTACCACATTCTTTACCATCGACTTTTAAGTTAGCAGCAGACCGAACAGCATTCTTAACGTCTACACCACCTTCTTGTGTCTCTAAACCACGCCCAATAGAGCCTGAATAGGCATCATTTACATAGGTAGAAAGATTCTTAGGATCTACGCCTTTATTCAAAGGCCGATTGATATAAGTAGGCTCTTTTGTATCATCCAATCCTTTGGCAAAACCAAAGTGATAAGTCAAACGTTTACGAGCATCATTAAAGACTTTACCTGAAATTGCAAATCCCATGAAGTCATCGTCTTTCAAGTAATCCTTATCAATCTTTTTCAACTCATCGTCAATCATGGTTTGAACAATAGGGTCATCTAACTTATCTTTATACTCTGTAAACAATTCTTTCTTACGTTTCTCTACAGCAGGATTAGAGATAATCACTTTCTTCGTAATAGAAGGAACCACAGTCTGAGTAAAGTTAGAAAGATAGATTGCATTTTCAGCGTATTGCAAGTACTCTTCAGTAAAGATTTCACCTTCTACCAAATCATTCTTTACTTCATCACGTGAACGTTTCCATTTGCGAATGATTAACTTCTCTACATCAGAAGGAAAGAATCGTTTATTAATGTAAGGCACTTTACCTTTAAATGGATCGATAACCAATAAGTAATTTTGCAAGAGATTACCTACTGATGTTTTAATCTCACCCCAATCAGGAAAGATAAAACCATTAGGTACAGTAATCAATTCTTTAAAATCTAATAAAGGTTTAGAAGTATCTTGACCATCGTCAATATACTCTTTCGTTCCAGTATCTTCGTTTAAATAGTAATACCCATTGGTATCAGCTCTGACTAGATAGTGTTCTTTCTCATCAGTACGAAAAATAGATAAACAGCTCTTTACCCAGTAAGCATCTTTATACCATTCTCTTTTCATTCCGGTTAACCAGAATTCATGTTTCGTCATTTCACACCTCTTGTTTTGATTTGGATTTCTTGTACTGCCCGCATGATGATATCGTGAGATTGAGAGTCGAAGATGTAATTATCCAGATGTGCTTCAATTGCTTTTACTGTATCATTCGATCCATCTGAAGACATCAAAGCAAACAAGTATAGATTGTAAGCCATCTCCTTTAAATCCATCTCAAAAACTTCTTTACCATAAATCGATAAATAGCTCTTTAGAGACATTCCCAAGTTTACACCATTTCGAATCAGTTGAATAGTGTAGAAACTATCGTCACGTACAACCGACATGAATTCCTTAATACGGTTAGAGGCACTGATAACATCGAATTCATGCTGTTCTTTTACTTCTACTTGTTTCTTTCCTCGTAGCGTATTGATCAATCGTTCACGAGTAAATTTAGAGATCTTTTCAATAGTTTGTCCAAATTCAGATTCATCAATGGTTAGACCTCCTACTGTATTTAAAAGTTCGTAGAAAGTAACGACATTGTCACGATCTGCTTCTAGGATAGATAAAGCAAAATCGACTTGTTCATTGTTCTCAATATCGATAGCTTCTGAATAGATTCGATATAAAGTAATTGGATCGTGAGTAAAAGATTCAGAAGTTATAAAACCAATTTCACCTAGTAATTCGTCAAACTGATTACGGATAAAGTCTTTAATTCGTAATGTTAATTCATTGACATCGACATCGTCATTACTACCACGGATCAGAATTTCTAAGTTATCTGTCCAATCTTCATGAATGCCATCGATAAAGTCAATGGCTTCTTTATATTCTTTCGCTTCTTCTGGCGTCCAGTAATCGTCGATAAAGTTTAAGATAAGATTTGCCATAACGCTTTATTCCTAATAATTAGAATTTAAATATAGTGTTAACTATATATGTGATGATTTCTATTTTCATAGCTATGGAAACAATAATAGAAATAATCTAAGAATATTCTGGATGAATCAAAACCCCTTCTCAATCAAACCCATTAGCTAATGGAGAATTTATTAAAATGTCAAAAATGGATAACCGCATTAGTTTGCATACAGGTATCCCAAGCTTTGATAAACTTACAATCGAAGCCAAAGGTGTTAACCTTGCCCCGAAACTAGAAACCAAGTTTAAAAAGGCAAAGCGTCAAAAAGTACTTGATATTGATCCCAAGCGTCCTTATGTTAAAGCACGCGATGGTGAAGCCAAATTGGTAGAACGTGTTTCTGCTATCCCTGAAGAATTGAAAGATCAATTTACTCAAGATGAATGGGATGCGTTGCATGATTATACATTTGAATCTTTGGAATCGACTTACAAAACCATTAAGTTGATGATCGAAGCACCGACTAAAGCATTCAAAGAACTCTTGACTCAGGATGAGAAATATAAACCTTATGTTCAAGAAGTAGAGAAACTGAAAACCATGCTTGCCATGAATACTTCAGATACTCGTGATTTAGTAAAAGAAGTTAATTCTATTCGTAAGCTTTATGAAAAATTCTTGAATGAAGATGGCTCTGTTAAATCTGATGTTCCTACTTTAGATGCTTATATCATTGAAAAGATCATCGACATTAAAGCACGTTATCTTGTATGTACTAACCGTGTACGAGCTATTACAGAACCTCTGACTAAACACGTTTCTGATTTCTTCTCCGCTATGAAGTTTGGGTACTACCTAGACCATCCTGAAGAAGCCCCTGAAGATGTGAAAAAGTTCATTAATGAACGACTCCATCAGTACACTAACACTACCCCACCTACCCAAGACCATATTGAGGAAGCCAATCATGTCGGATAATGAAATTAACGAAATCAAACAGGAAGATATCCAACCTTCTGTACAAGAAGAAGGTGTATTGCCTTTGTCTGACCATGTAGAAGTAACAGAATCTACGTTAGCTCCTTCTATCTTAGAAGAAGATCAAGATGATGTAGCGGTATTTAACCCACCTACTGAAGATAAACCTGACGAAACTGTAGAAGAGAAAGATGAATACACTTCTTTAGAAGAAGATCTTCCTGTGTTAGGTACGGTAAATAAAGAACCTGAAAAGAAAGAAGTTAAGGAAACTTCTAAAGAAGAAGTCGTACAAAAACTTCTGAAGATTGTCGGTAATGATAAAGACGACATCAATCTTTGGACACCTTCTATTCGTGTGTTGGGTGAAGAAGTTAAGCCTACTTCCAAAGATATTCTTCTAGATCCTAAACGTCGTATCTTGACTGATATTGAAAAGATTGATTACTCTGATCCTAAACAGTTGGAAGAAATGATTAAGTCCATTTCTATTCCTGCTGAATCTCCTGATAACATGGTGCGTTACTTGGTAGAGAATCCAACAAACTTGGAAGAAGAAAATCCTACCATGATTGTACAATCCATGTCGGATGCTCAGGAACTCATTTCCTCAGATTACCGAATGTCTGAGAAAGCATTGAATGACGACGATGTTGAGTTTACTCAAGCAGTATATCTGGATATTGATCCGACTCAGCGTACCCGCTCACGTCGTACCAGTATTAAGAACACTGGCGGTAACCTGACAGGACTTCGTGCTAAAGCGGCCATTATGGATGCTCTGGGCATGTCTACGCTCTTTACTTTAGTACTGCCTCATTCAGGTTTAGTAGCTATTGTATCGCCTCCTGTAGCTTCAGAAATCATTGACTTCCAATATATCTTGGATACCTCTAAGATTAACATTGGTCGTTCTATTGGTGGTTCTAACTACGGTACGGCTACTTGGTATATTAACGATAAGTTAGTTGATTTGTTTATCAGTAAATTGTCTTACATTAACTTGAAAGATTCTTCGGCTGAAAACATTCGTAAACTCCTAGACCCAATGGATATTCCTACCATTGCTTGGGGTCTGGCTTGTACCATGTATCCCGATGGATATATCTTTAACCGTACTGCACTCTTAGATAATGGTAAAGCAGAACACGTACGTGGTCGTATCTGGTTGCCTGATATGGCAATCTATGCAAACTCTCGTCTCTCTACTCGTCAGAAACAACATCTGATTAAAGCAGAGAATACAGCCATGTCTAATGAAGAAATTCTCTCTTATCGCCGTGACTGGAAGAAAGAGGAAGAAGTACCTAAGTTTGAACGTCTGATCCATACTCGTAAAACTATGCGTAAAGCAGGTACTGAAATTCAAGACATGTATGTAGAACTGGGACAAAGCAACATGGAGAACTATGTAGAACATGGTTCTGCGTGGGATGTTTACATTAAGGATGCTGTAACAGAGACTCTCTCTATGTCATCTGATGAAAACATTCGTTCTCGTTACTTATCTGAGAAAATTCAAACTACTGCTTTGCGTGAATATTCTCACTTCATTCGTAAGATTCGTATCGAGCGTTATTTGGAAGGTTCTGATAAATCAGAAACCATTACCATCGATATTGATTCTCAAGAATCTTTGACGGAAACGCTGGATAGTCTCTCTAACATACCTGAGTTCCGTAGTAAGTTGATTGAGATTGTTGTGGAGTACATCAATAAACAGATTAAAGTTGTTTATGGTGTACCAACGATTTCTGAGTATGAAGAGAAATATAACACTACTCCAGTAAGTAATAAGATTGTTCCGATTAATACAGTCATTGCTTTTTTTACACTGACCGCTCGGATTTATCAAACACTCGGGATCCGGTAACGGGTAATGTGTCCACCATAATAGCGGGATCGATTAAAGATCCCCTATTTGGTGTGTCTTATGTCAAGCGTTCAGAAATCTATCCTGAATTAGAAGGAACAGAAGAAGGCGAAGAAGGCGTACCTGTTAATGTAAATAATGAAGAGTTCTTAAAAGTCTTAGTGAGTTCAAATGCAAAACCTATTAAAGATGATGGGGAAATGCATTTGTCGCTCTTGTCTTTACATGACGCGTGTTACGGATTAGATTCACATGCGGAATACGGAATAGAGAATCCTGATGGATCCTACCAGCTCTCTCATGATTCTTTACGACCAATGACCATGAAGAAACCTTATGATTTAGTCGGAGAAGGTTCTTATTTATCTTTACTCTCTGAAGAATTTGTACTCTTTGAAGTATACCAGAATACTGGAATTACATTACCTCAATGGTTACAAATGACTCGAGTAGAACATAAGGTAATTAAGAAAGCAGTGGATCGTAAGAAAAAACTGCAGACTTCAATTAACGAACAGACTAATGAAGAACTGAACGCCATGGCAAAAGAGATAAAAAAATAAATTCGAAGTGGTAATTAAAAAAGAATATTACTCTCTACTCCACCTAAGGAGTAGAGAGTATTTCTCAATTTCATGTCTTATATTATGCAAAGTTACTACTATCCTTCATCCTTTGCACTAACAGAAAAAATCTAGTCAGAAAAAAATGTTGCTTAGCATTAAGCAACGGAAGAGACGGAGACTACTACACTAGGTAGAGTCTCTAGTCGATTCTTTAATGTTTGTTACCACTTAAATACTACTCTACTCCATTTAAGGAGTAGAGTAGAGTGGTTTTTTATGTGTTATAAAATATTATTGGTGATAGTACCTAATTTAGTTTCAGATAACAAATTGCTTCCCTTCTTGTTTAGCTTTCTCGTACGCCAACATATCTCTCATTAGTTCATATCCCTCACGAATACGGAAGTACTTAATATCAGGATCTCCTCGATAATCTCGATCTCCTAAACGAGAAATCGTTAATCGACAAGCTTTCTGGAAAATACCAACATCGACATATTGGAACAATGTATCAGTTTGTTCTATATAATCTTTAGAGATCTTAATAGCTGGAACTTCTACAGAATTGACAAAGTAAAGTACTTCTTTTATTTCTACAGCCTGTTTATATAGATCCTTACAAATAGCAGTCATGCCTTTTAAGGTTTCTTTCAACAAGCTATTATTGAGATCTATCAAAAGTTGTGCCTCGTCATCTACTGCTCGAATCTCTTTCTCTGCTAATTCTAACATGACCTTAGTTAAGTAAATGTTTTCAGTTAAGAAAGCAAGATCGGAAATAGCAGATTCTTTAGGAGTACCTTTGTAGAACTTCTCTATATTGTTTTTGATTTGAATGATAAGCTGCTTACGATTATTTGGATCGATAGGTTGAGTTTCTTGTTCATTTAGAATATCTGTCATGATACTTCCTGATACCGAACCACGATGGATAACTTCTAATCCTTTAGAACATTTGTTTTGTACCATCATGTTTTTAGGATTGATATTAGAACCTGTTCTAATACGTCTATTCTTTAATGCTGCCTCGCGTTTTTTAGCTTTAGCAACTTTACGTTGATTTTGTTTAGACATGATTATTTCCTTTTATAAAAGTTAGAATAGAAAGATAGGAATTAGATTAAAATCCTATTACACTTAAATAATATAGGTTTATCTTAAAATAGAAAACATAAAAAAGAAACTCTCCTCTACCCTTTCGGGAGAGGAGAGTAAAACGAGTAAAGGAACTATGAGGATTTGCTGCGCCGCCATAGTTAAATGAAAAAGCAAATAAAAAATGTTGAACGGGATTAAATACAACCGTCAGTAAATAACCCCGCACAAGTCACTCTGAGAAGAATAACTTGTACGTGATTATCTAGTAACCACTAGTGGAACAAACATGCATTAAGGAATGAAGGAGTAATCCCGATATACCCGAGAATCAGTTGATTATTCCTTCATAACTAGATATGGTCTGTATTTTTCTTATTAAGAGTTTCTAAGTGAGAATACTTGATTCTCATCTGAGCAATACGTTTATTGGTTTTGTATTTAGCAGAGGCATCCACATCTCTCAGAATACGATCATAATGCTTTTGTGTTCTTATTTCGTTTTCTAAACGAAGTTGGCGATTACTTAGTAATTTTCCCATTTTAAAACAAGTGAAGTAAAATTTGATTTAAATAAACAAACATTACCTAATCACTCTTATTTAAAATAGAACCAAGGACTAGTATCTATCTCGAGGTATTCTTGACCAGGCAACATTTCAGCAAGAATGAACTGTCCATCACCAAGGTATTGCTCAACCACTAAACTATAGTAAAGCGTAGGATTTACACCTAGCAAATTAGAGACTTCTTGCCCACTCATAACTTCGTGTACATTAATTAGAAAGTGGTACATACAGTCAATGTAGCAGTTACATATCGATATCGCTAGATCGTCAAGAACATAAGCTTCATGTACTAACTTACTGTATAGAGTGTCAGCAGTTAATTTAATCGCCATTTGATCTTTAAACATAGGTTCGTGCGTATTGATCATGTTGTAATGACGATTGACTTCACGTCTACTTATATTCAAGAGTAACTCATTAATGACCTGGGTATGGTTAATCGTAAATTTACTTTGCACCATGGTGTCAACGACCCTAAACATAGGACCGATGTTTACCATGATTCTTAGTCTAGGTCTATTCATTTTACTATTCTTTCGTATAAACGGTATAAAGCGTATTTGCTATTACCATCAATTGTTTGGGTGTTAGATCAGGACTAATTTCCTGTTTAAAGAAAATTTTACGAGTCAGACCAAACTTAATAATATTTAAGCCTTGTAAGTATCCAATCAAGTAACTAATGAAAGTCTTAACGATAATTACATCAATCTTATTGCCTGAATTATTTGTTCTAAAGGCAAACTCTAATACTAGGCTATCGATTAATTGAATTGGATCCATTCCAATAGGAATAGTGAATTCTTGTAAGATATCCAAAATATAGTTTAGAGATTGTATTTCGCCAAAGCTATTAACATCTACATTATTAGCAGTATCGTAGAAGACTTCTTGTAAGTTTACATAATGGGAATAGTCAGCCTCCCATTTAGGAAAGCTGACATAATCCATGTGTCCTAGTATAAGATCGTGTTGCATACGACATCGTACTCCATAGAGACATTGTTGACTTGTTCATTCATCAGGATACAAGGATCTCCAATTCTTTTATATCGCTTACCAAACTGAGAATCAGCACTAACATCTCTAGGGACTAATTCAATACCTAACTTAGGATTCTGAAGGATATAGTTAAAGAATTTAGGGAATAGGTTCCCTAAGTAGTTTATAAACTTCAAGAAGAATAAAGAGATAAAGATTCCTTCATCCTGCTCTAATCCATACTTCAATGTAATGATGTTACCAAAGCAATCTCGAATGATTCTATCGTCAGTGACATCCCTATCTTCGAAGATAAACTCATTGTCTACATAAGAATCCGCAGTATCGTAATCGTAATAGTTAACAAAGAAATCATTCCACAACCTTACTGCAGTGTGTTTCACAATTTCTTCATTAAGAGGTAAAGAAGCTAAGTAGGCATCTTGATAAGTGATAGGTACAGAAATCAGTAACGAATAAATAGTCTCATCCAATTTCTCTATACTGACTACTTTCTTCGGATCGTATCCTTTCATGGAAGGATAATTAACTCGTCTAGAGAATGGTTCGTATCCGAATAGTAAGATACATTCCTGAGTGATGTCCCCTAGATTAATGTTTAAGAGTAAATCGCTAGGCAGTACATACTCAGACTTCTTCGGCAGCATCGCTATCTTCCCATGGTGGTGTATCTATTGGTAATATCTTGCCAGCAGTGATAAACAATAAGTTTAAACTGACAGGATCATTCGTTTGTTCAAATTCTAAAGTAGTTTCACATTCTATCTCTTTTCCAAACCAAGATTTATCCACATTGATCTTAGCCTTACGAATAAATAATCGAGCAATAAATGCTAAGTAGTCCTCTTCTAATCCAGTTTGTACATCATCCCAAACATGAGCAGGATTACCTTCAGAATCTATAAAGACTTTCTTTTGTTTCTCTAAAGGTAGTGTTAAGTAATTACGGACAAAGTTTTCTACATATTCGTAATCATTATCCGATAAGAAACCATCCATCCCATCAATCAAGTATTTAATGATTAATGAGATATGAATCTCAAATTCATTCTCCAAATACTTACGGGCTTCTTGAAACTCTCTTTCTTCTTCAGGTGTACTCGGTAAAGAATCGATTTCCATCGTTACATTACAGACAAGTTCCATAAAACAATTCCTTTAATCAATTAGCTTCAAGTTAATAATATAGATTTATAATTTAGATAAAAGTTTACCCAAGTAATTCATGCCTGCCCAAATATTCTTATCAGCAATATTACGATGGGATAAATCTACATTAATACCAATAATAGCAGGAAAATCATAGCCACAGTAAGCAAAGAAAACATTAGCTTCATTCAGCTGATCTAGATATTTTTTAAATTCTTTATCTCGATAGTAGTGTTCTTTCTTACCTTCCACCATCTTCTCAATGATTACTCGTCTAAAATCTATACCATTTCTGTTAATAAAACCATGATAATTAAATTGATCTAGTAAAGCTTCTTTAATCTCTTTAATCATTTTTTCTTCTGTTTTATAGACAGAGACATCAATCTCTAAATAGTGAGCAATCCACTCTATCATGAAACACAAAACATTAGGATAAACTTTCATGATTCCTTTAGGATTCAGTAGTTCTAAATCAAAACGATAAGTAATCCCCAAGATGTGATCACCTTTAAAGAATAGATAATTGTCTATAAATCGCTCACTAGCTCTATTAGGTCTGTGTTTACTTTCAATACAGAAAACATATTCTACTTGAGAATCTTTCAATTCTTCTACTAAAGTATCTTCTATTTCTTCCCAAGATAAATTGCCACAACCACAACCAACAGCAGGTAGTCTTAATCTAGTAATCCAGTGAAATCCTTCTGTCTTATCGTAATCGTGCTCGAATGCCTTTAATCCTTCTAGTATTAAGTCAATACAAGAATCATCGTAAGGTGAGATCTTAGTAGGTAAACTCACTATAGTTTCAGTAGATGTAGAATGTAAGTGGTATTTTTTACTATTAATCTCACCACTCTTACAAGCTTCTTTATACTGGATATACCACCCAGGATATTTTTGTTTAAAATATAAAGCCAACCCTTTCCCTGCAATACCTTGTGTATTAACAGGTACACAATAGGCACTTTCACTATCTAAGAATAAGTCTTCTTCTACAATACGAACAGGCATGTCTTTATCCCTCTTCTTTTATATTTAATCAAAAAATAAATTAAACATAAAAGAATCCTCCATTCTCCCTATTTAGGAGAATGGAGTAATTAATCATTTATTTAGGCAAGTATCGTATAATTGTATACTTTTCACGATCAGGCATTTGTGAAGAGGTATAGATGTCAGCATGTTCTTCCTCAGGTACGTATTTAGCCAACACTTTATCCATAGGGAAGTAAACTACGTTATCTGATTCATTTTCAGGCAAAATTTCACGCAGGATGTTGGTGACATGAATTTCATCAAACTCTAAACAATCTAATGCTAGATCGTAAATAGAAGCACCACCAATAATCCATACATCTTTATACTTCTCTTCTAAAGATGCAATTTTCTTAGTGAAATCTTCAGGAGTTTCGATACCATAAACGTGAACGATGGATGGAGTATCGTATTCTTCATCTGATAAAAATCCACGAGATTGACGATTACTTACAATCACATTTGTACGATCAGGTAATGGACGATTAGGTAAACTTAGCCAAGTATTCTTACCCATGACAATTGCACAGTCTTTTGTCTGTTCTTTAAAGTAATTTAAGTCTTCAGGCAAATTCCAAGGCATGGAATTATTAATACCAATGACATGATTACTACTTTTGCACACGATCAGTTTGAGAGACATGTATATTTTCCTTTAGTGAATAAACCATATTTTTCTGTATGGCTTGAAATAATGCGTCCAATTCTTTAGTAACATAATGCAATTCAGGTTTAGACAAATATATACCTTTGATGGCTGAAGTGTAAGATCCGAAAGTGAATAAACCTTTTTGACGATATATTAGTTTAATTGTTCCTTTTCCCTCTCCAATTTCAATCCAGTAAGTCCCGTTGTACTTAAAAGGATTAAATCGTTTTCTACGACCTGATTCGGTATTCTCAATCTTAATCGGAAAAGGAAAGGTGTTTTGGTTATTTAAGAAGCATTGAGTTAACAAGTGTAAATCACCAATAAAGCGCTTAGCACTATCTGATAAATTTAGTTTCATTTTGTATTTCCAGTATTAATTACATCAGAAATAATAGATAGAAATTCATTTTTACTATCATTTATATCAATCTTAAAACTAACATGATTAACTACGTTATTGGCTTTGTTCATCAGATTATCGATGAAATCATATTCCTCTTTCTTAGTGAGAGCCGATAGGATATAGTGAGCGATCTTAGAACGAGATGCATAAACAGCTACTTCGTAGTTAGCAAAGTACATGCTGTCAGCACTATTGACTACAATAGAATACTTCTTATTTCCCTCACGAAAAGAAATCACGAAGAAAAGTTCTTTTCGATTTTGTCTTGTTCGTTCAGTAAAGCCAATTCTGTTAGAATAGTAGATCTCGATACTATACTGAATAGAACGATCTTTATAATCAATATGGTTTACACCGATAACTCGACAAGCGGCTTTGTTACCGAAGATATTGAAAAAACCGTCATTCAGTGCTTTCTCAGAACTAATCTTATCGCTAGGTGTATCTTCAATCTTCTTAAAAACCTCTTCTAAGAACTTTTTCAATTCTGGCTCTATTACATCTTCTACTTTCATAGCCAATTTATCCACCATGATCACCACTCCTTAAAATAAATCTAAGACTTCAAATCCACTTGGAGATTCTACATCAAAACGCTCATTTAGTAAATCACATAAAGCTCTAGCTTGGTTAATCTCAGAAGTCCCAAACATATCCGAAACAGTATTGTTACATTTCTCGACATTGACTTTTAGTTCTGTCCAAAGCCATGGTTTACTGTCTAGATATTTACGCCATAATTCCTTATACAGATAATAGGTTTCTTCTACAGGCATTTCTCTTAAAGGTGGATTACCCTTACCTTCTTCAATAGAAGGATAACCTTTAATAAAACACTGGAAATGATGTTCGATAGAGAGACCATCGTTTAAACGCGCGTAGAACGCGCTGTATCGCTTATCTCCTTTGGATGAGCATTCGTATCCACCGAACCTAGACCATGTGTATTTGCTCATTATCGTGCCTTTACGACCCCTTCTTGATGTTGATACTTACCATCGTAGGGATTTAGTGAAGATTCTGTGTGTTCTGCAAAGTAAATCGTACCAATACCACACCCTTCGTAAATTACCATAGGCATGTTTGTTTGGTTATAAATTTCTAGAACTAATTGTCCTGACCAGCCAGACTTCAGAACAGTAGGTGCCATGTTCATGCCTAAGCGAGCATAACTACTTTTGCAAAAAAGCAATCCAGTAAGATTATCAAGAATATTAAAAGATTCTAATGAATGGGCTAATACAAATTCACCAGGGTAAATCTTCCAATATCTTATTTTCTTCTCAACAATATCCCCATCTCTATTTTTAAGATAAATTGTCCTGATCTCGTGAGATTTTTCTAAATTAACAGGTTCGACAACATCACCACCTAAAGGATCTAACCCACACATTAACCCTTTAGTTAATTCTACTTTAAAGAACTCTACATTACTACCTAAACGAATATCGTATCCATTCTGAGATAAACCATGTGAAATCTCTTTAGAAGAACTATCAAAGCGATTACTTAAGGAACAAGATTCTTTACTGGAAACAAAAGGACTGATTAAAGGTTTTTTCTGTTGACATAATCTAATAATGTCTTTATCGGATAAATACATTGTTTAATCCTTTTCTTACTAAAAATAAATATTCAGAAAATAGATTTAAACCAAAAAAAGAAACCCCACCCCATATAGGAGTAGAGTTTCTTTTATACCTTGGTTAGAATTTCCACCAAGGTTTAGGTGCCAGAGCTGGGATGACTTTACCCACGCGTTTGCGGGCTTGTTTAACAGCTTTATTCACCTTTTTGTGGTTGTGTGCACCAACTACCACCAGACCACCGCCGACTACTGCACCGGCGAGAGCTTTACCCAAAATGATTGCTACTTTCTTGGCAACCACCTTGGTATTGTTTTCTACTACAGGAGTAGCTATGGCAGCGGCAACGGTTTCTACAGTGTTTATTTGAGTATTCATTTTAGTTTCCTTTTCAGTTTGATTGATTGATTGATTGATTTTCAGATTTGCTTGACGAATTGAGTTCTCGATTTCTTTCTTTTTGCTATCGAGCTTCGCAAACTCTATAGCGATTTGCGCATCGAGAAGAGCTTCGTACTCTTCATCAGTCATTCCGTTATTATCCGGAATGTCTTGATTACCCATTTCAAATTGGTTATTTTCGAATGTGTTTTCCATTTTTGTCTCCTTTACAAAGAGGATAATAGAAATACTCTAGTACCCATGGATAGGTACTAGAGTATCGTAGGTTAGTTAGAAGCCGTTTTCTTGGCTTCTTGGTAATCCTTGAGAAGAGCAATCTCCTCGCGGATCAGATCCATCAGATTCTCATCTGACAGATAACGTACATCGCTGTCTGTTGCCAGACAGTTGCGGAGGAGCACACGCTCATCCAGGTCTTTCGGCATCAGCTCAGAGAGCATCCGTCGAGAAGACAACAAAGCAGGCAGAATCGTGTCAGAAGGAGTCTTCATGTAGACCCTTCTGAACATGTCATAGCGACTGAATTCTTTCAGCCACTCTTCGATTACTACCTTCTCCTCAGCTTTAGCCTCGGCTTTATCAGCCTTAGCTTCAGCCTTTTTGATACTGCGTTTGTTAGCAGCATCATCTTTGTCTGATTGTTCAGACATGGCTTTTTCTAATGCGTAGCCCACGCCGGTTAAAACTGCTACGCCCAAAAGGGTAAGAATGAATTTGTTCATGCTGCTCTCCTTTATACAAAAGGTGGTTAAAATGTTGATAGGGAACGATTCTCCTATCAGGTTCACGTAAATAGTATATATCTGAAATAATCTAGAATATAAAAAAGAATTACACTCTTTACTAGAGTATGATAAGTACAAGCTAAAAAGAAAGAGAAACGATGCTGTGAACATCGTTTCTCTATAAGTCTATCTAGTAATTGTAATCTAACCAATCATCTAGTAGATCATTAGCTTGGCTTGTTAATTCCAGAAGGAGTTGTTCTTCCTCTCTGGTTAAAACATAACCATTGGCCTGCTTCCATTGAAGCATTTGTAGACAATAATCATTCATTGTCAATATGCCTTTATTCTAATATAATAAATGAATACAGCCATTGCATTCTTTATAATGCTATATTTCTGAATTATATTAGATTTAAAGGTAAAAAAAGAAAACTACTCTCTACTCCCGTAAAAAGGAGTAGAGAGTATTCTTTTATTATTTAAGCTTTAAAGTAAAGATCTTGATGGAACTTCACTAAAGCTTTTACAAATTCTAATTCACCAGGAATACAGCGATGTTCGTCTACACGTTCAAACATATCGATAAACTCTTCAACAGTACCACTGAAGGATCGATAGTTCCAGACATCGATCTTAGTAGAAGTTGTAATGAAACCAGAATCCACACAAGGATTACGATAGAATGTCCAATCGTTTTTAGAAGAGACATCAAAGTTGATTTCACCTACACCAAATAGAATAGCACTATTACTGATCGTGCCTTGAGAAACCATCATGTATCCAGCCACAGTAGCATGGTCTTTAATAATGGTTTCACCATAGACACGAGCGCAATCACGAACGACAGCGTTATCTTGAACAATGGCGAACCCATTTACTATACCATGATCAAAAACACCTCCATTGTCTTTAATGCGAGCATTACCAAAAACAATACCATGACCATGCACTCGAGAATGACCTTCTATAATGGCATTATGTAAGACTTGAGATTCATTGTATACATGGGCATAACCACGTACAATAGCATTGTCTCTGACTTTGGCATTATGGTAAACCATAGCATCGTCGTAAATCCAGCAAGGTCCATCATGAGAGAGGTTTTCTTCCTTCTCTACAAATCCACCCATGTCACCTGCCTCGACATCACCAAAATTTTTCAACGCTTTAATACGATAGATTGTAGAACCATCCATGGTAATGGCTTGATCTTTTAAAATCTTGTATTTCTTATCCATAATACAATTCCTTTAAAACTTAGATTAAAAAAGAAAAGTACTCCCCTACCCATAAGGGCAGGAGAGTATTATTTTCAAATATTACTTAGCGAGCTTTTCAGCACCCAGTTCGTACATAGCGTCACGAATGTGTTTATGCTGGCCACCACGAGACTTAGCGTCTTTAGAGTCGTTAATGGTCAATGTAGATTCGATACGACCATGTTTGGTTACTTCAGTTGCTTCGCCACCTTTTTCTTTAGGAGGCGTACGGCTGATGTATTCACGTGTTACCAAGTGCTCAGCCGACACACCTTTAGAGATGTGGAAGTTAGCAGACAAAGATTGGATAGATTTGTCTTTAGCCATTGCGTCGATAGCAACTTCACCAGTAGCCAAAGCAGAAGCGGCAGTGAACGCATTGGTCACTTTGAATACAGCTTCCATTTGTTTGGCATCTACGTCCGCGCCATGACCTGCCATGTAAGTCATAGCAGCTTCAATAGCTTCTTTCTTGGTTTCCAAGGCTTGGGATTCTGGATTGTAGACCAGGTGATCTTTAGCGATGATATCGGCCAATTCACGAGTTTGTTGATTAATAGGCATTTTGATTTCCTTTTTAAAAAAAAGATTGAAAAGATATAAAATAGTTACTTCTACATGTAGAAGGATAACTTAAAGAAATGATTCTACGGTTACCTTCATGTAAATAGTATATTGCTGTAATATTTTATAATATCTTTCCAATCTAAAGAAATCAAGGTAAGTATCCATCGAAACCATCTAGAGTTTCAGGTGCAAATGAAATTGGTTTGTAGATGACATCAAACTCTTGCACCCCAATATAAAGTAAAGAGTTATCAATTGGACGAATACGGATTCTACCCGTGTCGTACTGGAAACCGTTGTCTTGGTAATTTAGAACTTCTACTTTTAAAGATTCTTTCCGGTATCGTACGATATTCAAAATAGAATCATCTAATTCCTGAAGAGTCGGTACGGCATTTAAGTAAGTATTGGTTGTGACGACATAGTTACCGTATTGCGTTAATACTTGGTCAGCATAGATCCACCATTGGGCACCTAGATGTATTCGTCGATAAGACTGAATAACCGTCTGTCCCTTCCATCGTTTAGAATTTGGAGAGACTCTCAAACTGACTCGTGTATTTTTTAAATCTGCATTGAATCGCTTATCTCGAATATCTTCTTTGGTAACCCTGAGACTCTGTCTAACCAAAGCCTCAGGTCGACCAATAATCAGATCACTTATTTCCATAGGCAATTCACTTCTTTCATTTACATGTCGAAGTAAATTTTCCTCTTCCGTCAGATTAGGATCAATCTTCATTTAAGATCCTTTCTCTATAGCCAATCACCAGTTCATGAATACATTGGATTTAACAGGCTTCTTATCCATCTTAGCAATTTCTGCTAAAATAGAAGCAGTACCTGATTCTACGGATACCGTTTCATTAGCCAGAAGTTTACGAGCCGCCTTAGGAGAAACTTCTACATCTAAACCACCGTGAGAAACAATCGCATCTTTAGCAGACAAAGACAAAATAGGTTGACTAGATTCTAAAGAAGGAGAAACCAGTTTTTCAGCACAACTAATACCAGGCTCATTGACATAGTCAAACGTAATTACGGTATGCAGTACTTTACAGTTCTTACCATTAATGACTTGACGAGTTGTTAAAGAACGAATACTGAAACAAACATTCGCTCCTTTGGTTTCCAAATCTTTCTTCAGGAATTCACCATAAGGACCAGTAGGACGAACCTTAGCCATAATACCAACACATTTTTCACCTGTTAAGGGATCAATGTATCCAGGTACCAACCAGATTTCACCAAAGACCGCACAAACGAGTTTCTCATCGATGCGGATATTACGTTCCAAGAATTCCATATCAGTCTGACCAGGAACTTTGGAAGGATGACCGTATTCTGCTTTAATGAAACCACCAGCAATTCGCTGATTAAATAAAGTACCAGGTGCAAAGAACTTCTCTGCGCCTAGAGATGAATAGTATTCATTCTCTCCAGTTTTAGGATTAATGTTTTTAGATTTATGGTCTAAAGCACCTACACAAATGGTATAGTAACCATCTTCATCCGGAGTAAGAACACCTTGTTTATCAGTACCGTCTAGACGAGTACATCGGTAAACAAAATTAGACATGTTTAAAACACTTTCTTGTTTTAATATCTTAATACGTAATCAATCAGTTCAGTCTGAGAAGTTGGATTACACAAAGACGATACAACTCCAGTATAGAAGTAACTGCCTGTTAACTTAGTCAATGCAGAAGAAGCAGAGAAGTTAACGGAAGATGCCGGTACAAATACAGGCATGACTTTATCAGGATCAACGTCATTCAGAATCTCACGATAATACTGATTGATATTATCTGGGTTACGGGCGATAATACTAATTGGAATAGCCAGAGATTCAAATGTATCACCAATTGACTTACCAGCATACTTACCTGTTTGAGAGAACACTCGTCCCATATCAGCATAGTTGATGAAGAAAGGTACTTTACCTTTCGTCACAAACTCTTTATAGGATTTACCGATCAGTTTGTCTTCTCTCACCACTACTAAACTTTTAATCAAAACACTACCAGGCTCGTAAGTGAGTTCGTAGTATTTCTCGTCGTTAATAGTGATGGTATTGATTGCATCAGGATCTGAATGCACACTAGCCATACAGTTAAAAATAGCATAGTGTGTTTCCTCAGGATTGGTGATCAAAAACAAGCTATAAAAGCTAGTGTCACTACCCACACGAGCAAGACCTACCATTTCGTAACGAACGGGAAATATAATCTTACATCCTGTGGTCGTAATCAGTTGGTTATTGACCTCTTTTAAAGAAGCCATAATTTTATCTTTATTACGAATACCGTATCTCATGGTAGGTCTATTCCTTTAATTACTCTTTGACAATTTCAATTTGTCCTGCTACCCACTCAATCAAAATGTTGATGATGGCAGTAGAAACAACAGTAGCAGTATCCAAATCGGCTTTAGCATTTTCTGCTTTGATCAAGTGTTTCAAGATCAAGCTTGCCATCGTGTCTTTGAAGAACAGTTCACAAACTACATCAGAAACAACGATAGGTAATTCTGTTTCCAAGATACGAACACCTGGATAATAGGCATTTAAGTATTTAGAAATAATACCACGATATTCTAGAGTAGGTTTGTCTTCAATGAATGCTTTCAATTCAGCATGTTCATCATTCTTCGTATTTTCAATCAAAGTCAATACAGCAGAAACAATAGCATCGAAAGTACGTGCAGCTCGACGAGTATTATCGATCGCGTTAGCAGTAGTCAAGATCAATTGACCACGACGAGCCAAGTCCTCTGCATTTTCAGTAATGGTATCCAACTGACGATAATTCATCGGATTGCCACTGTTCAAAATACCGACCAGAATATCTGCTTTGTTAGCAAGGTCAAAAGCAGCATAAACATCGTAGAAGACATTAATGGTTTTGGTTTCTACATTAACAGAAGAAATCATGGTTTTAGCAGAAACGGCACCTGAATACATATTTGCAAAAGCAAACACTACACGAGTACAAGCAACTTTAAAGAACAAACACCAAGCATTCAGATCAGCTTCAGAAATTTGCAAGCCTCGAATAGGCTCTTTTTCCAATTTCTCAACAGCCAATAAAGCAGTCAAGTACAAGATAAAGTTTTTATAAGTGCCAGCCGCTTCATTAATGGTGTGGTTAGGCTGTTTCAGCAAAGCCCAAACATCTTGGAACAAATCGCCACCAAACTGTTTAGTGTATACTTCAGACAGATTCATGATACCTTCATTCGTGGCATCGTCTTCAGTACGAACCAATTCTACCAACAAACTGCTTTCAGGATTGTCAAAAGTAGGTTGGGTAGAGGGACCTTTTTGTCCAGGATTATACAAAGACATCAGGTTTTGAATGCGAGGCAATACAGTCTCGTAAACAAAGCTGGGTACTTCGATCTGATTAATCTTGAATTGAGAGAAAGGATCTACCCGTACAGAGAGTCGTTCACTTACATCAGTAACCACTTCACGAATAATTGGGCTAACCGTATTACGAGTAAAACTCAACTGGTTTTTCAATGGATTAATACATTGTTCTTCAATCGCATCGTAAGCTTGATAAATCGCCGCACCTTCAGTAAAACCAAATTCAGTATAGCATTTATCAACTACACTACCCAAAGAATGATCTAAACACTCTTGAGAAGCAATCAGACTTTCTGACGGCATAGCATTTTGGACTAAAGCATCCAAAGCAGTACCAGAGACAGCTTTCAATTTAGTACCAGGCAATAAAGTACTTTGTGCAACATCATTTGCCAAGTGCATTAAGTTTGGTCCAAACATTATTATTCTCCCTTAGCAATAATTCGACGTTGCAATTCTGCCAACGCCATTTCTTCCAGAACGGGCTGATAAATCAATTCACCCTCAATTGTACCAGATACTCCTGCTACGTCACGAATTAATCGCTGAGCAAAAGTACTGACTAATGAAGCTGCTGCAGCCAGTACAGTAGCATTCTCAGTATCTTTAACCATTTGATCCATAGTTACGTTTCCTAGATCTAAAAAAACAAAAATAGTAAAGCTTAGAAATAATAGAGTGCTCTATTGACTAGAGCACTCTTATATTCCTAATCAGGTAAAGTAATCTTTATTTATTCGACAGGTATTCCTGCCCAATGCGTTTAGACATTTTCACCAGTATGCTGTTGGACATACCCATTAAGAATGGACTGTTTACAATACGATTATAAACCGACTGACTACCAAAAACAGCATCAATCTCTTCACCTGGTTGATTATCCTCAGTATTAATACGAGGAGATTCTTCAAAGACATGAGCAATAGTCGCCTTTAACTGGGCGCCAAACACGAGCTTATCCCCTTGAGAGAGATAATTCTTACTCGTGATAGTAAACTTAATCACTGCTGTATCTAATAGTAATGGATTACCATTCACTCGATACGTATCGTCTACCATACCAGTATAAGGCATCTTACCTAAAGCCTTCTGACGAGCTACAATCTTAGTATCAGAAAGATTAGCAATCTTTCTTAAAGATTCACTCATGTCTTCTTTATCACCATTATAGAATACTTCTACTTTATCTACTACACCTTTTACACTACTCTTAGGCACATTAGCAGAAATACTCTTTAAGAGATCTAAAGATTCTTCATCAAAGAGTTTTGCATCATTGGTTAAAGCATCCTCAATAAAGCATAATGGATCATCTACCATAACTTGAGTACCAGGTTTAGCTAATCGATGGATACTTTGTTCAAAATTAACCACAACCTCTTTGACGACAGTGGTTTGAATTTCAGTGTCTAAACTCAATCGTTTTGAAATAGCAGTCGAGTCTTCATACGTATAAGGACTCTCCATTAATGCTACTCGTACTAATTTACCAGGCTTGTAAGCAATGCCTTTAGGATTTAATGGATCTTTAGTAAAGAATCCAGAGTGATAAGCAATCACATCTCCCGTATCTAGTTTGTCTCCGATTTTTACATTAGAGACAACATCATGAGGCATGGTAAAGCCACCACTACTACCGAACTTACGACCAATCTCTACATGACGTAAAGATCCATCTTCGTATTGTACAGTAACAGCATAGTCATTGACTTCAATGACCTTACCTGGTTTATCGGTTGTAGCAGCAAAAGTATCTCCAGCTCTCTGTACCAGTTTATTATCATAGCCCGTACGAGTAGGCATGACGTGATAACCAGTGGCAGGGATGCTGTGGATCGATTGTGTTCCTAGGAATACTGAGCGTTTTGGCTTACTTCGAATAAGACAAGCATGATATTCAACATCCTTGTGATATTCTTAATAGTTAGACTATATCTTACTATAAGCTGGTTAGGCTTACAGTCCGTCCGCTTCAGGAGTCCGCATTAAGCAGACTCCCTACTCTACTCACTTCCACTCACTAATCCTTATTTACTAGTGAGTGTGTTTTCGATAGTCGTTGAACCTTATTCTACTTTATATTCAGGAACAGTAACGAATATAGAGTTTTCTCGACTATGGTAATCGTTAAACACTCTTCCGTCTTTCTTGACGTTTAGCTTTAGTTTAATCCTACTAAAGTATAAATCTTTCTCATTATACCCAAGAAGGTTTTTAACTTCTACTAAGAATGTTTCTTTATCTTTCCAATAGTCAGGAAGTCTATCTTTATCCATGTTCTTAAAAGACAGTGATAACTTTCTACGAATTACACTGTCAATCTTACTTCTAGGAATATTTTCAAAAGCAGAATCTTGGCTGCGGATTTTCTCTATTATCTTGCTTTTTACCATCTCAGTTTGATTAGAACTGCCCTCAGGTATATCACTATCCTGAGTTGGTACAAGATACCTGTCAAGAGGTCCCCGCAATTCAAACGGTTTAAGGACGACCCAATCTTTGTAATAGAACCATTTATAACCTCCTACATCAAGCTTATTTTTACACCGATACGAAATAGTTGTTTTTCCTACGTTAAAGAAATTACCAGCATCTACCACTGACATGAATAGCATTGGTTTTTCATTTTCATTGTAAACCAATACAGGTTCTAATTCAGTTTTCTTATCAATCAATTCTTTTATTGGGTCTAATACTAATCTCCAAGGATTAGGATTATCTCGGAATTTAACTAAGTGGGTATCTGGGACAAATGGTTGTTCTTCTTTAGCCAACCAATGCCACAATGTAGTCAATGGCAAATTTAAGTATTTTGCCGCATCGCTTAATGTATCAAAGTCGTATTCTTCAGTAGTTAAAATATTTTTAACAGAAACAGGTCTTTCTTTTTCAGTTAGAAAAATTAGATTCTCATCAGGAAACTCTTGATCTGGTCGACAGTATTGCCATCCTTCTGGATAGACTTTATGCGGGTTATCCATGCGACCAGTACCAGTAATTAAGTCTTTACAAATACCTACGTGTTTTTCGCAGGCATTACAACTTTCAAACAAGATTACTTCTTTAGTTTCCCAATTTCTAGCTTTTATAGGAATATACTTATTGATATATCCACCTTTATCAAAAGCTCTTCGGATATTTTCCTGGTTGGTTACTAACTCTAGATTCTCTAAACGGTTATCATCTTTAATACTGTTGACATGATCAGTGACCATGTCTTTAGGCCATTCTTTATATTCAAGAACGTAAGTCTGAATAACTAAACGGTGAATAAAAAATTGCCTAGACTTAGTACCGTCAGAAAGCCTAATGAATAAATAACCATCGTTAGTCCTACTAGGTTTAAGTTCTTTAACTTTATCGAATAACGTAGAGATAACTCTACCATCTTTACTAATAAAGTATTTTCCATCAAAACCAGGTATTTCTTTAAATGTTTCATTGTTAAATTGCATTGTTTTTAACATTTGTATTCTCCTTAAAAATGTTTATTAAAGGGTTGTATCAAATGCTTAGCAATGCTAAAAATATTTCATACTGTTCAAACAGCTCGATTAAATCAATCGTCCATATCGCTACATGGCATCATCATCATCGCAGTACTGAATACATTCTCTGGCTGTAGGTCAGGATTCATTTCACCCGTACCTGTGTTATCAGGAATGCCGTACAGATTAGTAAACTTAGGATTAGCCGATAGGTAAGTACTAATGCCTGCATCTGAACTATCCTTAGTCGCTTCAGAGACGATACCAATAGCATTTAAGTGGTGTTGTCGTGTTCTTTTCACCATGGATTGTTTAGAACGACCACCATTACCTGTAAAGGTAATTTCTTCACCTTGTTTTAGCTCCTGAATAGGATTCAAGGTTTCCACAATACGTTTTGTGGTGTCTTTATTAATAGCCATCCAAACAGCTTCAGGATTCAATTCTACTGGGTAGTTGGCTTTGATACCATGACGATTGTGTTCACGCAGTGCTCGTACCAAATGCGTATACACCTCACCTGCCATTCTTTCAAAACCACGAATCCTTTGTTCGGACATGTCTACTTCATCTTTGTGTTTATAATCCACTAACATTTCTACACAGCGAATCAATAAACCACCAAAGTCTATAGGCTCTTTCATGTCGATCAAAATCCGCTCAGTAATCGGATCGACAAACATGTTATAATAAAGATCAATTTCTTTTAAGTAACGACCAGGAATCTTAATAGATTCTAAAAGATTAAAGTACTGCTCTTTCTCATTTAAGTCGTAAATAGACAGACGATTCAAATCTGGAATCTTATTCAAGCCTGCCATGATTAAGCTCGTGATTCTGTCTCGTTTAGAAAGAACTAAATGGAAGTCATTAAAGCGAATCGCATATTCATGACTTTCTAACTTTAATCGTTTTCCTACTGGTTCAGTACGGTAATATTTAGGTTCTAATGAAGCTAAGAGTTTCGTAATCCCTAGTCGGTAACACAATACTAATCCAATCGGAATAGCTTTACCCATGATATCGATGTTCACGGTTTCGGTAGGAGCCTTAACCGGATCTAATCCACATAAAGTTTCAATCGTACCTAATTCAATTAAGTTACCATCTTGAACAGAATAGAAGTTATTATCCGGATCAATGGCTACTGGATATTTCTTCTTGTGTGTACCGACAAAGACCATGTTTGTGGTTTCTGCCTTAATGACGAAATCTCTACCGAATCGTTCTTCAGCACTTTTACGATCGAAATACAAGAAACAGTCTTTAGTCGTAATGGCTTTAAAGTTTCGAGACAAGATAGAATACACGTAAGGTGCTTTTAGGTGATTGTCAAACATGTCACCACTACGAGTTTCTAACACATCTTGGTTTTCATTATCAAAAGCATTCTTACGAATACCTGCGACTAACCATTTCTCGTAATTGAAAGCACGAGAGGCATCGCGTGAAGCAAATGTTTTACCGAAGTAGCTAGACAAAGACACGGTACTGTCGTCAATCTTACGGATTGGTAAATCGTATCGCTGGTGACAATAAGTATAGTTCTTACCACCAATTGTAAATGTACCATCGGAATTAATCTTAGGCAGTTTAACCCTAACAGTAGAAGCTTCACCCTCAATTGGTTTAATCTTCATGGAGTAGATAGTATAAGCACCAGAAATATTTTCTACTTCTGATTTCTTAATATCCTGTACGACCACACCAGCAGATTGCACCCCTACCATCATGGAAGCCACATCACGCTCTAAGAACTGAGTAATGTATTTCTTATCGAATGCTTTTAAAGTAGAAATACCTTTAGTGTCTTCTTCAGTAATCTTCAATTCTTCAGGCTTGATATCAATCATCTCACCTACCGTACGATTACTTTCCTTACTTAAAGTTAAGGTATTATACTTACCAAAAGCTTTTCGTATCCCATCGTATTTACTAACCGTCATGGGATTGCTTTTTGCATATTCCTCTAATACGAGTTTACCTTTTACAGTAGGAGAAACTGGAGAATCTACTCGTTTCACTAAAGTGACTTTATCTTCAGTCTTATAGTTTTTCAAATCCAACACGTCAGAGGTATCGAATTTACCACTCATGACTTCATCAAACTCTGCTTCTTGTTCTGTTACTACTGGAACAATATTGCTGATTTTAGTGAGTTTATTTAATGCTTTAGGATTATCTATTTCTTCGACTAATTCTTCATCTTCTTCATCTAAGATGTCTGAGACGACTTGTACTTCTTTATCTTCGTGTACTTCACCTAACTCATTGTAGTAATCTTCTTCTACAGGAGCCTCTTCATTCTCATCAGAATCTTCGTTATCTAAGTCTTCTTCCTCTTTTTCAGCATTCCTCAATTCAGATCCATACTGACGCTCGTAATCCTTAGGATTGTATCGAGTAACATCATCATCTTTTACAACAATGTCATCTGCATCTGTTTCAATCCCAACATCATCACTTGTTTCTAAGTTCTTTTCAGCAATCTCTTCTTCAGTTAATTCAATACCTTCTTTAGTCATTGCAGCAGTATGCAATTTTAATAAAATATTGATAAACTGCTTACTCATCAAACGAGAATCAATCTTACCAGAAGGATTTTCATTACTCTTACGCCATTCGTCTAATAAGCCTAGATTAAATACAGTAAAGACACTATTCTTTACTAAGACAATATTAATCTTATCTAATAGACTCTTAGGCATCTTAGCAAAAACAGATTTTTCTCTGTTTAAACCCAACCACTTCCACATCTCTAACACAAGAATGTTTTCTAAGTTATCTAATTTCTTAAATAACTCTACATTCATTCCTGTAATCGATTTCTTCAAACTAGAAATAGGCATCAATTCATTTGGTACATTGATTACCCAGAATTGATTATAATACCCATTATAGTTATTCTGTACATCTACCATACCTTTCAATACAGTATTCAGTACATTCATGTTTTTGTAATAGCCTACATGAGTCGTATTACCTAGATATTTATATCGCCTATCAATCAAGGAATAGTTCAATACCAAAGGCACAATCATCTCAGGCTTGTACTTATCCATCTCGACGACTTTCTTAAATCGTCGATTCATCTTCAAGTACTTCTGTAATTCAATGACCTGAGTCGCACTTTTAATCCCTAAAGTACCCAATCGAGAAGCAATATCCATGTAAGAATAGATAGGTACTTTTAAAGAACTTTTCTTAAATAAAGCATTCTTCTCACTAGGACCTACATCTGCACTACTACTGGGAACATAGTGGTAAGCAGATTGTTTCGGTAAGAAGAACTGACTGGTATTAAAGATCCTGGGATTACCATAATGGGTAACCATTCTGTTCCCAAGCTTTAATTGGAATTGTTCAAAGTTAATCATTCTGAAAAAGCTTCCTTTAAACAGTAGTTTATAAAAAATGTTAAATGAGTAAAATATACTCTCCAGGGACGAACCACTGGAGAGTATACTTCATCAAAATGATTTCAATAACCTTAAAGATTATTCCTATTTACTAGGTACATCAGAAAGGTTATGGCAAACAAATTTAACAGTATCGTAGTTCACAGAATAACGTATAGAACCATCTGGACCTACGTAAGCCCGTTTTTGTTTTTTGTACTGAATAATTTCATTACGTGCTTCTTCAGTTAAAGCAGAGAGGATATTTTCCCTATCGCCATCAAATTTAACTATCACCTTCCGATAGTCAAGAACATAGACATCTAAAGAATACAATAGTATTAATAAAGATGTCTTAAGGGATTTATTCTAAAATAAGTTTACTTTACTACTCACTATATATGAAGAAATCCGATTTCAAAACTAAATTAGGATGATTTCAGTTAAGGACTATATAATCGCTTAAACTTCGGTATTACCAGTACCTAGGTTTAAGAGTACAGAACACCACTTCCGTACTGGCACATAGAGGCCTACCAAGCCACTGTACCCGCCCTCCGTTTCAGGATTGTTATCACAACAACGCCTTACGCCTTTCGGCTAGTCTCTGAACACAAATCCTTCTCTATTAGAGAATAGGATTCTTCGCTGCGGATTGCCCTACTGATTTATCTCTTTTACTGTACTCTAGTGAATTACTCTAGACCCTACTGTACATTACTGCCAGTAGTTAGTGTATAAATCTTTTACAGGGTGTTCCCGTCAATTAGAAGGGTTTCGCTAGGACATAACGTCCATGGGGACCTTGATTTATCAATAAACATTTATTTAAGGAGTAACAATAATGTTACGCAACTATATCGACAAAGAAAGATTTTGTTTTTACCGTGATTTAGATAACCACCACAAGTACTTTGTAGAACAAAGTGGAGAAGTATACTTTACTGTTCCGAATGATCCAAAACGTTATGCTGTAGAGAAGAAAGAAGAGAATGGAATGCTCTACGTGTATATTAAACCTTTAGGTAAATGGATTCGTGTAGCGAATATTGTTAACTACGCTTACAAAGGTTTGTATCATGACGTGTTTGATGAGTTAATGGAACAAGAGATTACTTTCTTAGATGGTAATCCAGCCAATGTCCATCCTTCTAATCTCATTTGGAATAATGGTAATTCTAAAGAGGATGAAGAAGGATTTAGAATCATTCCTGGTTTCGTGAGACATCGTATTAATCGAAAAGGTGAAATCAAGAATGAACGTGGTGGAATTACTTGTGGAAGATTAACTAAAGGTTCTGGTAGTGCAGGGGCTAAAGACTACATTAAAGTACACGTAAAAGCAGACGTATCTGGAAAAGACAGAGAGTACGTTTTAATTGGTGTACACCGCTTATTAGCCTTAGCATTCTTACACATTCCTAATGAGTTCTATAGAATGGATGTAAGCCATCTTAACGATGATTCTTTAGATAATCGTATTGAGAACTTAGAATGGGCTACCAGAAGATCGAATAACTTAAGAGCTGTACAAAATGGAGCAGTAAAAACCAATCCAGTATTAGCTCGTAATTTTCAAACAGGAGAAGTATTAGAATTCCCTAGTATTTGTCAATGTGCTCGTTACTTCAATGTTCATCCTACTCGTATTACGACGAACTGTAAGTCTAAAGGTAAAGTAACCTTTAGTAATGGTTACCAGTTCTGTTTGAAATCTGATTTGTTTGGTTGGGGAGATTCCAAACCAAATGATCATCAAGACTACAAACAGTTAACCAAAACAGTCATGAATGATAAAAGAATGAAAGAGCTACTAGGTATCGAATTTCCAATACGTATTTTCGATAAGGCAAAAAATGAATCAGTCTATATCGAAACGCTAACTGAATACTTTAAGTATTTTAAGCTAGACGATCGATATGTGGTTGTTTCTACTAAATAAAGTTTATGTTTAGGTAAGTACTTATCAAGTATCTGTATTCGTTTATAGGTACTTGGTAAGTATATGTTCCTAATTAATAAGTGTATTCTACAACCTCTCTAATTTATAATCTTCACATTCCCAGGTATAAGGTTCTCTACGCAAGCGCCATTTAACAGTGCCTTTATAGATTCCTAAATATCTACTGGTTTCATTAACAGAATCAAATTCAATTACTTCGTTAGTTTTCTTATTTGTATATCTTACTCTTGCTTTATAGTTGTTAGGTCGTTTACCTACATGATTTATTTCAGGCCATTTACCAGTGAAATCCTTTTTAAGCATGTAAGCTCGATTATCACTGTAAAGAACCGTTCCTTTAGACAATGCTCTCTCTTCCCCTCTTCCTTTTTTAAGATCTAGAATTCTTTCCATTTCTCTAATAGAAAAGTATTCGGTAATCTCTTTAGTTTTCTTATCGAAAACCAGAATAGGATTTTGAAATGAAGTATTGTAGTTACGACAAGTTTGTAAATTGTTTTCTCTACGAGTATTCCATTCCAAATTCTCTAAAGAGTTGTTTAAGGAATTGTTATCCAAATGACAAACATCCATGGTTTCAAAACCGATAGGCGTTGGACAAAAAGCAATTGCTAGTAGACGATGTTGTCCATCACGTACGCTTTTATTGTCGTAATCACGTTTTAAAGTTATATAACGATAATTAATGTCCCTATTACGTCCTTGTCCAACAATTTTAGGTGGTATAATAGTACCAGTGTCAATATTTCTCACTACACCATAACGATTGATTTTATAACGAGTATAACCAGGTATTAATCTAAAACCCTCATCGTCTTCAGTAGGAAAGTCATTGGTCCAAACCATGTTTGTGGGTGTGTAATCAGTAGGATTAAAATTAAGATGTCTGATGTTCCACTTCATTATTTCCCAGAAGTAATCGGGATTAGCATTTTTGAATGCAAAGTTTAGAACATTAGACAATTTAACAAGAGTATTTTCAATAGAAACATAATAGATCTCGTCCACTAACCTCGGAACTAACTCAACAATATCGTTAGTCTTCTTGTCTTTAAAGAAGACAGTGTAAGTAAAGTTAGTGAAGTACAGACGGTCGTCTGTTTCTAGAAACAAGTATTCTAACTTAGCAGTGTATTTTTGAAGAATCATTTTCTTGTCCTAGTGGGTTGATATCATAAGGACAAGGAGGTTGTAAAAATTCTTTAAAATTAGGGACTTACAAAGTCCGATCCCCACCTTGAGGACCAAGTGAAGCCAATGGTGGACACAGTGATGTTACTGTATCGGCTCCGTTTACAGGAAACTGATAGAATGGTTCTATGGTTTCATCAATTTCCCAATCGTCATTTAACATACGACGCTTTTCAGCTTTCGTTGTGGTCATGACTTTGGCAAAGCTAGGTACATTACTTTCAATACCCGTAATCGGATAACGTACAATACTGCTTGGTGCATTATCAATTAAGTGTATCGTCGTAATATACAGCAATTCAATAAAGGTTAAAGGCGTCACTAAGTCACGGCTTTTATCCTTAGGTAATTCTTCAATACCATTGAGTATCTTAAAGGTACCATCTTCGCCTTTGTAAATCAAGGCAAGATATCGACCATCTACTTCAACAGGATTGTGTCTGACACTCGTAGGACGGAATCGCTGAATCAATTTCTTAATCCCTTCATCCGACTGAAACAAGTCATGCCATTGTTGAGATAAGTTTACTTCTTCAGACTTCAAAGTTTTCTTATTCACCAATCGAACAGGTTCTAAAGGTGAGACAAACTTTTCAGCTAAAAAGCTATTCTTAATCCCACGTACAGAAAAAGGTAGACAACCTACTAACTGCTGAAATAAACCAACCATGGTATCGTTAAAACCAATATTGGCTTTATCATTCAAGAAACGACCAGAAGGTTTCACCGCAGTAATCACGTTAGCTGTACCATTTGCTACAGTACGAGATGCCCACTTGCCTTGAATCAATTTCTTCTTACCATGTCCGGTGATTTCACCTAAGTACATGTAAAGTTTCAAAGCTGTTTTCTGTATCGCATTACGTGTAGAGTTTACCGCACTGAGATTCATCTTAGTGGAAACACTCGATAGAGAATTTGCTAAAGAAATCAATTCACGATAGATTTGATTAATCTCGTCATGATCGACCATGCCTTCTTTAAATTCTACATCACGATATCCTGCCTGCAAGACAATAAACTTATCTAGCTTGTAGACTCGTCTGTGTTTCTTTAAAAGTTCATTGAGTTCTTTACGCTTAGGCGAGTTGGTTTCAGGCATGACTAATTCATCTAAGTGCTGCATGAAGAAGTCGTATCCTGTTTCACCATCTAAAGCATTAGACTTATCAAAGAACTTCGTTTCTGGATTCCATTTAGCAAAGGTAACACCATCCATGATTTCTTCTAATAAAGAAGAAGAGGAAATCAATTCCCGATATACGACAGGATGGATAATCTCGACATTTAAGTCAATATACGCTTGCTTAGTCATCCGTTCTGGAGTGCCCATTGCACCGAATATCTCGTTAGACCATAAGCCTTCTGGATGAAGCTGGTAGTTAGCACCTGTAAACATCTGTGTGGATTTAACAGGACTTAAACTACGATACAATTCACCTTGATTTAAGTTTAGTAAACTAAGATTAAAAGGCTTTTGATGATCGAGTGCTTTTTTGATCTTATTGTCCATAAAGTTTCATGATTTCCTTTCTGGTTAAAAAAATCGTTTAAGAAATAAAGCAGTCATGGATTAAGTATTAAATCTATATAGAAGATATGACTACTTTGGCTTACAAATATAGCCATCTATAAAATATTCAAGCTTTAATTAAAATTAAAACAGGAGTACCCACATGGCGATAAAAAATCGTGTAGGTGATGCTGTAGCTGAAGAACTAGACTTTAAGTTTGATTTCGAAAGCTACGAAGATCAGATCCCAGATAGTTGGGATACTGTATCCGAGGAATATAGTTCAGCCGCATCCTCACGCTCCCCAATTACCAAAGCCAGTAATAATGTTATTAAGGGCTTAAAAGACGGTTTAATGAACCCAACCGGCATGGAGCAAGTATTAAAGGCAGCTTTCCCATCCGAGTACGGAGAAACCTACGATAACGTTACTTCTGTATTGTCAGGTATTAGTGAATCTTCCGATCTGGTTAAAAAAGAATTTAACCGACTAAAATCTCGTGGTAAGTCTTACTTAAGACAGCTTGCTCCAGTAGGGGATATGGTCGGTTTAAGCAAACTTACTAATAAACTCAATGAATGGGGTAGAGACGATTCTGATGACGGTAATACCTACGGTCAAAGTAATACAGATAAACAACGTGAACGAGAAGATAGCATTCAGGCTTCTTTAGGCGAGTTATTCTCCCTACAGAACCGTATGGAAGAACATCGTTCTAAAATAAAAGAAGTCAAAGAGAATCAAAAAGAAGCTGTAGAAACAGTTCGTTTTGAAGGACAGATTAAAGCCTTAGCTTCGATTGATTCTTCTTTAAGAAATCAAACTTCTTTCCAAAACAAGAATACATTTAACTACTATCGAAAATCGATAGAAATTCAATTACGTAAGTATCATCTCTTAAGTGATATTTATAATAACCAAGTTCGTACTTCTGAAGCCTTAATCCAGACCTTAAACGAAATCAAATTAAATACTGGCTTGCCTGAATTTGTTAAAATGAGAAATTCAGAAGCTGCTAAAGAAATGCTTCGTTCTAAGTCATTAGAGGGATTGCATAAAGGTATTTTTGGTAATGGTGATTTTATCACGAAGTTTACTGAAAACCTAGTGGGTAGAGTACGTGATTCGATTGGTAGCTTTAGAGATTTTACCGATATGCTAGACCCCATGGTCGAGCAAGGTATTTCAGCGATTGTCGATGATGACCCATTAGGACGTGATGCCTTACATTCTGGTGTGGCTAATGTCTCTCCTACCTTATTCGGCTTACTAGGTAAGAAGATACTGCAGGGTGCTAATAAGACTAAGTTTGGTCGTAAAGTCTATAAAGGTGCTCAGCGTTTAAAGTCCTTTAACGATAACTTAGGTGAGAATATATTAAATATATTTAAATCTGGTAAAGTTCATGAATTTGGACGTAAGTTCGATAAAGAAGGTTCTTTAACCGATAGTGTTGTAGATTTCATGCAACAATTGGTTAGTCAATCTCTAAACCAGAAACAAACGACCCAATTGGATATCGAGGGTTATGAAAATTACGGTGACCAATTAGGACGGGATCAGCTCTCTTCTAAAGCTCAGCGCGTGGTTATTCCTGGATACTTAGCACGTATCTTGAGAGAGTTAGTCATTATCCGTACCGGACAAGATGCTCCTCTATTGGAATACAATTATCGTACTAATAAGTTTACTAGTTCCGATAGTTTAACTAAAGATATCTTAAAAGCTGCCGTAGGACAGAGGAACGTCCAAACTATTCGTGGCTTAGGTGCTAATGCTTTGCAAACAGCAGGCATGTTCCAAACGAATAAGTTAACAGGGAAAAAAGAATTAACGGATGGATTTACAACTAGTGATTTATCCGCTATTGGTAATGTCTTAATCAATGCAGCATCTAATAACGTTGCTGTAGATACTAAATTCTTATCAAATCCTAATTCATTTAGAGAAGCCCTTGGTGATGAGAAAGCAGAAATCTTAGCTTCTCGTTATCGTAAGGTTTCTCGTGAAGACAAAAAAGAAAATAAACAAAATCGTGTACGTGGTTTCTTTGGTTACGAAAAAGATCGTTTAGGCTCTTTAGGTTCTGGTGCGAAGAATACCTTAAGGAATATCGGCATTCCTGAGAATACTCTTCAAGCCATGATCAATGCCGGTTACGGTGGTAAACTCAGACAGATTGGTTTGATCGACGGAATGGGTAATGTCGATAACGATAAACTTATTCAGTTAGTTCAGTCGATTGGCAATTACGATGATTTCTTAGAAACAGTTGGTATTGACGATGAAGTAGGTAGTTTGAAGAAGAAAAAATCTAAGAAGATGAAAGGTCCTTCTAATATCTCTTCTGACATTTCTTCTTATCAGGTAGGGGATAAAGTGATTATCCCAGGGATTACACCTAATCGTCCTGCCGATATGATTTCTTCTCAACAAGGTTTAGCATCTTACTTAGCTGATTCTAACGACACGCCTTACTTAGAAATTATTTCTCATCAACTCTCTACCTTGAATGAAACTTTATTAGGTTCCGCAGGTCATGTACACGAACCTCATGAAAGTGCTTTCTCTTCCGGTATATCTAAGGCCTTTGATTGGACGAAGAAGTTCTCTTCTAAGTGGTATGGTAAAGCCTCCGAACGTTTCCGTAAAGAATGGGAAGGTGAGAGAGGTCAATACATCCGTGATAAAGCCCGTGAGTTTGGTGTAAGAGGTAAAGCAGCCAAACGTAAGTTTGATCGTAAGACTGCTTCTGCGATTAATAAAATCAAAGCTAAAGGTAAAGAGATTGGTGATTTATACCACGAAGAATACGAAGAACCTATCTTAAAAGCCCATGATTTTATTAAAGGTAAGTATCGTGATGCCCAAGGTAAGGTAATTAAAAGTATTTCCGATATTAAAGGAAATGTATACGATGAAGATGGTAATATAATTATCACTCGTAAGGATATAATTAATACTTTCTATATCGGTCCTAAAGGTAAGATTTTAGAATCCAAATATATTAAGTCTTTAAGGGATAAATTTAAAAACGAACCTGAAGATGAAAATGAGTCTGAAGGAGAATCTGAAGAGAAATCTGTGGATAAATCTGAAGGTGGAATTAAGTCTAAATGGACTAATATCAAAGATGGATTTAAAGATAAGAAGAAAGAGTATTCTTCTAAGTTTAGATCCTTCTTGAATTCAGCCAAATCTGATCTAATGGGTTTCAGTCGTAACTTGAATCTTCCTGATCCTACCACTGAACAAGATCAATATCTACACACCATAGCGAAGAATACTGCATCAACTAATGACCTTTTAATGGAAATGTCATTGAAGTTAGAGAACATGCAGTTAATGGCCATTAATCAATTCGCTATGGGTGATAATATACCTGGTGAATTGCGTCCTCGTTTCATGCAGAGAGTAAAGAACTTATTTAATCGTAAGCGCTCTTTCCAATTTCCTAATCAGAAAAAGCATATTGCTCAACGTATTTGGGAATTTGGTGGGTGGTTAGGTAGTTCTACCACGACAATGGCTATGGCAATGACCCGAGCCATGGGTGACATGATGGGCAAAGGTTTAAAAACTGGTTTAACTTCAGCCACCAGTTTATTGGGCTTAGGCATGGATATGGGCGCAGACTTAGTAGGTTCTCTAAAAGGAAAAGCTAAAGTTACTTCTAACCGTGCTAAAGACTTAGCCGATGCAAACAAACATAAAGTTTTAGACGTTTACCGCAAGGGCGATAAGGAACCATTGATTCGCGCAAGCGAAATGAAGAAAGGTAACTACTACGATGAAAAAGGTAATCCTGTTAAACAATTCATCGATGTAAAAGGTGACCTCTTCGATAACGAAGGTAATTTAGTTTGTTCTTACGATGACTTTAAAAATGGTTATGTAAAAGATGGTGGTACGTATAAAGTCGTCAAAGCCTTTAACTGGTTTAGAGACTATACTTCTAGATTAACTTCCACTCTTGGTAGCTGGGGTTTCCAAGGATTAGTGTTACCAATTAAACTAGCTAGAGCAAGCTTTAGTGCAGCTCACGGTGTTCTTCGTCGTCAATTGAAGATGCAGATTAAAGACATCTACGTTAAAGGATTCCCAGATAAACCAGTAATCTTAGCACGTGATTTACGACAAGGTAAATATTTCGATAAAGAAACAGGAAAAGTCATTCATGACATTTCTCAAATTTCAGGGACAGTCGTAGACAGTGAAGGTAATGAAGTATTAACCAAAGAGGATTTGCGTATTGGTTTGGTTGATTCACGAGGTAAAGAGTTTACTGACCACTATCGTAACTTCTCAGGTACAAAACAATGGTTAATTGCTAAAACAGTCGGCGTGGGTCTAGACATTGCTAAAAGTTCTGTGCGCTTAGGTATTGCTGGTATTAGGATGGGTGTGAACATGGGTAGATCCATGTACCGATCAGCTAAAGCATTCTTAGGACTAGGATTTAAAGCAGGTGCTAAAGGTTTACGTTTAATGGGTGGAGCTTATAACTCTATCTACGATAAACTGACTGGTAAGGTTAAAGATCCGGCCGATGCCATTTATGCTGGTCTCTCCATGACCAATGAAACCAACCAATACCTATATGCAATCCATACACTCTTAGATCAACGGATGCCTTTGCCTAATAGTAAAGCATTTGGTGATGTGGATGGTGATGGACTTCGTGAGAATGGTATTGCCGATATTCGTCAACGTAATCGTTTAGCTAAACTCAGAGCTGCCGAAGAGAAAGCATTGGCCAAACGTGATGAGCGCTTAGCCAACATGATTGGCGATAAAATAAATGGTAAGAAAAAGAAAAACTCTAAGGATGAAGAGAAAGAAAGTGACAGTATTTTCGAGAACCTTTTAGAAGGTTTAACTGAAGGTATTGGTGCGAAACTCTTAGGTGCTTTAGGTTTAGGTGGTTTGTTCGGAGGAAGTGATGATGACGATGACTCCGTAACAGATTACATACCAGATTCTGATGATAAAGACTCTAAAGATAAAGGTAAGTCCAAGAAAAAAGGTAAGGCTGGGGAGAAAGGTACGTCTGGCGGAAAAAGTAAACCAGGACATAAACCAAAATCTCGTGCAGCTAAAATGCGCCAAGCCATGAGTCAAAAATTCAGACGGTCTAAACTTGGTAAAGGTCTTAATGCATCCAAATTAGCTTTCTTAGAGAAAAGTTCTAAGTTTGGTGAGAAACTCAATACGGCTAAGATAGCTACTTTAGAAAAAGGACAGCAAGCTTTATCAGCAGGACGTTCTAGAATTAATCCTATATTAGAGAAAGGACAAAAAGCTTGGACTGCTGGCCGCACTAAAATGGCTCCTATGGCCGCTAAGGTTGGTAAAGGCCTAGGGGCGATGAAATCAGGTATCGGCACTGGGTTATCCATAGCTGGAAAAGGTTTATCGTTTGGCAGTAAAGCGATTCCTGTACTGGGTTCGGCTTACTCTCTTTATTCGGCTGGGCAAAATATATCCGAAGGTAACTATGGTGCTGCGGCATTAGACGCAGGTATAGGTGCCGTGGGTCTATTAGGTGTAGAAGGTACTGCTTCCTTAATAGGTTCTGCTGGTGGTGCTCTCCTTTCAGCAGGGGCTGCAATTCTTCCTTGGGCCATAGCTGCTGCAGCTGTAGGGGTAGCGGCATATGGAGCATATCGTGGTGCACGTAAACTTTACGACATGTACAAAGGCAGTAAAGTAGGTGACTTAGAAAAAGCTCGCTTGATGCTTTACGGTTTTGATCATGAAAAAGACGATAACTGGGCAGAAAAACTTCTGAAGTTTGAACGTTTTGCCATGGATGCGGTTGTCACCACACCAACAGGCTATACTTTAGATCCTAAGAAGATGGATCCAGAAGTGGCTTACGACATCTTTGGATTCAAACAGGACGATGTGGAGCAATCCCAAAAATGGGTTATCTGGTTTAACCAACGATTCATTCCTGCATTTAGTAAATCATTAAACGTACTGAAACAAATCAATCCTAAGAATACCATTGAAGATTCTTACGATCTGGAAGGTGAACAAGCGACTCGCTATTTAAATGCGATTAAGCCTTCGCCTAATGAATACAATGCCATGCAATCTCCATTTAAAGATTTAGAGTCGTTAACAGTAACTGGTGCACAAGCTTTGGAATTCATTAATAAAGTATTAGAGAAAGTCTCTAAAGGTGAATCTCTAGGAAATGATGGATTCTTGAAGAAAGCGGGAAAAACTGCATTAAATGTAATTACTTTCCCAGGAAGAATGGCGTATAAAGCAGCTAAGTTTGGTGCTGACTTAGTGAAGAAATCAGCAAAAAGTGCATTTAAAACTATGGATAGTTTCTTAAGTAGTAAGGTCATGTCCTTTACAGGTATTGGTTTAGCTTATCAAGGTATTAAATCCCTATTAGGACTTAAAGGCCCTGTAGTCGCTACCAATGGTGATACAGTAGCGGGTGAAGATGGTAAGTACGATCCATTCCTATCAATTAAATATAAAGCGTATGGTTTAAGCAACTTAAATGATACGACTCGTATTTCTATTTTGAATAAAGTAGAGAAAATTGTTGCTGAAGACATTACTTGGAGTAGTGGAGTAGCCACTTACGAAAAGGATGTTGCTGATTTGGTAGAAAGTACCTATTCACTCTTTGGCATTGATGAAAATGATAAGTCTGGTATCGAAATCTTAGGTCGTTACTATAAATATCGTTTCCTACCTATTTTCGTAAACTTGATTACAGCCACGAATAAACATTTAAATACTACGGACTTGAATAAAATTTCTAGAGCACGTCCTGCAGTTAAAATGTTAATCGTTAATGATATTGTTAATATTCCTGTTACGATAGATGATACGAAGACAACAACCTGGTCGTTTAGTCTCAGTCCGTTTGGTACCGTCTTGAATACAGATAAAGCGACAATAGATGGCGATGTGGATAAGTTGAAGAAAGAGGTAGATGCTAAAGGTCAATCCGATGCTAAGGTAAAAGCCGAGGAAGCAGCGAATCAATCTAAGTCATTAGGTGATCGTATTAGAGACATTGGTAAGACGCTCTTTAAATCCACACCGATTGGTTTCTTGAGTAACATGATGTATAAGTTATTGCCAGAAAATATCAGAGACGGTATCTCTCAATTTGGGAATAATGTTTCTAACTTTATCGATAATACCGTTCAAGAAGTTAGAACCAATGTTGGTAATTTCGTTGGTGAACTGACTGGTAGTAATGCTGAGAAGTTTAATAAGGTCATGCAAGCCGCCGCTAATGCAGGTGACCCACATCCTGCAGTAGTAGCCGCACAGTGGGCATCAGAGTCAACTTGGGGACGTGATCCATCTGGTAAATTTAACTATTTCGGTATTAAAGCAGCACCTGGTCAACCAGGAACCATGAGAACAACCCATGAGTTCATTAATGGTCGTAAAGTTCAAATACAAGACAAATTTGCTGACTATAATAGCTTAGAAGAAGGGATTGCTGCTCGTGTTGCGTTTATTAGAAAGAATAAACGTTATACTAAGAGCGGGTACTATGATGCCAAAACTCCTTACGAAGCGGCAATGGCTCTCCAGAGAGGTGGATATTCTACAAATCCAAATTACGCTAATTCGTTAGCAGAGATCATGAGAGGTCGTAAGATTGACCCAATGAGGCCGATGGTAATAAAACCATCTGGCCCAAGTACTCCGGCACCTAGCCAAAATACTGCAGGGGTAAATACCAAAGCCGACTGGAATAAGATGAACCAGTCTCCTACTGCAGCACCATCTAAAGAATACATTGATAAAATGCGTTCATTTGGTGAGGCAAGGAAATATGTCATGAATAGTAAGTCTCTTACAGAAGCACAACGTAAGAAGGCTTTGAATGACATTAACGCATCGGCATATCAGTGGATGAAGAATAACAACCCTGGAAAGGGTAACGATCCTAGTAATACTGAGTATAACTACGATACATCTAACAACCAGTACATGGGTACTAAGGTGACTGCTAAGACAAAACCAGGAATGGTAGCAGCTTGGTGTACTCGTAATGGTGCAAATACCTACATTATTCTAAAGAAAAAGAGTAAAACCGGTAACTGCGCCGCCTCCGTAGGTTTAGGCTTATACCACGCTGGGTATATCAAAACCGCTAGCGGTAATGGACACGCTTATGCGTATGGTGATAAGCTTCTAAGATTAGGCTGGAAGGAAATCACAGGACAATCTCCTCAAGTAGGTGACATCGCAGTATGTTATCCTCACCCAAGAGCTGGTTCTAAGGGTGCTCGTAAATACGGTCACGTTTCTGTCTTCAACGGTAGCGTATGGGTCGCAGATATCACAAGTCCACACCCAAATCCTTATCGCGATAGAAATACCGTGAATTATACTGTAAAAGTATATCGTGATAGTAACTACATGAACGGTGGTACAGAAGTAGATGCATCTCAAGGTTCGGGAGGTGGCACTGGTGGTGGATTTGCAGGTTCTGTAGCAGCTACCACTGGAATGAATAGACCTGCTGGCTTTACTACTACTGTAAACGGTAAATTGACTAAAGAGCAAATTGAAAGAGGTAGGATGTATGCTAAATACGATCTTACTGAATCAGGCGTCTCTGCTGCTTCTAAACTCTATAGTTATACCACGCCTGAACAAGAAGCGGCCAATTACAATTACGATACTTCGACAACCGTATCTGATAAGACAGATGGTCGGTCTAAAATAGATAAGGCGAAGAATAGTTACGTAGATCCTTCTAAAGCATTTGGTAATTTTGACTCAGTAATTAATACTGTTAAAGACTCCGGTGTTTCATCCCTCTCTAAACTTTCTGGTAACGAAGATATTTATTCAGCGATGAATGGAATCGTTCCCGCTACAGATAGTAATGGAGAGCCTAATGATGCACTGGCTCACCTCCAGGCTTCTATACGTAAACTCTTAGGAATTGGTAAGATAGATGCTTCTTCTGTTAACGCTGCTCTAGCCTCGACACAAGACAAACGTGAAGAGATGCAAAAAGAGCAAAAAGGCACAAGCTTACTCTCTATGGCTTTAGATAAGGCCAAACGAGCGGTCGTAGCCAGCACTGACAAGAACAACTTAAAAGAATCGACAAAAGCGGCTGTAGAACAATCTAAAGCCATGAAAGACGATATTGTGTCTGTTTCTAATGAAATCTTGAAAGAGAACAAAGAACAGACTAAGTTGTTAACTGATATCTTAGCAACACTAAGAAAAGAGAAAGTAAAAGGAAGAGAATCTTCCAGTGACTTTAAGCATCAAGAAAGAATGGGATTTAAACAATTAGCCAATGGTTCTTCTGATTTAAAAACCCCTTCAGGTTTAAGTAAACCTGTGATAAACATGTCCAAATAAACCTACTAACAAGTACTCCAGACACTAGGTATAAAGCCTAGTGTCTGGGGATATTTGTTATGATTTGAATACTCTATTTATGCTTTATTTTATTTAAGGAACTTATCCATGGATAAAACAACAAACAAATTTACCGATAAAGATTGGGTAAGAGAACTCTTTGTCGTAGGTCAAAAACAGATAGACGGTTTGTCTTTGGATGAACGAAACTGGTCTACCAGTGATTATAAATTTAACGATACTGGGATGGGTGGCTCAATTGTAATCAATCCACTACCGCAGCCTTCACCTTGGACTGACCCGATTACCAATCCAGTATTTATTAAATACAATCGAGACGGCATTGGCCAGTATTTCTCAGAAACCTTTGATGATAACTATCGTGTAGTGACCTTCCGATTTGGTACAATGGCGTTTACTTCATTCCTAGGTTTCTTGTTTAACATGTATCATCCAGGAGCTGCAGCTTTAGTAAATAAAGGTCGTGTACATGAAATTATTTTCCAGATTGGTCGGATTATTGGTTTTGGTGCTTCATTAGTTGCATGGCCAATACATGCTATGGCATTACTAGGTCAAGCGGCAATGTTCATGATGCGTAAACCAACTTCGCGCTATGCTTATTTAAAACCAGGCATGACTCAGTACTGGGGTGCAGCACAAACACTGTTAAACCACTTTATGGTGGATTTGGGTTTAGCTGGTAATAGTAGAGACTGGAGAGAACCACAATATTCTGCAAATGGTGAGAAAGGTGTTGAATCTTACTATAGTCCAGATAAAGATGAACGCGAAGCCGCAGCAAAAGCCTTCCCTGATCTTTTCGGACGGAATAGTATCCAAAAACATATTGTACCCACTCCTGGTGCTTATTTGGATATTATTGCAGTGGCTAACCGTGGACAGAGGTTAGCTATTAAGAGACGTGAAACTATTGAAAATTTTATTGTTAAAGATAAAAAAAATCTACTGGTCATGCTGGAAAACATGTACCAAGGTCAGAAGAGTCACGCAGGTAGTTCCTTAGCTAGACTCTTCAGCTTATGGAAAAATGCTTCTATTTATAATCCTTCCTCAGCTACGGGTGGTGTAGTGGGTAGTTCTATTGGCGCAGGCTTAGGTTTAGGTGAACAAGCTCAACAACCTCAACAACCTGCACCTACTACCGATGAAAATGGTAATCCAGTACCCGAACCATCTCCAGCACCCGAACAAACACCGCCAGCAGAAGGTGTCAATGCCCCAAGTGCAGTATCTAATGACTCTGCAGATTCGCCTAGTGCTGGTGAATTAGACGGGAATGCCAATCCAGGCCTTATGAAGTATTTTCTCGCCGAAGAGGAAGAAGGTAGTGCTTTTGTATCCTTCCGTGTGGATGATACTGGGCCTGTTTCAGAAACCTTCAGCAACTCTTATCGAGCTTCTGAATTAGCTGAAAAGATTAACTCAACGGCTGCTTCGGCTCGTTCTACCTACTTTAACTTAGCAGGCGGTAACATAAGCGATAGTGCCGTAGCTAAAGTTATTGAGTCTGTGATAGGTGGATTGAAATCACTAGCAGAAGGTGTGGTAACAGGTATTGGTTTAGAAGGTCTTTTGATTGCTGGTGGTGGTGGCATGGTGACCATGCCCAAGTACTGGGAATCTTCAGAAGTTTCATTACCTAAAGCTTCTTATTCCTTTACCTTAACTTCCCGTTATGCTAATAGGCGTTCTGCTTTACAAGATATCTATATGCCATTAGCTTGTATCCTGGCCGGAGCGATGTCTCAAGCGGTAGGTAAACATGCCTACTCTGCACCTTTCTATTGTGAATTCTACGACCGTGGTAGAATGCAGTCACGTTTTGCTGCAATTGATTCCTTAACCATTACTCGTGGTGATGGAACGGTAGGTTTCACACCTGAAGGTTTATTAATGTCTTGTACCGTAAGCTTTACTTTAGCCGCTATGGAAGAGCATGTAGCCATGCCTTTGTCTGAGAAGTTTAGCCTTACAGAATCATTGACTTCTCTGTTGGGCGCTGTAATACTTAAAGACGATGTAGCTAAAATGGCAGGTGGTGGACTGGCTACACAATTAGCTCGTGGTTTGTTTGATGACGATAATCAACTCTTAGACTGGTTAGCCGTATTAACAGGTATGTCTCTAAATGAACAATACTATATCGGTGCTAAGATCAGACGTCGTCTTCGTAAGCGTCAGTTGGATGTTAATGCGGCATTCTCTACGCCAGCTATGGCTTCTTTCCTAGCAGAGACCACAGTAGGTTCAGTGCTTTCTGCTTTGGTATTTCCAAACCGCGCAGGGCGATAAACATATTGTATATTACTCCTACTCCTTTTTGAGGAGTAGGAGTAATACTTTATGTTTTAACTTGCCACTATATTGGCCTTAAAGTCAGCAGGTGAAACCAAGGCATCTGTTCTTTGAATACCATTGACAATAAACTCACCATGGTCGTGAGTAAACTCACTACTAAAACTAGTTGAACCTTTAGTAAAGACTTGGTGCAGTAATATTAATACTTCATTAGTTTTATCAGTATACTCGTAACGAATCAAACCTCTACCCGTTTTACCTTTAGTATCCTCAGGATTCAAATAGAATCGATTAGCCAGTACAGTTTTTATCAATGTTTTGAAATCAGAAGATGCATTCATGAAGATTTGTAAGTTGAAAATCTTCCTTTGGTTACCTCTGTTTATCCATAACATTTCTCCACCTCTAAAGGCATAGATTGCTTTCATCATTTGTTCAAAAATCAGATTATGATCTTTCTCTTTATTAAAGACAGCATTGAATGAGAATTCAGAGATCATTTTCTCCACAACCTTACCAGAGATCATTTCCATTCTCTGTGGGTCAGAAGCACCGATAGCATAAAACATGGTGACATAATCACCATTCTTAGCCAGATCATAAACGATACTAGAAGTTACTTCTGTAGCTACATTCCAAGATGTGCCATTCTTTTCACCAGAAACCAATTTCTTAAATTCAGAACCAATTTCTAAACCTAAGCTAGAGAATTCTTTAATGACTTCTGTTACGGCTTCTTTAACAGCTAATACATCTTGTACATTGATTAAATCATAACCGGTGATATGTTTGGTTAATTCATTCAAACCATTCAGAATGGATAGATCACCATTCTTAATCTTTTTAACATCTTCACCTACTCTAACGGCTAATTTAGCCCCTTCAATAATGCTATCGATTTTCTTAGCATCTAATCCAGCCCTAGACAGAGCTGCTTTTGCTCCAGGAGCTAAACTCTCTATCGCACCTAAAAAGTTTTTCTGTTTAATCGCATTCTTGGCCGCATTAGCACTCTTCAAGAAACCTGATATCTTAGAGAGCATCGATTTACCACCACGTAATTTTTCACTTAGTTTATTTAAGTCTAAGTTTAACGTATTGGCGAATTTATAAAGACTGTTTAAGGTACCGTTGTTAAAGTCAACTTGGTAGGCATCTTTAGTACTTAGTCCATTGTCTTGAGAAGAGTTATAGACTGTGGTATTTTTATTCTTCTGTTCGTTGGCTGCGTTTTTACTTGTTGAAGAATTTTTATCTTTAGAAGCTTTACTAGGTGGAACTGGTTTACGCTTTACCTTTTTACTGTTTGTAGCCATAATCGTCTTTCTTAAAACTAAAAAAAATAGTAATCTAAATCATACGTCTAGACTACTACTCTCTGAGGAAGTCCTCAGAGAGTAGTAATATCTAGTTTAGTTATTCAAGTCAACTAACTTTGGTTTAATGTTATTCAAGATACGTGTCATTTGTTTATCACGCATTTTGAACTTATTATCCGAATCAAAATAGTAAGCCACGTAAGGTAGCTTATTACTCATGACCATCTCTAACAAATCAGGTTTAGACATAATAGAATAAACCAGAAACTCTTCTAAGAGACTATCTGGAATGAATTTCACTTCGTATTCATTCTCACCTGATTTGATTTGTTTGTCTATATATTCCCGTAAACGAGCACCACATAAAGAACGAATATTCTCATCCTTATTCTTCAGTTTATACCAGTTTACTGCGGAAGAGATAGAAATGAAACTACCATAACGAGGATGGTAGAATACTCGTGTATGGTCAATAAATAAGCGTTCTCCTAACAGAGTAGCGGTATCATTCAAGTTAATTCGGATATGGTCAATACCGTCTTTACTTGGATCGATATTGGTCATGTCCAATGTTTGGTCTACAGACAAGTCTAATTCACTCATCCTGATTACCCTCCTTACGAACTTGTTTCCCCAATGAATATAGTTCGTGATTAATTTCTGCACTTTCTTCGTGCAGTTTTTGTTGATCGATTAATTCCCGATTGCGTACAGGTCTCTCGTATTGAGTTAATCCTACACCACCCACATGGGCAGTATAAGACTTAATTGTACCAGACTTGCGTTGCATGGTAATAGTGATGTCTACCCATGGCAGATCCAAGATATGGAAAAGCTCGCCCAAGTATTTAATACTGATGGTTTCACGAGACAGCTCTTTCAATAAACGAGCCTTTTCCGCAGTGATTTTATTTTGGTCTAAGGTATTCCCAGAATAGGTACGTAAGGCTTCTTCGATAATCTCAGTCATTTGAGAATAGATCAAAGATTCATCCTCCATCTGTGGATAACCCTCTACACCTTTACCATCGTAGTTGTCCTTGATGATGCGACGCAATAGTAAAGATAATACGCCACCCCAAGTATTGGTTACATCTTGTATTGAACCATTCTCAGTATCCGTAATACGACGGAAACCTTGTAATACGGTATCTTTAGAGTTCATTCTTGATTGCCTCCTGTAAATCGTATTCCCGAATGAAAGTAAAGAGTTTTTCTAAAAGCAGCAGGTTATACGTACTAATGAGAAAAACATCTTTATAGGAACCGATGTAATTTTCAAAATAAGTTAGATTAGAAAGTTTTGTTAAGAATTCCTTAACGGAATCCAGGTAAATGTAAACAGAATGTAATACGGATACATCGTCAGTAAGATTACCTTTGTAATATTGTCTTGGGTTTGTATACGTATCGAATATGTTACATCTAACCACATCTTTAAAAGAATCATGTGGTTTAGAAGTTAAATAGTTATTCAAATGAGTTAATTCAACCAAATCTGAATAATTATTATCAGCAGTAGAGATCCCATAACAGTTTATTGTCAAATCCAAACCAATCTCATCAGGTAGTTTAAAATACTTCTGATTGTTCATCAGTTTATTGATTTTAGTCATGGTTAATTCAAGATAAGAAAGATAATCCTCAATGGCCTTTTTCTTACCTTCCACACCATATTGTTTAGAAAGATCACGAAACTGGTTAATGGTGTCTTTTACCCATACTTCATGTTCCTTCACTTTCTTATTGTAAGCCCTTTCTTTAAAATGAAAGAAACCTACGACTTTAGTTAGCATAGAGTATTCCTTTGTTACAGTTAGATTAGAAAAGAAACAACTATATCACCTCTGCTATCGATATGGTATAATTGCAAATGCCACAAGATTCTAAAAAGAATAATGTAGTCTCATTTTAATAATATATTTTTGAAATAAAATAGATAAATTAACTATATAAGCATTATGAATAAATTATCTCTTTAATATCTATAAAAGGAATTCTGAAAATGAATGAAGAACAAATGATGGAAGGAGTGAATCTCGACCAACCTATTTCATCCCCTGTTGCAAACCCTATTGATCAATTTGAAATCAAGGGAGAAGTTTCTAAATACGACAGTCAAGGTATTTTAGATGAGAATATTAAATTAAGACAGGCGATTGTACGAGCAGCAACTTCAGACTTAAAAGCATTGATTAACGATCCTGACTTGGCTACTTTAGCACTAAAAGCCATGGATGCCAATGATAAATCATTAATCGCTACGGCTCGATTAAAAGTGGAAGAAGAAGGCAACGCTACAGATGCTGCTCTGGTATCTGCATTGGTTGCAGAAACACTTTCTCGTAATGAAAGAACCCGTAAAGAGAGGATGCAACAAGACTCCATCCCACACGATCCTAATTACAAGCCACAAGGTCGTGCATTTGATTTACCAAATGCATCTCGTGAAATTCGAGATGATGAACTTGTAACAGGGACTGTCGTGATTACTCAAGAAGAGATTATGTCTACACTAAAAATGAAAGTAGACGATAATGATGAAGAAGAAAAGACAGAAGAATAAATAATTACTCCTACTCCCTAACTAAGGGGAGTAGGAGTAATCTTTCTATGTTTACTTACTTTTCAAGAATTTTTCTGCAGTGTCAATAGCAGAATTCAAAGCAGTGGTAATGATTTCTGCATTGTAAACACACACAGAGAATGCTTCTACAATTTCAGCAATCTTAGTGGTAGCATTTGCAATCTTAGCAACCATAGGTTTAGAATAGCCAGTTTTAGTTAATTCGCTTAAATCACGAACATACTGAACAGTTGTATCGACTTCATTCAATAATTTCTTGCGATCAATACTATTGATCAGATCACTATTGTCTTCAGCTAATTTCACTACCGCGTAAATATCAATACCAGAATTAAAGACATCACCATACTTCGCTACCGCATTAAAATCATTCGGTTTCTTCATGGTACTTAAAGTTTTTAATTCTTTATTAATCAAATCGGATTGACGAATATAATTCATGTCCGAGAACAGAGTAGAATCTGTTAGTCCTTTATCGGTAGAAATCACTCGACCAATGTCAATACGTAATTGAGCCACTTGACTAATGACATCTTTTAAGGATTTACTCACTTCAAAAGATTGACGAATATATGTTTCGTAATCCACAGCCATACCAGGAGGGATATCCACGTCCAGATCCAGCATGCTGGCATAATTACGACTCAGTTTGTTTTTATCTAATCGGTTTAAACGAGCGGTATCCAGCATAAGGTTTTTGTTATTCACTTTATCAAAAGAGAATAAAGACTGTGCGGTTAAACGCAAAGTATTGAATGTTTTATTAAACAGCTCAGTAACTGCACTAAACAAGCCTTCATTAGAGACATCCAAAGACTTAATCTTTTCTATGTCGGCTTGTAGTTGTTCGACGGATACCATCAAGGGAACATCCCATTTTGATTCGATGGAATATTTATTTTGAATAGACATAAACTTACTTTTCCTTTTATGAATTCTAATAGACTAAATCTTTCTAAAATAGATATAGTTTGAACAAATACCAACTTTAACCCAATTCTCAAATACCCGAGGTAATATTAAAATGATTACTGGATTCTACCAAATGCCAGCGAAGCAATCGCCTTACTTACGAACTAATATTAACGTAGGATGTCTTATGGATATCCCAACAGGTTCTCCAGTAAAAGCACAACACGGTCGTTATATCACTAATGGCGGACATAATGGTTCTGTCATTCTTGTTGGTCCTGGTAACTCATATAAATCCGCTCTGGCTGACCATATCAATGAAGTTGCTGCATTCCGCGTCCATCGTTATGCCACAGGGCAAAAATACGATACAGAGAACAATGCATACATCCCTGGTCTGGAAGTACGCTTAAAACGCATTGTAGGCGCATTAGTAGAAGCTGACTGGTTTCAAACAGGTCGATGGATTGTTACTGAGTCTTCTATCTATAAAGGTGATGAATGGTTTAAAATGGCTAAGGAATGGATGTATGGTAAAAAGAAACAAGGTGCATCCATTAAGATTGAAATACCTGCTCTAGATAGAGAAGGTAAACCCATGAAAATCATGCTGCCTACTTTTATCACATTAGACTCTTTGTCTAAGTTTGAAGTAGAGGCGGTACAAGAACTTCGTGATAAAACAGACTTAGGTGATGCTAAGCAAAACATGATTGCCATGAACTCAGGTAAGTTCAAGAAAAACATGATTGATGAATTACCTGATTTGTTAGTAGGCACTAATACTTACTTAACAGGTACTGTGCATTATGGTGAATTGAAACAGATGGATCCTTACGCACCAGTACACAAGCCACTACAACACGTAGACAATGGTCGTAAGATGAAAGGTGTGCCTGAGAACATTACTTTCCTTTCTACTTGTATGTGGGGTATTAAAGCCGTAGCTAAGTTACACAATAAAGCTGACCGTAATGTCATGGAGTACCCATTAAAGAATGCTGCTAATGATAATAACGTTGATGACTTGAACGTCGTGTCTATGCAACAATGGCGTTGTAAAACAGGACCTTCTGGTTATACTCTAAATATCGTGGTTTCTCAAAAGTACGGTGTACTAGAAGAACTCACTAATTTCCATTTCTTACGTACCCATGGTAACTATGGTCTACACGGTGAGATTACTCAAACCGGTAATTTTAAAGATGTGTCTTGTATTCTTTACCCTGAACAAAAACTAACACGAACCACTGTACGTACTTTGATGGATGAAGATCGTCGTTTGGCTCGCGCTATTCAAATCTGTGCAGACATGTTACAAATGTCTGTCCATTGGTCTACTCACTTGCGTTCTATTGATAATCGTCTTTTAGAACTGACTCCTGCTTCTCTTTACGAGAAAATCAAAATGGAAGGTTATGATTGGAACATGATTCTGGATACGCGTTACTTCTGGAGCGCAGATGATGAAAATCATGATCAATTAGAACTCTCCACCATTGACATCATGCGTATGGCTTTAGGTACTTATCACCCTTACTGGTTAGAAGCTGATAAGAAAACCATTAAAAAGAAATATGCGAAAACTTCTAAAGTAGAAGATTACATGATTGACAATGGTGATAAACCTAAGAAGTAAGTTTTATGGGTAGGAGGTCATTCTAGATCCTGACTTCTCTACCCTTTTCTACCAACCTTAATATTAAGGAAATTTATTAAAATGACTCAAGAACTAAAATTCATTGAGACTACAATCCCTGTAGGCGAAGAAGTAATTCAAGAAGTACCTGTAGAAGAAGTAACTGAGACTGAGGTTCACGAAGTCGAAGAAGTAGGTAATCAAACTGGTATTCAGGATAAGTCTTTTGAAGCTCTGATTACTGACCCTAACTTTATTTTACAAGACTTCCGTGGTTTGTGTGAAAAACATGGTATCGGCTTTGTAGACTTGATGAACGATATGGGATTCAATGCTGCTACCTTGAAAGCTTTGTTGGTGAATAAACCCATTACAGAACAAATTTTTGTATTGGCACGTGAACTTTCTATTGTTATCTTCAAAATGGGTGAAGACAGTGATCCAGTAGTGAATACTCTGGATGTACGTACTACCTTAGGTAACGTAGGTGATTCTAAAGAATTCCTAGAACTCTTGGATACCTTTATCTTCCCTTACATGGCAGAATACGTGAAGAATGGTAATCTGGATCCTAACTGGATCCTGCCTGAAGATCCATCTAAAGAATTGCAACAAATGGTTTCTGAACAAATCAGCATTAACCAAGAAATGCAGAATGCAGTGAAAGAAGCAGATGTTCGTATGGGTGAATTGAAAGAATTGGAAGAAGCCGTAGAACTCACTCAAGGTGAAACAGTAGTCGCTGTCGTTTCTGAAGAAGAACTGAAAGAAGCTTTGGAACATGCTACACCTACTGGTGATTTAGAGGTAGAATCTACTGAAGAAGTAACTGAAACAGAATCTGTTGAAGAACCTACTAAAGAATCTAAAGTAGATTGGGACAGTATCCATAAAGAACCTGGTACTTTTAATCCTGTAGTAGATCAACATCCAGGTAGTCACACTGAACAGTAAAACATAAAGCATTGCTCTCCTCTCCTTTATCGGGAGAGGAGAGTGATCTATGCCTTATGTTTAGAAAGTAATATTGTTAGTACGCAATAATTCTTTTAATCGAAGAATTTCATTGTTTTGTTCAATGGCTTTTCTTTCTATTAATTCTAACTTATCTGCCAATACCTTCTTAGTTTCATTTGCTTCAGTCAGTAGTACTAGTGTAGACTTATAGTCTTTCATCTTTTGCTTACGGGCTTTTTCTAACCGATCATGAGAGGTATTATCCACAATCATGATCTCAGATAAAGCCATAGTCTCTGCTTGTACATTAACACCTAACATGGAATCTGCTAATTCTTCAAACTTTTGAATTAGAGGATCTACATTAGTATTTAAGGGCAGTGCTCCTAAGCGTAGGCCAATACCAATCGAACAGTAGTTTACACCCGTACCGATAGGGTAGGATACCAGGTAATGTAAAGGAAAAGAATAGACCTGACCACTATCTGTTCTTAAGAAGATGATTCGGCCACCATCATCAGAATGCTTTTGATAATCCTCTTTAGAGATATTGTGTTTCTGATAATAGGTTACGTAAGGATCGATACCCATGGAAAACAGTTGACCATAATTGGTAATGGCTGTACATTCCAATGTAGTGTTTAAAGGTAAATAGGATTGAAAAGGCGTTTTCAATTCCCATAAACCACGCGAACCTACTGTAGGGTTATTTAATGCCATTTAATTTCCTTATTTATTTAAGAAGTTGTACTTAGCAGCAATCAAGTAGTAGAAGTCTTTGTACTTCATGACTAGGAATAATTTACCGTTACGAGTTGTGCGAGTAAAGATTTTCTCACCATTAATGATTTCACCACCTGGCAAAGTGACTCTCTCACGAGGTAAGGACGAAGTCGGCGTCATGGTTTCTGCTACTTGCAACATATCTTGAATTTTCAAAGAGAATGTCTGAGTATTCGCAGATTGATAGCTGAAGTCAGTAGAGGTTGAAGGAACATCGATAAAGTCAGGGAAAATTTCCTGTAACTTAAATTTACTATCTCTATTCTCTTGAGAGCCACACACTAACGCAGCTATTGCGCGATAGTACAAAGATATCGCCTGAATATTTGCTTTAATATGGCTTTCAGACATTCCAATCATGAATGGTGTAGCGTACTTCTCAATAGCAGTTGACAGTGTAACGAACGGAGAGTATAATGATGCTTGTTCGCGTACTTTATTCTCATTGGACAAGTTATCCCACTGAGGAACAATGACGAACTCATTACGTTTAAAGATGTCAGGGAAGATATTCTTCCATTCATCACGAGAGTGTGTAGAATTTTTCAGAATGGCTTCTTGAATACTTTCTTTTACGGCATCGATAGTATCACCAGCATCGCCCCAAATGAGTACATACCAGTTAGTATCTAGTTCAGGAGTATTATTAACAGGATGGTACCATTTAAAGATATCCAAACGGAAAATAGTAACAGGAGAGTGAGCCTTCTTAGAATTAGCAATACGAGTCAGTATGTCTACAGGTCTTTTGGCTAATTCTTTCTCTACTTCAGTACGAGAAGAGAAAAAGACATCAATATTCTCTACAGGTGCAATAATATCTATTTCGTATTCATCGTATTCAGAACGGAAAGAGGCATCAGAGAACCATATCCAGTAATCGTTTTCTTCTAAGTCATTAAAACGAATCCATTGTACACAATAGTAGCTACCATCATTAACGACTTCGCCTAATTCAAACTTTTTAGCACGTGCCGAAAAGGTATTCAAGAGATCTCGTTTCAGCTCATCGACATAAATTTCACGAGCACTTTTTAAGACGTAATCGTAAATGTGTTTACTGATGTCTAATGTCAAATCTCGATCATTGCTATTAATCTCGATATTGCGTTCATTCTCCATAGTACTAAAAACATTTAGTACGATGTTTTTGTCAGTATTGTGTGAATAGAGTCGCACATCTTTTTCGTATGTTCTACTTTCAGTAGATAATTCGCCAAAAGTATGTACGGTTAAGTTCTCATTCGAAATAAAAAACGAATGAGTGGCAAATGCCTTGAGTGATCTTGCCATTTTGTAGTACCTTTAAAATTTTATAAAATATATAAATAGGGTAAACCAATTATGTTTAGAACAATAATTGACTTTCTATGGGAATGGATTGTCGGTAAGGAAGTAAAACCTGACCAGGCTATCCGTCATCATAAAACTCGACTATTATTCTTTGTAGTATTGGTGCTGTCTTTAGGCTATAACATCAAAATTACTGATCGATTCAATTCGTACTACGAAGCATTTGAAGAGCTGAAGAGTCGTTATAGCTTACAAAAAGGGAAAATTAAATCATTAGAAGAGGCCAACCAAAAGTTGATTGATTCAGTAAATCTGTTGACAAATGGTAAACCTCCAGAGTGTGTACCAGAATATAATAAGAATATAGTCTCTCCACCAAGTTTACTTAGTAATAAGACACAATCAGTACCTTTAAACGGTAAACCTTAATTCAAATTCTTCCTAATGAGGGAATCTATGAAAATAGATTCCCTTGTTTTACTTTAGAAAGAATAAGAATGAGCTATACTGGATTAGTCATCTATTGCGATGGCGGTACTTTTAGAAAGAATCCTGGTTCTTATGGACGAGGATTACATTGGTATACTTACGATACCAACATCATTCAAAGAAAGTTTCCTATCGGGAACATCAATCCAACAACCAAAGGATATGCAACTAAGGATATCCACACTGAGCCATTTCCTACGTTCAGTAGTAAAGAAGCTTTTATAGAGGTTGTGAAATCAGATAAGACTTATCTTGTTAATGTTACCTCTATTAAAGAACATGCTCAAGGATACCCAGATATCCAATCAAATAATGCAGCAGAACTACAAGCCATGGTTAGAGCATTTGAAATCATTTTAGAAACTAAGGCAGATATTACCTTAATCTACAGTGATTCCCAATATGTTTTAAGAGCCATTGGTAGTCTAGATAAATTGCATAAATTTCAATTCTGTAACCCCAATACAGGTACTCCTCTTTCTAATCAACACATCTTAAAAGAACTTTATCGTCTACAGTCCTTAATCAATGAAGCCAATTTAAAGTATATGGCAAGATGGATCAAAGGTCATGGCGATGCAAAGAATGACGATAGAACGCAATCTTCTATTCCGAATCTCTTTGCTGATGAAATGGCATCCATTGCGGCATCACTTTCGAATAACTTATTTTATTTAAGTGAAGACAATGATCGTCATGAACGTGAGATTACTTTTGATGACTTAATCAATGAGAGAAAACCTAAGAAAATACATCCTTTCTTGAATAATAAAAGAATGTATTTAGGATTTACTCCACGTAAGAATAAGGAAGTATTCTTTGTAGGAAATCCTGGGGATATTAATCAGGATAAAAAGATTGAAAGACAAATCGTTATTGACAGTAAAACAAAAGAAGAAGTCGTCATTAAACGAAAGGTAAATGTACCCATTGACATTTACACAGGCAAGATGATTGCAGATGCTCAAGTAGGTGTTGTGGTCGTTGAGGGTGGAGACCCTATTGTAAACCTTATTGAAGAAGTCCAAGAGAAATGGATCATGCAGCATTACGCTCATCCAGAGATGATGTATTGTCTTTACATGAATACCGTATCCGATAGTAAGACTTATGCTAATCTCTTAAAGCATAAAGAACTATGGATTTCTCGCAGTTTCGGAACGCCTAATTTAGAAACAGTAGATGGGAAAGTATTGACGTATATTAACGATCCAGTATATCTGGCTATTCGTAATTTTGATAACTTTGAACAACTCTATTTGCAACTAGAGTATTATCGTTCTAAGCATATCGCAATACGTGAATTAGACATCACAGAACTACTATATGACACCCGTGAGTGTTCCGTAAATAAAGACTTCAGAGGAGATCAGAAAGAGAAAGCTATACTGGGTAAGAGCCTGAAGAAAGAAATTGGTAGTGATTTTAAATCATTGACTTTAGAAGCCGAATTTGGTGAAGAAGCTACGGTGAAAAGAAAGATTACATTAACCACAGGTGTGGATTTACTGAGTCGAAATCAATTGAAAAGTATTGAAACTGAGAATCCTTCTGTAAAACTACTTTCTTGGCATCATTCCGGTAATCTTTACTCCTTCGCAGTTTTTATAGAGACATACAAGAAAACAGAAAACGGTTTACAAACTAAAGATCATGGTATTTGGCGAGGCGTTTATTCTTCACAAATCCTGATTGAGTAATTTGATTATTTTTTTTTTAATTTTGTTTTTTCTATAAAAAGGTTATGGATCATGAAAACCTTGTTTGCTTTTCTAACCTATCTTTTACCAGATAGAATGATAAGAACTTTGTTTTTGTCGTCCCTTTATCGTCAGATATTCAAAGTTCGTATTTTAGACCATAATGTATATCATCGTGTTAACAAGATCCTGAATGTTTGTGAGCGCGATCATGCTATGGGTTTAGGTATGGAATTAAGTAAGTCTTTTTGGAATGGTGAAGAACTAAAACACATTGAGACTGAACTGACGAAGAATGGACGACATGTTCTGACCGAAAAAGCGAAGAAAGAAATGGTAGATGACATCTTATCAAAAACCCCTTCTTGGTTGAGATATAACTTAGCCAGCATGAAGGAAGATGTAAACAAGATGTTAGAAAACTATTTCCGCCTATGCAACGCGTAACACAGAGACAAGAATATTACTCCTCTACCCTGTTATTGGGGTAGAGGAGTAATATTTTCTGTATATTATTCTGGTACATTAGTAAGGTTGCCATCACCTTGTTCTCGGTGTCTATGTGTAGAATAAGCAATACCATTCACAGTTACATCACCATTTACTCTCATTACACCTTGCATTTCCATACCACTACCATGACCACCAGGTTTACCGGAGATACCACCAGAAATACTATAGTTACCATCGTGTGCATGAGCGGGTGCTTTGGTGCTCCATCCTGATGAATACTCACCACTTTTACTAGATGATTTCTCAGAAATGCTACTGCCTGCTTTAATGCTCACATTGGAATCAGCTTGAGTAGATATATTATCGCACCCAATATTAATATTGCGCTTATTAATCTCGATATAAGCCCCTTCAGCAGTTTGTAAGCGAACAATGCTATTAGCAGAATCAATATAGAAGAGATTTCCAATATCATCCTTAATATCCACCCTTCCTTCCTTAGCATCTACACCAACGTGATAAGCCCACTTTTCACCGTCTGATTTAGTCGTATTAATCAGAACTGCTTTTTTACGTCGAGTGGAGACCATTTGTGTCCAGTCGGTTTCTGGACCTGACTTTTCATTCTCATCTCGGGTATTCGAGTAACCAAATACTTTCTCTTCTAACTTTTCAAAGTTATTGGTATTGGTTGTTGTCTCCCAATAGAAATAATCCGTATTAGCTTTACGATAGAGTTGTACTTCAGCACCCCGCCTGACATCAGGAGAAGTTTTCACATTCGGATCACGACAAACCCACTTAGCCGTAATGGTATTAGAGGTTTGTACTTTTACTACACTTCTTCTACCAAAACTATCTATTAATTCAGACTCGTAATCTTCTACTTGGTCTACTACTTCACCATCTGCTAAGGGGAAGATAGAAGTCGGTAAAGCAGTGATAATGTCTGAATTAGGATCTTTATTAACCGCTACAATACCTAGGGAATAAGGAATAAGATTATTCAGGTTTTGCATTATTTTCTCTTTCATTCAAATTAGTTAAGATCAATCATATTCTTTGAATAACTAACCAATGAACAACGAGCTTATCATGAAGATTATATCCTTAGAACTAGAGGGAGCTATTCGTTTAGAATTAAGCGGAATTAAGAATTTAAAGATTACACCAGAAACCAGTATCACTGCTATTATTGGTAGTAATGGCAGTGGTAAGTCATCCTTACTTCATTATCTTTCTCCATTACCTGCTGATAAAGCCGATTTCACCAAAACAGGTTATAAGAAGATCATCTTAGAAAAAGAAAATGTTAAGTATGTATTGACTTCTGATTTTAAAGATAATAAACATTCTTTTATCATTGAGTCTACAGGTGAAGAGCTAAATGTAGGCGGCACACAAACCATGCAGAACCAACTGGTACAGGACTATTTCAATTACAATAAGAATATCCACCAGTTGTTAACCGGTAAAGAACGCTTTACTCTAATGTCCCCTGCGAAACGCAAAGAGTGGTTTACTTTGCTTTGTGATACTGACTACTCTTATGGATTAAAAGTATTTGGTAAAGCTAAAGACAAACAAAGAGATGCTCAAGGTGCCATTAAAAGAATGCGTCAACAAATCATCTCTTTAACCAACGACCAAGAAGAAGATCAGTCTGATATCCCAAACAATATTTTACAATTAGAAGAGAAGATTGATACTTTAAGAACAATTGCACCCTTTAAGAAAGAGTATTCTGATCCTCAATTTGAATTTAATTTAAAAGAGAAGATTAAAAATACAACTTTATGGATTCAAGACAGTAATCGAGATTTAAAACAGTCTAAAAAGAAAGTATTGAATCGCTGGATGACTGAAGATACTTTAGAAGACTTAACCAATCGTAAAGAAGCTTTATACGAGAAGTTAGTCAAACTGAAACAACAGTATGCTTCTAAGGTAGAAGAATATACCGAAACAGAAAATCGCTTAGCGAATATGAAACTCTCTTCTGAAGAAGAATTTAAAGAGATTCGTAATAAACGAGATGAGTTAAAACAAGAGATTCAAGAGATTATTAAGATCGATGATTCTATTCTTACTATTGATAATGCTCTATTTCAAGAGAAAACTTATCAAGACAATCGAAACACGATTGATACCACCTTAATGACTTTATTCAATATTCAGTCTCCCCATCTTTCTTCTCAATTAGTAGAGGAGACAGAAACTTTATTGAATGATAAGAAACATCTCTTAAATGAATCTTCATTTCGTCTAGTGAAAATTAACGAAAGACTCGAAGCGTTTAAAGAAAAAGAGAAAGAAGCTAAAGTCTCTTGTCCGAATTGCCATCATCAATTTCATCCAGGATTAGAACCTGAAAAGTATAATCGCTTAAAAAAGATTCTAGAAAATGAAACCAATACGAATGTTAAGTTAACTGAAGAAGTCAATGAGTTAAATGATAAACTCAATCAGTTAAACGAAGACATGAATCTGTTAAGGCGGTTTTTTCGTCTCTGTAGCGCATATCCTGAGCTTTTAGGAGAGATTGGTGCTGAGGTACTCAAACAGAAGTACTACCTCTCTCAGCCCAGCTGGGCGCAATTAAAGCTACAAGACAAATTAAATAGAATTTCTCTAAAAATCAAAGTCGATCGTTTACAAGATCAAGTGAACGAATTAGAGAAACAGTTGAACAGTATTTCTTCAGTGGATGAGAAATACTACAACGAAACCAAAGAGCATTTGTCTAAATTAGAAGTCTTGTCTAATACTTTACATGAAGAGATACAAGAGAATCTCGTAATCTATAAAGACATCTTAAAAGCTATTGAAGACATTACTCAATTTCAAAAGCATCAAGAAGCACTTTCTAATCAACTAGAAACTTATAATGCTTTAGAATTAGAGTTAGCCGAATACTTATTGTATAAATCTGCTAATAGTGTCATTACGACTTATCGAGAAGATGTTTATCGTCTCTCTAAGAAACAATCTGAAATTGAATCTAAAAGACAAACTATTCAGTTATTAGAAAAACAAGTTGATACCTTATCTAACGAACTGAAGGTATGGGATACAGTATTAGATGCGCTTAACCCTACGGACGGGTTAATCGCGGAAGGTCTATTAGGATACATTAAAATCTTCTTAGCCAGAATGAATGGATTGATTGCTTCTATCTGGACTTATCCTTTAATTATCCATCCGTCTAAAATGTCAGAAGATTCAGAAACAGAACTCTCTTATAGATTTCCAATGACAGTCGGAATTTCAGATAAACCTAAGAATGATGTCAATCAAGGTTCAGATGGGATTTGTGAAGTAATTGATTTGGCTTTTAGAATGGTAGCCATGAAAGCATTAGGATTAAATGGATATCCCTTATACCTAGATGAGTTTGGTCGTACGTTTGACAATAAACACAGAGAGAATGCATTGCGATTAGTCGAGCGTTTATCAGAAGAGTTTATTGAAGATCAAATTTTTATGGTTTCACATTCTTTTATGGAATATTCGGTATTAAACGACGTAGCATTCTGTGTACTTTCAGAAGACAATATCGTATTACCGCCTAAAAACATCAATCAAGGTGTCGTGATTACACGGCACTAATTTTTTAAGGAGTAGAAAATGACCCAAGAAAACTTAAATGAAGAAACAAAAGAGCAAGCAGAATACAAAGAATTACAAGATCATTTGGATATTATTAAAGCATTGACTGATCGAGCACGTAATGATTTAATTACCTGCATTAATACAATTGCCTCTCGTAATAAAGAAGAGTTGACTGTGGCCGCTAAGAGCTTGGCTAAGAATCTAGTAGCAATTGAGGAATACTCTGGTAATCTTGCTAAAGAGCTGGTGACTGAAAAGATCATTAGTGCTTCGCTAGTTAATGCATTGGATAACTTGACTAAACCTCAAGAAGTCAATAATGATGATGTGCCTGAAGAAGCACCTCAAGCTAAATCCATTAACATTGTTCATCCTTTTGCTGATGAAACCGTTGGGATCAATGGGATGAATGTATCGGTAAATGAATTAAGTCATTTAGCACAGAATGAAGATGAGAATGTCATTGCTCGTGGCGAGACTCCAAGTGTGCAACAAGTAGATGACTTGGCTTTTAAAGAAGAGGAAATTAGTGAAATCATTTACGGTAATGAAGAAACTAAAGAAACCTCTTTAGTTGAGGAAGTATCCGAAACACCAGATGCAGTAGATACCTTAGTTAAAGATACTGATTACAAGAAATGGGCAGAAGATATTAAAGCACAACTGAAGAATGATACGATTCGTTCTATCTTAGATCGTAGAGTGTATTTTATTGCTTCTAACCCTTTGATTAATGAAACACAACCTGATAATCTAGACCATGTTGATATTACACAATACATTGAAGTGATTGATTCAGAGTCTTTGAAATACATTCTTATTGAACGTCAGGCTAAAGGACATATAGTTAACGACACCATTCTTTTGGAAATCGATGATCAAGAGGTTGTAGAAGATCATGTATTCGGTCGAGTGAATCGTCATCGTTATGTCGGCCCAGATAACAAACTGACGGCATTAGCGAATAGCTTGATTAATAAAGCCCCTAATCAACATGCGTTTTATCGTCCCTATGTTGTTTCTTCATCAGGAAAATAATTAATTCATCCTAGACAGATGTCTACACAGTCCTATGACTGTGTAGACTATGTACTATTTTGATTAATTTTATAAGGAATTTGTTTCATGAATCCTAAACGAAAAGCCACTATTGATCGGTGTGTGAATTTAGTTCGGAGCATGTTACCGAAATCGAATAATGGTGAGATTACGCGTAAGTGGTTAGAATCGTTAACTGATAAAGAATTCGATGAACTCATGGTGAAGTTTGCCAATGGAGAAGAATTCTTACAATTGATCACGCCTGTAGGTGAAGATGACTTCCGTTTAGATACGGATACTCTACAGAAAGTAGCTGACGAGAATGGTGTAGAGTTATACCATCGTATTTGGATTAAAGATGACGAAGGTGGTTATGAGCTTTCTAATAAGAAGTCTATGGTAATTCACCTACCTATTCGTATTCAGCAACAATTGATTGCGAAGAAAGTCTCTATTCCTAAAGACAATGACCATATTGATGTCTTTACAGGTCAAGTGACTTCTAAAGATTCTAAAGCTGCTCGTCTTTCTTATCCAGAAGTTAACTCTCTATTAGCCATGGGTTTAACCAAAACAGTAGAAGAAATGATGCACTTTAGGGGTGGTTCAGAAAACGGTGTACGTCTGATCGAGCAATCTATTATGCAGATGGGTAGAGCTTCAGCTAATGCCTTAAAACCTTATACAGGTAATGTAGGTTCTACCGTCATGCTTCATTCTTACTTAACCGCTATGATGCTAAGAACAACACTCTTAACCAAAGTAGGAATAGCTTAATATTAAAAAGGAAATCTCGTTATGTATCCATTAACACAAGAACAGGAAGATGAAGTATTAAATAATCTTTCTAGTCAGAATGAAGAAGTTGAAAAAGTTATATTGACTTTAGAATTGCTTGAAGAAGATAAAAAAGAAATTGCTCGTCTAAAGAGTTTAGAAGATAATTCTGTAATGTTTCGTTCTTTAGAATGGAAATACCTTAGAGCTTCTGCGAAACTCTTGTCTCGTTATCCAGAGAGTGATCTAGCAAGCCATAATCAATTGGTTAAAGATGTCATGATTCGCTATGACCTAGTGGACTTCTTAAAAGTTGATATTCTACAATCTTACTTAAAACGCATTGAAAATAATCATGATAAGTACAAGCAATACTTATTGAGCCTTTATGCCTTGTTAGAGATAGAAGCAGGACAAGAATTACAATATTTCATGGAAAGGATATACGAGTTACGAGATGCCCATGCGGTATTCAATACGGACAGAAGTTATTTCGTAGATATCTTAAATGATAATGTTTGGTTGCGAATCTTATTGGTACAGACATTTTTACTGGATATGAATTGTATTGATAAGATTGAAGCTCTAATGATTACCAATGGACCTAAAGAATGAAACCTACAAGTAAACCTAAGAAACATGGTTTATTGATAGACCTAGATTGTCTTTTTGATACACGGTATTCTGTATTACAAGAAATGGATCCAGAAAAAGCTGATGATCTTTTACTTAAAGGTTATTACTTACGGGATCGAGATGAATTTCCAGATATCGTATTACCAGAATTTAGAGAGAAGTATCAAAAACGAGATGTCAATACTTTAAAGAATTCTTTACCTACTGCTTTACTATTTAGATTAGGGGCTATTGTAGGGGATTATATTATTGAATTTGGCAAAGACGGTCGTTTATTGAATCCAGAATTGATTCTGAATATTTACCCTTACAAGTTGACACCTGATGAAATCAATACCATGGTATTGTGCTTGAAAATCCATACGAATCACATGCTGCCTGTTCGTGTTATCAATAATAATCCTTTGTCGATTACACCATCTTGGTTACAGGATAATGTGACGTTCTTTTATTTATATAATTGGTCGGAATGGATTACTCAGCATGCCATAGCAATGGCTTCTAATCGGTTAGACGATGTGTGTCTTGTTGCTCCTTCGATCATGCCTTTATCGATAGATGAGGGACGAGAACAAGTGAAAGAGCTGGAGAAGGATTTACGATCTCAATTCTCTAGCTATACTGAAGTGACCGAAGAGTTATCCGACATGGATTTCTTTAAAGCTACTTCTTCTTTAATTAAGTTCTTTATTGGTCTAGAGTTCCTAGAGACACGGGATTTCTGCGTCGCTATTCCTGATGATGCAGAAGTTCCTAATGTAAAATTCGATTATGATCAATCTAAGAGCATCATCGTATAATACAAAATATTACTCTCCTCTCCTTTGACTGGAGAGGAGAGTAATACTCTATATGTTTTATAAAAAGGTCAATAAGTTAAAGAAATAAGCCTGAGGTATTCTTAGTCGATTTGTTGGAATACCTGCATCATTTAAATAAGTATTCTTATTCTCAATACGGTAGGAATTGTAGAAACGAACATGGTATTGACAATCTGCTGTTTCTAATACGTATTTATCCGTATCTCGAATGGAGACATACTCTTCAAACTTACCTAAACGAGTCATCATGGGTAGGATGGGTTTAGTATCACTTAGATAATTATTCGGAATATTTCTTTGTTGAGGATAAGTAATCTCTTTGAAAACTTCAGGATTATCTAATAATACAATAAAGGAAGTAGAGTGTTTTAAGTAATCCATGATGAAGTCATCTGAATAGATATCTCTTAGGATAACATTTCTATCACCATAGGTTCTGTGAAAGAAGGTATCGGCCATATCTAAGTCATCTGCAGAGGCGTGTACACGTTCTAGTAAAGGAATGTTTTTAAACTTCACTTTAATCGCACTATCTGAAATCATGGTAAAGACATCAAAATCCAGTACGTGTAAATAACCACCTAATACCAACATAATGGTTTTATTAGAAACATCTTCGCCAATGTCAATGATGCATTCTGAATAATAACCTACTTTCTCATTGAGTTTAGAGATCATGTCTTCTTTAATGTCAATTTGTTTTACTTCCCCTAAGTTTTCAAAACTAATCGCACCAATGCAATGTTTCTTTCTACGACGAATGGTTTTATAGCCATCAGTTATCCATAAACCTTTACTGTTCGCATCGGTTTGATGTAAGAAACCATTGACCGTAAATAATACATGTTTTTGCAAATCAATAGGATCTACACCCTCTTTAGTAATAAACAAATCATCGTAGTTAAACTTGTGACTTAAATCACCATCTGGTAGTTTTCCTTTAGATACTGGAGTAACTTTAAAACGATTAGACAATACTTCACGGTAGATTAAACCTTTCCTACCTAGGTTCACTTTCAAATTAGTATATTTTAATCCTGTTTCTCCAATACTCGCTAACCACTCTTCAATGGTGTTAGTTCGATCCATACTCGGGAAGTATTCATCGAGTAACACAACTCCCTTTTCTTTACTGTATTTATTTGTTACTTCTAAGCGAATAGAGCTATATTTTTTATACAAATTTTCAACATTTTCACTTAAAGGGATCTTCTCCCATAATGTGATTTCACCAATGACTTTGCCAATCGCTCTGTTGATTTCGTAATTCATTTTATCGATTACCTCAGTGGTTGACAGAGAATCGCAATATTATGACGATCGCTCTGGATATAAATTTTAAATAAAGTTTATATAATATTTAGCTAAATATTATTTTCATATTTTCAAAGAGATTAAAAGATGGCAGTACAGAATTTACCTAGCTATGCTTTCGACCCACATGCCCGTGTACCGGCTAATCTCGTTACTGATGAACGCCATACATTGACTCCTAAAAATGGGTACACTTTCCATTACATCATTCCGGATTATGCTCCATTTTATATTAAAGACTTAAAAGTCTATAAGAAAACCCAACAGGGTGCTAAGACCTATTTAGTAGAAGGTGTAGACTTTAATGTGGGGTATGAATTCCTACAGGCAGTAAACTCCACCGGTATTCCAGTATACGGTGCGATTTCTTTTATCAATAGAAATCTAGCGGGTGACATCTACTTAGATTATCGTACAGTAGGTGGAGACTGGACGATTAATCAAAACAAGATTGCTGAGATTATTGCAGACTTGCAATACAACCCAGTTATTACTACTTGGGAACAAGTCGCTAATATTCCTTATCAATTCCCACCAACCCCGCACTCACATGATGTTCAAGATTTGACATCGTTCTCAGATCTACTCAATGTTCTACGACGTTTGGGTGAAAACCTAAACGGTGCCGGTAATATTAACCAACAACAAGTCATTGATATTGTAGAACGTACGATGACTTCAAATGGTAAAACGGCAGTAGGATTAAGCAATCTTCGTAACTTAGAAATTCTACCTTTAAATAATGGCAATAATAATACCGATAACTATTATGTTACACCTCGTGGGGTGCGTGATATTATCAATGCGGTTGCCATGCCGATCATTAATCAACACATCAATGCTCGTGGTAACGTCCATGGTTTAGTAGCAGCAGATATTGGCGCAGTTACTCAAGCAGATATTGATTCTCGCTTAGATACTAAATTGGGTAAAAGTGAGAAAGCAGCCGATTCTGTTTTATTTGATGGTCGCAATAGCCAAGAACTGAAAACATTTGTACTGGATGGTACGTCTTCCAATACGGCTAAGTTTAACGGTTTAACTTATACTGAAATGGTAGAGGATGTAAAGAATCGTTTGAATGCGATTCTCGCTGCTCAAGGTGAAGAAAATGCTACAAACTTAGCAGCCCGTATGTTACAATTAACTTCAGGTGATACCAATAAGTTCGGTAACCGCACACCTGAACAATTTGCGGCTTGGCTCTTAGCGAATAACAACATTAATGCCACGACTTTAAACGGTGTGACCAAAGACAACCTGATTAATGAAGCTCGTTCTAATGTGAATGCTTTGCAATTAAATGGTTTGTCTTCTGAACAACTGATTGCTCAAGCCAAACAGAATGTTGATGCGGTTTCTATCGGTGGTCGTAATCTGCAACAACTACTCTCTGATGCAAAACAAAACGTCAACGCTACTCATTTAGGTGGTTCAACTAAAGAGCAAATCATTGCCGATGCTAAAAACAATGTCAATGCTGTACAACTGAATGGTAAGTCTGCTCAGGAAATCATTAACGAAGCCCGTCGTAATGTAGATGCCACAACCATCGGTGGTAAGACGATCGAAGCTTTCAAAGCGGAAATTGCTCAAGGTGTTCAGGCAGCATCTACAACAATTGGTGGTTATACTGTACAACAGATCATTAATGAAGCTCGTACCGGTGTGAATGCCGACCGATTTGGTGGTCGAGATCCAGAAACCTATAAAAATTATATTCTCTCGGCAAACAATATCAATGCCGCTACTGTAAGTGGATTGAGTAAAGATCAATTGATTGCCGAAGGTCGTAAAGCCGCTACCTTAGGCGGTTTAACTAAGGATCAATTAATCGCTCAAGCTAAGCAGAATGTTGATGCTGCTACCTTAGGTGGTAAAACATTACAACAAGTGATTGCGGATGCCAAAGCCAATGTTGTTGCTACTAATGCTACTCGATTAGAAGGCAAAAACGTACAAACTTTAACAAATGAGATTGCAGCATTTGTTTCTAACCTTATTGATAATACTAAAGTCCACATGGGTAATGGTGTTAATCAACATGGTGTAACTACTCAGAACAGTGTTAAATCCAACGTGGTTAAGATTGGTAAGACTACGGAAGATTCTGGACTACCTGCGGTAACTATTGATAGTACCGATATGGGTAAAATGTTCTTGTATCGTAAAGCATTGACAACTGAGTCTATTAACGATCTGAAACAAACTTCAGATATTGGTATTTACTCTCAAGCCTCTGATATGGCTGCAGGTACAAACTTAGGTTACCCTGATCGTAAAGCAGGTACATTATTAGTTATACCAGCAGCATACTCAGTACAACAATGTTACTTTGTTTGGAATGATGGTGCAATCTACTCACGCTATGCTGAGCGAAATAACACCTGGTCAAGATGGACACAAACAGGTATTGATTCAAGTAAGATTTCACACACCACTAACGGAACTGATCAATCTAAGATCGCTTCTGAAAAAGCAGTAGGTGATTTGAATCGGGCTTTAACTCAGTCTATCAATACCATTAATCAGACTCTAACTCAAGTTAGTAATAGCTCTCAGTCAGCAGCAAGTCAAGCGGCTATAACACAAGCAGTTAATAACTTGAAAGCACTTTTAGTTAATTCTAGTACAAATAAAATTAAAGAAGAATTACTTCCAACGACTGCTGCAACTCAAACTGCCTTGACCCAAGCTATTAATGATCTAAAAGCGTTCTTCATTAACTCTAGTACTAATAAAATTAAGGAAGGACTGCTTCCGTCAGTTCAGGCGGTAACTCAAGCTGCATTAACTCAGGCCATTAATCAAGCTACTAATGACTTGAAGGCATTCTTCATTGATTCTAGTACAAACAGGATTAAAGAGAATCTGGTGCCACCACCTAAATGGCAGTAATACTTTGAATGGCTATAGAGTAGTGGCCACTACTCTATAGCTTTTACTTTTGAATTTTTAATTAAACGTTTAATTAAGGAAACTAACATGGCAAATCAAACTCCAGACCTTAAGGTTCGGTACGAATTTGACCAAACGGGACAAAGCCCGAATAATTTGGTGAGTAATGAACAACATACCACCACACAACGACTCAGAAAAATCATTGTACCTCACTATGGACATTTTTATAATAACTCTGTAGTGCTGACAGAATTACCTTCTGGTCGCGAAGTACCGAGAACGGATTACTTCTTTGAAGATCCTTCAGAAGTAATTGCTTTGAAAACAGGTCTTGCCGCATCTATGGTGATTGTAGTCACCAACAGTAATCTAGGTAATAAGTTCGCGGTTTCCTATCAGGCTGTAGGCGGTGAATACAGTGGTGCTAACGTAAAATTACTGGCACAGAAATTACAAGACTTAAATCATGATAATCGCCCAGTAGAATGGGAGAATATTCGTAATAAGCCTACCACATTTAATCCTGCAGACCACAAGCATCCAATCTATCAAACTTTTGGTTACGAAGGATTGATCTACATTATTGAACGATATATTCGTGCAGTATTGGTAGGAGACGAAGCTTCTCACGACGTCATTTGGGATGAGTTGAAAAAGATTCGTCAATTAATTAACTCTACCATTACACCAGTTGTTAACGACTTTAATAATTATAAGATTTCTCAAGCAGAAGCCCTGAGATTATTAAAGGAAAAGGTGACTCAGTTAGGAACTAGTTCAGAAAGTAAGGTTAGTGAACTAAATGATAAACTAGAACAACATAAACGAGCCTCTAACCCACACAACATCACGCCTGGTTTAATTGGTGCGCCCACTAGTCAACAAATGACTGAAGGGATTGAATCCTTACGTCGTGAATTGAAGACTTTGATTGCCGCCCAACCCACAAAAGAACAAGTTAATCTAGAGATTAGTTCTCTGAAAAATGCCTTAAATCAATTAAGAGAATCAGGGTTAAATAAAGCTTCTCGTGCTGCCGACACGACCTTATTTATGGGTAAAACATACGAAGCTGTAAAAACAGAGATTTCGGATAAAGCTTTAGAAGATCATAAAGACGACTTTGTTCACATGGGTACAGGCGTTGGCCAAATCCGTGCTACAGGTACTGGAAATAACCTTACCAATGTTGTGAAGATTGGTAAAGATGCTAGTAATAAGTTAGTAAAAGTATCTGTTGATAACGATGACTATGGTACCGTATATAACTATCGTGGTGATTCTACTCAAAACTTGAATAGTCTCAATAGACTAGAGCATATAGGTATCTGGAAAGTAGCACAAAATACTACATCTGCCCCTATTACTCATTCTGGTACATTACTCGTGGTACCTAGTAGTTTAGGCGTGATGCAAATCTTCTATCCAAGTTCTGGTGATGGTAACGATTCTGAGAACATTTATCGACGATTCTCTACTAGTAATAATACCTTTACAGAATGGAAAAAGATTGCCGATTATCGTGATGCTATTTCTCATGAGAAATCTGGGACGAATCAATCTAAGATCGCTTCTGAAAAAGCGTTGGGTGATTTGAATCGTGAATTGACCAATGCCATTAACAATGGCATTAAGAATACTTTAAAAGAAAATATTTTGAAGTATGTCGATGGTCAAACGACACTAGATCGTCAAGCTATTAATAAAGCATTGTTTGGTAAACCTTATAACTTAGGTATCGGTAGTGCTGCTGTCGTTAATAGAGAGTTTGCTAACATGAATGTGGATAGCAATCAGGTTACCCGTAGGGTAACGGAACTTTTTGGTACCGAACAACCTAAGTTAGCACGTGAAGTCATTCCGATTTCTTCTGCAGAATCTAACCTGATTCGTTGGAATAACGATGGTTTGTACTACGGTAACGTACCTGATGAATTAACGAAGAACTTGTATGTTGATCCGACAGATGGTGTGGATGAACCCATTACTGAAACCAATGGTCGTGGTACTAAAGCTAAACCTTTAGCGACTCTAGCCTATGCTTTGGCTCAAGGTCCTGCTAATGTGGATCGTACGATTTACTTAGCTGAAGGTAAAGAACATAAAGTTGGTCGTAAAGCTACCGCTATTAGAGCTAGTGGTATCACTTACGAGAATACACCGCAAAACCATGCGATGAATGACGTTGCTTATATTCGTGGTGGTCGTGTTGTGATCGATATCTATGGTCCTCGTATCGATGCCATTTATAATGATTTTCAATCTTCTCGTGACCATACCGATTCTGTTATCGCGGAAGATCGTACAAAAGCATTAAGAGTAAAGAATATCGATACTCGTTTGGTTTTCCAAGGTATTCGTTTAGACGGTACCAAGTATGATGTTAACAATACCGCATACCATGATAATGTATTGTGTAAAGCATTGAACATGACATGCTTAGAGTTTATCGGAGTATCAGATGTTGTCTTTAAGAACATGACTTTGGTAAACTATACTACTAACTTATTATCTCCACTTGTTGATGATCAGGAAAAATATACTGTTTCTGAAGAGGCTCGATTCAGCCGGTCACAAAGCGCCAATATTTCTTTCAGCAACTGTTGCTTTGATACCGGTAGAGAATATCGAGTCAGTAAAAATGGACAAAACTTCCTTTCTAGGTTCATGGAAACTTCTGAACACTATAAGAACTTGTCCCTCTATAATAACCGTTTAGAAAGTGACTTTGTCTGGGGTGAAGGTGTTATCATTTATTACAAAGGTAACAACAGTGCGATCTTGGCTCGTGAAGGTGTATCTCTACCTAGCTTCTTTGGAATCAGTAGTGGCGGCGAAAATCTTAACGGTGGTGTTCGTCTTAACTACTTTTTTGGCATGAAGATAAGTAATGGTCAATACTTAAATGTTCGTACTAACTTCTACCCAAGTGAAGAAGCATCATTAAAAGAATTGAAATATACTACAGGTAACATATTAACACGAAAAGCAGATATTGAAATCGATTCAGACGGTAAGATTTATTGTATCCATTACAATACGACTTCTCACCGAGTTGAACGTATACAAATTCATCCTCCTCGTTGGGTTAGATAAACATAAAACAGTATACTACACTAGGTCTTACAGACCTAGTGTAGTATATTTTGTTTATTGACTAATTAACTGATCGGAATAGTGAATACCTTTAACTACGATACGCACATTATGTCTAATGATACTGTCTAATTCAATACCATAGGTATAATATCTCATTTGAGTAGCATAAGAACCACCAGAAACAGTTGCTGGAAAATAACTATTTAAAAGAAAAAACTCAATTACATCACCGTTTCTGATATCAATCTCTGATACATCATGAACAAAAACAGGATCATATCTCCAGTCATACCTAGTATCGTATACTGAATTATATCTATTTATTGCTAGTCTTCCATTAACTTCGTTAACCCTAGCGTCTTTTGAATAGCCAATTATCTGACCATCTCTTTTCACTCTTAAGCCATCTATAGGTGACCTCTGGTAACCAGAATTTTCCGCAGTGAAGTATATAAATTTTGGTTTTCTGTACATCCCACTAACTGTATAACTTGCAACAGAGACAATTCCATAACTTCTAGCGTAATTTTCAGAAGGGGCGATTTCGTATCCGAATAGTTGTTCACTTGGTAAGTGTTGAGTACCAGTCATTTCAAGATTAATCTTATCTTTATCTGGATCGATAAGATTAGAAGTTCCATCTACGGTATCTACCCCTGCATAAAGTATGTTCTCTATAATTAATTCTATTACAGTGCCGTCGTATCTATCACCAGTGGTATTAAAAGTTACAGCTAATTCAAGATCTTCGATAAGGTTTTTACTTGCCTTAGGTATTCCAGTAGTATAAAAAGTTATATAATAGTCTGGCTCAGTACCATCGCCGTGGTATTCATTATAAAAATCTGAAATAATTACATTATTCCTTAATAAAGTAAGAGTTAGATTAAGAGGATGGTAATGGCGTTCTCTTTTAATTCTAAACGTAACAGATTGAATAGGCATAGAAGCCTTAGGTAATTTAAATTTAGCAATTCCTATGGATGTTGCAAAAAAACCCCTAAGACGAATACTTGGTTTTCCTATATAGTTAGGTATATCCTCAGGAAGACCAGGACGAGTATAAACCATATAGTAATCGTAAAGTTTAGATCTTGATGGTTGCAGAATAGGGACATGATAATTATAACTAAATTCTCTTCTCTTAGTGATTCCTCTTTCCGGAAATTCTGCTCCTTCTGTAATATATCTAAAATAGTCATCACAGAATTTATTAAAAACAGAACTACTAATCTCTTTATTAACTAAACCATCGAAAAACTGACTATCGTTTTCATTAGGTTCTTTGGCCATGCCTAATACGGTTTTAGTATCAAATAGATACCTATCTGATTTATAGGTATTTATCTTGAAAATATGGACCCTAGAGAGATCTCTAGTTTTATTCCTTATTGTATTTGCTAAATCACTATAATCAATATTTCCATCTTCATCCAGAAAATCATTTACAGTCAGTCTTCTTTGGGCAGTCATAATGCCGTAATCACCATCTGAAACACTAGGGCCTAACATGTCAAATAATTCACGATGTATGACTTTGTCTTTGTTATACTCTGGTAATCCAGAATATACATAAAGGTAATCAGAGGATATTTTCGGGAGATCATTAATTCGATCAATGACTAAGCTGTTAAATGTATCTATTACTGACTGAATAGTGATAGGGGTGTTAGTTCTATCTACAGGTTCTGTTGTTTCATACTCGTGGGCATTATTTGCCTCCATATGATCTCCATTTTCCTCGAGGTAATGGAGTATCTTGAATGAGGATTTTCTAGCCGTGTAATTCATTACTTATTCCTTATAAAAGTAAAATAAAAGTCGTATAAGACTAATGTCATATGAAAAAAAATCGATGGATCTTATAAAATCTTTATAATTTCGAAATAATACGATTGCTGAGAATCTAATTGAAGTAATACTCACTACCCTATCAGCTACACCACAAGCATAATAGTTAATACTCTACTCTCATTTCTAGGGAGAGTAGAGTACTATTCTTTATTTATTAATCTTTTCTTTAATCTTGTCAATATCGACAATGTGTGTAGAGTACAAGAAGATCTTATGCTCTTTAATACCACTAGGTTTGTCTTTTACATTATAGACACCCAATGTATCGGTTTCTTCTAATTGATCAAATACCATACGTTCGTATTCGTAGTTAAAATAAATACGAACATTATGGCGATTTAAGTAATCAATCAAATTACTCACCATAAAGACAGGAACATCTTCAATAATCACACCATCGTAAATTTCAACAGAACGAGGAGCGGGATCAATGACCCCTTCAATGTATTGATCTTTAGCATATTGTTTCTTTTGTTCTTCAGTTAAAACATTGTATTTTTCTAACCAAGCTTCGTATTTTTTATTATACGCTTCAAGCTCATCTTCTTTCTCTTTCATTTTCAAGAGAATATAGTCAGTCAAATAGTAAGATTTCAAATCAATACTCTCGCGATCCGGAGGTAGTTTGAAAGTCAAGTGATCACGAATCTTCTGATCTGAGTTATCAACATTCATACCCAAAATGGGTTCGTATTTGTGGTCTGTTAAAGAAATAGAGAGTAACATGATAAAATAAAATTCCTGTTATAAATGGATTGGAAACTAAAAAAAGAGACTCAGCAAGGAGCCTCTCTTAGATTAACTAGGTTTAGCACAATATCCCAGTCCAATGAAGAAGACTAGGATACCGGCATAAACCTTAACTTGATCAGGCGCAATATCAACCAGCATTTTACCAAAGTAGAAAATGCCAATCATTGTTGCAATAGAAGTTAATGATTTCATAGTTAGATCGTTTCTACAACAACTGAGAAACCTTCAGGAATACGAACCACTACTTCATTACCTTTAATGGTAACAGTTGGTTTAATACCTGGTTTGTATTTAGAAACCTTAACCTCTTTAACTTCTTTACGAGGAGATTTCTTAATACCTGCTTCATTAAGAGCCTCTTCCATAGCTGTTCTAGGCTTAGGCTCTTTTTTAAGTTTCACAATAGTCTCAGGCAAATTCTCACCTTTGACACTGTAAATAAAGAAAGTTTCAATAACACCTTTCTCTTCTTCAGGTACTTCTAATACATCATGTCCGCCAAATTCATTTTGTTTGATGTAAGAGATTACTTCTTTTGCTACCTGTTTTACGTTAGACAAGAAACGAGTGCCCCGATGGAATGAAGTGCGTTTAGCACCCAATACCATGGTACTATTGTGATGACCAGGGTTAATGGTCACCGGATAGTTTTCTTCTTTCGGGATATTCTTAGTGATGAAGTAGAAATTCTCTTTCAGGGCCTCGTCGATTTTACTCTCAGAGATACTGCCACTTGTGTGATTTAAAATTTCACGTGCGAGTTCGTGACGCACACGACTACTAGTGAGACCACCAACGTATTCGATAAATTCTTCACGCGTATTCAGGCGAATGCCTCGTCCATCCCACTGAGGGATCTCTTTGCTTTCAAGTAGCTCAAGCTCGACTACGTTAGGTTCTTTTTCCAATTCAGTTTGATTAGTGAATGACGTCATTTTAGTTTCCTTTTCTTAAGAAAATGAATGGACAGAACTATACCTATAAACATAAGTATAATTAAGTTTAGCTAGGGTGGCAAGAGTACTTCTCTTGACCCATTATAATGGTATATATTTGTATTAATTTACATTACAAATCCTATACAGTTAGAAAGTTTAATCGGCCTGACCATTTTAGAAGGTTTAAGACATAGAACTCTTCTCTTGGTTTCAGAGATCCTTGCAAAGAGGGCTTCTGCTTCATCATCTGACGGTTCTTCAATTTTGATGTATTGTTTTAACCAGTCAGCGGCATACACATCATCATAGGTACATGCGTCGTCTTCCTTATGTAGAGTATTCTCTGCAATATACTTCCTCAATAAGGGAATGGTTCTTCTGAAGAACTGTTCCTTATCAAAGAATTTCTTTCTTAATTGACTTCCTTCAAAGATAATCATTCTACGGAAGATATTATAGAAAGTTTCATTGAAATCAAATTCTCCATTTTCCAACCATTTCTCCTCATTTTGAGTAACAGGCCATAAACCCATCTGCATGACGCGTATATTGCGTTTCATGATCGAGACAGTCGTATATAGGTAAGCACTTACTAAGTGGCTAATAACACCGTTTAGAGGCCTCTTTGAAGGTCTCTCGACTGGTGCGAAGACCAATTCTAAATCATTTATAAATTTTCCTGTTTTTCTAGATAAAGCATTATTCAAATCAGAAATGATCCAGAGATAATCGTCATTCTTTTCAGTGATCTGATACTGATCAAATCGATCATGAAAAACAATACTCTCTGGTTGAGGAATTTTACTTAAGTATTCCTCTTTACTTTTAAAACGTTCCGCATCCATTTAGATTAGTCCCTAGTTAAAACTGAATGTCTAGACTTATAGGTTTCCAAGTCACAATATTCAGTATGTCTCTAACTTTATCTTCTACCGATTCAATTAACTGCTGTCTGATCGGTTCAGGTAATGCTTCTTTATTGGTTTCACCTGTTCCCAATACAATATCGTGATAGTAATCCAATAAAGTAAAATCAATACCTTCTGGTTTAGAAATACCGATGTTATCAATATTGGTTCTTATGAATTGTAACTGGATATCTTTTACAATCACTTTATACATGTCCACATGAGATCCTGTGGTATAAACCCATTGACACAACTTATCGAAAGAAGCGTTAGACGCCATTAATATTTGTAATTCACTTTCGATATTGGCATTGGTTGTAAAAGCAAATTCCGAAGGATTGAACTTATTGAAATAAGGATAAGTCCAAACATGGCTGAATCGACCTTCGTCATTGACAAAATGAATCTTCAAAGCCGTATAACTTAATTCTAAAACAGAAATACCAATACTGTTCACCCCAGGAATAATAGAGATACCTTCTCTACGAACAGAGTTACTCCGATTCAATTCCGTATCGTGCATCATGAAGTCAGGCGATAAAGGAATCAAAACACTTTTCCTACTTCGATCAAAAGAAGGTTTAGGTAAAGGAATCGTATACATGTATTCCGGACCTGGGTAATTCATGCTGTGCTGGATTAAGAGATTTCCTTCTTTATAAATCACAATCATGTTATTCTCCTTTAACCAATTCTTTGACTTCTTTAACGGTAAAAGGTTTCAATACCTTTAAATCCTTTACGTTATAGCAAGTATATTCTTTGTTGGATAGTTCTACTGAAGAAACCATATCTATTCTAATGGATAGCTTAAATCCTTCCTTAGGAGTCAAACCTAGCTTAACTGCACCCATGACATACCTCTCTCCAGTACCTGCTACGTAATAATCGATCTTATCAGTATTGACAACAGAAATGTGTATCTTATTCTTTAACAAATAAGAAGATTTATCTTTAGCTTTATACCCATGAGAGATTACGTGGTTATAACCGACTACCGATTTCTTATAGTTTTCTTTACTGATAAAACCCACTTCATCGTTACCAATACAAATCGTTCTGTCCTTAGTCAGGATACAAATCTTAGACTCAAGGGTGTCACCTATTTTAAAACCAGGGTCAACAAACTGAACTAATTTCTCAATCATCAAACTCGTAAAGCTTAAAGAGACTAACTCATTGGCTAATCCATTTTTATATTTTTCCGCTTTAGATAATGCTTTTGCAATCCATTCCGCAGTTTCTAAGATTTCGTCAGATTTCTCTTCAGGAAACATAAAACCAAAAGAAGTCACGATTAAGTGATCATTCTTTAGAATCTTAATCCCCTTACGAAAAGTACTCTTGGTATCAATACCATTTCGATGATACGTCAAGGCTTTGGTATCTGCCATGATTTCATTGTTATAATAAACAATTGTTGTCATTTTACATTCCTAAAAATAAAAGACATAATAGTCTATACTCCCTACCCCGTTAAGGAGTAGGGAGTATAGGAGGTATTAAAGATTCATGCTATTGTCAATACGAGTACAGCCTTGTTTACGAATAGTAACAGAAGATTGAACTGGATTGGTGTCGCGCAGAAGATCTACCGTACCGTCGTCAGTATAGGCATTGACGAAGATACGAGTGATTTCTTTGTCTTTAGACTCGACTTGTAAATCACCGATAATGGTTTCTAAGACGAAAGAGACATTCTTTTCTTCGTCTTTCAACAAGTCTTTCACAATGACCCGAGGTACTTTCTTCAATTTAGCTAATTGCTCTTCAGTGATCTCGGTATTGAATTTAATGTTGTCAATAATGACTTTCTTTTCGCTCATTAGATTTCCTTTTTAGAAAGATTTAGATAGATCAACGGGTTCGCTATCAATAAAACAGTTAGACAAATACTTAGCAACTTCTGGGCTGGTTGTAGTCACTTCATAACTACCTACAATTGTAGAGATGTTGAAAGAATAAACCAGTTTATTACCATCAGAATCAATACTGAAGCGATTGACAAATGCTTGAGGTACTTTATCTAATCGATCCTTGTAGTGAACGATTCCTTTGTCTCTAAACTCTAACAAATCGAATATCGTTTTAGGTCCCATGTCGGACTTTTTACGACTATCGCGTGCGAGAGTATCTTCTACAAGAGTCATTTTAAAATCCTTAACTTTCGAGTTTTTCAAACAAATCCACAGAATGACCAGTCACAAAAGCAGTAGCTAATTTAACAGCAATGGCTTCATCTTTCACCATGGCATTATATTTACCAATAATGGTTTCAAAATGGATGTCATTAGCGTACACGCCTTCAGCGACATCGAAACGATCTACACCAACAACAATCGCTAGTGGAGCGGCCTTCAGTTTGAGCAGTTGATCTGTATCAAACTTAATACCGAAATCCAACTTACTGATCAGAAGACCATTAGTGCTAATGGTATTAGGAGGGGTATTGGTGACAGGGTTAAATACTTGGAACAAGTTAATAGCGACATTGTCTTTTTTACCATCGTTGAGCAATTTGATCAATTCGTTATCGTCAGTTTTGATGTGAATTACACCAATGATAGATTTAGCCACGAATACATCTACACCATCTTGTTTATAATGGAGGATAATGATGATATTAGGTACTGTGTGAAGCTCATCGATCTGTTCTTCAGTAGGTTTACCTTCGCCACGATGGTCGTGTACAGAGATGATTTCGAATTTACCAAATTTACCAGTATTGATTTCCATAATAGATTTCCTTTAAAAATGAATTAAGCAAATAAATATTTAAATGGAGGAATGCATTCCTCCATTTAAATAATATAGGTTTGAAATTTATTTCTTTTTCTCTTGCGTTAAAGGAATTTGTACATAGCGACCCAGAATAGCGGTAGCCATTGCCTCATTTTGCAAGTAATCAAAATTCTTTTCATCGTCTTTCTTTTCCAGACGAATCTTAATGGTTTCTTTATTTCCATTCGCAAAAGTAATATTCATCTCTTTAGGAGAAATAGGATCATCCATTTCAACCATCACAACCTGATCGATATTCAAGCATTTCACTTTGTCATCTTTAGTTTTAACCATGTATAACTTAGCCATTTTATCTTATCTCCAAAATTAAAAAAAAAAGAAACTAGCTACTCCTAAGAATAGCTAGTCTATCACATTATTTCAATAATGCTTCAATCTCTTCTTCAGTCTTGCCTAATACTTTAGGTAGATCTTCTTTCTTCACGATGTTAGAGCATTTGGGTTTACCATTAAAACCATTACACGCTACCATCTTTCCGAATCGACCATTCTTCACAAAGAGATTGTGTTTCTTACACTTAGGACATTTTACCCCAGTATCGACATTTTGGTGTCGTACGATTTCACTACCATCTGCATTACACGAATACTTACAAGTAGGATATCCTACACAACTACCAAATTCTCTTCCTTTAAATCCTTTACGAATCGCTACTTTATTACCACATTGAGGACAAGATTTACCTTCAATGTACTTCAATTCAGTAGGTTCTTTCTTAGGACTTAAAGAACGAGTATATTTACAACCTTGATGTGGGCACTTCAAGTAGTTACCAAACTTACCTAACATCTTCACTAGATTAGCTTGTCCACAAGAGGGACAAATCTCTTCAGTGGTTTCGATCACACCTTTATGTTTAATCGAAACAGTCTCTTCACGTTTTACGTTCTCGATAAAAGGATTCCAGAAGTTAAATAACATGGCTTCTCGGTTAATCTTACCTTGAGCGATATCATCTAAATCCGATTCCATTTTACTCGTAAATTGATAATCTACATACGTGTAAAATTTATCAACTAAGTAATCGATAACAGCAATACCCATATCGGTAACAGAAATACGATTCTTCTCTACTACGATATAACCTCTATCCTGTAATGTCTTAGGAATGGTTGCATAAGTCGAAGGGCGACCAATACCATATTCCTCTAACACTTTCACTAAAGAAGCTTCATTGAATCGTGCAGGTGGTTTGGTTTGATGTTCAGATACTTGTAAGTCTATTACAGGTAACTTATCACCATGATTGATTTTAGGTAGACGAGTATTTTCTTCTTTTTCACCATCAATCTCTTCACCTTCTTGATAGACGGATAGATAGCCAGCGAATACTAATACGCTACCATTGGCTCTAAAGCCATATTGTTTACCTAGATTAAAATTTACCTGAGTGCTGTCAAAAATAGCAGGCTTCATTTGGGATGCTAGTGTTCTTTGCCAGATCAATTCATATAGTTTAAATTCATCTGCACTGAACTTACTCTTAACAGAATCAGGCGTAATGGTAATATCGGTAGGACGAATAGCCTCGTGCGCTTCTTGAGCAGACTTATTCTTACTCGCATATTGCTTAGGATGATCTAAGACATCATTTGGGTAGAATCGCGTACCGTAACGATAGATTGCGTTTAAAGCCTCTTCAGAGAGCGATACAGAGTCCGTACGCATGTAGGTAATAAAACCATGTCCATGTACCTCAGAACCTTCAAATAATCGCTGTGCGACCTGCATGGTACGAGTCGCATTCCAACCTAATTTACGTACTGCATCCATCTGCAAAGTAGAAGTCGTATAAGGTGGTTTAGGTTTACGAGAAACCTTAGAAGTTTTAATATCCGTAACTACTAACTTCTCTTTATTAGCTACTAAAGCTTCAATGGCTTTCTTGTGTTCTTCTACGTAAGCCGAATCATTCAAAGACATCTTAGAAATGGTTTCTGTACCGATACGTACTAAACGAGTTGGAAAACCGATCTTGTCTTTTTCAGTAAAGGCATTAATCTGCCAGTAAGTACTAGGTATAAAACTCTTAATCTCTTTCTCACGTTCAGCTAGGATACGTAAGGAAGGAGATTGTACGCGACCTGCCGATAAGCCTTGAGAAGGGAAGATCTTCCAGAGAATGGGAGAGATCCAGAATCCTACTGCATAATCCAATGCAGCACGTGCGGATTGAGCCGCTACCTTATTCGTGTCTACTTGACGATTTGTATTAATCGAGTGCTGAATAGCATCTCTTACTGCTTTCTCAGTCACCTCGGTATATGTTACTCGATAGATATGTTTTGGTGTAATCTTGTTTTGTTTTAAAATGTTAATTACAGATTGTGAAATTCCTTCCCCTTCGTAATCAGGGTCAGTCGCTAAGTAAATTGTATCGACATTCTTAGCCATACCGACTAAATCTTTCACATGTTCTTTCGATTTAGCAGGGACTTTATATTTCAATTTAAATCCGTGTTCAACATTCAAAACTTCTTCGCGTGGTTTATCAACATCTAATCCACGTACGTGTCCAAATGTGGCTACAGTTTTAATCCCATCTTTCGCTAACCATTTAGTAATGGTCTTAGCTTTATTTGGAGATTCAACAATCATTAGGGTATGGTAAGCCATTTTAATATTCCTAAAAATAAAGAGACTCCAGTATGTTTACCAGAGTCTCCCTTGTTTAGTTACTCTTTCTTATCAGAAGTAGTATCGTATAAAATCTTTTTACGCTCTTCTCGATTGTACAATTTCAATCCTAAACTTTCTGCCGTATCAGAGTATCCTTTCTCTCGGATCTCGCGATCGATTCTTTCAAGTGCCTCAGCATCGAGACTCTTATCAGCTTTTTCGATTTCTTCAGCAAGTTCCTCATGCTTCTCTTTTAAGTCATTAGAGATTTCTTTAAAGATATCAGACTCGATTAAAGATAACATCATTTCTCTCACGTTATTAGCACGTCCTACTGAGCGAGCATACTTAATGTGGGAATACTTATAAGTACTCTCTACTGAATCTACATCACTTGAACCATAATTGATGCTCAGACCAATCCAATATAACTTATTCAAGAAGGCCACGTACCATTTAGGAAAACGACGGAAAGTATGTAAGTTTCCTAGTTGAGAAATACAGTTTCTCAACTGCATTAAGTTATTGATCACATTTGCTGAAATAGAACTCATCAGTATCCAGAAGATCAGTAAGGATGGGTAATAAACATATGCTAGGAATGGAGAAGCATTCACTCGCATGTTCATTACTGAAGTAATCCGAATACCAATAGAGATGGTGGGATAGAAGATCATGAAATAAACATAGAATTTCATAGGGTCTTCAAATCCAAATTTTACACCAATTGTATAAACACCAGATATAACAGCAATCATGTAGATGGTGCTACGCAATGCACTAATAAAGAGGTTTTTAGAAACATCGCGTGAGGATAAGAATTGCTCTAATGTACTTAAGACTACTAAATACAAGTAAGTAGATAGACTGGCTAAGACAGCAGTCGGGGTGATTTGGTTAAATAGTTCCATATTAAATTAATTCCTTTTGTTCAAGATCAGGGACTAAACACCTATACAAGTTAACTATAAGTAATCTTCCCATCTTTATCTATCTGTAATTGATAACCATTTGGTTGGTTATAGTATCTCACATTGAAGATGACTTCTTTCGTATCATTGTCTCGTACCCAGCTTGCTACAATGTTTGATATTTTATAAGAATAATGATGATGTAAGCCAATCTTCTTATTAGGTGTCGTGCCAAATGTAGAATATACCCCTTTAAAGGCACCAGATTCGATGTTATAGAGCATTTCGTTGATAAACTGAGGTAAGGTATACCAAGGCTCGAAACGGTCCTTAAATGCCTCCAATTGGTTAAGTACATCATTCTTTATAAAAACATCTTTATAGTTCTCATTAAAATCCATAGCAAGTAGGAAAGTTTTGGAGAACATTACGAGTAGTTTAGTCTCAAATTCTTTCATTTATTTATCCTTACGAATAATTCTGATTTCACCAGTGGGTTTAATGAAGATATGTTGATCTTGTTTATCAGAACTAATAATTACATAGTATTCTTCGTTCCATCCTTTTACCCAGTGGAAAGTTTTATTAATCCATGTATTACGGTAGTTGAATCTTAAATACTGATAACCTTCTTGATCAGTTACAATCGTAGTAATTACATCTTTAGTACCTTTCTTTTCTGCTTTTCTTAACAAAAGAAACAGTACGTCAGTATCTGTTTTATTCGGATGGTCTTCTTTATAGATGTCCAATGTCGTTCTTAAAACAGGAAATTCATTGATAAGATCGGAAAGATTAAATCCATCTTCAATACTGGAGATTCGATCGAGTATAGAGTTTGCTAGCTTTAACCTTTCCAGACCAGTTAAATCAGCAAAGTCTTTTCGTTTAGGATTAGTGTGTAGTTTTAAAATAGCCATGATTAAGTTTCCTTAATGAGTTAGAATAGAAGAATATATTCAATTTAATAATATATTTTTATAATTAAATAGAACATAAAACTCCTACCTCTCTACCCCATAAGGAGTAGAGAGGCAAGAGTCTATATTAGTAATCTATTTCTAGATTAAGCTTCAGTAGTCAGAGGTACTTCGCCGTTTTTAATTAAAGCTTGAACAGCAAAAGGAATACGCTCTTGAACAGCTTTCTTCAGACCAACCACACGGATGCGAACCAAGATTGGCAAGTGGCAGATGTGGCTGAACCAAGGTTGAACCATTACTTCGTGTTGGTATTTGCTACCGCGAGCACGGTTAACAATACGTGGGATTTCACGTTTGCTCAAGCAGTTACCGAACCACAGAGGAATGCTCAGGCTACCATTACGTGGTACACCGAAGGACAAGAAGATGGTACCCACTTCACCGTCTTTGTCTTTATCAACCAAACGATCGTCAGAACATTCTTCAATAGTGAAGTCAAAACCATCACCCAGAGTACGAGCATCACCTTCACGGAAGATAAATTTGCTGGTGAATACGTCAGCAATTGCAATGACGTGCGGACGGAAGTTAGCACCACCAGAGATGATTTCGTAAGCTGCAGCCAGTTCAGAAGAAGTATAAGCTTGAGTCATCTCAGCCAATACGAAGTTAGTGATCACAGCAGAAGCGTTAGCGCGTACATCGGTAGTTTGCATAGATTGGGTAGTTTTGTAAACATCCAATGCTACGTCACGTACGTAGTTTTTAGAGAAGTATTGACCAATACCCACGATAGAGTGACCGAAAGGCTCAGTCATATCCAGTTTCTCAGGAGCAGCTTTGAGCATACCCAAGATGTCGTACAATGCAGTAATCGCAGCGTTAGTACGACGGATGTAGTTAGTTTGGATCAGAGTGTCGATGCGTTGAGCGTCGGTCACATCAGTTTTCTCATCGAAAGGACGACGTACAGCGATTGGAGAGTGCAGACGTACACCATAGATGATACGTTGTACACGACTATCCAAGATCATGCCATGTTCACGGATGTTGCTGTTGGTGCGAGTAGCGTCGATTTCCCAACCTACTACTTCAGTCGCTTTAACAGCATCCAACAGAGGTTTCAGAGCTGCATCTTCCAAGTCTTTTACTTCTTTGGTTTTAGCGTCACGTACAGCAGTAACTTTAACAGAACCAGAGTTGATTTCGAAAGCAGAAGTATCAGTATTACCACGGCCAGTCAAAGTCAAACGAACCAAAACTTCCAGACCTTTGTCTTTCAGTGCTTGCAGTTCAGTAGGCAGAGCACCAGATTTCACACCTTTAGTGTGTTCATCCAACAAGTGAGTATTAACATCGTAAGTCAACAAGATGTCTTCACGGTCACCTTTAGGAGAGTAGGTGAATTGAGAAGCTTGATGGTATTGCAGGTTTTCGAACAATACAGTATCTTCACCTACTTTCAAACCGATGGTTTTCAGACGTGGGTTACCAGCGATTTGGTCAGTAGAGTCTTGCATGCCCAAAGCGATCATACGGTTGGTTTGAGAGATGTCCAACAGTTTGATTTCTTCGCCCAAACGCAACAGAGAGGTTTGGAATTTTTCGCCTTGATCGTTCACAACAGAACGTACAGGCAAAACGTTTACATCAACGAAAGAGTCGTCGTTTTGGCCTTGGCGATAAACAGGGATAATATCGGTGAAGTTTGACTTCAGGATAGTGCTGTTACGCAAAGCTTTGATGATGTGTTTTTGGTTACGGTAAGCATCACGTTTACCAGTTACTTCGTATTCTTTTTCAGTGAATACAGTAGACAGTTGAGTGTCAATAGTGTAGTTGTTGCTGTTGAAGTCCAAGTTAATGGTCGGGAAGAACAATTCAGCAGCTTTAGATTGTTTGTCAGCACGAACGTTGTAAGAAACAGTCATGGACAGAGTATTCATCATGCCGTGAACTTCGAAAGATTCGCGAGAAGCTTCAACAACGACAGGAGCAGCGTCTACTTCACCACCAAGTACACCGTGTACGGTACCAGCTTCTTCTTCGCTACCAGACTTCAGGTAAGCTTCAGGGTTAGCAGCAACAACCAAAGAGTCTTGGATGTTTTGTACTTCATCAGGAGTCAGTTGCTCACCTTCAGAGGCTGCAGCTTCGCCGATTTGAGTTGCAGTAGTAGGAATAGTAGAAGTGGCTTCGTTCAGTTCAGCTACTTGAGCATCGTTCAAAGATTCGGTAGACACGAACAGAGCACCCAACAGGTCACGAGACTCAGTACCCAGTTGTACTTGAGTAGCCAAGGTAGCGGCGATTTCACCGATTTTAGCTTCGCGGGATTTACCAGAGAAGCTATTGCTTGTTTTCTTTTTAAAGAGAGACATTGTTAATAACCTTTTACGTAAAAGTTTAGAAATGAAAATTTATTTCTGTAAAGAAAAATAATACGAAGTAAAGACGCTTTATCTATTCGTCTCACATATTTATCTTACTAGACAAGTATTGGACGAACAAGCTACTCTGAGCAATGGTACTTTGGTCATGGTAAAATGCGCTTTTTCTCAAAATAGCCTCTAGTACATTCTTTGCAAAAATACTCATGGTTTCTTTACTTATAGAAGGTACATTTGCTGCAGTGTTTTGAACATAAGGCACCACAACAAAGAAGCACTTACCTTCGCAAGAAGGCAAGATATCTTCATAAATATTCCTTCCGCTCGCTAGAGCAGTATCTAAACCATTGAGAAAAGAGAGCAAAGCTTGTGAAGCATCGAATTCGTATTGATCCAAAGAATATCCTGAATTGTCATCACTGGCAACGAACTCATTACGGATTTCTTCACGAACAGATCGACTCTCTTCGGAAGATAACCATAAGTCTCGTACGTCCAGACACTCACTCAACACAGGAGTAAGACATTCTGAACCATGAACGAATTCTAATCGTTGAGGATTATATTTGGAATTCAAGACAGTAAAAATCTTCAAAGCGTTCTTATTCAGAACTTTACTTGCTTTGTCATAATAAAGTAAAGCATCTAGGCTATAGTTTACTGCCTTAAGATCTTCGAAAATTGGCTCTGGTACCAAGATGAGTTTAATCTCATCATTTGGTAAATTTAAAATGGACATATTGTTATAATCCTTTGTTTGTCTATTTGGTGATTTAATACAAGAGAATTTATTCGTATATTAAATCATTTATGCATCATTAACAAGAAAATAGAATTACCGGTAATAATTCATATTTTTAACTAACGTCTATATTAAGACAAAAATAATTTATTAGAATAGTGTATGCAATTAATCTAACTGGTCGTTCTTTATAGTAAAACGAGGTAAAAAGCAAAATGGATGTTAAAGCACTATTAGCCAAATGTATTTCTCTATTATTTAGAGAAGGTCAAAGCGGCGAAAGCGAATTATCAAAACAACTCGTATCTGATGTAATCACAACTTTAAAAATAAATAACAATGATATTTCAGGTACGGATTCTTCGCTGAATGAATTGAAGAATGTTGTCTCTACCATGATTAGTAAAGAGACACCCACTCCTTATAATGATTTAATCCAACATATTCGAATCTCGTGTGGATTAGATACAAATCTATTTGAAAGTATTCAGGATAATATTTCTTTTCGTTTAGATGAAGAGGAATTAAAGCGAACTATTCTTTCTTATCGCTTTGAGTTAAATAAATACTTAAAAGAAAAGAAAGCGATGATGCTTTTGGATAAGATGACATTTGATTTAAAATTCAATCGAGATAAGATTGGAGATTTAAATCAATACATGTCTTCTTCTTTAAATGGCATTATTGATTTAGTGAACTATTCAGGTGAAGAAATCCCTGGGATTGTCTGTGAAGTAGATTTGTCAGATATTGACTCTGTAGCAGAACAGTTTGAATTGATTCGTAAAGAGAACGATGGTTCTCGTACAATCAAGATGCCATGGCACGCTATGAACAGAATGACTCGTGGTGGTTTGCGTTTGGGTCAATTAACGACAGTAGGTGGTTTGGCACACAATAATAAAACAGGTGTATGCTTATCCATGTTTATTTCTGCTTGTATGTTTAATAACCCTAAAAACTTACAAACGGATGAAAAAAAGAAACCTTTAATGCTTTTAATCTCTTTTGAAGACGATATGTTGATTGTCTTATTTAACTTGTATATCTTATTAAAAGAGAACTTAGAAAATGTAAAGGTCACGGATGAAGACAAACAAAGACTATCATCTCGTGAAGCTGCTGCTTATGTTCATGAGAAACTATCCTCTACTGGATACGAGATTAAGATAGTGCGAGCCGATTCATCGACTTGGTCTTATGCTGAAATTCAAAGTAAAGTATTACAATTAGAAGCAGATGGTTACGAAGTACACTTAACCTTAATCGACTATTTGAATCTAGCCAATAAAAATGGTTTGTCTCACTCTCGAGCCGATGCCGATATTCAAGAACTTTTCAGAAGAACCAAAAACTTCTTTGCAGCTAAGAATATTGCTTTGCTAACACCTGTTCAGTTATCTCCTGATGCCATGGAATTAAAACGCCAAGGTAATAAGATGCTAGCCATGCAAATTTCAGATGGTTCGTATTACGAAGGATGTCGTGGTTTATCTCGTGAACCAGAACTTGAAATCTTTGTAGATATTGTCAAAGACAATGGTCGTAAGTATCAAACCATTGCTCGTGGTAAACACCGTGGACAAAACGATACACCTGAAGAGCATAAGTTCTTTATCTTAGAATTCCAGAAGATTGGTGGTTTAAGATGGGATGTTAATGGAACAGATACTTCTTTATCTAAGTTTGGTTCTTCTCGTAATGATGAAGGAGATGAAGAAGCAGCATTCTGGGACGTAGGAAATTAATTTAGGTTAGTTCTATATGAAAAAGAATACGTTGATACTTTTCATGGCATTATACAATCTTTGATTGTTGATCTCGTTTCATTTTCACTTCCTTTAAGATTGATTGGGCTTTACTCTCCTGTAGCTTTAATAGCTACAGGAGAGATAAGTCTTTTTGATTTCTTTTGTGGTTCTAATACCACAGAAGGAATAAGTCTTTTTGATTTGATACCACACAATCTATTTCAATCTATTTTATATATTGGTTATTCTATCATGTCAGTACTCAGCTTATTCAGAGGGCTTAAAGTAGAAGTCGATCCCTCTATCAATAAAGTAATCATTAATGGGATTTCTTTAAAGTATGTTTGTCGGGATTTAGAAAAGTACTTAGGTACTAAGATGTTGTATAATATCTTAGATAAAGCGACTTATGCAGAAATTAAATTCAGTACTTTCTACTTACCAGACTTCTATCACTCGATTAATACTTTATTGTATAATCCTAAGTTTAAAAGACGGACTAGGTCCTCTAGAGAATTGTTAGCAATTAAAGAAGAATTAGAAAAGATTCCCTTAGTAGCGAATATTAAGAAAATCCAAAATACAGATCCTTTAAATATTCCTAAGATTGATAAGTATAAATTAGATAAAATTTATAAAGGAATTAAACTATTCGAGCACCAAGATAGATTTATTAATGAATGTATTTGGAGAGCTAATTTACTAGACTTAAAAGGCTACCTACTAGATGCAGGTCCTGGTGAAGGTAAGACGATTTTGAGCATTTCACTGATGGAAATGTTAGGTATAGATACGATTATTGTCATTAGTCCTAAGAAAGCAGTGAATGATGTTTGGGATGAAACCATTACTCGTATATACTCAGAGCCTCAATCCTATTCCATGTCTTTACCTGTAATTCATGGTCCAAATAAACCAGCAGGATTTGACATTAACGATCGATTTATTGTTTGTCATTACAAATCTCTTGGTAAGTTGAATGAGTATTTAGATTCGGTTAAAATACCCAATAAACGTTACGGGATCATTTTGGATGAAGCGCATAACATGAATTCCCATAATTCAGAACGTTCTATCCAGTTTAGAGAATTGAATAAGAAGATCAATCCTGAATTCTGTTTATGGATGTCTGGTACACCCATTAAAGCATTAGGTACAGAAACCTTAACGATGTTCGCTACCATTGATAAACTCTTTGATAGAGGAGTCTATAAATCCTTCTTAAAAGTATTTGGTGTATCAGGTGTCTATGCAACTTCTGTTATGGCGAATCGTTTACAGTTAGTACGCTCTGAAATTAAAACTCGTGGATCAGGAGTAGAACAATATACCCACAAGATCAAGGTCTCTTTAAAGAATGGTGGAGATTATACCTTAAAAACCATTTCGGCTAAGATGATTGATTACGTGAAAGAGCGTAAGGCTTATTATCAGAAGAATGCGAAACAATACGAGATTGATTTCTTTAATGGCATAGAAGCTTATCGTAGTCGTGTTACTAGAGGTAGAGGTGACACTAATTCTTTTAGAGCAGGATTAGAAGATTATTTAGCGAAAGCTAAGACACTTCACGAAGGCTATATCCCTACCGATCCTAAACACAAGCAATATGTGTTAGATTGTAATTACTACGAAGATAAAGTGATTATCCCTACTTTACCTAATGATGTTAAGAAAGTCTTTAGAAAAGCCAAATCTGTTTACAAATACGTAGACTTAACGATTATGGGTGAAGCATTAGGGAATATCTTAGGTAAATCTCGTTCTCGATGTAATGCAGACATTGTGAAACAATTAGTCACTTATGCTAAAGTCATTATGGAAGATGGAGAGACTTATCAATCTAATCTTCCTGATATCATTCGTAATGCTCAAGCGAAAACCATTATCTTTACGGATTATGTAGAAGTCGTGAAAGAAACGGAATACCAATTAAAACTGAATGGATTTACTCCTATTAGTATTTTTGGTGAAACGACTGCTGGTAATGGATTAGCGATGCAAACAAAAGTCTTTAAAGAGAATCCAGAAATCAATCCTTTGATTACAACTTTTAAAACCTTATCTGAAGCAGTACCTCTTACAGAAGCGAATCGAGTAATCTTCTTAAATTTACCTTTTAGGTCAGGTACGTACGAGCAAGCAGTAAAAAGAGCAAATCGCATTGGACAAACGTTAGATGTGGATTTGTTTGAAGTGACTTTAGATACAGGAGAAGAACCCAATATCTCTACTCGTAATGAAGACATTTTAAAATGGTCTGAAGAACAAGTCGCTTTGATCTTAGGTAAGAAAGTAGATGATGAAGTTAATAGAAACGTTTTAAGTGGGTTGATTGCTGAATCACCTCTAGAAATCATGGTGAAAACAGGTATTCATTCGATTAAGAAATCAGTGAGTAGTATTCTAGGCTGGTAATCTAAATCAAAAAAAAATAACCAGTGCCTTTATTATTTGAAAGAGTAAACTACATTCTTTCAAAAATCGAACCCACCTTAAATTTAGTACTAGGATGAATTCTTATACTCGTATAGGAATTTACTTAACTACTAAAAAAGAATAACCAGTACTCTTTTGTCCTTTTGAAAATGGAGAGTACTGGTTGTTATCGTGAAGTTACTTGATAATGCCGAGTAGCTTCACAGCTATCAGTAAAACGATTACTGATAAAATCGCCAGAAACAGGATAACTACTTTTTCTTTTAGACTCTTGTTAGAATCTATCAGTAGCTTAAATACTGCTCCGACAAATGAGAGAATGATGGAAATAGGTTCCATTTTAATCTCTACTTTCTGACAAACCTAAATAATCTTTTACTCAGGATGTTTTACAAGCCGTACCCTCGGAAGAAGGCAGACTCTACCTGAATAGAAGAGATTGACAGAGTGGTTTGTCTTTGTTTTTGGCTCTGTCGTTAAAACTGTATTCTCTACTCTCTACCTTCCTGGGGTAGAGAGTAGGAGTACTTTTTTATTTTTTGCTATTGAACAAGATATTACCACCTTTAACTGGTTCGATAGATTCAATAGTCGATACTAGTTCACCTTTTTCATTGATGAAATGACGAACAGTTAGCAAGAGAATAATACTGCGAAGTTCAGATACTGTAACTTTGTCTTCAGAATTGTTACGTTCAATAGAGTATTCGTTCAGAAGAGAGATTTCAATATTTTCAACAATGTATTCGTATCCTACTTTACTTTGACGGTATTTATTAACTTCTAGCAGCCAATGCTGAGTACCAAATACACCGAACGAGAATTTACAATTATTCAGCAATCTGACCAACAATTGACGGGTATAATTGGTGTTTTCTAAGAACATACCAATACTCTGTTGATCACTATCGATTCCATGATCTGCCTTTTTAACGGTCAGATTTTTTAAGATCAGTTGTTCGATGATCTGGCTGTTTCGGATGTTTGGCGTGTGGATAGCTGAGTAATACATCTTAGCCAGGAAATCAGCAGTAAAGAAAATAACACCTATAACGATTACAGTACCTAATGCAAATAATACAAATTTTTCCATTTTAAAATTTCCTTAAATAAAGTTAGTAAAAAGATAATAGGATTTATAAATCCTATTACACTTAAATAGTATAGATTTAAAACAAACTAAAAAAAAAGAAAATACTCTCTACTCCAATTAAGGAGTAGAGAGTAGTATCTTAATTACTATTTAGTATCGAAAGGTGTTTCGTAGTTAGGTTGGTTAACAATCAAAGTGAAACCAGTAACAGTGTAATACATACCTTCATGTCCAGTTTCCCAAAGAGCTTCACGATCGTTTTCTTGTAGGTAGCTAGTGCTAGCGATGTCAGCATTCTTAACCAGATCACCAAGTTTCACGTATTTTAACACAAACATCGGATTACCATTTACCATGGCGGGATGATGATAACTGTTGCTTTCAATAGTGATATTATCCAACAAGGACTTATAACCCTCAACCACTTCTTGATAAGTTTTCTTACCTTTGAAGATTACCTGAGTTTTGTAATAACGATTACCAGATGATTCACCGAATGGATCTTCATCATCTTCCTCTTCTACTGTACCGGCAAAAATCAACACATTATCCATTGAAGAATCTTTAATGATGGTAACATAGTCATCATCCAGTTCGGATAATGGTTTAGCATCTTTAGGATCCAACAAAATACCATTGAGGAACATATCGTTGATCTTAACATGAGTAAAGTTCTTCGAGTCTTGATAATCCAGAGTGAATGTTACACCACCTACAGAATAAGGTACGAAAGTCTTATCAAACCAGTTCGCATCTTTAGTGAGGCTGAGGAAATGATTGATTTCACAAGCCAGATAACCAGGTGTGATAAAACCAACTACGCTTTCCAGATGGTCTCTCATGTCTGTTGCCAAATGAACGCCTTCGTACTCCATGTATTTATCAGCATGAGTCTTACGAGCCAATTCTACAGTAGGTACGAATGAATCGCCATCCCAAGCATGTGTAGCCAACAACTCTTCCACAACGATAGGAGGCAGATAACGCTGACGGTTAGGTGCAGTTGACCATACCAACATACGGAAGTAAGAAACATCACTATCTACAGCCATCATAACCGGTTCTACATGACAGAACTTCACACCTTCTTTGCTAATCTGTTCACGAATATCCTTTAAGATCTCTTCTACTGCTTCAGGAGTGGTTGCTTTTTGAGCAAATCCTTCAATCTTGAAATCGTAAACATAGAATTTATCGTGAGATTCATTACGATAAGTACATACTACTTTTTGATTTTCAGTAATGACTTCTTTATCGTAACCATTAACATAACCTAGGGTTAAATGACCATTAGAATCATTTATGCCGAAAACTTGGCTTGTATTTATTACGTAACCTACTAGATTACCTTGAATATTCATTCGAGTAATCGGAGAGATGAGTTCTGGCTTATCTTCTTTACAGCGATAATGATATTGCAATGTGTTCAAGTCTATAGCGTATACAGAAGTATTAGTAAACTCAGCAATGTGGTTAGCTAAGCGATAGTCAATGAATGCAATGAAGATTTCATTACCTTTATAGTCTTCGGTGCGGATACCATATACATGGTTGTTTTGATCAGGTTGGTAATCGTAAGGTGCAGAAACATCAGGAGCTACAATTGGCGCACCATTACCTTTCAAGATAATACTGCCGAAGTTACCCGCTGCAATGGTTCTGAAACCCAATTCTTGAACTTCATGAATCAATTTCATGTAGATTGCGCCAGCAAACTCTTGAGGACCACATTGCAATTGTTGTGCAAATTGGTTATACGTATCTTGAGTAGACTGAATCAGTTCGTTATAGGAAATGCTCAGAATGCCTTTCTCTACATGAGTATAATCTTCTTTATTCTCGTAAGTACGAGTACGTTCCTCACCAAAGAGTTTATCCAACTCTTTATTGACAAATTCATTAGCTTTCTCTTTAGAGAAAGTATTGAGTGTATTGTATTTATCCAGCAAATTGAATTCCATTTTGATTTCCTTTAAAGATAGGTTAAGAGAAGCTTTACCCAAATAATGGGCAAAAAATAAATTAATTAAAATTAAATAAACTACTCCCTTACCCGATTAAGGATAAGGGAGTAATCTATTATCGGATACCGTAGATATCCTTATGCGCTTGGAGAAGAGATTTCATTTTAGATTTCTCTTCTTCATCGTGTTGGGCTTCGATGATATCCTCGATAGTGCCGTTAGCATTCCAAGATGTAGCTTGGTTGCTAGATTTAGACACTGCTACCATTCGAACTTGATGGTTAGGATCCGTATATTTAGCAACGTCATTGTTAGTTTCAACGTTGAATCCAATATAGATATCCGAGAGGAAATTCTCACCGGCAATCTTGGCGTCGTTAACCAGTGTGACTGATCTCAAGATGCAGTTCTTACCTACGTAAGAATCACCATCGATAACGCTATTCCCACCGATCACGGCATCGTGAATTCGGGCGTTTCCGCCGATTATACTGAAACCATCGATGGCTGATTTATCAGATACATATGCATTTCCGACAACTTTTGCATTACATTTTACATCAGACGCGTCAACCACTGCGTTGCCAGATACTACGGCATTGTCTTCGATGCTGCTGTAGTTTCTAATTACCGCGTTGTCTTTGACAATACCGAAGCCCTTGACTTTGCTGCCGTGTGTTACAACAGCATTACCGAAAGCGCAACCGCCTTCGATGACTTTGCCAGTGTTGTACACTTTGGCATCATCGAATACCCAACAATCACCTTCATAGGACAGACAACTCTCGTGCTCGATATATCCGCCCAGCTCACCGGCTTTCACTACGAAGAAGTCTTTTAGCGCACGAATTCGGAAGAGAGTGAAACCCTCTACTTCAATAGAATCTTCTTTTACCAATTCGTATTTCTTTTCCATGATTTATTCTCCTTTACAAAGAGGTTAATAGATACTTTGATATTACATGGATTAAACATCAAAGCGAGATTAGTTTTGATAGATTTCTCCACCAGGTTCACTATAATAGTATATACATGAAATATTCTAGAATATAAACTATTCGGTATCTTCTTTTTCTGGAATTAAATCTAGCATAATGGCCATGGCAGCAACCATAGTTTCCAAATAACTTACTCTGTCTTGTAATCGTACCGCATGCCTAAGCAACAAGTCAATAGCTTCTTCTGTTTCATTTTCTTCCATTTTAGTTCCTTTTACAATTAGAATAAAATAAAGATTACTCTCCTACCCTGTTATAGGTAGGAGAGTAGAATCTATGCTTTGTTTTCTTTTCTCATTCTTTCTAGCATAAACCAGATACGACGAGAATGACTATTTCGAGCTTGCCTCTTGAATCGGGGTTTCCTCATTTTTACTTTCCAAAATATTGTTAGCTCGTTTCACACAAGACTGTAAAGATTTCAAGTGTTCAGAGCAATATGCTAGTTCAGCTTTAGTATCTACAAAAGCCATAACTAGATCACGATTGGTCTCGATACGGTATTCCTTATCTGAACAGACCTGTGTTAAATCGCATTGCACAGGAACCGATTCAAATACGGTTACAGTATCTACTTTAGACGTACAGGAAGCTAATAGAATAGAAGCAATGATTATAGAATACTTCATTTAGTCTTTCCTTTTCAGTTTAGATTTTAATTCATTAGGGATTTTCTCTTTAGACCACTCTACACGATCTAAAACTTCAGCCAATTGTTTATTATGTTCAGCTTCCTTCTTTTCAAGAGTGGCAATTCGATCTTGATGTTCCAACAAAGATTGATGAAGGTTGTTAGTTAATTGACGTTCTACTTTAGACTTTTCATCCAAAGTAGAAATCATTTCATCTTTGCTTTTCAGCTGAGCATCTAAACTTTCTACTTTCGCAGACAATTCAGTATTCTTCCTAGAGGTGAGATTATTATCAACAACCACCAAAATCCAAAGAATACCGAATATAAAAAGCCCAAATATCTTCCAATCTAATTTACTAATAATCTCTTTAAGAACTTTCATGTAAAGCATTTCATTTACCCTTTCTTGTATATAGTCTTCTAATATAATAAAACTTCATATCGAAAGGACTTTATACTTTGGTTAAATAGTTGGTTTAATCGAGCATCTTCATCATTTCTGGATTAGACACTCTTACGCTATTAAAATAGATAATAGGGTCTTTATAATCACCAAGGTCTACTTTAGTGACAGGATGATCTATATTAAACCAACCATTCAGTTTAGATGCAAATTGATTTGCTTCATTTTCATTAACAAAGAAGATACCAAACTTACCTACTTTAAATACGATTTCACCTTTCTGAGGAATAGTGAAACTATCTTTAGGGAAATAAGTTTCTTCTTTCTCACATACAGGAATATCTTTAACGAATATCAAAATAGCTGTTTCACTATCAATAAAAACGGGATTGATTATTCGGAAGTATTCATGATCTAGTTTAAGATAAGTCAATAAAGTCTCTAAAAGCTCTTCATGAGTTTTATCTACTTTATATTCTTGTTTATAATCGTCGATTAATTTTAGCAAATGACTACGAGTAAACAAGAAGTAATCACCTAAATTTGCACAGTAGTGAAGTGCTCGATAATTGAATAGAGCTACAGTACCTTCTTGCTCGTAATCAAATAAGTCGATAAAATAGTCGAATATTAAAGGATACATTTTAAGACTCCTTATACAGTTAGATGACCTCACCGAAACGCATAAAACGTTTGTAATCGAATACCAGTGCTTCACTAGGTGAAGAAATAGCGATTGCTTGCGTCAGATTGAGCACAGAGGTCCGTGAAAGCTCAATATAAGGTAAGTACTCACCCTGAGACCATTCAGCGTTTCTGTGATGAATTAGGAAGGAATGGATATCCTTAAAGAAATCCTGAGCTTGTTTACTTAACATCAAGACATCAATCGGATTACCATTCACATCCAATATCGAAGCCACACTCATGTTCTCAATCGGAAATGATAAAGGATTAGACAATGAGTAATACTGAATAAAATCTAAACCATTATTTTTAAACTCGTAAGAGTCTATTCGGTTTTTAGAATAAGCGACTGTAACGGAATATTGTTTATTCCGATACAGCTCTAATCCTAAAGGTTGTACTAACCTAGATAAAATAGAAACCGATCCAATACTGAGTGTATAAGAGACATGATCAATCACTTGTACATCTTCTCTTAATGGATTAGGATGTCTTTCGATTTCAGGTAAGTAGTAATCATTCATTTTCTTTCCCTATTTCTTGATTGAATGCCATACAGTCCGAATCGGCTGCATTATTAAAACAATAATCACGAATCTCATTACATGCAATGGAATGATTATTCTTACAGAGAATATCTGTATCTTCGTTTACTTGGAAAGTATTGGATTGAATGACTTCTTCACTCTCTAAAGTCTCGGCAGGTGCTTTAATAGT